GCATGATGAATCAAAAAACTCGTGTCTGGATCAACACCATCCTCGACCCGATGTTGATGCACGCTGAAGAGATGACAGTGAACTCCGGCGTTCCTGCCGGCTTTAACCGTGTGATCCGTAACGGCATTGTCTATCTGGCCAAGAGCTACGACAAGTTCCTCTATCTGGTCGTGACCGCGTACAGCGTTAACAAACTGGCCGATGGCTAAGGGGTGGTCCGATGGCTCGCATGACACCACCACTGGGCAGTCGGGGTCTTTTCTCCCTCCGCCTTCCGTTTGTTGCTACAGGCACGGTGATCTATCGGGTAGGTGCTGAACAAACCTTCGAGGACATGCTCAAGCGTGGCCTTGATCCAATGAAGGTTGTTTACGAACCCGTTGGTCTGTCGACTGTTGATTACGCGAATGATCAGGCTCAAGGCGCTGCGATCATCACGCTCCTTTCGGATACCGAGTTGCCAAAATACGTGCCGGACACGTACATCGACTCCTACCCGAATATGGGCGTGGTTCCGCACTCTCGGGTTGTCATGGCTGCTGACATGGGTATGCTTCCTGATACCTACGATCTGACGCGTGCTCAACAAGCTTACGCCAAAGCCATCTCCGATGACACTGGTGTTGCTCCGACGATCGTGCTTTGCGTTGCACCGACTGCAGATGTCATCACGCAAGAACAGTACGTCCAGAACATGAATGCACGCTACGCTGCAATCAAGAACCGGACGACTGACTACGCGTTGCTCCTGCAGGCTCGTGATCAGATTGCTGCACTGCAACAAAGCAATGCCCAGCTGATCGAGATGATTGAAGCACAACAAAAGATCATCGACGATTTACAAGGCACTGCACCCGGTACTTAAGCAAAAAAAAAGAAGTAAAGGCATACACCCCCGGCTCAATGCCGGGGGTGTATGCTGCTTGCTTAGAAAATCATGCTTTCAAGCTTTCGAATATCCGCAAGGTCGTCCTCACGGTTTTCAACGCTCCTGTTGCGCTTACCAGACAGAAAAATCTTGTACGAATGAAGATACCGCAGGGTGTGTGTCAAGAAGCCATTGATCTCAGTGGTCTGAGCAGGCTTGGCGCGGAAGATGGTCACGAGTGAGTTATACTCGATGCATTCACCATCGTCAGTTTTCTTGACGGGGTAGCCTTCTTTTACAAGCCGCTCGTAAGCATCAGCTGGAACGCTGATGTCTACGTGCTGGGACAAATCACGAACGCCTGCCATTACCATGCTGGCACCAACGCCCAAGATTACATCCTTGTAACGCATGTTGGTGGCGCTCAACAATAAAGCAATTTCGACTTCGATAGTTTTACGGTTGCATTGCATTGCGTGTCCTCCGGAGGACTTTAAATGATGTACTCACTTAAGCAATGTGTGACTGAAAGAAAGTTTATTCGTCGGATTGTTGCGGGACGTACTTCCGGTAATGCGTAAAGTTATCAGGTGCGACGTAAACTTCCAATGTATCGCCACGCTTAAAACGTTTATCCCAAAGCTCGTCATCAGGGATGTTTACGCCAACACTTTGACCTTCAGTCTTGACGTACATCTTCCCATGGCGAAATGTCGAAACTTCGACTACCCCGAAGAAGTCCTCCTCGGGGAATTCATATTCTCCATTAGACATGACCTACTCCTAGCTTCCACGTAATGACCGCTATACCAATGGCAAGGATCACTCCAATAGACGCTAGAACACCACCAGGTTTCATTCCCCACTTGCCTGCCTGCCATCCTGCCACGAATGTGCAAGCCAGACCGAGCGCGATGATCCAGACATAGGCCAGGTGCATTACACTGCACTCTTCCAGTAATAAATACCAAGGCCGATGACCACCACCATGTTTGCCAGAACAACCGCAGCCGTAAAAAGCTCAGGTCGATAGTTACGAGCATAAGCGTATCCGGCAACCATGCTCAATGTGACCAGCAGCATGCTAAACCACAACAGGTTGCCTGGATTCATGACGAAAGTCCCCATGGTCCTTTATTCTTGAAAGAGCTGGAATAGTCAGTCCCGCCTAATGGAGTCGAGCCAATGCGATGAAGCTCAGGTCCCGGCTTGTAGGCATTGTTCGGCACGGTATTCTTGACGAGATTGTTCTCGACGATTTCCCGCTCCAGGTCAGTGGGGGTGTAATCGAAGATCGTTACAGGACCGTCGAAGAAATCGTTGGCCAATACAGGATCGAGACAGTCGAAACCCTCATCAATCCCTTTGGCCAGATTGGTGTACCGGTAGCCCTCGACCGGACCGGCTGTGAGTTGCCAGTCTTCCATCTTAAAGACAAACGGGACAATCGAATTGCCGAACACTTGAACCTGCGCTAAGTACAGCCGCTCACCTTCTGGCAAATCGAGGTGCTCATTCATGATTTCTATCATTCGGTTGAAATGAGGCTGCCATCGAGGAATCACAACCAGCTTTCTGTTGTCCATTAAGAGAACTCCACATGACGATTGTAATGGTGGGGGTAGTTAACGTTGCGGTCATCCAGAATGATGGTTTCTGAATTCGGGAATGCAGTCTGACCGTCAAGACTGTGACTGATGATCAGCACCTGAGAATACCGATCGTTGTCGATCAGATCCTTCATGAGCGGAATCAGATTGTGGCGGTGAACTTCGTCGAACGTTGCACCCAGCTCGTCGATCCAGAGCGGGTACTCGGTCAGGTTCATGCACACGTAACCGGTGAGCACCCAAGCGATGTCGATAATGTCAACGCTAGCACCGCTGCCGTTGGCAACGTCCGGCCTTTCCTTGTTATCGACCACAAGCGGAAACTTGTAACCCAACTCATCTCCGACTTCAACATTGAGGCGCATGTAAAGCGGATAGCCCCACACTCTCTGTATCATGCTGTTGACGCCTGAGACGATGCCTGAGAGCTGCAAAGTGATCTGCTCGGCAATGAGACCATTCTTCGGACAAAGCGCGTCTACGAGCTTCTTAGTAGCTTCCAGACGAATCAAAGCAGTGGCGTGCTTGTTCTCCAGATCCTTGAGGGTGGTCTCGTGAGACTCGTTCTCGGCAATGGCCTGCTCATGGATGCTCAGAGTCTCAAGCGTCTTCTTGATCAGACCCTCTACCATGACGTCAGCCTGATAGTTGGTGTAATCGATTAACGACTGTCTGACTTTCTCGTAACCTTCGTTGCACCGCAAGAGCTTTTCTGCGTAGTCGCTGTGGTTGCGGATGACCGTTTCAACACGTAGACGGCGTAGCTTAAGGTCTTGGATAGTTTGGAAGATTCGGTTGTACTCTGACTCAGTTTCCAGATAAGCGTTCCGTACTCCAGCCAGCTCAGGTGCCTCTTCCCGTAGATCAGCAAATACATGCTCAATTTCCTCAATGCGGCGAGTGAGCGTTGCACGTTTACGGGCTGCCTGCTCATCGCGAATATAGACAGATAGGCAAACTGCCAAACCTGCGCCAAGCTTTGTCCAGCCGGCTTGTTCGAGATAGGTAAACAAACCTGGGTACTTGGACAGGTTGCGTTCCTTGATCGCCTCCAGCTGGCCGTAGATGCGAACGTTCTCACGGATCTCGCCCTGCTTTGCGTTAAGATCGTTCAGTTCAGCAAGTTCGGTACCCGACAACTTGTGACCATTCTGATAGCGTGCGTTCAGTTCTTCCAAACGACCCGCTTCAATACCTGGCTTAAAGATGGTGGCACAGGACGGACAGGTGACCTCGGCACAACGGTGGATGTGCATGATCTGCCGATCGATATCTTCGAGTAGGCCGTGGATCTTGTCGACGCGTTGTTTCTTGGCGTAGACCTTTTCATTGATCTGCTCAACCTCTTCTCGAGACGCCATAACCGACGGAAGATCATTGACCACGTTAAGCAACGCATCGATCGGCTCGTTTGCTGGGATCAGTAGGCTGTCATGCAAACCGGTAATGGACTTAGGCACAGAATCAAGCTCTGCCTTCAATCCGGCCAATTCGGCTTTCAGGTCATCGACCGGCATGGAGAGCAGACTATCGGCTTTCTCCTTACGACCACGAAGTTTGTCGAGGTTCTCACCGTGTACCTTCAGCTCACCCGTCAGTTGGTTAACGGACGCCAAGAGTTCTGCTGACATCTCGTGCAGTTCTTCAAGGTTGTTCGCATCAAGGTTGTCCGGATAATCGGTGTAGGCAAACTCACGCGTGGCCGCCTTGACATCTTCGATCAGCTGATGGATCTGCTCTTTTGACTGAACTTCATCGCCAAGAAAATGCTTAGGTTCATTCATCAGCAGCTTCAGAGTTTCACGCAGCTCTAAAGCCTTTCCGCGCATGGCTGCAAGATCAGCCGGCTCAATCATTTCCTTGCGAGCAAAGCCAACTTGGTTACGCAGCCATTCTTCAACGTTCTTCGCAGCAGTGTGGGCTTTCTGAAAACCCTTGTGCTTACGGAAGGCGTACTCGAAATCAACCGAGGAGAAGTTCGCGATGCAGTCACGGCGCTGTGCGGTGGACATCTTCGTGAAACGAAGCTTGCCAGTCAGGAAGTTGTGCAGGTCACGAGTCCAGCCCAGATGCTGCTTGATCAGTTCCAGCTGAGCCGTTACGTTACGACCCTTGTTCAGGTTCTCGCCATCATCGATATGAAAGGCGTAAGACCATTTCCCATCGAGCCTGTTTTCAAGACGGTACAAATGACCTTTGTGGTGAACCTTCTGGATCAACCAGCCGCCGTCATCAAAGTCGCTTGCTTCCGGAGGGAGTGGCGAGAACGCGATTTGTATGAGACTGGTCTTACCGCTACCGTTAGTCCCAAGCACCATTTGTGCCTTGGCGGTAGGACGAATAACAATCCGCTCCTTTCCATTTAGAGAGGTGCGGTTACATCTGAAAGAGTCAATCTCTTCGAAGAACATTTAATGTCCCCGGTATGTTTACGTTGTATTATCGGTGACCTTCGTGAACTTTTATCAATCGGGTATTCAGGCATGCAGGCTTCTGTATTCAGAACGGTCGGACAGGGCCGTGTCGATTCCAACAAACCAATCGTCAATGAAGATGGCAGCATCTGTAAGGATATCGAAATCATCCCAACCGAGTGGATCGGAATGCGCGATGGTGAGATGACCCAGAATGCCAGCGTCATGGAGTACGAGACAAAGGACCAGGACAACAATGTGGTTAAAGGCGGCATCATGGGCGCCAACACCATTAAGGCTACGTGGCTGCCCGGAGCAACCAGTAACCGATTGACTCCTCCAGATGTGCGTCGCGGCGTACGCGTGGAAATTCTGCAAGCAGCGGACGAGGACAAGTATTACTGGCGAGACATGGGACTTGACCACAACCTCTTCAAACTCGAGACACTCATCATCGGTATCTCGAACACCCAGGACGAGGGAGATACTGAACTCAAACCCGAGAACATGTATTGGATCGAGTTCTCAACACACAGTAAGCGTTTGGCTTTTGCTACATCAAAGTCCGATGGCGAACCGTTTGCTTATGAAATGTATTTCGACACGAAGAACGGTGAATTTAATCTGACGGATGATATCGGTAACTTTATCAACTTGGTCAGTAAGCTTTCTTTGATCCATGCACAGAACAACAAAGGTACGTTTTTTAAGCTGGATCAGAAAGACATCAAAATGTTTGCCCCTCAGGATCTGATCGCTGACATTGCCCGCGATCTGAAAATCACCGCGGGCAATAATGGAGAAGTCAACATCGGCAAAAGCTTTAAGTTGAAAGCCGGTACAGACGTTCTCATCGACGGTGGCGGCAGCACCTATAAATCGAACTCTGGTAACGTCAGCATTACGTCGCCTACTGTGGACGTCAAACAAGGGTAAGGAGGTCTCATGCCCGGAGTTGCATTAGTAGGGCTGAACAACGCAGGTGGTGTTCAGCGTGGTGGTGGCCAAACCTTCTGCAAGGCTATCGGTGCTCTCGTGGCTGTGCTGGGCGATGATGTTGCACCACACGGTAGCGGCAGCCACCAAAGCGCCAAGATGGTTCAAGGCTCGACCTTCTTCAAGATCAACGGCATCCCCGTTTGCATCGCAGGCAACCTGGCAAGTTGCAGCCACCAGACCGATGGTCAGGGTTGGTTCAACTGCAGTAACTGAAATGGCATACAGCCGGAGGCTACGGCCTCCGGCTGTATGCTGTCACCCTAGCGATTCATTACCAAGCTCCATCAGCCAAGCTCGGCAGTATTGGAACTCTTTGCTGCTCACTGGCACGGACGGCGCGTAGTCGTCAGCGACAGGATTCTTAAGCTCTGCGTAGTAGTTGTAGTTATAGCCGGTGTCGATGCAGAGCACCCACGTTCCATTTTCTGGCTTGGCGATGTACTCGGCAAGGAAGCCGTTGTCAAGCAGAAGAGGGTAGCCAGGACGAGCGTAGGTGTAATAACGACCAGGAAGATCAGTTTGTTCTACTTCATCCAGGCTGACGTACATGCTGTCGGCATCAAGCAGAATCGCAAAGGTCTGCGAGAACTCCATGAATGCCAAGATAGCTTCATCAGACATCGCTTTGGCCATGTCCAGCGTATCGAAGTGGCGAGGGTTACGATCCAACTGTGCTTCAAACTTCGACCAGTCCATCAGATCCTTGGTATCGAAGTAACGGCGCATCAGTGGGAAATTCCACCACTCAACCACCAGCGAATTATCGCCCTGTAGACGGTAATACTGGTTCGAGTGATGGAGCACGCCACCCAGAGACATCATCGTGACTTTCTTCGATAGATCGACGTCTGGACCGAATGAGATGCTGAAGCCGTCCTTCAACTTCCCACCGGCGGTGAGTGGTTTGATCATCTCACGTTTGATAGGAATGAAGGTCAGCTGACCCAGCTGCTGGAAGCTGATGATGCCGAGTTGGTTTGCATTGGCGATGCGCACGGAGCGACCGGCGTCAGTGACACGAATGCTGGCTGTCGAATAGTCAGCGATGTGGATCAAACCGTTTGCTGTGAAGAGACAGTTGCGGTAGATCTTTTCGTAGTCGCCGAGATCCTTGTAGATCTTGATGTCGGTCAGCTCGGATTCAGGCAACTCGTTTCCATCACCGATCCACGGGTGAGCCAATTGGGGATCGTAGCCGGCATTGATGAGGTCGTTGTATTTGACAACCTTCTTCTTAATGCCGAACTTCGTGGGGTCGATGGTAGTCGTTGGTAGAGTGAGGTCTCCCAGAGAGGTCAGCCACTGATCTACGGTGAAACTCGGGTCTGTGCGGTAGATCAAATCTGCTGCATCTTCAAGGTTCAGCAAATAAGTATCTTCGGTGGCACTGTTAGTCAGCACCAAATGGCACTGCGCACCCTCCAGGAAAGAACGCACGGTTCCGTCTTCTGGACCGATGAGGCGTTCCTTAAATCTGGAGCCGGGTACGTTGGACCGGGTGTACGCTTTTACACAGCTGTACATATGTACCTACCTTGTCAAAAAATAATATGCTCAGCGTCTAACCGGCGCAGAGACCCATATTTTCAATGGAGACTCAACGATGGCTGGCGAAGACGTCACCGACTATCTGTACCCGCTTGATATCACTGGTCGGGCAGCCACCAACAAGGTGGTCAACGAGAGACAAACGCTCAATCCACCACCACCTCCAGAAGAGATGGACGGTGAAATCACTTTTCACTACATCATGCCTTTCGCTGCGCCGTTCTACCGTGACAGTGTGGTGCTTAAACACATCACCACTGGGCGGATTCTGAACCGCGGGACTGACTGGACTGTCGGTCATAAGTTCATTGGCGCCACGTACGAAACCGAAGGTACTCGCGGTGGTATCTGGGGTTCGATCATGTTCTACGATCGGACTTTGGCCGGTCAGGTTGAGTTCGTCGAATACCAGACTCTTGGTGGCGAATGGACCATCAACGAGAACAAGATCCTCGAGATCATCTCGAACCGTTTGGCAGACCCTCGTACTCTGTCGTACGAAGAAGTCAGCGACAAGCCAAACGTCTTCCCGCCGTTGCCGCATGACCATGACATCACTGACGTCACTGGTGCAAAAGAGCTGATCGCTGCTAACTACGACATCTCTGCTGCTATCCGTGAACGGACTCAGGACTGGCTGGATAATCCTCCGATCCTGCTGGAAGAGTACTACACCCGCGATCAGGTCGATCAGATCCTCGAATCTCAACCGTTCGAGAAAGTTAAACCCGTTACCAGCGTGACCGGTACGGTGTCCATTGACTGCTTGGCTGCGGAAGTCTTCCGTTTCCAAGCGACTGGTCCGATCAACTTCGTTTTCACCAACCGCCCAAGCCTGCCGGATGCTGCACGTTACATCGAGATCATGCTGACCAATGGCGGTAACTTTGCCATGACGTTCCCGGCTGGCACTCGTTGGCCGTATGGCGACAAGGCGTTGACCACTGGCGGTATCGACAAACTGGTTCTGGCTCTGTTCAGCGATCACATCGACGTAACGCCTATTCGGAGCATGACATGAGAAGTGGGCTGAGGAAGCAGGCACAAACCGATACGTTCATCAAGGTAGACGTCGATTTCAAAGTCGACACAGCCTCGGGTTGGAAAATGTCCACTGCCTTGGCCGCACTGAACGTGACCCGTAAAGCTATCGTCACTGTGACTGTCTATCCAGGCGTCCATGTTGGTAACCTGAACTTCGACAGCGCTCCTACCGATAGCCACGTCTTCCTTGTCAATAAAGGAATGATCGTTGGCAACTCTGGTGGGGGCGATGCCTTGAACGTAGGGTTCCTCACCGACATCGATAACCAAGGCACCATCGCCGGTGGCGGCGGTCGTGGCGGTAACGGTGGTAATGGCTCCACCGGTGGGTTTGCCAACTGGACCTGTAATTACGGAACAGTCGTGCCTGCCGGTGCCGGTGGTCGTGGTGCTGGCATGCAAGGTGCTGTCTTTGTCGATGCCCAAGATGGCATCGCTGGTACTCAGGCTGCCGACTCTGGTGCTAAGGGCGGCACCGGCGGGCGTGGTGGCGATATCGGTTTCGATGGCGCGCCCGGCACTCCTGGTTTCGTCGGACATTCGTGGCAGGGCGGTACAGTCACAGGGCCGGATGGCAAGCCGACTTACTATCCAGCATGTGGTCCGTACCTTGGGCCGATTGCAAACTACGGTGCAGCCGGTCAGGTGTCTGGTCGTGCGATCGTAGGGATTGCCAAAGTCAAGTTCACCAAGCGCGGAGCCGTTCTCGGTCTTACTGTCTAACATTCTTTAAAAGGTTCTCGTCATGGCGAATACCATTTTCAAATACCCGTTGGACTTGCTGGGCACTAGCCCGGACAACAAGGTCAATGGTGAAGCGCACACGATCGGCACTCGCAATGGCCGAATCTTTGTCACCGACTACGGTCCGTTCTTTGGTAACACTGCTGTTATCGTTGACGCAGTTACTGGCCGCACCTTGGTCCCGGTCACTGACTATCGCCTTGTCCACAAATACAAGGAAGCCGTTGATCGTGCTGGCCAGCCTGTCTATACAGCTGTGCAAATCGTCAACCCTGATGTCAGCACTGAAATTCTGATCACCTGCCAATACGTCGGTGGCGAGTTCTCCTACTCCTACTACGCGATCAAGCAGGCGCTCGAAGCGCTGATGAACGACAACCGTCAAGTGGCGTGGGGCGATCTGGTTGGTGTGCCGTCGATGTTTGTACCGGCACCGCACCTTCACGACATCTACGATCTGTACGGTCTGAAGTATTTGATCGAGTCGAACTACGACATCGCAGCCGCGATCCGTGAGGGCGACATGGCTTCTCGTGCATTGCTGATTCAGCAGATTCGCGACAAGTTCAAGGCGTTCGATAATTTCGCGCTGCAGCTCGCAGGGTGCTTCCAGACAGGCGCTGCAGAATTGGCTGCAATTCAATAAGCGATCAACTGGAGTTTAGGTAATGTCGGTTAATACCACCATCGCCACGATTAAAGCGCGGATGACCGATTTCAAAAATGAATTGGTCATCGCACTGAACAAGGCAACGGGTCGATCGCCACACGCGGACGTTGCAGACAAACTCGAAAACCTCACCCCACCTCAGGTCATCGCAACGCTTCGTAACGAGGTGACCAAACACACCAGCCAGTTGGGTAAAGGCGTTCACGATGTAAACGTTGAAACCTTGGGCACTTACACCAAGGCGCAGTTTGAATACAACTTCGATCAGCTGTTGGACGTAGAGAGCGACATCCCTCTCTCGTTCTACGGTGACCGTGAGTTCCTTCCGCCAGCGGTAACTGGTTCGTTTGAATCGGGCAGTAACACAACTCCTTGGGGTTATGTTGCGATGATGTTGGAAGACAACGGCACGCTGATGATTCTGCGAAGCGGTACAGACGGTGACACTGCCGGTTTGTTCTACGCCTATCTTCGCAACGCCATGACGGAAGATCTCAACAAACTGATCATGTCAAACGTACAGTACTCGCCAGCTTACATCCCAGCGGGCATGAAACCGTTTGCCATCCTGAACAGCACTCAGGATTTGATCATCGGCACCGTTGTGGATAAGGCTACCTTGGTTCAAACCGGTTATTTCGTGTCGATCACGAACAACACCATGGACCAGACTAAGCACACCGGTATCTTTGTTCCGATGGGAAGTATCTTCCAGGTTGTGTTCCATCCGGTGTGGACTTCGTCGTTGCTTGGTGTGCCGACTGGCTACATCAAAAACGGTTGGGCTTATTTCTTCTGTAACCTCGACGCCATCGGCGTAATGGGTTATCGCGTCTGGCGCATGCCTGTGGCGAACATCATCGCCGGTAGCTTCAGTGGTGTCGAGCGCGTAACCGGTTGGACGATCAACCGCGGCGGTGCGGGTGTAGTTGTTCGTGACGATCTTCAGATCTTCGACAACATCGACGACGCATTCATTCGTGTAGGTCAGCCGCACACGAACCACATTCCTGCAGCTTCGTCCCCTGGTCGGATGACGATGGTCCGTGAAGATGGTCGAGTGCTGTTTACTCACCAGATTTACTGGCAGTTGGCACCAACCGACGGTGTGATTCAGGAAATTGGTTATCTCGGTGCATTCACTTTCGAGATTCCTGATAGCAAAGTCATCGACGTTGCGAAGTACCACAACACCAAACTCGTGAGTAACTACACGGGTTCGGCATTTGTCCTGAGCGATGCTCCAGCGAGACCAACGACCACTGGTCGGTCTTGGATCAACTTCTTTGGTGGGCAGGCTTGTAACAGCTTCTACACCACAAAGTTCAATCAGACGTGGTATTGGGGCACTACGACGTATTTCTCGAACCGCGTACTCTATCGACTCCCTGGCCCACCCACCATGGATCCGAAAGACTGGCTCGATATGCGTACGGACACGCTACCGACTGATAGCGGCATCAACGTATCTGGCCGGCACGGTAGTGCGCTGACTGTATCGTTCAGTGCCCCAGGTAACGTCGGCGAGGACGTTATCGTCTGCCGGAACTACATCAAGCCTCTGAATGGTGCGTATGGTCGCTACGGCGTCCGATCGCAATTGGTCGGAGAACCGAACTTTCAGTACTCGTCGGTTACTGGGAATTTTGCTTTCCGTGGTTTCGCACCAACGCTGAACCGGGTTACGTTGGCTTCGTTGGGCAAACCTGAAGTTACGACGATCGCTATGGTCAATGAATCCGACCCTAGTGGCTACATGTGTCATGCTGGACGTTTCACCTACGGCACCGGTCAATGGATCAAGGGCGGCAATATCGACCGTGACATGAACACCAGTGGTGGCATCTTCACCACGCAAGCGTGCATGGACGATCTGTACAACCAGATCAGAAATAACCTTGCGGCCCGAGGCATTGCACTTTGGGGCGGTGCAGCGCAGCCGATGATGTTTGAAATCAATCTGCCTCAGCGCTACGGCGATTTGCCGTGCTTCGTCTTTGGCCAGTACATCGCGGCTAACCGCAGCGTTTACAGCTTTGTCTATAGCGTGAACATCACGTCCGGCAACCGGCAGTCTCTGAATGCTGCGGCTCTTGTGACCGGTAGTTTTGTCCAGCAGATTCAGGATGGTCCAGGTACCACTGCCATTACTCTTGGCCCGCATGAAGAAACTGGCCAAAGTGCGTTCCGGCGAGTAAACGGCGGTTTCGTGCTGGGTATTTGCCCAAGCATCGTGATGACAATCACTGGCGACACCGAGAAGTCGTTGCACATGCTGACCTACAACGGTACCTGGGCATTTAAGGGGTCGTCGTTCTGGGACTATTGGACCGTTGCCCCAATGGGTTGGGTTAACTTCCCCAACCGTGGCCTGTTCATGGTACTGACGTCTGAGTTCACTCGTGGCCAAATTGACTGCGGAAGTAAAATGCTGGGTACTTTGGCGGCGACGTCAGACTTCCCAGCGTTTACAACCAACCAGCTGTATGACCGACTGACCAACGTCAACACCTCCATCGTCATTATTTCTCAAAAGACGGTGAGTGCGTGGACGGTGTATTTCTCCGACCCAACGCCGTGCATGGTTGACGGCAGCTACACGCAGATCGACCAGACCACGTATGAACTCAATCCGGCAACGGATGGTAACAAAACCTTCTACGTCTGGCTGGTTAAACGCAGCGGTGTGATTTCCTATCAGGTAGTACCAATGTCAGCAGCAACACCTGCTGCAGATTCGGCGCTCTACTTGGGCTACTTCACCACCAACGGTGAGGGGATCAACGTCGTTGCTGTTGAGAAGCGTGTTGCCATCGGCGGAATGGAACTGGGTCGTGTGTCGCAAGGTTCGGCTATCCCTCTCACCTCCGGTACTCCAAACAGTCCTGGTCGCCTCAACTGGAGCTAACCCATGGCAGATCCAACAGAGGAAGAAATTTCTCAAGAGCTTGTCAACCAGTTCGATGCGTACATGGTGCAGATCAAAAGGCTGCTCGTTCAGTCTGCGGTTGACGTCAGGCACGCATTGAACTCGTCCAAGATCAACGGCTACAGTTTGGCTGACCTCATCGCCATCATCCGGGGTGAGGTTCAGAAGCACGAGAACGATCCGAACAACCCGCACAAAAACACCCTTGCTCAATTGGGCGGGATGACAACTGAAACGTACGGCAACTTGGCGGCTAACTACTTCCCTAAAGATGCCGTGCCTCTCAGTCGTTATCGGGCGATCAGTTACAGCATCGCGGGTAACCAGATCACGATCGCTGCGGGCTCGATCATCTTCTACGGCCGTAAAGTGAACTACGCAGCACAGGTCCTCACCATTCCTGTTGCAACGCGGGTTTACATCAAGTTCTCGACAACTGGCAAACAGCCAAACCGACTAACCACTTTCGTGATCGCAACTAACGATACCGAAAGCGAGACCGTTTGTTTGGCTGCGATCATCACGGGATCGGTTGGTGCCTACACGGTCAGCCTGACCCCATGCGTCAAACTCGGCCCAGCCCGTCTGTCTTACGATGTTCACGGTCAGTCTATTCCTGTGTCTACGGGAACTCAGGCTGCACCGGGTCACATCTTGCCAGGCTGGTTCAGCTAAGGGGATTGGAAATGTCAGGTCCTATTACGGCCAAGTATCGCTTGGCCATGAAGTTCTTCGGCGACTACCATCGAGAGATCATCCGCCTCTTGACGAAGGACAAGCAGAACGCAAACGAGGCGGACGACGCAGATCTGATCGTGACCTACGATTGGACTGCTTTGCTTAAACCTGCTCGGGATGACTTGGCGGCGCACATTGCCCGTCAGGACAACCCACACCAAGAGACCATCGAAACGCAAGACTCGTATTCGGTTGCAACGATCAATGCGCGTCTTGCTCAGAAGGTCCCTAACTCCGTACTCCCCATCTCCACCTACGGCGTCATCGATGAATTGACGAATGCCCAAGTGGATGCTGCGTGGACTGCGAATGGGTGGGTTTTAACGTGTGGCTCCTATTTTAAGGTGTCGCTTGGTGGTACTTATTTCCGAATGCCGCCTCAGACCCTTAACCTCGCAGCTGCAGACCCAGCTCCCGCAAACAAGACGTTCAACATCTATGCGCGGATTCAGTTTGGTTATATTTCGTATCAGGCGCGGGCTGACTCGCCTCCTGAATCGGAATCGGTCATGTTCATTGGTCAAGCCACTACAAACGGAGCGGGCATCGTCGCTAAACAGTTCTTCGCAGTTTGGCGGATCGAAACATTCCGTCTGACTCTGAACGCTGTTGGTTCGGCTATCCCTTACGTGGGCGGCACTTACGACAACCCGACCCGACTGTCTGCGGCGTGGCGTCCACTTTAATCTCTGGAGTCTTTCATGTCTCAGCCTGTACCCGAGTTGCCAGTCAACGTACAAACCAGCAACCCTTATCAAGGTCTGGATCGTGGCTTGTTTCTGATCCATTATCCAGACGCTCCAAAACCTGCGCGGATTCACGCCGCTCGTTACGTTTCACGGGGCCCAAACGCCGCTGTGGGCGTTTTGGAGTATCAGGTCATGCAGTACAGCCAAATGCCGACAACGGCTCAGGAATACGCTTCAGGGACGCTTTTGAAAGCTCCCGATGGCACTGAGTGGTTTGACCGTCTGGTGCGCGGCCCTGCCCTTGAACCGATCTTGGTGGAATACTGGGCGACCGACAGTTTCCTCAAGTGGTACCACGGCGAGAACGGCGCAAAGCTGGAAGGGTCCGAGATCGAGAACGTGTTCGATCAAGCGAAGGTGTTTGTCAAAACCATGGGGTCGTGGTGCGGGCTGGAAGATGTAGAGCTGACCGCAACGTTCAACGCTGTTGCAGGTGCGCCTTTGACGCGCACATCGGCACTGTTGGGCATCGACTACAAAAAGGATGGCGAGCTTCTGCACATCGACGAGGACGCCTTGCCTGTTGGCGAGTTTGACCCTGTTCGTATTGCACTCAACATTCTCAAAGTGAAATAGAGGCGCAAAATGGCTGATCAGAAAAGTACCGTGATGCAAACCCAGACTTGGCTCAAGACCTTGGGTTTCTACTCACTGGGCATCGATGGTGCTTGGGGCAATGGTTCCCGAGTGGCTCTCGAAGGCTTGCTCAATTCGTCCATGCAGGCTGCCAAACCGTTTGGTGTAACCAAGCTGGCATGGGGCAACAAGTTCAAAGACGCCGAGATCGCTCGCGTCAAGCAGATGGTTGCAAACCTGCGTTGGCCAGCAGTGGCTCTTCAGTGGGTGATGGGTTGCATGGCTTTCGAGACGGGTCGTTCCTTCAGTCCTGCTCAAACGAACAGCATCGGCGCTACTGGTCTGATTCAGTTCATCCCGCCTACCGCCATCGTGTACTTCAACACGGCCGCACAGATCCAGGCAATGTCCAGCGACCAGCGCAAGAAGGCTGGTATCGAGGCGTGTGCACGTCTGGGTCGGATGACTGTGCTGGAACAACTGGAATACGTCGAGAAGTATTTCACGCCGTACGCCGGTAAGGTGAACAACCTGGGTGACCTGTACATGTCGATCCTGTGGCCTGCGGGCGTTGGCAAGCCGGATGACTTCGTTCTGTGGTCCAAAGACAAGTCGCCGACTTCCTACTCGCAGAATGCTGGTCTGGACATGAACGCCGATGGCACCATTCAGCGTGTTGAGTGCTGCCACCGCGTAACCAACCTGCTGGTCGAAGGCTTCATCGGTAACAACGTCAGGAACTTCTGACAAAAAAAAGAAGCAGACATACAGCCCGGCGTAATGCCGGGCTGTATGCTGTCTTAGTTAGCCTTCGCCAAACTCTTTGTTGATCTTCACCGGAGTGTATTCGACCCCGATTTGACCAAACGTGAAGGTCTTGCAGTTTTTGTACACGCTAAGGTCGCCATTGCCAACAACGATATCAATGAAGTCGCCGCTGACATCTTTGAGCGTTACCGCCCAGGCGTCGCCAGCGCCTGGAGCATTATCCTTGGTTCGAGTCCAGCGCGCTACTTTGTAAGGCACCGTGTCGATCCAGATCTTTTGCTCAATTTTCAGTTGTTCAATGTTGTCAAGAGCAACGAGACGAACCTCTTCGGCAAGTTTGGCCGGGCGGTACATCAGACTACTGAGATCGTAGCCATTCGATTTACCGTGTTGCACACGAGCGTTATCGCCAACGACGATTGGGCGCGTGGTACCATCGGGACGAACCACAAACACTTGACGCAATACAGGCCCATCTTCATTCAGGTTTTCGCGATCGACAAGATCAACGACACACCACTCACCATCGAGAAGTAGTTCGCGACCAGCCACGATGTCTCGCATGTCCTGAACGAATATTCCAGCTACATCGCCATCGACTACAATTTCACCGTAGTAGTAAACGTCTGCCGCTTGCTCTGCAGTAAACTTTTCGGAGTTGCCGGTGTAGAAAGAACGTGCCATGTTCTTGGCAGTTCTAGCGTGGACACGCCAGATATTGTCATCTGGGCAACCGACACCTTCGTACTTCTCAACCTCGTGCGATTGCGAATCCAGCCAGATCAAAGTACCCGGAGTGAGTTCTTCGACATGACGGATAGCCCGAGGATGTTTAGGCACTGGACGGTCGAGACGCGTGTGCGCTTCTAACCCCACATTGGCCAGGTGCGAATCGATGGTGATTTGCGAGAACTCGTAAATCGGACGTTGCAGATCTTTATCGGCGACAATGTCAGGACCGCCGACCCCAAAATGAACCTTCTTTCCAGCTTCGTCTGTTGCGTCAATGTGGTACAGTCCTGGCCGAACGCCTCGGCAGTCTGTAATTTTATCAATGCGGCAAATCAGGTCGTCCGTCACCATCCACATGAGTGGCGCCAGTTCTTCAATCACCGAGCAGGTACGAGGGTTAATGAACCCAGGCGCATTTATTGCTTTAGCCACCGGAGCTTTTCTGACGTCAATGCAATTCTCGTCGAATTTGAACTTCAGAGTTTCCATGACTGTAGGCGACAACAGACGACCCCAGCGTTTGAAGAACTCGTCGCGTAACCAACGATTGAGTTCGATCTGATCGGCATAGGCAATTCGACCGGTGTAGTCGAACGGAATTCGGGCAGATGCCACTTGCGTGGTCACTACGCGCTTGTGAACCAACTGGAACGTACCTTCGATATTGTCACGCAGACCACCAGTACGAATCGTCCAGGTCCCCCAAGGCCCATCTTCTTCTCTGATGTTGAAGTCGTTGGGGATCTCGGATGTTTCTGGTCGAACGTTGTACATCGCCAGCGACCAGGCGCTATTTAATTCCAGCTTGGCGAACATATGCTGGTTCTGGCCGTAGAGCCGGCCATGGCGAAGATCGTCTTCGTCGTTCGTGCGGATAGCGTGAGCCAACTGATAAATGATTGCGTCCATGTCTTGGATGTTAGGCATCAGACGCTTTCTTTCAGAAGCTGGAGTCAGTCCGGAAATCCACATAAGCAAAGCCCTGCGGAAATACGGACTTTCGACTCGGCTTTGGATGGCGTACTTCTCCATCCCCTCGGTGATTTCAGTGGTCTTGATGGACCCGCCGGCGTAAGGTTTGCCTTCCGCAGTCCGGCAATCGAATTCCATCGGCAACATGCAGGTGAAGAGATCTTTCTTACCGCCAACGAGGTTGTAGAGGGAATGGATGGTAACTTCCAGACCATCGATAACAGTTGTAGCGTACTTGTTGTCAATAGACATTGTTCTTTCCTTGTGCTGATCCTAGAGTGTGTGTTCTCGTCAGATCGTAGTTTTAGGGTTTGATGATAACCTTCGTCAGGTGTACATCGAGACTACAATGTGTGACTATCTTTTTGTTCAATACAGCATAACACACCGGCCGTAGCCGGTGTGCGTATCGCTTATTCTTCTGCTACCTTCGGAAGAAACTTGTAGCGATTCTTGTAGGCATCCACAAGACTCATCTCGAGGAACTCTTTCGAGAAGAACTCCCACTTGATTACATCGCGACTGAACGCCCAGTTCTCTTCGAACTTGTTCATGATGTCCATGCGCATGTGGGTGTCGTTGGCATACTGACTGAGATCGACCCGGGAATCAGAATCGAAGTAGAACACGTAGTCTTCGCCACGATACGTGACGATGCCTTTAGGGCAGCAGACGCCAGCACGGGTTGGGTCAAGCGTGTGGCTAAACGTGCCGATGGTGCTGGCTTTATAGGCACGGACCAGTTTGTCATAGCTCAGATAAAGATCAAAAAGCTTGTTGTTCTTCGGTGAGGCGAATTTGCTGCGGACATTGAAATCCAAAGTACCTGTCAAAGAACGCAGGAGTCCGGCCAGTTGATGACTGCGCTGGAGAGTTGAGATGTGGTGCTTTGGATCGAAGCAGTACTCCTCGTAAGTATAACCGTGCTTGAGGAGATACTCTTTGAATTCTTCTACGGTCGCCATGATTGCTTTTGAGAGATGGATGTCTCTCCAATCCACACGACGTTCAAATACACGAAACACGCAGTGATAGGATCGATGGGTATTCTTATCAATTACGATAAGCCCAAAGTTTGGAATGCTTTCGATTGGATTGTGCTGATCGACAGACTTGATTACAAAATGACTGTTCTCGAATGGATTATCGAAGATCAGCGTTCCCGATGGTGCGTTGATCATGCTGCGTACTGCTGGACTCAGTTCTACTTTGCTCATGGTTGTTATTCCGATTAGATAGATGGAATTCGCCTAAGATGCCTTCAGGACTTACTCCTAGACATTACATCACTAACCTTTGTCGTTTGTTACTTTACAGCATAGAGGCAGGGTTACCCCCTGCCCTTTATATTTAAATATAGAAGCCCTACCCAGAGCCGAACGAGTCGATTGCACATAGATATACATAACCAAAAAGTAAGTAAATACAACAGCATAAACGGATGGGCCGAAACCCATCCGTAAACACTTAGACTGTCGGAGGACTCAGGTCATCGCTGGTGTCGGGACTGAGGTCCTTATCAGCGTTGTCTTTGTTATCCGAGTTCTCATCCTTTGGTGCAGCGTCATCGTCCGTCGGCGCATCAAGCTCCGGTGGATTCAGATCGTCACCGCCATCGTTCAGCGGATCGGTTTGGTCATTCGCTGCATCATTGTCGAGCCCATCATTGAGATCGGTTGGAGCACCAAGCTCACCTTCCTCTTGCTCAGTTTCCATACCGCCAGCTGCCAGAGCTTCTTTAGCCTTAGCATCAAGCTCTGCCAATTTCTTGACATCGCCTTTACGTTTGGCTGCGCCGATAGCTGCCTTCTTGGCGTACTCGCTGAGAGCTGCCATAACCGACTTGGAGTAGCCGGCCATTTCCTCACCGAGTTTGAACAGTGGACTACCTTCTTCATCGCTGCCGAAGATATCCAGTTCACGGAACAGGCCGCGTTCACGCATCCAGCGGCGAAGCTCGCGACCTTTCCACGCAGCTTTGGCACTTTCCAGACCAGCCTGAGTAATTTCGTCCATGTAGCCGTCGAAGTACTCTTCCTTGATGTAGGCAGCGAGCAGCTCGTCGAGGTTCTCTTCGTATTCCTTGAAGATCTCGATCTGCTTGCTCATCGAGTCAGTCACCACTTCCGGCAGACTCACCGTCAGTTGGTTCATGAAACGTTCCAGGAAGCCTTCAGGATCGTCAGAGAACTCTTCAGGGATGTGCTCGTGGTTCTCTTCAATCAGGTCCATCAGCGAATCGATGAGCAGACCGGAGTTCAGAGTAAAGATACGCACGTAGTCAGAGATCTGAGGGTTGGTGTCACCCTGCAGTACCATCACACGTTTGAGCAACATCACCGACTGACGAACAATGCTGGTGGCGAAGTCAGCCTGGTTAACGCCGTCTACCATCTCTGGTGTCAGGCTGAACACACGAACCAGGTCAGCACGCAGCTGCTGCAGGAAGTCGGTGTCAACGGGCTTGTAGGAGCTTTCAGCTGCAGTGATCTCGGTCTCCACAGTTGGATAACGAGGGTTGCCCGTTACCGACAGAGAGAACGCAGACATCTGCAGTTGCTCAGCCAGACTCTGAGGGGAACTGATGCCCAGAGGGAACTGGTTGAACGCCAACGCCATGGCTTCGCTGGCCATGAAGGTCGCAGCCGCAACAGGATCGCGGTCGCTTTCATCCAGGGTCAGCTTGATGTTCTTGCCAGGGATCGCGTTACGGGTCATGCCGATAACGGAAGCCATGATCACGGCAGCACGTTGTGCAGCCAGAGTCTTGGCGTCTTCCAGAATCGAACGGCCGATGCCGTACTCGTTGTAGTCGTAGGCCCAGTAAACCATCAGCTCTGCAGGAACGTAGAGCAGGGTGGTCAGCTGGTTACGGCAGGTGCGCGCCATCAGCATGCGGTCGATGTGGTCAGTACGGGACAGCTCGAAGTCGCCACCCAACATACCCGATTTCAAACGGGAGATGATGTCGCTTTCAATCATGTCACCGTGCATGCTGGCCAGACGATCGATCACTGCATCGCTTGCGTTAGCGATACCGCCTTCGACAGTCTCCTTCGACATGTTCAGGAGTTCGCCAGCTACTTGAGAAGCCGAACCTACCTGATCCGCACCAGACACAGTGCCTTTACGGATGTCGTCGTAGAAGTCCAGTGCCGAAGTAAACGAGACCGGATAGCCATTACCGCCCAGCGCAACGATGTACGCCAAGTGGTTAGTTGGGTCACCTGGAACGAAGACCGGCATTACCGATTCAGCAGCAAGGTGATAGACCAGCGGGTGACCGACAGTCTTGCCACCTACTTGCTTCAACGTCGGGATAACTTCCAGACGGTTCTTCGATGCCTTTTGTGGAGCACGGAAGAAACGATTGAAGACGGCCTGATCGCCGATCTGCTGATCTGTCTTCTTGCGTTTACGGTCCTTAGGGTTAAGGCCATTCGCAACGTCTTCGTTGTGCTCCTTCTGACGGCGAGCACGGCGACGCGATTCGAGTTCCGGTGTTCCGTACACACTTTCCAGTGCGCGAGCTGCACGGACCTTCTGGACGGCTGGAGTCCGCAACGCCACCAAGTTGTCAGTTACCCGGATAGGTAGCTTGAGTTGCGTCTTCTGCGGAGTCGCAACCTTGATGGTATGGTAGTCCAGCATCTCTTGGGTATTTACCCGGGTGCGAGCAGACTCAAGGCTCATGTAGTGGTTATCGGTTTGGCCGGTTACCTGCAGGCCGAAAATGCCCTTAGGTTTGAACCACTTGTTCTCCCATTCGCCACCGAAATGGTTGACGGATTCCATCGATGCCTGAGAATCTTCGCCTCGAACAAGACGGTCGATAGAAGCTTCAGGCAGAATCATGATTGGGTGAGAGCCCGACATGATCAAAGCGTCGTCGATCCAGCTGGCGACTTTACGCTCAATCTTTTGTTCGTTTACGAAGTGATCGTAAAGCAGGTCGACCATGGCCCCGGTCAGAGGTGTGTCGTTACCGCAGTTGTTCTTAAAGAGCAGGCTGGTGGTTGCAAGATCCCCTGGTGCCACAACCGCACTGATCAAAATCTCCCGAGGGAGGTTAAGGTCAGGCATGATTTTGAAGATGTTTGCAATGTCCGTGGTTTCGCGTAGCGTCCGTCTGAAGACAGCGTTCAGTGCGGCAGTATCAACATCCCGACCGCCAGTCCGGCGAGGATTCATTCGGTCAGCAGTCAGCCGGTCGACAACCCGTTGGTCAGCCTCCGAGATGTCTTTGAATCGTTCGACGCGAGAGGATCCACGTCCATTTTCGTTTTCCATCAACTGCTCTCCTAAAAGATCAGGTATTAAACCATGAACGCCTATTATCGGCTCTATATCAAAAGCATTTTGAGTTTGGCGGCAACGCTGATTATCAAAAGCGAGTACGAGGTTTCAGCCGTTAATACGCTGCTGCAGACACTCGGTTACAAAGTCGATCCGGACGATCCTTACTCGTGGAAGTATTACCTGAACCTTTCGGGTCAGTACCACCAACGTGACATCGATCAGATTAAAGCATTGTCTGGTGGTACTCAGTCCCGGATGCAGGTAATCTCGCTCGACACTGAGGAAGTGATCGATTTCACCGTGGAGAACCTCAAGGTCCACCGCGGTACAAAACGCCAGTACGTCTATGGCACAAAGTTTTACAACGACCTTCTTAAGGCGTACCCCGATCAGATTGCTCTGATTAAAGGGATTGTAAACCCAATCGACATAGAGTCAGCCCTTACGGCTGATGACCATACTATCTTATTTTACGATAAGACGTTGGTCGAGGCCGGTGAGCAGCGCCTGATCTCCGAATTGCAAGACCGGATCTTCCGTTATTTTGTTCGCTTCTACAACATCGACTACACGTTGTTTGAACCGTACTTCTACCCCGGTCTGTTCATGGTACTGCAAACCCGCATCGTGCCGTGGATCATCAACATCCGTAAAGCAGCCTGCCGCACCGATCAGGCGCACAGCTACCACATTCGTCAATACCTGCTTTCGTTTAGTGCAGTCGGTAAAGAATTCGACTACATGACTCAGAAGCAGAAGTTGTGGCTGTATCGCAACATCAAGTATCTGAACCGCAACCTGGGCCGTCAGGAGATTCTCGAGTTGGTCACGGATCATATCCTGACTGACCGTGGCTACAACCTGTCTGGCTATCGTGTCGATCACGATTACGAGGATCTAGTTCAGAACCTCACGCCTTACGTCAAACTCAATCGCTACACGCTCAACGGCATTGACGCCGCAGCGGGCGATGCGACCAAAGACGTAGGTCAGATGCTGGACATGGAATTGGGTGAGGCTCGCGACAACCCAATCGTTCGCGATGACGTGGTTATCGATTACACCAAGCGGGCGATCAATAGCAAGTTCATTGGCCTCAAAACCAAAGTGCTTGAATCCAACGTCGTTGACCGTACCGACGCAGAGCCGTTCACGCTGTCCGATGTGTTGCTGAACCACTGGATTTATTTCTCGCACTTTGGTCTGTACAAATCGATTGTTGCTGTGACAAACCCTTCCAATGGAGACGTCTACAAGCTCTCCATGGAAAATGCTTTCATCTTCTTCCTTTATGCCTACAACGCAGCCAATAACCAAAAGCTGCCGTACCTACCAGTCTTGGGCGCTAACCGTGTAGTTCGAATGACTCCTGCGAAACTTGCGGGCAGTCGTCCTTACACCGGCTTGACGCTGCCTACGTTTGAAGAACTGCGCGGCATGGGCACGGAGCGTCGTGTTCCTGATTACTTCATTGATTACATCTTGGATAAGCAGGTTCCGATCACCTCTTACGTCAGTATCGAATCGTTCCGTGAGACCTGCATCGAGATCCACAAAAACATGCTGGCTCTGCGTGACATGCGCCACTACCAAGGCGACTACAAAACCGAAGGTACGCTGCACGCAATGATCGATCGCTGCTACCAGGACGTTCGCATTGACCTGGGTGCTCCGAAGACGTACGACGAGTGGTTTGAAGAAGTTGGCATCGACATCAGCTCGATGGGGCAGGTTGAGTTCACCGCGATGGCGAACGAGATCCTCAAGATAGCCACAGGTGCTGACTTGGGTGTCACGCTCCGCATGCGGGACATTCACGCGGCGATGATTCGGATCATGGAAGCATTGTCCTCTTACTCTGTGCAGTTTATTGCTCAGATTAACGACAGTCCGATCAAGATCATCGACGGCAAGTTCCCTAAGCTGTCTCTACCAGATATCAAGACAGAGCAAACCATCGACATCGAAAACCCGTTGCCGACCATCCTCAACATTGAGGAAGATCACGTAACGACGATGGAGATCCCGGTTTCTACGCCTTACTTCCGTCTATCGTCCTCGACGTCGGAACACATGGTTGAAATTCCGGCCTTTGTCAATGTCAGGTATCTCGGCATGGTCGAAACCTTCCAGCCGATTGAAAACCCGATGCCGGTGTTCCGTGTTATTCCTGATGACATTGTCGACTTGTCGACGCTGACTCAGGATGGCATTGGTGGTTACAGTCCGATGGTGCCGAAAGACTTGTCTGATCTGGTTATTGGATCGCAGCTCAGTGGTTATGACGCCTTGACGAATAATCGCAGGCTTGCTTTTCTTGGCCTGTAAGTAAAAGGGAGGCGAGATGATCGCACCGGAAACGTTATTGAAAATGCACCCGCTCGATGCAGTCAGGGCACAGATCCAAGAACAAGTACGAGCGCCATTGAAGGCCATCCATCTGAAGATCGACAAGCCTGTGTCGCTCGGGGGTCTTCGTACTCAGATCTTTGCCACCATCGACAAGAAGCGAGCGCCGGTGGAACTGTGGGACCGCACTGGCGGTTTCATGTTCGAATACGACAGACTGGATCTGGGTAGCTTTGTTCAGGGAATGAACACCTCGCTGCCCAGCCAACTGCCAACTGGTTCTTCCGATCTGTTGAGAGCCTTGTTCAGCCCACGAGAAATCGTGCTGGACGATGACGATGTAGTCCCAGCTGTTTATACGCAGCTGGGCGCTGCAGAGATTTTGGCTGCTGAAGAATCGTATCGTTGGATCGGTTCGATGACGATGACGATCAGTGGTCAGGCTCTGGAAATCACAACGCTGGTTCGAAACAAGACGTACACGCTGTCCTTCACGTCGAACTTCAAATCCTCGACTGTGTTGGGCGATCTGATCATGCACTTGAACCTGTCTAACCCTGGTCTGCCTAAAGCTGTATTGGCGAACATGGTGACGATTGGTTTGCCTGAACAGATGGGGCCGGACCATGACGGCGACAACACGCGAGTGCTGCTGACCTTCAATGGTTTCCCTTACGTGGGTTCGTTCTACGCAACGTACCAGCGCCGTAGCTTTCCGAAGACCTTCCGTAACGCTCTGAAGATCGCAGGACCTGCACTTTCGAACACCGCTCAGCTTGCAGGGCCTCTATCCGGCTTAATGGGATGTACGATCACTGCAGCCGACATCATGCCTGAGCTGATGCCAAATCAAGCTTTGAACAGCAAGCAAAAGGTAGCTGTGAACTTTCACAGTAACTCATTAGCTTATGTCGGTTCGATTCTGGTTGAGTACAACCGAACGGTCTAAGCCTTTAATTGGATAACACCATGTCTGACACGCTACGGTTATTGAAATACGATCCAGCCGTGGCATTGCTGATTCTGGCCAACAACCACCTCAATCTGCGAATGATGCCTCAGGGCGTCTCGGTAAGTGCTCCCGTTGCCATTGACGAGACAGTTACAGAAGTCACTTTCACTGCGCATGATTCGATTGACGAATACATCGAGACTCGTTACACCGGGTCGATGAAGTACCGTTACCACCGGATTCATGTGGCGGACTACTTTGCAGGCATGTCGTTAGAAGTCTCACCCCCTGTCACTGTTCGGGGCGTGATGAACAATCTCGCGCTTGCCTCAGGGTTAGTGATCACCGACGATGATTTCGAAAACGCTTTAGTGGAAGGCCCGAGCTTTCAGCTCAAGGCCAAAGCTAGTTCGTTGAGGTGGGTAGGCGAAACGACAGTAATGCTGGAAGAACCGGCTGAAACATTGGAGCTGGCCGAGGCATTTTCAAACAACATTCTCAACGGCCTGTGGGCGCCTGACTTCGGTCAAGACGTGCCTCTCAGTGTCGTCATTCCGAATCCGTCCATGGACGGTTTGACGTATTCCGCTGAGTAACCACGTCGAGGGATAAGTAATGCAACATCGGCGAGATTCACGATTGGGCCGGTTTGGAAAGAAGAGTAAAGACTTGTTGGTGGATTACATCAACGAGCACAACAACCGTGCTCTGAGACCAGACCAATTGGTCTTCGGTAATCCTAGCACGATGGACGAAACTGGTCTCACTGAAATCGAGGTCAGCTTTGCGCCAGAAATGGGCTGGTCGGATGAGAAGGAGATCATGGCCTACATGCGGGTTGAGCCTTCGCTCTTCTTGCGGGGTCAGCCGATCAGTATCTACGTTGCTGGTTACACCGACGTCGATATCTGTAACGCGATCTTTGAGCAATACGGCCTCTTCATTGAGCCTGAGTTCATCACGCTCGAACTGATCAGCCAATCGTTCCCCGACATCACACCGGTTACCGACATCCCTGCTTTTGAGGGCGAGGATGAAGAACCACAACCACCGATCGAGATGCCACCGCCTGGCTATCTGGATAACCGCAACTACAAGCTTACGTTTAAGCAGACGCACCTGATCTTCTTTGGCGAAGTCCAAGTGCAGACGCGCCGAGCAATCCAGAGCTTTGGTAATCCGATTGATTCGCTGTTGGATCTGCGTGAGTTCTACACCGACGGTAACATGGACCTTCCGCCTGTGGATCTGCTGATCCCTAAAGGCGAACTCTATGTAAGCCGTGAGCAGTTTCCGGATCTCGCGCAGCGGCATGCCGTGCAAGGTCTGCTGAATAGCGTGCCAGTCGGTGGGCAGATCAGCATCGCCCCTTATCTGCCAGAGATTCTGTCGATTTTGACCGGCGATAAATGGGTGGCCGTTCTTGAAGTCGCCCCCTTCAACCTCTTTGGTGCGAAGGTTCTCTACAACGGTTTTGTATCGAAAGATCAATCGCTGGAGAACGCCGGTTACAACTGGGTTTTAGCACTTGAGCTGGGCGATGCGTGCAACAACCTGACAGGCATTATCAAGATTGGTTATAAGTACGCCAGCAGTAAAGTGCCCGGCAACAATCCTTTCAACCAGTCCTCGGTCCTCCCACTCTTCAGTCATTAAGGGTTCTCCATGAATACGGTACAAGCTACGGCGTATGGCGCCAAGATTCTGATTCACATGCTGCTGGGCAAACTTCCGGTCATCGACAACCACTCGACGATGAACGAGCGTCTGGACATTGAACCTTCGGCGGCGCCGACTGCGACCGACAAGTTCCGCATGGGCATCCTCATCGCTGGTAACGAAGGCCACATCGGTGTTACTGGCAACAAGGGCATTGCTCTGACCAGTCCGCAGAACCACATGGCGACCGACGCCTCGCTGTTTGGCCCAGTGCCATTCTGCATGCGTACCATCGACGACGACATTCCTTTGGAACAGCGTCAGCGTTACGCTCTGCGCAAACAGATCACCGTCGCGAACGTGAATTACTTCGCCTACTACGGTCTGCGTGTCGACATCGATCCGGATGATGTGAACGTGACCATGGTGAAGATCACCACTGAAAATGGCCAGGTGAAAGAGGAGCCGTTCGTTCCGGATACGACCAACCTCTATCCTGATCCGATCACTCTGCCGGTAGCCGGCGCTGTCACCACCAGCGATGTGAAGATTGCTGTTAAAGCCATTCTCGAAGTGGTCATGAGCGAAAACGACGTGGCCGAATACGTCAACGTCTCCAAGATCATGAATGGCGGTGACGAGCGTTATGCGATCATCTCCGAGTTCGGTCTCTGCACCGGTACCGACCGCGTAATTCAAGTGACCTCCACTCAGGGCACTGTGAACTTCAACGAATCCATCTGCACCCAGGTCTACGCGTTCGCAGCCGACTACAAAGCTGTGTACATGAACGACCAGAACCTGACCATCCGCTTCGACGTGGGTAACCAGGTTCCTCTGTTGGGTACTGCTTCGATCCCGACTCTGAAAACCATTCCGCCTACACCTTAAATGGAGTTGCGCCTCTGAAAGGGGGCGCATGAGTGTCATGATCGATCTTACGGAAGAAAAACTCATTTACCGCGTATTGGGTGTCGACAACGGTACCGATACTGTCGGTATTGCCGTGGTCGATCATCACCTCGTCACGGGGCTGTCTACCGTGGTTCATGCTGAAACACTAACCGCCAGTCGTACTGCGTATACGCGTCATGAAGGGAAGCTTGACGCACGAGGGAAGATGCAAGCACGACTGGATGTCATCGCAACCTGGTTTTGGGAGGTGCTCAACGAATTTGACCCTGATGTAATCGGCTGTGAGGCCCCGTTCCAACATTTACATGCGCACTCATTTGCTGCGTTAACAACCGCTATTGACAATTTGTCTTCGGTTTCATTTGACTATTGCACCACGCTTGAGTTCAGCAGGATTTCTCCCGGTAGTGCTAAGAAGGCAGTTTGCCCAGTTGGCCAATACGGGAATAGCAAAGAACACATCCGTGAGATGATAAAAATAAATAGGGATATTGTTCTCGATAATGGGTTGGTTCTTGACGACCTTGACGAGCACGCGGTTGATGCCATTGCTGTAGCTCATGCCGAGGGAACTCACGCGAGCTTAAATGCGTTCTGGTATAAAGATGGAAAGATGGAAAAGTTTTCTGTACTTCAAGGCAGATAGTAAAATCAATATCCGGGGGTTCTCATGAACGTTAGAGACGCCGTAGCGTTGATGGCGAAGAACCCGGCGGTGGGTTTCCCGTGGGAAGGTGCGTTGGTGAGTCTTATCAACGGGTTCCTTCCTCAGGCAAACCAGTTGGACCCACTCACCGCAGAGGCAAAGGAAATTCTGGACGCCATTGAAACGTTGGAGCCTAGTGTCAAGGAAATGATCTACGGTTCCAATCTTGGTAATGTCAATGTTGTAACGCCTCTCCCTGCCACAGGTCCAATGAACCCTGTTACTTACCACCAGATTATGCTTGGTGGTGTAGGTGCAGTGTTTACGGCCGTTGTTGTCATCATGGCATTGAAGGGTAGTGCTTCAGCAGACATCATTGAGATGTTGAAGCTGTTGGCGTCGCTGGTGACCGGTACCTGATACCGTTGGGTATGACGCTATAAACGACATAGACCCCGGCCGCAGTGGCCGGGGTCTATGCTGTCTGCATTAAACGTGGACGTTCGGTGAACGGAAATACTTGACGTACAGTTCACCAATACGCTTGGCCAAACCTTTGTCTTCGCCTTTCTGCTCAGGGGTGCAGATGATGATATCGCTGTAGCTGAAGGGGATGTCTTCCTTGGTCAACTTAACCTCGGAACCTTCAGGGAACTCAGCATCAATCTTACACCACGGAACCAACTCACCTTTCTTGTTGTAGAACACGTCCACTTCAAGGGTGTATTCAGTACCGTCCTGCAAAGTGGCTGGGACGTTGTAGCGGGTCTTGATCAGACCTTGGTCGGCCAGCAGCTTGTACATCTCGAACAGGTCAGGATGGGCATCGGTTTCATGCTCCGGTTTGCCTTGACCTGGACGCTCAAGCTTGGTGGTGTTCTCAAACTTGCTCTCGCCACCTTCAGTATCGGTTCTACGAACGCGCATAGAGCCGCCTGAGGCGTTTTGATCAGTCTTGGGAACGTAGATACCCCATTGTTCCTGAACCTCGTAAGACGCGGCGCTAGCCTTGATCTCTTCGATGTCGAAACCTTCAAGGTAGATCTCGATTTCGTACTCGACCTTTGCAGCCTCAAACGAATCGGAAGAACCACCATGGAAAGCCAATTGTTCGATGATGCTCATTACTGCCTCCTCGACAAAAAAAAACACGCCTGCAGGTTTTACCCCGCAGGCGGCCGTAATCACATTAGTGACTACGGACTCGACCTGCACCGCGCCATGCGGTGTTGATGTTACTTTCGACTTCGGGCTTTGTAGAGCGGAAGTCGGTTAGGAGAGCAATGCCAGCACGAAGGACGAAGTCTTGGCGCTATACGGCACGATTTCAACCAACCGATTATCCGAAGTCGAAATCACGACGCGGACTTGTACGGCGGAGTAGAACTCATCCAGCTTCTTGTAGACGCGCAGGAGCGCAGCATGAAGTTTCGGATGGTCCGTCTGAGTTACTGCGAGCCCCATTTCGTTTTGGACCAGAGCTTTGCCCAGGCCAATCTGATCGAGGGTGTAATCGAGAGAGACGATTACCTGATAGTCGGCGAAGACGACTGCGTTGATGTTTTCAGGACTGCCCAGACCGGACAGGCCGTCAGACAAATCATCGGGGTTCAGGTGGCCACATGCCGTTGCCAGAACGTATTTCGCCCGACCGGCGTAAGCAGCTGCCCATTCTTGGCCGCGCTTGCCAGCGACGTGGTTGATGATCTTCTCGAAGTGATCGGCGAAGTTCACCGCGTCGGTCAGGCCGTTGTACTGGAACGCGTAACGAGTAGCGTGTTGCAGCTTCTCGGTGATCCGGCGGTTCAGCACGAACCACAGATTCGGTTCGAACTGCCCTTTCAGGTCGTTCATTGCGTTCGCAGCAGCCAGCAGAGTCGGGCTTTCGAAGACACGGTTGATCAGCTCGACTTGTTCCAGGTCACGGATCACCACCGGGGTACGCATGACCGACAGTTCAACACGGTTGACCGCACCGGCGCTGAGCATTTTGGCTCGGCTGCTGAATACGGCTGCTGCCATGCTGTCGGTGATCAGCGCTGGCTCGGTGTCGGAGATCATTTGCTCTTCGTTTACGGCGCTGAGCATCGCTACCAGGTCAGGAACCGGAGCATCGTCGAGGACGTCAGCAGCTATGTCATCTTCCAGCGGCTTGTTGGCGCGAGGGTTCAGGGACATGCCGGCGCTGCGAACAGGTGGCTTGAAGTCGCTTTCTTGAGTGGAACGCAATTGGTGAGCCTGATACTTGTTGTCGTCGTTCACTTCGATTAACTCCTCGCGGACTTCGCCGCTTTGATTCATGACGTAATATTTGAGATGAGTGTTGATGTCGTAATACCGCGGGACCAGCTCGATGCCTTTACGGATTTCGCCGTCCAGGGCTTCGGTCAGCTTCCACTTGCTGTGGTGCGCGACTTGCCAGTGCTCGCCTTGTTGCCAAAACTCTTTCCACGGATCGGCCTTGGTGTAATCAGGGCCTTCGATGGCGGTCAGTGGAACTTCAGGCTCGCGGTATGCCAGAGGAGTTTCGTTCGGCAGTGGATCTGCGCGACGAGCTGGCTCCTCACGACGTGGTTCTTCACGGGGTTCGTCGAGACCGGTGGTTGCAGCTTTGGCAATCGCAGACCAACCGTCATCAAGACCAGCTGCTCCGCCACCACCATTCCGCTGATGACCATAGCCGGTAGCGATCTGACCGATGTCGGAAGTACCGCGACCATAGCTACTGCCGCCGTAATCCCCACCACGATCGTAGCCTCGGCCGCCGCCTCCCCGATCATTGCAGATGTCGATGAATGCGTTTGCTTCACGCTTCATTTCCTGAAAGGTCTGATTGTCGAGACTGTCGGCAGCAGAGCTTTTCAGGACGACACCTGCAAAGTGACCATCAACCATCATCGCAATGGCATTGTCAATCCAATCCTGCAATCGATCATTGGCTCGGGCAAGCTGCTTCTCGAGAACAGGCAGGGCACCTACGATGGCGTTAACCAAACCATCCATGTCGCGGTTTACCCAACGGTTTGCGGCCATGATGTCGGCGTACTTGTAGCGGAGGTCATTCTGCCTCGCCAACTTGTCGATGACTTCAGCGCAACCCTTGAAGACGTAGTCGGTTAGCCGACGGTCTCCCTCACTATTAAACATAGGCACTCCAGGTGTTGGGCGGTTTTAACGATGAATTACGGAATTTACATAAGCGTTCGTGGCTTTCAAATGTTCCTTCTCTACGATGGTGTTGTTCTCATCCAACTGTACAGTCGGATTAAGCGTGTTGCTAGCCAGCGGGCCGTGTTTCGGCAGCAGACCAAAGTTACCCGCTTCAAGAGCCGAGTAGTGCAACCAGCTTGAAGGGTCGTTTACGTTTACGGATGGAGCTTTCTTGCTACCAGACGTGTGCGCTTGCTTAACGATTTTGGTCGTCAGCTTGAAGAGGAGGTTATCGCCGGGGGTTGAAACCGAGGACATGAACCGTTTCTCGTTGGTCTTCCGCAGGTTGAACACTTCTGTGTGCCTGAAGAATTTACCAAGGATCTTGTTATAGTCGTCGTATTTGAGAACTTTCTTCCGGTTATTGGTGATCTCGAACAGACAGCGCATTACCTGACTGGTGATGTCGCGCAATACATACGGCGCTACCATCAGTCGTTTGCCGAACATGCTCGCGATATCTTTCTCGTTGTTCTGAATCATTCGCTTGATGTTATTGATCAAGTAAATGAACAACTCGTAAATATCGTTGATGACCAAATCTTCTTCGTCGTACAGCATCTGTCGGCAGTCATGATCGACATACTCGTCGATACCCCTGACCAAATGGTTCTCCACGTTCTCTACAAGCTTGTGGCGGCCCAGCTGGTCCCCGAACAACACGTACCCCAACCACACCTTCCAGAGTTCATCACCCATCAGGTCATCGATATCCAACGCCTGAGGGAAATGGTCCACGATGTAAAAGAAAGCGCTTGCAAACTGCGTGACCAGTTCAGTGTGCTGCTTCCGTGGCACGAGTAGCACCAATGGAGAAGCAATCAACTTGTACAGCTCCGCCTTCATTTTCAGAGTGCGAGGCTTGTTGACTTTCTGACTGGAGAAGACCACGTAGTTTTTCGAATCTACCGGATCGTCTTCATGTTGAATGATGACGTCGACCTTACAGAACTTCTTGAAAGCTTCCTTCAGACCGTATTTGCAGAACAAATAATGCGGTAGTGTCGTAACAACATGCCCCAACTGCAATACATCACTTTCCGACGTCTTGTTAGTGGCGCCTTTGTGGTGCAGCCAACTGTAGGGGATGTCCCGGCTGGTCAGAGCGCCATCGATCCGCATGGTTGTGTCGACGAGTTTGAAAGTCATCGGTGCACGGTTCACGCGGAGGAAGACGTGATCCACACCCACGCTGAAGCATGGATCTGCCAGCACGGCACTGATCAGGAACTGGTTACCTGCAATCCCCATGAACCCGCCTAAGCGGGAGTACGGAATGTAGAAGTATCGCGGATAGAGAGCGCGTCCATCGAAACCGAATTGGAACTTCACCAACTTGACATCGGTGACGGCCAGATCGATAGTCGGCGGCATGCGGTTGGACTTTGTCAGACCGCCCGCAATGACGTTGAACGTCTCCCGTGGTCCACAGACTTTTGACTCCCAAAACTCAAACTTGTCAGGAAAGCTCGGCTCTGCGCAATGGATGATGTTGTCCACGCGCTTTTCAGCATGTTGCAATTCCTTGTAAGCCAAACCGTCAATGACGTTTTGATTGAACTTTGGCCTGTCAGCCTGTAATTCATTGAACCACTCAATATCCATACTCGGCCTTTATGCTGGTTTTAAGGTACTTAACTTCGCAAGCGTAGTTATCGCCCCTAGAGCTACCAACAAGAACTTGCCGCACAGACCCATCCAATCGGAGAAGTTTCTAACCTTATCCTTTGCCAGGTCTTCCTGAGCTTTCTGCTGAGCTGCAAGTAATCGCTCGCGTTCCAGTCGTTGCCGACTTTCTGCAAGCCTTGCTGCCTCATCTGCGTCTGCTCGTTTCTGCGCAATCTCATCGATCTTCAGCTGCTTTTGCATTTCTGCTAATTCAAGCTTGAAGTGCACTTCCGGGTCGCCCATCTTGCGGGCCATTTCAACACTATCGTACAACCGGAATCTCTTATCTGCTTCTTCGAAGGTAAGATGCTCCTTAATGACATCGCCAGCGTCCGGTGGGTCACTCTCGGCATTCCGCCTTCGGACAACGTGGATTCCATCCCGATTGTGCAGATCGCGCTCAACCGGGACTTTATACACATGACCACCAAACAGCATAAAACGATCATGATTTTTTGCAACATTATCGTTGTTCACAGCTTTGAGTGAGATCAGAAAAGTCTCAGGGGTGACGAACGGGACGACACCTGCAAAGGCTTTCTTTACTCGCTCGCGAGGCTCAAACGGATGGTTGATTGCCGTCGCTCCTGGCATGATTGGCATCGCCAGTGTTACATCCAGCTCTTCCAGATACAGATTACCGCCAGCTTCCCGGAGCGAATCCAGTGGAAGGCTAACGTTAAGCGTCATCGAGAAAGTTTGTGTCTCATCGCCATTACGACGTACGCGATCGTCGAAAGCATGAACCACAACTTTGAGAAGCGGATCACCAGGATGACCCATAGCTAACCGATCGGCTGTTTCTTTAAACAACCTGTTCGTCATGCGCCACTCGACTTCAACTTCAATTGACTGAACCCGAGTTTGTTGATACGGCGACGGCTTGGTGGATACGACTACACCAGACCGCTCCTTGAAGTCGATTTCCAGCGAGGTATTGTTGATGTACCTCACATGTTTCGAATAGCTACTGTTAGTATCATCCGTGAGGATGAAACTCCCATGGCGGGCACTATAGGAACATGAATCCAACACTGATAACCGATGATCGGTGAGTGTCATAGGTAATGCTCTCTAGTTTAATTTTACTCTGGGGAATATCTTCACCCCTCCGACAATGCTTTCCGCTCTACAAAGAGAAAGTCTGTACTATTAGATAATGTATCAGTAAAAAAGCTTAGACTAGAAAATGGACATAAACAGCATAGAGCCGGGCACAAGGCCCGGCTCTATGTTAAGCAGTGTTACAACCCAACCTTACGGCTGAGTACCACCACCGGTGTCGTCGTCACCACCTACTGGCGGAGTCCCGGAACCACCGGTCCCAGTGCCGCCGATGGCGCTACCACCGAAAGTTGTAACCGGCTTGTTTTCGACACGAAAAGGTAGGGTTTCTTCCAGCAGTTCGTCCACACCAGCCACGTTGACTTTGATCAGCCACGGGAGGATCTGGTAGTGTTGGAAGCGCGGTTGAACCACAGCTTCTTTACGCGGCGAGTTGTCGCGGGTCGCCGTGATGGTGGTAACCATCGTCGGGGTGAGCAGCATGATGCCGTTCGACATCGGGTCGAAACCGTCGCCGTCGCGCACCAGACCCATGTACAGCTTGCCAACCATACGGTTGTCGATATCGCTTTCCAGCTGGAATGGCAGATCCGCGCCCAGGGTCCGGCTGTCGCCTTGCAGGGTGAGGAAACGCTTGATTTTCGGGCTGGTAACGATAGCCAGGCGCCACTTGTTGGCGATCTCGCCGCCATCCACGAACCGGCACACGGTTTCGTAGTTGGAAGCTTGCAGACCGTCGAACGCAGCGGAACGCAGAACGTTGTACAGAGTTTCGCAGGCGTTCTCGACGTTGTTCGCGGTTTCGGTCGATTGCGCGTTGCGGAAGTCGACGTTCAGCTCGACGACGTACGGGTTGATCAACCAGCGGCTGATACCTTCGATAGGCTTCGAGTTCAGCTCGAAGTCACCCATGGTCAGGTTGCCACGCAGGCCGCCGTTCGACAGACGCATGGTGCGCTCGTGGTAACCGATCATGGTACCGATGGCTTCGTTGTTGGTGTATTGGCCGACAACGTAGGTCAGTTGGTCCAGGATGGTCTGGTCGCGCTCTTCACCCAGTGGGTAAGGAACGAAGAACGGAGCACGAGTACGGCTGAGCAGACGCTCACGCACCGGACGGGTGTTCAGTTGCAGACCCAGGTAACGGTGGTTGCTGTTGGTCAGGCGGGCATCAGGGTACCAGCCGGAAACAACCAGAGCCTGCAGGCCGCTGACGATGCCAGCGCCGATGGTGCCGGTCAGCGAAACCAGAGCGCCCAGTTCGTCGTAGATCGACATTACTTCGACGTTGGTCGGAGAAACGTTGACGGTACCACGCTCTACGTCGCCTTCGCCGTTCAGGGTGAACTTCAGACGAACGTTGTACTTGCCGTCTTTGATGGTCTGGAACACCGCAGTGGTCAGATCTTCGCCGAGGTAGTTCAGGCTGTCTTTGTTCAGCTCCATCAGGGTCACTGGGAAGGACAGTTTGACCGAACGGCCGCCCTGTTCTGGACCTTTGTAGAAGCGGCTGTACGGAGCCATGCGGGTGTCGACGGCCAGGGTGTCGGAACCCAGGCGCAGGAACACGGTAGCAACACCGATGTTGCGGTCCAGTGCTTCGGAGTAGTCGGCTTGACCAACGCGTTGAACGTTGTCGACGTTACCCAGGCCGAAGAGCTGGATGGTGCGGTTGACCTTCAGAGCGGAGGTCTTGACGACGCGGCGGCCTTCTTCTTTGTCAAACGGTGCGACGATCGCGGTGTCGACGAAGTTATCCTTGGTGGTATCGTTGTAACCAGGGATGATGGCAGTGGCGTTGTCGTTCAGGATTTCGTGGTCGATCGCGGCGTCGAGAACGCGGCGCAGACCGAAATCCGAAGGGGTGCCGTCAGCGCTGTGCTTGACGTTGTTCTGAACGTACAGGCAAGGGATTTCGATGTCGAAAGCGCCTTGGTCCGGGGTCATCGGCAGCGGACGATACATCATGTCCATTGCAGGGCCCTGGCGAGCGATCTTGTAGTTCACGCCGACGGACAGGAACAGGGCGTCAACCAGGTTTTGGTTGTCGAACGATTCCTTGGAGTAGAACTCGGTGATCGAGTCGTGTTCCAGGCCGGTGGCGTTGGCGATGGTCGAACCTTCAGGCATGGCCTTCTGTTCGAACGAAACTTGTTGACGCATGTATTCGGCAGGCGAAGCACCGAACGCCATGATCATCGAAGCCATGGCCAGACCAGCTTGACGGCTAGCCGCGCCGTAGTCAGGAGCGTCGCCAGCAGGCTTGGCCGATTCCAGGCTCAGAACGCCCTTCAGGCGGTCAGCGATGGTGCCCAGGTTCGCTTTGCTTTCGAAGCTGCCGTCTTTCAGCGACAGGACCAGGTCTTTACCTTCAACGCTGTACGCGCCGCCGGCATTGACGTGAGACTGGATCGCGGATACGTCCAGGCCGGAACGAGTTTTGTACTGTTCCTTATTGATGCGGATAAGACTCATGCTTGATGCTCCAAATAGCTACCAGATAGCCGTATTTTTACAAAGCTTTGTTTTAGGATTGCGCCCGTCCCTAAAGTAGTCGACTACCAAAGGCAACCCTACGACCCGCGGGGCGTTTTACACATAACACATTTACAACTTAGTCCTTGGCGTCGTTCTCGTCACCGCTGGCTTGTTTCTTCAGCCGTTCCTTAAGACGCTCATGAAATTCTTTGGCGGTCGCTGGTCGGCCGTTGTTTTTATTCACGGCAACCAGATATTCTCTGAACAGGTCAGAGGCATAAGCGATATCCTTACCCCGGTAAGTAGCCAGGGCGGACAGCAACTCATAGACCAAATCTTTTTCAGGCTCACCTGCAGGCTTTTGAATCAGCAGGATGCCATCATACTTATCTGGAACAATGACGAAATGACTGAGCACAAAATCAGCCAGCTTGTGGCGATCTTCGTTATTGCCGAACAATGCAAAGAGCGCATCATCGGTATCGAAGGGGTCTTCCAGGTCAGCGGCCGGGAAAACATAATCATTGATACCCATCAGCTTAAGCTTTGAACGGAGCAGGTGATTTGCCACTTTAAAGAGCTTTTGATCGTGGCTCGATACTATGCTCTCGAATTCTTTTGGGTCGGTGTTGTAGTACGACACCACCTTACTTAACCACAGTGGAATGAACCGCAGTTCAATGGGTTTGTCCATTTCGTGAACCCTGTTAAAAGCCTTCTGTGAGGCGGTATGGAAATCAAGCTACTCTTAGCTAAAGCTATTGGCGCGGCGTATTACGCTAGCCACTGCAGTATCAACGAAGATGCGCTTCATAACGTATTAGAAAACGCGGTATCTCACGTTCAGATTTCCGATGAGCGTCAGCTGGTCAATACGGAGAAGTCGTCTCTCCTCAAGCTACGGGCATTGTTGATCTGGCTTAAGCAGCGTGGGTCAGAAAAACCGATTGAGCTGGATGACCTAATGACCCGTGTGCGCATCGCCACGGGAGATAACGATCGTCTATATGATCTATTTTGCAAGACTTTGCTGCTGATTGATGATGCACAAGCAGCAAAAGATAAGTACGAAGAATTTACTCACGAATTGATGTCGTTTGCGGCGGTCAAAGAGTTCGAGGAACTTGTTCGTAAAGCTAGTCGTCGTTTGGCATTCGAGAAGGAGAACATCAAGAACCTTCAAGACTTCCGTAACGACCTGGTAATGAAGCTTCAGAATCTTTCGTTGGGCGATAAGAAGCGGGCAGCTGCTATCGCACGATCGATTGACGTCGATGACCTTGAATCGATGGCTGCGGTCTTCAACCTTGCTCAGACAGCGATCGACCCTAGATCCATCCTCAAGCATGCCATCAAAGCTGTAAACCGCATGACTGGCGACCAAGAAGGTTTCAGACGCGGTGAGTGGTTGAACGTCAGTGCGCTTCCAGGCCGTAACAAGTCGGGTAACCTTCTTGACTTCCTGATCTCGATGTGCATCTATAACGAACCCGTTCTGTTCGACGAGACCAAGATTCCTCTTCACGTCTATACGACGATCGAAGATAAGCTTGAACTTGTGTATCAGAAAGTGTACATCATGCTCAAGCAGCAAGAGTTCAATTGGGAACGTCCGATCGATATTCGTGGCATTCCTCCACTTGAACTGGCCACGTATGTTCGTGATCGTTTGCAGGAGCGTGGGTTCAAAGTCAAGTTCCAGGAGTTCACTGGTGGCGAACCGTACACCGACTACATCGATTCTCTTCGCGGTTACATCGAGGAAGGCTACGAAATCATCTCGGCTGGTTTGGACTACGCTAACCTTTTGGGTAAGCAAGGCATTCCTGTTCAGACCGCAGGTGACGAAGTCCAAGGCGTGCACCGTTACGTCCGTCATTACACATCCCCGAACAACATCTTCCATTATACGGCCCACCAGCTGTCTACACAGGCCAAGGAAGAGGCGCGGATGTATCCTGACGAGTATCTCCCACGTCTGGTAGGTAAAGGCTTCTACGAGGGCTGTAAGAAGCTTGACACCGAATTCGACTTTGAGTACTTCATTGATAAACGCGTACATGCCGGCATCACCTGGCAACAATACCAGTGGGGAAAACACCGTAAACTGGGTGCAACGAACGAAGACCATAAACAATTTGCTTTGCGGTTCCTTGAGCTGCCGATGATTGGTTTCAAATACGACATGGGCACTGAGCATGATTACTCCTACAAGAAAGTAGGTGGTCGTCTTGCTGGCGGTGAGGCCGGTCGTGACTTCGATGATTTTGGCGAGTAAGACAAAAAAAAAGAACAAGCATACAGCCAGCCCGCAAGGGCTGGCTGTATGTCGTTACGGTCACTTCAGAACAGGATGTTCGAAAAGCTCTCGGCTGACGAGGTGAATGCGCCCTTTCTTCTTGGCGATCTCGCTAAGGATTGGAAGCACCGCAGAAACGACACCGAGGTTGTGGGATAGCGGGTGGCTGTGTTGGATGAAAGCTTTCACGGGGAACGGGAAGTGTGGGCGATTCAGAATCTCTTCCAGTAGCTCTTCGGCAAACATCATGTACGCTGCTTCATAAGCCAGCGGGAACTGAACAACCTTTGCATCTTTCTCACGATGTTTCATCGCCAGAGTCGATTCATGGATGGCGAACTCAATCTCGCCAATAATGGCGGATTCTGGGAAGGCTCCGTCAAGCATCGCTTTCAGAGCTTTCTCTTTGACACCATGAATGTGTTTCCAGCGCGCCTCGACCAAAACCTTTGGCGAAATGGTCAAAGGCACATCCCTTACAAACGCATCTGGTTTTACAAAATCATCCGGTACAACCTGGTTAGGATCGTCGAACGCATTGCTCAATCGAGTCGTGTTTGGAATCGTTTTCTGCTGGGCGAGTTTCTCGTCCTCCTTCTTATTGATGAGTTTTTGCTCGATGCGGCCGACTTCGTTGAAGTCGATCCATTCGCCCTGGAAGATGGCAGGCTGGAGTGCTTCGAACATGCGCAGGCACGGTTGGTCAGAAATGAACTCGACCTTTGCGCGATAACCGGTGAGTCCAAGCATCGGCTTACCGATGACTTCGAAGTTCAGATCGTCACCGTATTCCAGCATGGTTGCGATGTTTCTGAGACTTTCCTTGAATTTCTCAAGGACGTCAGCCTCGTGTTCCAGGCGAACTTTCTCATGCAGAACCTTAACCAGAGAGTACTTGTAGTGAGTACCCTCCTCGTTCAGCGTGTGCGCCATCGCTGTGGCGAACGCAATGAAGCCCGGACTGAAAGAGTTCTTGCCGATAATCGAATTTGGCACGTAGCCGACATGGCGGATGTCGTTGGAGATCATGTTCAGATCGGCGCCGAGTGCCCCGCCCATAGGCAAGTATGGCGCCGTAACCTTGATGAGGAACTCATCGCTGCCATCGTAACCGTCAGGAAACTTTAACGCAAAGGACAAAGTTTCTTTGCAGCTTACAGCGTTAGCAATGGCATGGATGGCCGCCATCGTGTTACGGTTATCGTAACGCGGGGTAAGAGGCACCTCGGTACTGTCCGCAATGTAACGACCGTTACGCAGAGCGATGGCCAGACCGGCGACTTCAATGTCGACAGGTTCCTCAACCACTCCCTCTTTGCCGTCGAGTTCGACACCAGTGAGGATGCGCCTTGCAGTTTCACCCTGCGCGAATATGCCTTTCACATGTATCGTCCCATTGTGCATTTCCTGGCGAGCTGCTGACGGCGTGCAAAGAACGCATTGCAGGCCAGGGAGACCTAACTCCGCGCTGCGTTCTTTGCAATTGCATCCGAAGCTTTCAGTCTTGAGCACGCCATCGCGAATTTCAAAACCGCGGTCAAAACCGCGTGGAACTCCGCCGGTAAACGAGCCCGGATGACGGAGCAGGTGGTCGATGTTGGACGGTCGGCCAAGATGTAACAAATCCCGAAGAGCTGTTTGCGGTTTAAGAGCTTCTTTTATTTCCCCGTCCCCTTTAACCGAGATGGCGACACCTGGCTCATTGACCACATCGATACCGTCTGGTGTTTCGAGACCAGGAGTGCGAACGACACGGACCGCCCTGCGCACCAACCCTTGTTTCGATTCCAGGTCGAGAGATCGAAGTTCTTCGAGTTCTTTCGCGAAGACTGTCTCGCGTACTTGATTGCGCAGCTTGATGGTTGGGATCAGAGCTTTGCGCTTGAACGATTTCAGTGCGTCTTTAAAAGCTTTCATATTTCTACATTCCCCTTGGAATAGTTATTTGGCTTTGAATTTCTTTTCGAGATCTTCGGTGTACAGCCCGATGACCATCGCCAGCGAATCTGTTGCGCTCAGTTCTTGAGCAAACACTTCATTCAAGACCGCCACAGGCAGATTGGTGACCCGCCATGTTCCATCCTCACCGATGTAGCTGATCGGTGCCTTAAGCACCTCCAGCTCGTCCTGGTGGTCTTCAATCAGAACTTTGATGGTAGTCTGGAGGTTGTTCAGGCGAGTATCGTCAAAGACAGTTGGGTCTTTGATTGCCGCAGCAGCCGCTCGCGTTCTGGCTGCAGCCCCAGACTTGCCGAAGATTTCTTCCAGGTGTGCATCGAGCTGATCAAAGAAACTTGGAGTTTTCATTCCGTCCTCCTAAGGACCTAAAAATAAGTTTGCGGCATAACACCGGGGGCGAACCCCCGGCTCAGAGCGTTAGCCGTTAAAGCAGCCGTAGTGATGCGAGATGATGTTGGTGTTAGCCAAGACCATTGCTTCAGTACGAAGAGAGTTATTGGAGCACGCTTCTTCTTCCTTCGATGGCTTATTGAAAGCCACCGTCAGATTTAACGCAAGAACGAAGAATGCGGCAAGCGCCCAGATGTAGACGTCGGACCATTCGTTCTTTTTGATCATTGGCTAAACCCTCGCACAGCTTGAATCGCGAGGACAACAAGGCCGATGACGACTATCAACTTAAAGCCATTAATCAGCTTATTACGGATAGCCTGCATGTGGCGTTCATGGGCGCGGCGGTCAAGCTCATCGTCTGTAGGGATCATGATTAATGAGGTCCGTAGTTAGATGTGGCACCACTGAGGATTTCAGACCCTTTCAACGACAGCAGTACACTGGGGCGACGCTCGCTCCAGGTATCGTTGATGTTGATGTAGGGTTGGATCATTGTGATCTTGCTGAACCTATTAGCATTGATCCATTCAGCGGTGATAGCTTTGTTGAACGCCTGAGCCGACTCTGCCGTAGCGAACATGCGATAGCACTTGTTCAGTGGATCGCGCACTACATGCAGACCGTTTACAACACGGATGTTGTAAGTGTTGCGAATACGTGGAAGCATCCGCTTGGTGAGCAGGAACGACAGCGACTCTTCCCGAGTCGCTACGGCCTGTTCGAACGCGCTGATCGCACCATGTTTCTTGATTGACCAACTGCGGGTTGCCCAACCGTTGGTTTCCTCGTTGATGACGCCAGCGTAGAAACGCTCGCCTTCTTCACTGTAGCTCACACCACATGGCAGGTTGAGTACTTTACTGACACCATTTTCGCTAACAACAATTTTGCGGGCTTTGAGTTTGTAAACGCGCATTGCAAGTCCTCCAAAGGACAGTAAAATAAAAGAACAAACGATTAGCGGAACAGGTACTTCAGTGCAGCTAAGGGTACGGCAAACATCTTGATCTCACAGAAGACCAGGATTAAAGAAACAACAACCGTCCATCCCACAGAGAACAGACGGTTGCCACTTTTCCACCACACCCGCCCGTATAGCAAGAAGTAGGCGAGTGCGGAGTTGAGTGCGAACAAAACAATCAGTCCAATGAGCATGAAGCTTCCTTAGGCGCTAGCCGGAGTGTTTGCTGGAACTTCGCCCGGTCGCAACCAGCCACGTTGTTTGCGGCTGTGGATGGATGGGTTCAGTTTGTTGGTGGTTGGGTTTTCGCCCAGTTCGCCGAACAGTCGATACAGGATGTACGGACGTTCGACTTGTTGACGCAGCTCTTGTTCGAAAGCTGCGCGATCGCGCTTATTGTCGTAAACGCGAATGTTACCGCTGACTTGCACCAGCTCGCGCATGGAGCCAGGTTTGATAACGACAGGAACAGTGCCTACTTTAGGCAGACCGGCCGGACGTTCGTCAGGGTTGATGTACAGCACCAGGTCGTTATCGTCAACCTTGATTTTTACTTGGCTCATGTTTTTCTCCAGAACCTTAGTGAGAGGTATCGGTGATGTTTGCAAGGGTTTTGAAGATGGAGCGGAAATACTTGACTCCTTCTTCAGCCGACTCTCTATTCAGGATTTGTTTATCCAGTGCCTCGATAAGACCGAATAAAGGATTCCCTGAATAGAAAGCATATTCAAGCAGGTTGATTACTAACTCGGGTTCCTGCTTGAAGACCTCCGAATCTTTGTACGTTTCAGACAACTGCACGTCCAACGTTTTGTCGAACATGACATCGCCGGCATGACCGGCAGCGATAACGCAAGCGCCGTTCTCGCCAAACCAGGCAAACTTACGGCCGATCTCAACCTGAGTAGATTGATAGGCTCGACCAATAGCTTCCTGATTGGAGATTCGACCCAAGTCGCTGAACACGCGTGTGTTCCAAACAACCTGATCGAAGGCATTCTTCGTTTTACTGAAACCTAGTTGTTTCTTCATGACTGCCCCTATCTGCCAACAGTTGTTGACCAGTTCTGCATCAGGCACAATTGCTCATGCCGGTTGACGAACCACCGAATATCCGAGAAGGCTTGATTCGGGGTCATTAACTGCGAGTCGAGCATTTCCGTGATGCCATTCAGAGAATGGCCACCGTAGAATGCATGCTCTATGAGTTCGATGATCAAAGCCGGCCTGTTTAAGAAGACCGACGTTTGAGAATACTCCATCGACACGTACACAGAACCATCACGGCCAAAGATCACATGACCTCTGCTTCCGGCTACGATGATGCGTGGCTCACCATACTCGTTGATGTAGGCCGTCTCGAAGCGAGGGTCGAAGACAGAACGAGCTTGTTCCGGCATTTCTGATTCACGGGCCAAACGAATAGCCGTGAGTTCGGGAATGCTGCCGTAAGAGCGAATCCCAGAAACGTAATCAAAACGTTCTATGAATTTCTCTTCGGACTTGTTGTAAGTTAAATGATCCATAAGTCCTCCAAAGGACAAGGATGTTTAAACGGCAAAGTTGAGATGTTCTTTCATGATCTCAGCGATGCGAAGGCCAGGGAACATCAGACTTGCATCCATGTCTTCGACATGGATGAACAGGTCAGTGTGCTCCTTACGCACAAACGCTTTCTTAAAGTCGGCAAAAGACGCCCGATAGAAAGCGACCGAGTTACGGCCCGTCTCCTCAAACATCAGTGTCGAGAACGTAATCACGAGATCACGTTTCTTCGAGACCAAGAGGTACATGCCTTTCATTGGCATGCGGGTAAAGTTCAGGCCGAACTCTTCCGAGAACTCGCTTTGCTCTGCACCGTGTTGATGGTACTGAGGCGGAAGCAGGTCAGGAAGCTCAGGAACAAAACGCAGTGTTTCGAGAAAAGATGCAGTCATTGCTAAGTCCTCCTAAGGACAGGGTTTGTTTACTGCGGGTCTTTATAGACCGTTTGTGCTGTGTGGGCTGCCCACAGATCTATTCGAAGAATAGTTGTTAAGGCAACGCCCATCGTTTGCCGACGATCGAAATCAGCAAAGTTTTTAATCTTCGCCCAGTTAGTAGCACCGCCCTGTTCAATCCAGGCGTTGCGAAAAACTGCCCGTTCGGCTACTTCGTATTCCATCTCCCGCAACACGTAATCCAGCCAGTGGATCATTTCCGGTATGTTGGTGACGGCTTCGTATGTAACTTTTGCATCGAACGCTTTTCGACGGTGGATGTGATATCCATCGCCTAATGCTTCGCTCCGAGCGGGAATGTGATTCGGGTTTAACCGAAACCCTTCCACTTGATCCGCTAGGTTGCGGATGTAAGCAACCTTGAGCTTTGTATCCGGGTTGGTTACAAGCTCGTGGCTAGACATGTTAGACAAGTCTTTGCCGACGCGAATAAGTTGCTTGCCTGCGTCATGGTGCGTTGGTCGATTTGTCATGCGACCTCCGGAGATTGGCGCAGATAGTTCTGGTGATACCGACCGATAATTCGGCGGCGGATAAAGCTCGATTGCTCGGCTTCGTCGTAACGGTACAGATTGCTGGCAATGTAATCCAGCTCTTGGTTGAAAGTCGGTTGAGCAATGTCGATCAATTTCTTGACCGCAGTACCCAGCTTATCGATTTCAGCAAGAACAATCTTCAGTACGCGTTGGTTTGGCTTCTTAACCATTATGTCCTCCTAAGGACTTTGGTTTGATTCATGTGAGTTATGTGTGACTGAAAGAAAGTTAAATCCATGATCTTTATGTACCTCTAACCTTCCCCAGGTATGTCCCATGACTAATGAAGAAATGCTGACAGACCTTATCGTGTCGGCAAACCAGAGCTACCTGGAGCAGCACAATGTAACGCTTGCAAGAAAGGACCTGACCTTCTCTGGCCCAACTGCTGGGGAGTTTGAGAACGGCAACAACACGATGATCCGCGTGACTGCTCACGCCAAGGACGTCGAAGGTTCTTACGACTATCATTACAAACGTCTGGATATGCAACAAGCATTTACAGACCTTGGCGTGGGGCAGGTATCGGTCGATGTCAAGGAGATCATCGGCGCCGGTGTGCTCAATGCCCTGAGACGAAAATACAACTTCATTCTTTACGCCAGTGAAGTCGAGACATTCATCATTGACGAGAACGTCTGTACGATTACTGTAGTGGGTAATTGTTTAGTCTGGATAGGCACATTGACTGTCTATCTGGTCGAACAAGAACTCGAGGAATTGTCAGTCGCGTTCCCGAACAATATCCTCAACGGATTGGATCGATCCTAACCTCACGAGATCTTCAGTATGGCCACGGATTATACTCGCGACGAAATTGATGTAGTGATCGATCTGATCCGTCGCTGGAACAACAACAAACCTCTAAGCAACGTGATGATTACCTTCGGTAATCCTAACGTCTTCGTACCCACCGAGGAAATCGATCGTAACACGTTGCTGGTAGGTACTGCCCGACCTGGCTTCATGTATCGAGGCAGTCAAAGCTTTTATTACAACCGTATTCCTCTGACCGAGTTTGTAGAGGTCGGCGTCACGGATCTGAACTTTGATCCTGACGGCAAGTTAAAGATCAGTGATTTACTTCCTGAGCTTAACGAACGGCTGAGCATCAACCTCAAACCTGATCGCATCATCGATTCCGGACTTCCCGTGTTGGGCGAGGACGATGTCAGCGTTGATGTGCAGATCCAGGTATTGCCGATTTCGATGGTCTATCTCGGCAACTTGCTTGTCAAGCTCAAGCGGGCAGACAACGATTTGGTAGTTGCAATTCCAGACCCTGTGCTGGACGGCCTGGTCTATGAAGCACCGCCATTAGACGACTGATAGCATACAGGGAGTGGCATTGCCACTCCCTGTATGTTTTAACCTTCAATTCTATGTGTCACGTTTAACTGTTTCCTTACGCCACCCTCGGAGCTACTTCCATGGCCAACGATTTAACCAAAGCGCCCAAGCAGATTATTCTCGATATGGTCAATGCCAAGACTGGCAAAGGCTTCACCGAGGCTTCTTTCACCTGGGCGGGTCTTCCTGTTGTTGAAGCAACTGGCAAAAACACCAGCCTCACTCTGACCGCTGCTCCTGGTTCGGGCTATAAGAACGATCGCGTTATTCGCTACGTTCGTCCACACCTGGGCACCGACGTCGGTGCGGCATTCATTGCCTCCGGCGGCGATCGCGACCTGGTCTTCAGCATTGGCGACTCCACCAAGATCGCCGACCTGATCCCTGAATTCAACAGCCGTCTGAAAGTCAACCTGACTACCGACGACTTCGTCGACGCCGACCTGCCTGAGTTCACCGGCACCCTGAACGAAGAGCATGACGTTCAAATCGTCGTCAAAGCTGACTCGCTGATCTTCACTGGCTCCATCACGATCACCGTGAAAGCCGAAGACATCGATCTGGCTGTCGCGATCCCTGACGTCGAAATGGACGGCCTGACTTACGCCGCTCCTCCTCTCGTTTAAGGCTGCAGCGATACCCCGTGCAGATGAGGATGGGGTTTTTGCCTCATCCTCATCTGCACACCTATGTCGGTAAGTGGCTCACCCAGGAGATACTTCATGCTCCTTCTAAAAGGAACATCCGAAAAAGCATTGGTAGATCTTATCAATGCCAACAACGATTTACCCGTACCCCTCGATGTAGGTGATCTGTATTACGGCAAGCCCAAGCCTGTTGCAGGTGGTCTGACGCATCTCCCAGTTGTCACGATGTACGACAACGAAGAGTACGAAGGCTACGCTAAATTCGAATATCGTCGTCTCAACCTGTCTGTCATCTTCCGGGACATTCGCCCATTGATGCGTGAGGTTGGGCAAAACAGTCTGGTGCGGTTGCTCCCAATCGTTAACCAGAAGACTGGCTTGAATCTGCAGCCAGAAGACATTATCGATCAGTCGATTGTTTGGCTGGGCGGTAATGAGCAGGCTAACCTTCAGTTCGTTATCTCGCCGAATTCTCTGGCGTATGAAGGCCGCATCATCATTCAGTTTGTTCGGGTTCGTCCGACGCTGGTGAGCATGATTCCGAATACCACCCTGAATGTGCTGAAGTTCCCAGATCCTGTTGTTGCCGGGAAGCACTCGCTGTCCATGGATACGTGGGGCATCGACTTCACTGACGATCAAAAAGATCTGCAGGTTTACGGCCAAGGCTGGCTCAACCCAACCAAGGTCAAAGACATCATGACCCGTAACGGTTTTCCTGACTTCCCCGTCGGTACAAGCGGCGCGGACATGAAGGTATTCCTTCAGGCTACAAAAGACGTGCCTCGGGCCAACAAAGCGTATTCGCACGTCATCATTCAAAAGGACGTAAATGCCGCGACGTATAACGGCGATGCGTACTTCCACTTCAACCGGTCGTAGAGGCTTCGTTTATGGCTTTGTATCAGCTGCCACTCGAGGCAATTCTCGAGGCAATTAAGACTCAGAATAACGTAGATTTGGTTGAAGCCGAATACGTGTTCGGTAATCCGGTGGTCATCCCCACGGGACCGTCTGGTGAAAACACCAGCATGACCATCACCGCAAAGGACATTCAAAGTACTTACGACGGCACTGTGCCGATCAAGTACAAACGTTTGGATCTTGCGGATCTCGCTACTCTGATTTCCACTTCCATCAAGGGCTACAACCTTGAAACGATCATGGATGTGGCCAACCGTCTGAACCAGTTACACGGCCTGAACTTCACCACTGACGATTTCGTCGATGGTCCAGCAGGTACAGTGGACGGCAACGGCACTGTGACCCTCACTGCGAAGGCGACGAGCCGTAACTGGATCGGCACTATCGATTTCACGGTAACGCAAGGTGCGCGGCCTCTGGGGGACTTCCTGACGGTAACCAACCTCAATGGGTTGAACTATCCGACAGGTCGTATCGACAAACCGTACGCCGCAGCGTATTCGTACTGGCGTGACTTCAGCCCAGTGTCGTCTGATCTGTCTGGCGTTGCTGCCGGCACGGCGCATCTGGAAATCGTTCGTCAAGTATTGGCAACGATTACTGGCGATTCGTGGTCAACGACTGCTGCTCAGCGTTACAGTCTGCTGGGCGCTAACATCACATACTCCGGCACTACCGAAGGGCGTGATGACGTCAATCCAGAATACGCGTTTGTCGTGATCGTCGCTCTGGACGAAACGAACTCAGTTGGTCTCAGCGGTTCGTTGGTCCTCCATTACAACCTGCCTCCGGTTGATTAAGGAGAGACATGATGGATAACAGCATCACAAGGCTTCTTAATGAAGCCAACGAGAAGAACGTTCCCAAGCGTCCGCTCTCGCTGATCAACATCACTCCTCAAGCACCGGTGGTCCTCGAAGGGAACGAGAAGTTCAACTCGGCTATCACGATCGAGGCTGTTCCTGGCCGCGTTTATGTTGGGCAGCAAACCCTGCTCTACAAACGGATCAGTCTGACGGAAGCGCTGGAAGATCTTCAACTGCGAAACACCGTCCCGTTTACATCAGAAATGGTGATCGAGATGGTGAACCGCCAGTTGGGTCTGTTCATCACTCCTGAAGATCTGGAACCGTTCACGCCGCCCACTCTGGAACTGAACGAGACGAAGACACTGACTCTCGTTTCTCGGCCTGAAAGTTTTGGCTTCATTGGCTCGGTTGAAATCGAGTTGATGTACGGCCGGACTCTTTTGGAATCGATCATCCACATCCGCCTTCTTGATTTGTTCAAGCATCCGGACGATCCAGCTCTGGCCAAGAAATCTGGCAGGATGCTGACGTGGGGAATCGACTTCACGAGCCTGCGCGATGCACTGAAGGTTGATCCGGCCACGGCGACGTATACCGACTGGACCACTTTGCAATCTGCCTGCCTGTACATGGGAATCCCTTCGTGGTTCCAAGGTTCGATTGTGGACTACCCGACTTCTGCAATTGACGACTGCAACAAGGACTTCGACCGTGTCGTGGTTCAGCAGGCTGTTGTCAGTTCATCGATCCTCGGCCCTTTGTATTTCCATTACAACTTGCTTGACGAGGTTTAACCAAGATGCCTTTATACAACAAGCCATCGCCAGAACTGGTCTACGACCTCATTAATGCCGCTAACCCGGATCTTCCAGTTGCGCTGACACCAGCGAATGCAAAGCTGGACAATCCGGTAACGGCTACGATCCCTGGCCGATCCGATCTCAACACCACCATCGCGGTTATCTCTGTCGGTGGCGACTATATCGGCCGTAAGCCGATGAACTATCGCCGTATCGATCTGAGTAAGTTGCTCCGCGGTGTGCTGGTACAGATGAACAAGTACTCGGCAAACCAAAGCGCAAGCAACTCGATTGTGTTTACCGTTTACAACCTGCTGCCGCTGATCAACGCCAAGCACGGTCTGAACCTGACCACCGACGACGTAGCGGATGTCAACATCCTGCGCGGCAACACTCAGGAAGGTGGGTTCTACACCACCACCGTGACCGTGAACGCAAAAGCTACCAGTCTCGGCTACGTCGGTTCGTTTGCATTGAAATGGAAGTCGGCTCCTCAGGATCTGGAATCCATGATCACCGTGACCAACCTGACCGCTCGTCGTTTCCCTGGTGGCAACGACTTCAGCAACCCATCGCACCCGGTTGTCGTCAGCAACATGGCGTTCGGTATCGACTGGACTGCATTCATCAACTCCGGCGTCAAGTGGAACAGCTACCCGAACGGCTGGGAAGGTATCGGCGACGCAGTGGTCGGCTTCGGCAACCGCTTCATCGACGAACTCAACCGTCTATACGGTAAAGGCCTGGTTTATCCAACCAACGCTGCACCGGCGTACGCCTACCAGTCGTGGGCTGGCCGCGTAGTAGACTTGAGTACTCAAGCCGGTATCGATTCTGCACCGCTGGCTAACTCCAAGTACTACAACCGCGTGCTGATCCTGACCATTCCTGATGCGGATACCGCTAAAGGTTGCGGTGCTGGTCAACACTACATCCACTACAACGTCTGAGGATAGAATCGATGTCGTACATGAATCAATCCCTCATCGATGTGTTGCTGGCTCTCAATGCGGCCAACTCGACGGCGTTCACGCCGAACGACTTCACTTACGGTGCTCCTCAGGTGCTCACTGGAACGTGGCAAGGTCAGCTGACTACTCTCAACACCGGTTTGCGCATCACTGCAAAAGCCGGCGGAGCGTATCAGGGTAGTCGACCGATCGCGTACGACCGTCTGAACCTGGCTTCTTTGACTGCGGCCAACCTTCCGGGCTTCAAGTGCGCGGCGTACAACATCACGTCCGTGCACAGCCTGTTGCCGATGTTGGCCTACTGGACTGGCATTCAGTTCACTACCGACGATCTGGAAGACAATGCTCTCACCGATAACGGTGACAATACTCAGACTGCTATTCTGCAGGCCAAAACTGGCAGCCTGGGTTGGATCGGCCAAGCAACTCTGACGATCACTAAGGGCGCTGCTCCGCTGGATCAGTTGGTGACCGTGACCAACCTGAATGGTCTGAACTACCCAACCGCCAACGATACCGATACGTTTGCTCTGATGTATCTGTACCCGTACGACTTCACCAGCTACTTCAACACGCTGTCCGCACTTGCTCCGGGTGTTCTCAACACCACCCAAGCGAATGCGATCCGCGACATGTTGCTGGCAGTCGATACCGGCAACGGCAAAGCGCTGTGGGTAAACACTCCAGGCACTACCGCCTGGAACGTGGCTGGCGCCACCGTCGTAAGCAACGGCCTGAACTCGGCATCCTTGCCAACGAACTCCGCGTACAAGTACGTGTTGGCTCTGCGCCTGGATCCAACGGTTCTGACTCCTGCTGGTCTGTCGTACCTCCACTACAACGATCCGTTCGACGCGAACGCGTAAGTGGGCATAGACGAGCACCGCGAGGTGCTCGTCTACTTATCCATTCGGAGATTAATCATGGCTGATCCTGGTACGCCAGCAACTGATTACAAAGCCGATCAGATTGACATTCTTTACGATCTGATCGAAGCAAGCAACCCTGGATTCAAAACGGTTTATCCAAAAGGGACTGTTCAATTCGGTGCCCCTGCGGTGATCTCTGTTCAGCCGGGCGATCCGTACAAGAACGACACATCGATCCTGATCTCTGCTGCCCCCGGTAGTTCCGTTCTCGGTCAACAGACCGTCAAGTATCGTCGTATCGATCTCGGCACGATCTACCGCAACATGAAGTTAACGCTGAACGATTACTTTGCCACCACCCAGTTGCCAGTGGCGACTTGGAAGGCATCGTTCGCTCAGAAATTCGGTATCAAGATTCCTGCCTCCGACATTGCAAACACGGCAGCGCTCTCGTCGGGTGTGGCTACGACCGTTAGTGTCGTGACCACTAGCCAGTGCTACAAGGGATCGGTTCAGTTGACGTGGACTGTCGGACCTCGACCTTTCAACATGTTGATCACCGACTCGAACCGTGCGCTGGCTGGGCGTCTTTATCCGGGTGGTAATGATTTCACAACCCCGGGCCGCAAACCTCAAGGTGAGTTCATCGTCTACGCTCAAGATGCCTCTGCTATTTCGGCAATCTTGCAGACGATCCCGCCGGTGTGGAACCCAACCGTCGGAGCGAACAGTGGACTTCAGCAAATTCTTGATTGGCTGAACGTCAATACCGCGTATAACAACTGGCAGATCGCTGATGCTGCAACGCCCGGTGGTTGTGTAAACATCACCTGGTACCGCTACTCATTGCCGGCCGCTGCCTTACCCGAAGCCAACGTTGCCAAGTACAACACTGCCGTCGTTATTCAGGCAGCGGCAAACAGCTGGTTCGCAGGTAAGGTTATCCTCCAATACAAAGTGTAGGTGTCGCCATGAGCATTTTCGTAACAAGCGTGGCGGACCTGGTGGCGATGATCAATGCTGCAAGCGGCGTTACATTCACCGCTTCCGATCTGGTCTTCGGTACACCACGACCTGCTACTTCAGCCGAGATCACCAAGTACGGGAAGAACACCGCTATTCCTGTTCGGGCTTCCGATACCACGACGTTGGTCTCTGGTTTCACGACGTTCTTTTACGACCGACTTGACCTTAAGCCGCTCGAGAACTTCAACCTGATTGGCTGTATCTGCGCAGACGGTGTTCCGTTGGCTACGTGGTTGCCTGTCGTGGTTGGGTACATCAACGTACCGTTCACGAGTGCTCATTTGGTTGAGCATGCGTCGGCCACCGTATCTGGCAAAGTAAACGTCATTCTGGAAGCCACTTCCAACAGCCTTGGCTGGACAGGAACGGCAACCTTGAAGTTTGGCGGTTACCCAGACATCACAACGGCCTTTAACACTGACAAGTTGTTGGGCTTCTAAGTCGAGGATTTGAATATGCAAGATTGGCCGAACTATTTGATCCGTGCCGACTTTACCGAACTGGGCGAGTTGATGCACGACGTTCCGGTTGGTGTGTTGAACGAACCCGATCAGCGTTTGATTGCACAGATCTTGGCTGAGTGTGGTCCGCAAGATGACAAAGCCAAGTGGAACCTGAACGAACAGGACGTGGAATATAGCCTGAATGGCGCTGAGGTCGTCTACAACGAACTTAACCATCCGAACCTGCCTACGTTCAGTCATTACAAGTACGCCCTCGGGTTGCGCTTCCCGGAGCGTTCTGTGGCTCCAGTGGGAACTATCTATCTCTGCTGGAATGATCCAGCAGTAGAAGAAGATCCGGTTGAAGAAACACCACCTGCGGCTGAGGAGTGATCTCATGCTTCGTGCAATTATCGGAACTGACAATGCGCTGAAGACTACCAACCCAGCCGTCGGCGCGACGTTCTCGGACTGGTGGACTACGTTTGGCCACCCAGGTCTGTCTGTAGGCACCAACATCAGCCGTGTCTGCGTCGACCAAGATGGTTGGATCAGCGCGATGACCAACTTGTCGGACCAGATCGTACCTTTCAGCATGAACGGTTACGTGCCTGTCAATCCGAACAAGCTGACTATCGGCATGCGGATCAAGACGCTGGCAGTGTATGCCAACGCCCACTCGATCGTACACCTCAACTCCAACGTCACGCCGAACGACCTTAGCTGCTATCTGTTCTTGGCAGGCAGTGGTGGTGCGCCATGGCTTAGCGGCGTTGGTACTGAGTATTACGTCGAAATGACCTACGACTTTGTTGCAGGCACCGTGGCCACCAAGGTTAACGGCACTTCGCTCTCTTCGTACACCCCGCCAGCGATGTCGGCGGCCATCAAGGCGCAATGGGCGGCTGGCAATGGCTGTATTGGTATTCGTCTGGCCAGCTCTCCAGGTGGTCGCTACGCGGTGCGCGACATCTACGTCTTGGATGACGTAGCAGGTGACGGGATGGTCGCTCCACTGGGCGATCAGAAGATGTACCCTGTGTATCTCGATTCCGCTGTCGGGGTCGAATGGACGACGAGTACGGGAACCGGCACTTTGCTGGACGCTCTGCTCGCACTTCCTCCAGCAACAACGACAGCCAACTCTCCAGGTAGCAAATTGCCACTGGACATGAGTCTGCGCACCACCGCACCATCCGGCACCAAGATCAATGGCGTGCAAATCAACATGGTTGGCAATAGCGTTGGTGTTGGCCCGACTACCAGTAAGATCGAAGTTGGGCTGAACGGCTCCTCGTCTCCGATCAAGTATCCGGTCCTGCCTACGACTCTGACATCGGCTCTGGTTGGACTCTACCCCAAAGCCCCAGACGGTACGGCGTGGGATACGGTGAAGGTAGACACCGCTGCGGTCAAATTGACTCCAGACACTATTTCCTGATACGAGGAGTTATCATCATGGCAGTTAGAGCAATCATTGGTTTCGACCACCTGCCGCAGAACGACACGAGCTGGATCAATTACGCCAGCCACGGTATGACTCGCGGCGCTGACTTGTCGGCACAAAACACGATCGTCAATGGATGGCTGGTCAGTAACGCAACCGCATCGGGGGCTGAGCGGACAAGCATTCCGCTTGATCCGTACTTGGTATCTCCGGTAAGTAAGATCTGGATCGGTATCCGCTGCCGATCCACTCTGAACGCCCGCGGTGGTGCGGGCATCATCTACTTCGGCGGCACGTACGTCATGCTCGATTCGCTGATAGGCGTTACCGGCACGACGTCGTATCTGGAGTTCTCTTACGACATCGCGTCTGGTGTGGTTGAACGCTGGGTGAATGGGGTTAAGCAGGCCAATACCAGCGCACCATCCACCCGCAGCATGCTGTTGGGGCTTGAAGTCAAGGGTAGTCTCAATGGCCGCTACGACTGGCGCGACATTTACATCTGCGACGACCAGGGTGCTGCGCAAGGTTTGCCAATCGGCCCATTGGGTCCTCAGGTCGCTTACCCGATCACTCTGGATTCCGCATCGGCTTTGGATTGGACCACCACTCCGGGAAGTTCCACACTGCTCAACGCACTGAGCGAGCCGGGCGCTATCCCAACAGCCAACATTGCTACATCGGCCACAAACGCTCCAGTTGCTGCTAGCCTCAAGGCTAACTTGCCGGGTGGCGTTATCGTGAATGCGATCGAACTTGTAATGGGTGCTCGTTCAACAGGTGCGGCTACGGCAAAGGCTGCGGCTAAGCTTTCTCTGGCCGGCACTGAACTTGCAGGTCTGACGCCGGTTTGTCCAATCACCAACTACAGCTATAACCTGGGCCTGGGTGTGTTCCATAGAGCACCTGGTGGGGCTTATTGGAATAGTTCTAACATCGACGGCACGGATCTGATCCTGACGCCTGATGTTTGAGGAGTAGTCCATGCCAATTAATGCCGCAAGTATTCAGGGATATGCCCTGACCCGCTTGGCAACACCGGTCAACGTAGCCGAGATTCACGGCTACGCACTGACTACCCCGCCGGCACAACTTGCTTTGAGAAGGTTTCAAGGCTACGTGATGGGCGTGCCGCCTAACAGTTTGGCAATGAAAACGTTCAACGGCTATGCGATGGCGTATAACGTCGCGCTGCCAAAAGGCGTGGATGGCAAGACCGGTCTGATGAACATGATCCTGGCCGTTAGTAAGACCGTTCGGCCTGCCACCCATTTCTCGTTAGGTGCAGTAGAGGCGTATAACGACCCTAATCAGATTTACAACTCACGGGCGCTGCTGACTGCATTGCCCGCTGCTCAGTTGTCGGGGTCGATGTACTTCTACTACAACCGTACGGGTCTTGCCCGCATGGGTAGTCTGGCAGGTGTGGTGATCGGAAATGCTGCGACGACCCAAGCGCTGATTCCGGCGATCAACGCAGCTACCGGGATGACCCTCACCACAGCAGATATTATCGACGAACCCATCGCGGCGGGATCACCTGAGGTGACGATCACGGCTGCTAGTACTAGCTACTTCTTCACGCCAGGCGATACTTGTCAAGTAGGCTTCACACCTACGCTTGCATCGCAGTTCAAAACTGATACGATCCTCTGGTCGTAAGGAGCCAAACCATGAAAGTTCATGCGATGTACGGTTTGGACCTCCCGACCACGAACGCATCTGGTGCTGGTGCGCTTGCACCTCTTCAAACCCGGTTCCCAAACGGCCCGTGGCAAACGTATATTGTCAACACTGAAATCAACTTGGCCGTCAGTATCTTCACGGATAAGTGGGTGAGGATGGACGTTAGTGCTGGTCAATACAACTACGGTAACTACCGTTTTCGGATGTCTGCAGACATTAAGGAGATGGTGCCATCGGTTGGTCCTACATCGAACCTTTGGTTTGGCGTGAGGGTAAAACCGAGCTCGACCTACACCGGTAACGGTCTTGTGCATTTGACGTCGGTCATTGAAATCACCAACATGTTCGACATCGTAACCAAGGCAGACATTCCGGGCTTTGTGTTCGATAAACCGTACTACGTTGAGTTCAACCTCAACTTTGCAACCAACACGGTTAAGCGTCGTGTGGACGGTAAGCCACTCAGCGACCTCATTATGCCGGCTTGGATGGCGACTGCGGTATCGGCAAGCCCTGGCGGTACGAGCGTATGCGTTGGCATTGGGCACAATGCTCAGTACAACATTACGCAAGGCCAAACCCACACATTCTTCTGGCGTGACTTCTTTTGCGTCGAATGGGAGAGTGGTGAACTGGCTCAGTTCCTTGGACCGCAGATTGTTGAAAAGGTGCCTGTGTCTGCTGTGTCTGCTCCTACCTGGACTGCAAGTGCTGGTGATGCTACGTCCGTACTGAAGACGGGTTACAGCAACCCATCGACAGGTATCGCAACACCCACGCTGACTACTGATGATGCAATGACTCCTGCGTCGATTACCTATAACGCATCTGCCATTCCTCAGAACGCTGTCATCAACGGTGTGCACGTTAAAGGTCGATCGGCTGTTACTGCTGCAACGACAGGGAACCTTGGCGTCTCGTTGACTGTAGGTGGTGTAGAAACGCCAGACGCCACTACGCCTATGGTGGCGGCTCAGACGTTCTACGATCGGATCTTCTCTGCGCCTAAAACGCCAGCTGGAAATCCGTGGTATCAGCCGAACTTGGCTGGTCTGACCGTCAAACTCAAACCTAAGGTGTAAGTCATGGCGAACCCAAAGTTTGTAATCCGTTCTGCGGATGTGTGGGCCATGTACGGCCTGAGCAACCTGCCGCCGTTCTCGGTTGCTGGGTCAGTCGGTATTCTTGCTGCAGTTAACAAAGAGCAAGGGACTTCGATTCAGGCCAACCAAGTGACGTTCAGCGGTCTCACCGTTAGTTCTGGCGATACGCTGTTCAACACTACTGTGCTCATGACCGCGGTTGCCGGCAAGGGCTATAAGGGAACGTATACCTTCCGCTATAACCGAGTAGATATTGCCGTTCCGTTCCAAGGGAAGGACATGACTCTTTCGGGGAATTATGCGGATGTGTTCTCAGCCTTGTCGGCGATCAACACGAAGTTCGGTTTGGCTCTTGAGCAACGAGATGTCATCAACAGTACCATAGCTGCGCCGGGTGGGCAGATTACATTGAAGATCAAACCTACCTCGTTCTATTACGTGAACGGGACTCAGGTCATCATCAATGCCCCAATTCCATTTGCAACGGTGGCTCCGGTTACCGATGCTCTTGGTTTCGATCCAGCATGACAGCATACACCCCGGCCGCAATGGCCGGGGTGTATGCTGCTTATTGCACGACTGTGTTGAGAACTTCTTCAACTTCTGCTGCAAACAACTGCGCAGCCGCACCTGCTGAGGCGTAATCAAAACTGAGGTACAGAATACCTGTTTCTTCACCCAGCAGTTTTTCAACCGAGAAGCTATCAATACGGCAGACGTTAAGTACGCCAGCGATGTGGGCTTCGGAAATGCCTTCGGTCGGTGTAAAGAGGACGGTGAGCTCTACGTCACCATCTACTTTCTTCAGGAGTTCGAACAACTTCTGAGCGGTTTCGATATTGTCTTTATACGCAATACCGACTTTTCTTTGCCAATCGAAGTCAATCAAACACTCAACGATTTCTTCAACCGTCATGTAGCTGTAGTCAGCAGGATCGATGATCGCGCTACCTAACTCGATCGCTGCTTTTGCTGCTGAGGCCCAGCGTTCGTCTGGCTGCATTGGCGTGCCAAGCTTGCTGACGTTCAGGCCGACGAGATTGACGCGATACTCACGCATCTTTCTTGCCAGCGCCCTGAAGGTTCGCCAAGTCGTTTTCGACGACAGAGGTGTCTTTACCGTACTTTTTGAGTTCGAACACGAATTGCTTCATGGCTTCGAACAGGACATTGTCGTTGTTGTGCATGTTGCCGATCAGGTTGAGGGTGCTGTAATCGAGATCCTTGTCAATCACCGGCACCTTGATGCTTGCCGGAGCATCAGGGTTGAAAGCCATGTTGGAGTCGTAATCGCTGCTGTGGGGCAGCGCGTTCGGGAAGGTAAACCCTGTGAACTTCCAGGCGTCGATAACGGTGGTTTGATCTTCTGACAGTTCGTATGCGAGGAGATCGAAACCATCCTGTTTCACTTCGGTTGGCGTGCGGCCAACGAAGCAAAGTTTGGTGATTGCCCTGAGCAAGCGACTGGTCGCTTTGTTTTTCAATTCGGGGATTTCGATATCCAGCCCGGTCTCCTGACCATCTTCAGTAACGAGCTTTGGCAGCGCCGCCATCAATTCGACTGGTTGCAGATAACTAGCAGTATTGAAACTACCGATGTTTCTGGACTGGTTTTCGAAAAGGTTGACGAAAGCTTTGTGTAGCACTTCGTTTTTTGTCAGGATTTCCGGCACCTTGACGATCTTTACAACGATAACACCAGGAACGTAAGGGCGAGCTTTTTCTTGATTGATAGACATAACTACTCCAGGGGCTTTTGGGTTTGTGGTTACTATCTGATACCCGCTTTCTGTAGTTAGTTACCTTGCGGCATAAAGCGAGGCCGAAGCCCCGCCCTATGTTTGTTACTTAGGCTTCAGGGTCGAAGCCGTCGGCGTCAGTCACCGGAGCCACGGTAGCGAAGGCTACGTCTTCGTCAGCGAAGTTCAGAGGAACAACGCGGCTGCCGACGTACAGCAAGCTGCTGGTTTTTGCGGTGATGGTCACGGTACCAGGAGTGGTTTGGTCGACCGGTGCGGTGTAGGCACTGGCGTCAAATTCCGAAGCCAACAGGCCCAGAGCGGTGGCAACCTTGGTTACCGAAGCAGCCTGATTGTCGCCTTCAGCGACCAGAACGCTGGCAGGAGCGGTGGAGGCCACGGCACCAGAAGCCAGAGATTGACGGGTGTACGAGAAGGTACGGGAACCTTCGATGCCCTGACCATCGATACCGGTCAGAACAACGCTGGTGTTACGACCGCCGGTACCGGCAGCGGTGGTTGGAGCAGCCGCAGTAACTTGCGACTCGGTGATGTTGGTGCTGGTTGCGGTGTTAGCAGCGTTGATAGCCGCCAATACGTTAGCCAGTGGCGTCAGCGTGATATTGACCTTCATGGATATATCCTCGGCGATTGGTAGAACAAAGATCTCAACATGGGATCTTCATACTATTGCGGCATAAAAGGCGCCCCGTCGGGCGCCAGTACCGCCCCAGGAGTGCAACGCCCATCCACCAACCACCTATGCCCGTAGGTGGCTGACGGCTAAGCTCTACACGCCTAACTGTCCTTTGTGAAGTCAATGCACCGCCGAGCATTGACCACACCCATCGCCCGATTCGACCTTCCAGGATCAGGTGGTCGAAGACTCTCTTCATTTGCCCTGGAGAGAAGTTTCTTTTCAAATTATAGGTACGAGAAGTAAGATGTTACAAAGTAGCGGTAAGGGCCAAGGCAAGATCCGACTTGATAAGCCGGTGTGCATGGACCTCTTGGGCAATGCGTTTGTACTCCTCGCCTTCACGAACCTCACCGAAGATATCGAGGTAGATCAACCGAGCATCCTGACGACCGTCCACTTCGGAACGACCGTAGAAGACAGATGGCAGCCACCACGCGTCGATGATGTCGTTACTGCTTTCATCGTACTCATAGGCAAACACATTGATACCAGATTGGCCAATGTCGTTCAGAGTACGGTTGTTCAGGAACTGATCGATCACGACGTTCAAGGTGGTCTCGTAGACCTTCCCTTTGATCTCACGGATGACGATGTAAGGCTGGTGAGTGCGTTTGTACTTGAGCGGTACGTCGCCCTTCTTAACGCCTTTTGGATCAGCCCACGATACGCCGCCGAAGCCGCCGATTTTACTGACGCTCTGTTCCGCCATTGCCGTAAAAGCATTGGCAAGATCAGGCGACATGTCTGGAGGAAGACTCACCACGACCAGACGGATGGGGTTAGGTACATAGTTCTCGGTTGGAACTTCTTCCACCTTAGAACTTGCCGGAATTACTGCCGCTGTGTTTCTGCCTGTTAGCCAGTCCCAAAGTTTCATTTCTTATTACCTGTTTTGATTTGGAGTGCATGCATACACACAGCATAGAGGCAGGGCGTGCGCCCTGCCTCTATGTCATTTCTTTTGTTAAGCCGAATAGATGTCGCTCATCGTTTTCAAAGCCGATAAAAAACAAAGAGTCCTTTGAGCGCTTTACTTCGCCTATCGCGCCATCTACAAGGCAGGCAATGTTCGATGAACAAAACCCCAGGTCAGACTTCCGTCTGTAAGTTTGCTTGTCAGCAGGGAGCTGTCGTCCGTAAACGACTTACTATAATGACTCGCTTTAAGTTTTGTGAAAGAGCTCGTGTTACATAGTAGTATTATTTTGCCACTACAAACAAAAAAAAAGAAGGTAAGCAAACCCACGGCGAACCGTGGGCCTGTGCTTAGACGTAGAACCTGTAGACTTTACCAGGCCCATGGACGTACAACCAAGCTGCTGGAGTACCGGTGTATTTAGCCGGTGCGTCATCAGATACGTTGTACTGGAGACCATAGTTTACGCCTGCAGATTTGGCTCTCGCCAACTCGTAGGTTTCAACAATGGTTTTCCAACCTTCTTTCTGGAACATGCATTTGTCGAAGAAGTTCCAGATGCGATCGTGGAGCGGTTTCGGTAATGCGTACCCGTACCACGAATCGCGGCCGGTGTCACTTCTTGCGTAGTCGCGCATGATCTTCTGGTGCGGCGTCGCCGGAGTCATGATGAACCAACCCGGATATAATGCCGGAGGTAATTCATCAATCAGACTTCCAAGTTCTCGTAGCGTCTCAATTGCGCGCTCGGTGTATTCATCACCTTTTTCTTCGAGAAGTTTGGTGAAGCCAGTTGGACCGTAGTGCTCGTACTTGATGTTCGGATACCGGTCGACCAACTGCTGCAGTGGTTCGTGACTGACTGTATTCTTGAGTGCCTTGAGTGCGAGGGCTTTCACCTCCGCATTGATCAAGTCACTTTCCAGCAGGTCTTGGCGCAGTTCTTTTTCTTTGGCAGACCAGGTGTGATAGACATTGATGTCATCACTGTATTCGTAAGTGTGGTCGAAATTGATCACACGTTTAATCAACAACTCTGCAGGAACCAGCTCCCGATCGCTTTTGTTTTTCAGGATCTCGATTCTTTCCGCATCTTCCGGGTGAAGGTACTTCATTTAAGTGCGCTCCAGGAACTTATAAGAAAGGGTGTATTTGTAGAAAATAAAAAGGAGTGCCGCTGTGGGTTTCCCCACAGCAGTTACCAATGGCTGCTAAACCATCGGGTAGTGTTTACCGGTTTCCAGATCCCAAAGGTCGGATACCAACACCGACCCTTTTCTGTCTACGTTGAATGCTTTTATCATGTCGATGACCTCGTTGTCCTTAACCAAGGGCAACAGACCACCTACAGATACTTCGGTCGATAAGACCTTGCCGTCAGAGAGACGGTGTTCGTTGATCGTGTACAACCACCCAGGACGTGGATCGTCTTCAGGTTTCGTGTAGATCTTGAACGCGTACTCTTTCTTCGAGGGATTTACGAAGACGCCGGCCCAAGTAAAGCGAGCAGCGGTGATGTTTCCACCGCTGGGTTGGTTACGGGAAGCCTGGCTATCAATCAATGCTTCGATGATAGCCAGCTGTTCAAGATCGCTTGCATTAACACTGCTCATGCTCACTCCTTAGCGATACCGTAGGTTACGAACATTTTGGTGGACGTGTTCAGGGCATTGAGAAGATCGTTCTCGGTAATGGAACTGAAGTCCAATTGGATCTGCTCCAGGACATCCTTTACCGATTCCAACTCCATCATGAATTGACGAAGCTGGTCTCCTTCAAGAGCAGCGTCGCCGACGTGCAGCTGTTCAACGTTGGTCTGGATCCGTTGAACAATCTGGAGTTTGCGTGAAACGCTGTTGAAGAACTTGCAGAACTTGTAAGTACCGTACAGACCTGCGGCAACGCAGACAGTACCACACGCAATGCGGATAGCAGCTTCTACTGACATGGCAATTCCTTTAAGTGCGTTTTTCAGCACTGTCGTAAATGTTTTTGATTTCGATCTGGATTTCTTCCAGCATCGGTATGTTGACGTAGCTATACGAAATCTTGTTGGTCAGGTAGCGGACCCTGAGAGCCTGCTCACTGGTGAGGAACATCGGACGCTTCTCACGTTGCTTAGACATGAGGTGGAGGAGATGTTTGATGTTCCCCTCGAGTTCAGCGCGTTGCTTGCGGTCTGCTTCAGAAACCGGCGATGGCTCAGATGCAATTTTCTTCTCGCTCTTCAGAATGAAGTAGCTAGCCACAGCCAACGTTGCGGCAATGCCCGATGCGGTGGCAATGCCTTGGACCCACGGATTACGAACGAAAACTAACATAGTGAAATCCTCAGAAAGTGTTCATCTGGTGTTTGCGGACAAGATGCCAGCCGGCTACGAAAAACGCCGTCGACTCAGCAGCGAAAAAGAGGTTAGCCCCAAGGGTGTAATGGAACCCGATGGAGTAGAGCACAATCGGCGTGGTGATAAACGATGCTAAGAACCCGTTCCTGTAGTGCGAGTTGTTAGCCATGCTCGTGTAGAACAACGCCGAAAGCATTGAAGCGGCGAACTTGAGTCCTGCCCAACCGCCCACCGATTGCGACAGCAGGGTGCTGAACTGACGATGCTGGCGATAGAGAATAAAGCCAACATAAACCACGACGAGCAAGAGATCTGCTTTTTGCATTACTAAGTCCTCCAAAGGACAGGGTGGTGTGTAGTCAGTTCCAGTATGTATTACTGAGAGTTTTTTAAATCGAACTATAACGGCATAAAGGCGGAGCTTGCGCTCCGCCCTATGCTTTCCGCTCACCACCATCGCCACACACCACACACCCTACAGAGCAATCCACTCCCACGACGATTGCCCTGTAGGCTAAGTGATACTTAGCAGTCACTGCCACACGACCAGGAATGGCAATGACCATCGGTCAGGGGGAATGTCCTGACCACAAGTAGCCCATCCAGGAGCAGGATGGATGGGCGTGATCTGTCTACACATATAATGTAACTTATCACCAACCTAACACTGGTCGACTCACAAGAGGAGGGATAGGTTTGTTCACCCATTCTTCAAACATTCGTGATGTTGCTTTCGAGTTAGTGACGCGACCAGACTTATAAAAGCCTGCTCGTTTGAAGATAGTTTGGCTAGCCAGATTACTGGGTTCAATCCAAGCACGGCCCGGTTTATCACCGTCGTCAAAATACTTCTTTACTACATCTGTAGCTAATCCTTTACCACGGTGAGATGGTTCAATAAAGATGGTGCCGGTTCTGTATCGTCCATCTGGTTCAAGCTTAGGGGTGAAGAAGCCGACTGGTTTGCCTTCGAGGTAGATCCATTCCAGTTGGTTGATATCTGCCGTCAGAGCTGGTCGTCCAAGCCGTGGGTCTTTTAGTGCAAGTTCAATCAGCCTTTTTGCTTCAGCCTTGTTATCCATTACGATCTCCTCTCTGGGACATAGCAATCATGAGTATAAAAGAACTGTCGCCTATCTTGCTTCAAATAAACAGCTACACATTGTCGTTCTATTGCCCTGGCTGCAAACTGATGCACAACGTGTATCTGGAACATCCGGATAACAAGCAGGCCTCTTGGGGCTGGAACATGTGCGTCAAAGAACCTACGTTTTCGCCTAGTCTGTTAATCAACGGAACTGCAAGAATCACCGATGAAGAACGCGACATTCTGATGACAGGAGGGAAGATCGAACCCCGGCCTTATACCTGCCATTTCTTCATCCGGGATGGAAACCTCATCTTCCTTGGTGACTGCACCCACCACCTTAAAGGACAGACGATGTCGATGGTCGATATCCCCGAAGATGACAAATAGTGATTTTATGACTTTAAGTACCGACCGCAGCACTGCAGACTAGGAGCCCGTATGTTTTCATCTATTAAAAAGACGCTTGGGATTGTGGACGTTTCCTCCACCCCCAAGTACATCACCGTGGAGGGTATTGAGACATTCATCCTGTTGAAGGACATGTATCGTATCTGGGGTAGCAATCAGGTCGGTAACCAGATGTTCTCGGTTATCCAGAGCGGTAAGCTTCGGTTCCTTCACTTCTTCGCATTGGACTTCAAGTACATTTGCGAGAAACTGCTTGATGATCCACAGACCCGCAGTTCCCGTCGTGTGCTTGCAAAGATCATTCACGAACTCAAGGAAAAGACCTGGGTTGGTGACGTAGAACGTGAAGTCAAGTCCATCACCAACGAGAAGGATCTTGACCACCTTGTTCCGTTCCCGCTCAAGCCTTTCCAGCGTGAGTTTGTGCGCCACGTCGGTAAGTTGGTTCCTGCTTATCGTCTGCGTGGCTACATGCTCGATGCCGGTGCCGGTACAGGCAAGACCGTTACTCAGCTGATCCTCGCCCACTGTTTGGGTGCGAAGAAATGCATCGTCATCGTACCGAAGAACTCGGCTGAGCGCGTGTGGCAAGATACCATTGCGCACATCATGCTCATGAAGAAACCGTACTGGGTTTCCACCGATGGCAAGCCTCTGACCACCGATGCGTACTACTACGTCGTGCATTACGAACAGCTGCAACAAATGCTGGACTTCGTTAAAGCGCACCCTCGTGATTTCGAAGGCTCTTACTTGGGCCTGGACGAATCGCACAACTTCAACCGCATTGCTTCTGACCGTACTCAGGCCTTTATTGACCTGGCTGGCATGCCGCAGATGATGATGAATCTCTGGGCATCGGGTACTCCGATTCAAGCGCTTGGCGTTGAGTGCATTCCGTTCCTTAAATGCATCGACCCAATGTTCAACGACGAGGCCGAAGAACGCTTCCGTAAGATCTACGGTCGTGACGCCAAACGTGCGAACGATATCCTGCGTAACCGTATCGGCCACCTGAAGTATCACGTCCCTAAACAAGACGTAGTGGACATCCCAATCCACACTCAGACCGTTCTGGTTAAAATGCCGAATGCCCACGAGTACACGCTCGAAGCTATCGGCGAGAAGATGCGCAAGTTCATCATGGAGCGCGAAGCGTTCTACGAGAAACACAAGGCTGAGTTCAAGGCTGACTACGAACGTGCGCTGACGTACTTTGAACAGCATGCTCACTTCAACAAGGCTGACTACGCCGCCTATAAGGCTGCTGTGGCTTTGATCAGCAAAGGGTTTGACCCAAAGCTCATGAAGGCCGAAGCACAGCTTGCAAACAGCTTTGAGCGTAAGGTCATTATTCCAACATTGCCAAACACAATGAAGGAAGATTTCCGTAAAGCCAAATCTGTGGTCAAGTACGTCAACCTGACGATCATGGGTGAATGCCTTGGCACTATCCTCGGCGGCTCTCGTTCGAAGTGCCACTTGGAGATGGTTGAGAACATCGACTTCTCCATGCTGATTGACGGTGCCGTTAAGAAGACCCTGATCTTCACCAGCTTCGTTGAGGTGCTGGAACGTGCGGCTTCTTTGATCGATCAGAAGGGTTACCAAACGGCTCGCGTCTATGGCGCTACCAACAAGGACCTTTCGAAGATCGTCAAAGACTTCTACGAGAATGACGACATCAACCCGTTGCTGGCTACCTACCCGTCTCTGTCGACGGCGGTGCCTTTGACAGTGGCCAGTCGCATCCTCATGATCAACCAGCCGTTCCGTGACGCTATCCGTACTCAGACCATCGCCCGTGCTGCTCGCCTTGGTCAGGACACTGCAGTGGACGTGGTCGATCTGTTGCTCGACACCGGCGACAAGCCAAACATCTCCACCCGCAGCAACGACATCATGCAGTGGTCGGCTGAAATGACTGCATCGATTCTCGGCGTGGCTAACGTGGACTTGGACAGCATGCAGCTGGAATCCAAGAACCTGTTGCTCAACGAGCTGATCGAGTACGCAGAAGAGTCGTTCGACAATCAGTGGTTGGGTGGTCCTGCTGCTCCGGTAAGCGTGAAGCAGGAGTTTGTTGAGCCAATGACCAACCTGCCTCCGTATCTGTTCCACTCGTCTGCCTACAAGCAGAACGAACTTAAGCCAGGCTTTAAACACAGCGGTGTTCTGGTTAAGTGGGATAAGACCGAAGACAACACCTGGCTGTATGCTGCCGATAAGAAAGACGAAGCGATCATGCTGGGCATTAGCTCGGCAATCGAGAAGAAGTGGGATCTATCGCGCTACAAGTACGATGCGAAAACCCGCCGTCTGGATATCGAGGTGTGCGACCAAACCATCACCAAAGCTGATATCGAAAAGCTGTCGGTCTACATCTACACGCTGCGACCTGAAGCCGAAGATGGCTGGGTTGAGAACTTCAATCCTGTTAACGGCCTGAAAGGTGAGTACAAGACTCAAGGTACGATCCACGACAACATCCTGCGTTGTGAAACCGTTGATGTGCATGCTGCATTGCGTGGCTACACGATCAACATCAAACAGGTAGCCGGCGAGTCATTCGAGAGTCTGGGCGATATCATTACCGACATCAAGAAGTGGTTCCAGGGACCAAGTCAGAAAGACATCCACAAAGAAGCTATTCCGCGAGACGATTATCCGATCGCTGAACAGAAGAAAGTGGATGAGTATCTGAAACAGTTCTTCGGTAACCCGACCTGGGTGAAGAAACAGCAGTTTAACACGGAAGTGGCTGCTGCAGGCATTGTTCAACCTTTGTCTTACGAAGGTAAGTTCAACGCCTCGACTGCTTTCAGCGATATCGAAAAAGGCATCGCCGGTTTCATTCAGCAAGCGGGCAGTTACAGCGCTCTGCTGAAGCAGACGGACGATAAAGTCCAAGCGACTTTCACGAAGTACGAAGGTCCTTTGACCAAGGCTATCCATGCCGGGAACCATGACGAAGTCGAGAAGCTTTGTGCCGATGCCAATAAAGAGTTTGATCTGATTGGCAAGCACCATCCGGCTCAGCAAGCTATCGGCAAGAAGTACGTCTTCATGGGCGGTTGGAATCCTGCCATCGTGAAGTCGAACAACGCTTACGGCATGGAAGTGCGGCCAGGCAAGGAACACAAAGTCGAAGGCGTTACCAAGATCCCGGCATTGAACGCTGAGCAGATTGGTAAGGCTGTTGCAATCATCGATCAGTGCTTCCAGAACATCAAAGGGCAGAAAGGCGCGCTTCACTTCGGATGGCTCGATTTCGAAGCCGAGGATGTGTGGAGTCTTCTGCAAGACTTCGATGAGCCGCTCTACATGGACTACGCCGAACACTGGTACCATCAGCGTGTTTCTGAGGAGCTGGAATACGGCTTCCCGTACTACAACCGTTGGTACAGTGACATCATCATCGCACTGCTGCACTGGATGGACCGCAGCGTCAAGTAATCGACTGACGCCGGCCTTCAGGTCGGCGTCTTTACCGATAAGGATCTATCATGAATTTGAGCAGAACGTTGCTGTCTGTGGCAATGGAAAGTGGCGCAGTCACCGTTGAACCAACTTACGAAGACTTGCCTTTGTTCGAAGTGCTGTCTGAAGAGCTGGTCTACGCAACGGAAGCCCGCATTGGCGAGATTGAACGCGCCTACGCATTTGTGCAGTCATTCGAATCCTTGGCTGAACAAGTACAGGGTGCGGAAGTGACGCAGGCTTCCATGGAGCAGTATCACGCGACTCTGTCAACCATGTTGGCAGTCAGCGGTGTCCACATCCCCGTACTGACTCTGGCGCCTTCGTTTGAAGCTGCCGAGAAGGACAAGGAATCGATTGGCCAAAAGGCCAAGAGCGTGGTTGCCTCGATCCTTAAATGGATCAAAGAAAAGTGGGATTCGCTGGTTGCTTTCTTCAAGAAGGTCAACCTCTTCAGAAAAGGCAAGACTGACAAGTTGGAAGCTGAGGCGGAACTCATTGCCAAGGCTGTCGCCGTCGATGAGCCAAGTACCGAAAAGCGTTATGAGCTGAGCGGTAACGTCGCCACTCTGACGGTTCGCGTTGGTGATAAGCAGGGTCAGTTCCACCGCAATCCTCTTCCTGCCTGGATGATTCATGAAGGCGCTTTCAACGCCGATGTGTTCATTCGTCTGGTCGATAGTCTCTTCAACCTGAAGGGCGAAGTTGGCCATCTTCTGAACGGCAAGGATAGCAAGGGCGTTGACCTGATCGAGAAAGTTGATCAAGCAGATCCTGAAGAGTCTGCCAAGTATCTGTTCGACTTCCTCAAAGAGGATCGTTACGACAGTGCTTTCCGTAAAGGCCTTGAAGAAGCCATCAAGGATAAGAATAAGGTCAGCGATTACACGATGGAGTTGTCTCGTGTTCAGCTGGTCAGTGCCTTCTTGGCACGTACGCTCAAGACTCTGAACAAGTGGTCTGTGGCTCGACAAGAAGCCATGTCTACAGCTCGGCGTAAGCTTGAGAACAACGTGGCTGGATCGAAAGATCACAAGAAGGTTGCTGCGTATCGCAATGCTTTTGTAGCAGCCATGCGCATCGATGCAGAGATCTCCAAACTCGAAACCAAATGCCACGCTTGGATCTGTGAACAACACGGCATCCTTGGTGCTCTCTTTAAACTCAAGGCTGCGTAAGAAAAGGAACGAAAGATGAATCTCGAAAGAACCCTGCTTTCCTTGGCAATGGAATCTGGAGAAGTTGCTCAACCAGAACTACCGGTGGAATACGAACCGGATCCAAGTGCCGATGCTGACGATTATCTCGAACTCGTCAACTCCCACATCGACGACATGGGCCGCACCATTGCGGTGACTCAGTCGCTGGAAGCTTTGGCTCAGCGCTTCGAGGGCCAAGAACTGACCCCTGAGTCGATGGAGAACTATCAGTTCGCAATGGCGCAGATCATGCACGTTTCTGGTGCTCACATTCCTGTCTCCGTTTTGGCTCCTTCTTTTGAAGCAGCTGAGAAAGACAAGAAGTCGATTGGTCAGAAAGTGAAGGGCGTGGTTGAAGCTCTGATCAAATGGGTGAAGGAGCGTTACGACGCACTGGTTGCCATGTTCAAACGCTGGGGCGCCAAACTGGGGCTGGGTGAGAAGAAGCTGGATGAGCGCCATGCCGCTGCCAAGGCCGATATCGGCAAGCTGAAAGAAGCCAAGATTACCGAGGTGGGTGGTCACGCCAAACCTGCTGCCAACGAACCAAAACCCGTTGCCGCTGCTCCGGCCAACACTCCTGCGAAGCCTGCTGCTGCTCCAGCGGCAAAGCCTGCAGAGAAACCTGCTGAAAAGCCAGCAGAGCCTGCCAAACCTGCGCCGAAGAAAGAAGCACCGCAGGAAGAAGGTAAGAAGCGTTCTGTCCGCGTGCCAGGCTGGATGGTTTCCAATGGCCGTCTTGACGTTGCCAAGGTTCGCGAATACATCGTTTCTCTGAACGGCGGCGTTGCCGGTAAGCTCATCGCCGGACAGGACGCCAGCGGTAAGGGCGTAATGCCAAAAGACGTTGGCACCTTCATGGAAGGTGATCCATTCAACAAGGCCTTTAAGGAATGGAAGGCCAAGTACCCTGATGCCGACTACACCACCGAATACGCTGCCGGCGTTAACGAGTTGGACAAGTTGATCGAACAGGCCCACACCGAAGCGAAGACCCTGTACAATGAGTGTAAATCACTCGAACAGATGGCCGCTCGTTCCCAGGCCGATATGGCTCGTGACATAAACCGCGAAAAAGGCAAAGACGCCGACAGTGCGCGTATCGCTGAGTTGCGTGCAGAAGCAGCTGCTGACCTGAAATACTGCCAAGCTCTGGGTAGTTTTGCAAACAGCATGCGCAGCAATGCTGATGCGATCCACACGCTACTGAGTAGCATGGCTAAGTAACAAAAAGAAAGAAGACAGCATACAGCCCGGCCACTACGGCCGGGCTGTATGTCGTTTATGCTTTCGCTAGGCTTTCAGCCCATTGTTTAAAGAACATGTATTCCTTGCGGGTAGTTTTCTCTCCCCACATCTCCATCACGATATCGTGATCTGGCCCAAGTGGGCTTTTCTCCAACGGCGGATCGAGGCGGGCCTTACCGATCGTTATCGTTGGCTTGGACTGGTGACGGTTATCGTACCCCGTCAGAACCTTGTTATACATGAATGCCTCACTTGACTGTTTTGTGAACTTCCAAATGTTCGAGGTACATCACCTTACTGATCCAACCAACAGCAATCATGATTGGCAGATGGTAGACCCGACTATCGCTCTGCATCAGAGAGCTGCAGTCCAAGCAGAAGTTTTCGTACTTGTGGATCTGACCGGTGATCGTGTGTCGTAGGCGAACAGCCTGACCCTCCAATTCCTTGAAGGAGTTTAAATGTTTGTACAGCTTTTTCGACTTCGGTGGGATTAGAGCGGGCTCTATCGCCATGATGCGTTTGTCCAACTCCAGGTCGCTGAGTCGCATGCGGTCCTTTGGGAAGAAGGCTAAATGATGATCGATATCGATGTAGACATTATCCGCGTTGTAACCAATGACGGGTAGTTCTACGACATTCCCCAAATTATCTTCAAATGGGAGTTTAATGCCGGCTGTTCCTGACGACACGATATACATCAAAAGAATATCGATGCTGTCTTTTTGCCGGCTATACTTCCACTTATTCCAAAGGCTTCTGATCATCGCCGCCATCCTTTGCGTTCATGTTGGCTCTGTAGTCCGCATATTCACGCCGAGTGCGTGGCACGCCATAAATCACAGACACGATATCGTATTCGGAACCCAACTTGCTTCTAACAAAAGAAAATTCTTCACCAGTCCTCATGGTTACCTTATCGAAATCTTTTTCCAGTTGCGTCTGTTCTTCGGGAGTGAATCCAAACTCAGGCGCACAAATTGGGAAGTTACCATTGCCTGTAGGAAGTCCAGCGAGTTCCCACATCCCGAAGAAACTTTTCATGAGGTCGGTATAATGACCGCCCATCACGATGCCTTTGATTACAGGCACTTCACCACCTGAGTCTTTGAACTTTTTGAAACGTTCAATCTGAGCCTGGGAAGGTATCGGAGCTGACCAGGTGTAATCTTTCGTAGTCGATGGAGCGGGTGGGGATTTAGGTAGGGCGGTGGGCATAACGGGTCCTCATATCGGCGATGGATGAAAATTTGTTTTCGTAATGCGCGGCTAACTCGTCACTATCTTTGTAGTCGCTGAGTATCTCCTTGAATCGGTCAGTAATGGCGGCGGGTACAGGCGATCTATTACCGGCGACGGTTTCAAGAAGTTGAAACTTTATTTTGTGTATGACGTATTTCGAGGCCAGATTCCACATCATGAGGTGATCTTCTGTCTTGATATATTTTTCAAGATCCTTCAGGTACGTGTCAACCGCCTCCTCTATGCGGGCATGGTCTCCGAGAATCGATAAGAGGACAGCAGGCACCGAGTAACGCAAGTTTCTAAGTACAACAATCTTTAGGTGATTGGCAGCGGTGTCCATAATCCGTTTCCCTTAATTGAGAAGTAAATGGGCTGGTTTCTTTGAGCGGAATTCTTTCTCGGCTTTGCGGGCATCGCCAATAGAACTACACGCCAGAACATGAGCAGTAAACGTAGGCTCTTTTTCGCAGAGCTTTACTAACGCCTTGTTCTTACACGTACCGAAGTCTAACTGACCTTTAAGCTCAGAGATGGCTTCGAACATGTTTGATGCTGTACCTGTGTAGACCTTACCTGTTGGAGTATGATCTAGGTAGAAGAAACCTTTACCTACCCATTCAGCTTTTATCTTTAACGATGTGGACATGCTTGCTTCCTGGTCATTTTCCCCTAACGTGTAATAGAGCAACATCAGAGCCAAATAGCTTCGCCATTTGGAGAGATTAAATTCCACTTCGATGAATTACATCCATCTACGTTTCATTGCAATAAAGAAGAGGATTCCTGTTGTCATCCTCGCTATTTATTAGCCCCCTCCGTCGTCGCTTCGCTCCTAGGTTCCCCCACGCTCCATTACATGTTCAGAGTTCGTTGAAAATTACTCTTTTCGGTATTCAGCAATTATTGCATCTCCCTCTGGACCTAGGGCATCTGCCAGTTGACGTATCTCAGCAAACGCATCAACGCCTGCTTGATATTCCTGCATGTTTTCGGTGTACTGATAGAGCCAGTCCATATTCTCACACTTTAGCCGCAAGGCTTTTTCAATGAGTTGTTGTTCTTTAGACTTCACGGTTTGTCCTCCTTAGGACGAATGATCAATCTGATTACAATCTTGTCCCAATGGAGAGTGGGCTTTTGATGCTCATCCAGAGATTGCCAAGTAACAAGATCCCAGCCAGATTTCTCCAGACTAACTCGCACACTCTCGATTACTGGCGGATAGATGTGTTCGATCTGCCAAGGCATGTCGAAAATATAGCCACCCTCTTTAAAGCCTAGGTCTTCGCCGACATCTTTAAACCGCTCAGATGCCTTGTAAAGTTCAACAGGATCTGACATTGCTTGGAACAACGCCCGAAGCAAGTTGCTGTCCATCAGGTACTGCGCTTCATTCGGAGTTGGCAAGTTTGGAACTTCCCAAGCCGTTAACGATTCAATTGGAGCAAAGTCAAGAAGAGCTTTAAGCTCACCAAGCTTTTCAAAACTACTCAACGGTATAGCGCCACGCTCAAGGTCACTGATAGTTGCTCTCCGGCAACCGATAGCGTTGGCCACGTAGTCTTGCGTGTAGCCTTTATCCTTACGGGCTCTGGCAAGGAGTTCGCTAACTGGTGTTATCATAATTACCTCACTGGTTTGGTTAGACAATGAGGTAATGTGTGACTGCTCAAATCTCTGTTGGAATACTAACAAAAAAAAAGAAGGTAGACTCACCACCCCGAAGGATGGTGAGGTGTTTAGTAACTAGTTACGGAGACTGCCCGGAATGAACTCCGCAGCAGCAGTACTGCATTCGGGATAGATGGCTTTGAACGACTCCACCGCTTCCTTGAACTGCTCACCTGGATGACTTGCCTTAAACTTAGGCAAATCGTAATACGAAAGCACCATTTCGCTAACGCCGAAGCGTGCGGTGAAGGTGTAGAAATCTAAGTCTTCTTCAAACACTTCGATATCGCGAGCTTCTGGCCAGCCTTTCAACACCTCGTCTTTGGATTCGAGATAAGCAACGATAGTGCAGCCGTCGCCCGGATCACCGTTCTTATCATGGTAGGTGTAGCTGCCGGTACACCAGTAAGGGTGTTTTAACGGCCACGTAACTGGACGGCTGTCCGAGAAGTCCGAATGGAACCGGACTCGCATCAGGGGCTTATCGCCCACGGCTGGTACGGTCAGCTGTGCCGCAGGCGCGTGCTCAACAACAGGAAACGCTACATCGCGCGGCTTGATGTTGAACGCAAATACAGGCTCAGTGCCTTTGTGCGGGATGGAGTAGACATCGCGAGTATCGGTAAGAATGATGACGTCGAAATCTTTCAGGGTGCCTTTTGGGAGGGCATCCATTTCGGCCTTGTTCTTCAGGTTGTGGTATTTCATAATCGCTCCAAATAAAAACGGCATAAAGCCGAGGTCCCGAAGGACCTCGGCGCACTGCGTTACTCTTTTTCTTTACGTGCCCCACCTTTTGGATCTTTTGGTGTTTTGGCGTGTTTGCTACTGAGCATGGACATGCTTGTATAGCTAACCGTCAATGGCCGATAAAGCTTACTGATATCAAGCGCACTCGACAGGTCAACGGCATCGCCATCGAAGTCCTTTGGATTAGGACCATCGATGCTAACTTGCTTATCGAAACTACCCGGTGCTCCACGGCTGCCAAACCTCGTCATCCTGGATACCGTCTGAGTGTTTTTATCCTCGGCCAATATCCGTGAGGCGTCCTTGTCCGATATCAACCAAGCCTCCGTGTTGATCCCCTCGTGATTCGTCGACGATGTGGCAGACGACTCCTTTGGTTGGCTTTGACCCAGGTTCTGGTGTAGCGGTTGATTCTTTCCCAGGGGCTCCTGGGCGACCTCCACTGGCACAGGCTTAGAGCCAAGCCGCCGGACGGCGCTATCCTCCGTTGACCAGTACTGTCTGGTTGTTTTGTGGATGTCAAGGCGAATACCACCGGGCAGATTCACTGCACGATCGAACCGCCCATCGCCGCCACACTGAAGATCGAACTCCTCGTACAGATCGATGCCAGTTTCCTGACACTTGATACCGATGGAGAAAGAACGCTCGCCAACCATTTCAAACTTGACGTTCTCGTTCCAGTACGCCTGCTCGTTGACGGAGACTTCCCACAGCTCGTAGTCATGGTGCCGCATCGCCGGAACGTTAAGCACACGAATGCGTTTAACGAGCTGTGCGTAAGACGTGCACTTCAGAGCTTCTTTGCAGACGAACTTCATGATATCGAAGCTAACTTCCTCGCCGAGATCACGCGCCCACTCACGAATGCCGGAGCGAAGAACCTTCGGCACCTTCATCTCTTCCATCAGTTCAGAAACGACGCGATCGTCGATGCCTTCGTAATGGATCCAGAACTTCACACGACCAGGACGGTTGATCAGGAAGTCGTTGATCTCACCAGCGTCGTTAACGGTCATGACGAAGAGAACCTTCTTCAGATCGCTATCGCTGAACAGGATCAGCAGTTCTTTCTGATCGTCTTCTTCGTAGATCTTTTCGAACTCGTCGAAGAGAACCATTGCGCCGTTCGGGCAAGCGGCCAGAGTCATCTTGATCATGTGCGCCGGGATCTTCGTGTTGATCAGGAAGACCGGCACGTCATTCTGAAGGATCTTGTTACCGATCATTTCAGACAGGACGGTTTTACCACAACCCTTCTTACCGTAGAGCATTGCACCGATGGCGCCTTCAGTTTCGCGCCAGTCGTCGTAGATCATGCTGAGGTAGTCGTGGTTATCGCCGTACAGCTTGGGCGGTACGTTGAAGTTCTTGCGGTCCTTCTTGAGCAACAGCTCATGGCCATCCATCGGGTTACCGATCAGGCCCAGGGTGTAGACGTATGGCGGAACGTGGTCGAGGCGGACACCGTCATCAACGTTCTTGAAAACAATTCCGTAATCTCGTGAGCTCAGTACGGTTGGCATAACTATTCCTTGGGCAAATGAAAATCATCGAAGCACACCCAGCTCCCGCTGGATGCGCATTCAGGTTTATTGTTTATGCACGGGCATGCATACAGCTTTTCAGGTAATCGTTTTGAACAGCCATCAGGCTATCGATCTCGCCGGCGATGGTTGCTTTGACGCGCGCCACTTCTTCCATTTCAGCTTCGATGACTTTCGTGCTGGAGTTGCTCAACAACAACTCCATTTTCCGCAATTGCAGAGCACTGTATTTAGAACTGAGTTCGTCGCGGTACGCGCGGAGCTTGGCCATTTCATTGCCAAAGTCTACGGTAGTTTGAACGAACTGGTCATCGTAAGCGCGGGCGGTATTGGAATACATCTGTGTCCTCCTTAGGACGTATATGTAAGCGGTGTATAAAGCGGAATTTGGGCAGGCTTGATTCGATCATCACACATTCGCATGACCTTCATCTGAACCATGTCCCGGTAACGCGTCACGGTCTCGCCAACGCCAACGCACCAGCTTTGCTCGTCTCCGAGTCCGTGATCCAACTCGCCACTTTCGTGTAGGGCTTTGAAAGCAGCGAGGTGTGCTGCAGGAGCAGTAGAAGGGACGTGATAAAACGCCAACTTCCATTTCCCGCAGTCTAAGGGCCATGTGCGTATGGCCCAGAGTCTTTGATTATAGCGTCCACAAACAACAGTCTGCAATGCACAAGCGAGCGCATTATTCTCAGAACTATGGACGCCGTCGATTATTGTTTCGATCAAATACTCCATGACGCCCCCAATGTTGCGGTTTGATTCATGTGAGTTATGTGTGACTCAAATCTTTTTAGCTGTCATCCTCGTCAGGGATGTAAGTTACTTCCACCAGCCTTTATACATCTTGTTTACTGCATCGATCGCAAGCTGTCGTGTTTCTTTATCGAAATCAGTTCCGAGGTTGATCTCGTTGATAGTTTCGATACGCCAGAGTTCGGCTGCGTCGCGATCGTGGTAGCACTTATCAACCATGCCGAGAAGTTTGCAGCGTGTTGCGCCATCGGTATGTAAAGCGGCAAAAATCAAACTTGCCGCCTTAGATGTAAAGTATAACTCAACATCTTTATTGGCTTTCATCTTCTTCGCGCTCAGAGCCGTTGTTGGTATTGATGACACCGATCATGCGGCCATAGATGCTGCTGACCTTTTCCAACGCCGACTGGACCTCGACTTCTCCGCACAGGCCACGAGCACGAGAGATCTCGTTCTTTACGTCGCCGAACCAGATGTCGGCCTCATCTTTGTCGTGGTAGCACTTGTTGTTGATGCCCAGCATCTTGGTGCGGATAGCGCCGTCGGTGTGGTTAGCTGCGAAGACACGCATCGAGCCTTCGGAGATGAAGAAATCTTTCAGTTGCATTTCTTGAGACATGACAAACTCCAGTTGAGATTAAGATGACATACACCCCGGCCCTTTGGCCGGGGTGTATGCTATTTGCAGACGCCATTGCTGCAGGTGACCGTGGTGGTCTCAAGCTTCTTCTTGGCGTTGTAGCTTCGTGCACCTACAAGACGAGTGTTGCAATCAACTGTCTCTTTCACCAGATCGGCGTAGGACTTAGCCCACATGTCGAGTCGGTGTTGGAGATCAGCCGTCCGATAGGGCACGGGCGATGGAGGCGGAGTGATAACACAGTCAGCAAGCCAACTGTCATCCATGGTTGCGTACTGAGTAGTCGTCTTGGTAACGACCACCGGTTCGGCAGCACAGCCCGCCATCATTGCAAAGACACAGAGCATCAAATAGTTCATTTCGCCACCTTGCAGACACTGACGTTCGGATTAGTTTTGCAGTAGACCTGCCATGCATAATCCAACCTGATGTCAGGCTCTGTAGGCACCACTGAGAACGCATCGTCAGCTTTACACACATTGGTAGTGCCTGCGAGTTCTTGAGCCTTACGGCGCGCCTCATCGCGTTCAAAGATAGCGACATCCAAGTTGCTCGATAAGCCTTTCAGCTCTTCTTGCGTCTTGGCCTTCTCTGCGGCAATACTTTCATTTACGGCTTGCTTGTCGATAGCGTCTTGTTTCAGACGTTCGATTTCGCCTTGCAAAGTTTTGTTTGCTTCAATCGCGGTGTTCTTTTCACTAGTCTCCGTGGAAAGTTTTGTAGCCATCGTGTTGTAGCTGTGGACGGCGTAAATACCAGAACCTGCGACACCCCCGAGAACAGCAAGGGCGACAACAACCCAAACCCACTTGGGGATGATCGAGAAGTTCATGTTACTTCACCTCGGCGTCAGCAATCTTGCCGAACAGCGATACGTGAATGCTTGCATGACCGAAGTCAGGATGGCTAAAGAAACGGCCATGTTGTTCGTAACCGAGTTTGGTCAGGTAGTCGATCAGGCTTTGCGGCACGATCGGCGACTTCAGCAAGATGTCAGAAGACAGCTTGTCGGTCAGTTCGAAGTTGACGTGGATCTTGTAAAAACGATCCATGCGCGAAGGGTTCTGCAGTTCGAACAGAGCAGGGCCACGGCTTTCGGGAGGGCAGCCAATATCGGCAGACAAACGGTAGATGTAACCGTCGAACTCACGCAGGACTTCAACCGCTACGGCCAATGCGTTCTTGGAACGGAACTGGCGTGAGGCATCGTTGTGCGTAGCATGACCAATCCATGGCAGGTTGGTTGCCAGCACGTCTGCCAGATCCGGCAGGTCTTCCACGTCAACACCTTTGGCGATCAGATCCGCTTTAGGTGCCTTGGCGATGTTTACCAGACGCCGCAAAACATCATCGGTCGCCCCCGGCATGCTGTATTTGACCACATCGGTAGTCGAATACTTCTTCAGCTCTTTGACGATCTCGCCGTAGCCCGCCATGATTGCAGCTGGCTGTTGAGAGGCGCTATCGATAGGCAGCTTGATCAGATACTTCTTGTTGGGTGCGCTCATGACATATCCCCTGTCGCTGGAACAACCACTGCCTCGGTCAACATGACCACAAGATCCTTCGTGCACGCGTACAACGTAACAGCGCTGTACATGTACTTCGGAGGATGCGGATGTGCTTCCTCGATAGCCCCGAGAACTTTCTGCACGCCGCCGTCACCCAGCATCTTTGCAAAGAAGTGCGGAAAGCGACTGCCGAACGATTCTCGATCAGTGGTGGTCAATCCCATCGGCGGTGCCGTGTCCATGTCGTAAAAGTGACGTGGAAGAGTAGCAGGGATGGCTGCCACGAAGTCCAGAGATTTCTCCAGACTGCCTGCTTCTGGATTGATACGAAGCTGTCGAGCCTCGCTTTTATCCCGTGCGCTCGAAAGCGCTTCCAGAATTGCTTCTACAGTAACATTCTTGCTCATGGCTTATCAGACTCCTTTTTGATGGTCGTGTCTGTTTGAGCGCTGACGGTCCAACGCTCTTCGTTATTATAGATGGTGTAATTCTTTGCCCACGATCTCAGAACAACCAACACTTGTCCGGACAGACTGTCGGTGATTACAGTCATGATGCGGGACTCCATCCTTAAAGCGATATAGCGAAGAGTATCGCTCAATTCAGGGGTGGCGCCACCAGTGACCGGATCGATCTTTGGCATTTCTTTAAAAGCTACTTCCGCAGACAGATAAAGAATCAGCATGGTGTTCAGACCCATGTTTTCAATCTGCGGAGAGATAAAGCTGGCTGCCCTCAGACCTAAGCCGTTGGGCAGCATCACTGACATCGAATGGATCTTGTACTGCTGCCCATGCTGGTACGCAAATTTGAGCTGCTGATCCCAAGGCCGAGTGAACTCATTCTCCTCACCGCGCCTCCACCCATACTGCAAGAACTGGGTGGGGGTTTCATCGTTGATCCGGTCCCATTCTGCAATAGTCATAACGACGGGTGGTTTAATGAATCTAACGGCCGGAGGTAACTCAGCAGTCAGATCTTTAGCGGATTTCTTTTTACGGTCAAACCACCGGAACAAATCCATGTTAACCACCTCGCTCAATTTATTTCATATTACAGGAACATTAGGCACGGATCACACTGAAGCAGCAAAGAACCCACAGTACAACGAGGGCGGCTTTCCAGTAAGGGTTCCAGCGACCCGTGTTAAAGGTGCCGGCTACGAAAGCCCCACCTAAATAACAGGTTGCTGTTGTGAGCAGAATCTTCAGGTAAGCATCAGGATCCATTACAAATGTCTCTCCAGTGTGAACACCGCAGCAACAACACCGCAGGCCACAAGGACCAGTTTCCAGAACGCATTCCATGACTCAGGATTAAACCCGCCGGAGACAAACGCGCCGCACAGGTAAATGACGATTAGAATAACCCCGAGCTTAAAGAATTGCATCTTGAGTCCCCGTCTGACCTTGATACTTACCGCCACGGTCGTTGTAGCTCACTTCGCACGCCTCGTTGCCCTGCAGGAACAGAAGCTGAGCAATGCCGGTTTCCAGATAAATGCGCATTGGTAGTTCAACCAAGTTTGCAATCTCCAGAACCAGTTCGCCTTCCCACTCAGGTTCAAGTGGAGTAACGATCGGCATCATGGCGACACGGGCATACGTGCTCTTGCCCAGGCACATGACGAGGACATCGCGGGGAATGGCAAAGTACTCTACCGTGTGGCCGAGCGCCACAGACTTCGGCGGCAAGATGAAGTAGTGAAGCTTAAACTCTTCATCAAACAACACCTGTGGTTCCTTGTAGGCCTCAGGCGACATGCGCATCGGGTCGATGATGGCAGAGTTGATGTTCGTGAAGATCTTCAGACCAGTCTTCTTCATTCGGATGTCATATCCGAATGACGACAGGCCATACGAAATGATCTTCACCGCTTTGACATCAAGGGCGCTAGCGATTGGGTAATTTGTATCGACATCTTTATAACGAATCGCCTCAGGAACGAACGGCGAGATCATTGGCTTCCACTTCATGTTCTCAAGAACAGTAGGAGTAGCTTTAATCAACCGAGAGTACGAACGGACTTCCCAATTGGTGATCGTTTCGACCGAATGGGTAACGCCTGGAATAACTGGAGACCAACCTTCACCTTCAGCATTTTTCAGGTAATGGGTTGGCTGCATGCAACGTTCTTTAATTTGGCGGTCAGACAACAGTCCCATGTCAGAATCCTTGTTAGATAGCATAGAAGAGGGAGGGCTCATAAAGCCCTCCCTTTCGTAGTAAAGTACTATTACACGTCCGTGATCGACAGCTTGTGCTGACGACCACGATGAGAAACAACCAGGCTGTTCTCGGACACGTCGATGAGCGTCTTTGCTCCCAACGATTCGAAATACTGCGACGCATACTTGACGTTACGCTTCTGGATGAACTCGGGCATGCCGTCATCATTCAGATACATGCCGCGCAGGATGCAATCGCACCAGCCTTCAATCACAAATTTGTTGTAGCTATCTGTACGTCGTTTGTCGAAGAACAGATATACGCCGATCGCAATCAAACCGACTACGATCCATGTAAAGGTTTTTCCCAGCGAATCGAAATTGTTCAATTACTTCTTTTCCTTAGTAGACTTCACAGGCCCAGTTAGTGCCGTCCTTTTTGCGAACGTACAGGGTTTCTTTATCGTAATGCACATCGGCGTCAATGCCATACTTCTCCATCAGCTTGAGCCGCCGGTAGATGCCTTCTTCACGCACACCTTTCGGAAAGCAGTAAAAGGTGTCGGTTTCGATGCAATACTTAAGTGCAATGCACCAGTCAGTCATCTCGGTGAATTCGAGCCGCCGGTTTGCCTGATAACGAATCCACCAGACGTAGCACCAGATTAAAAAGACCAGCACAAAGGCTGCGTGGGCTTCTTCTGACAGAAATTCAAGCATCGGAACTCATCCCCGCTTCGTCGGCGACGAGCTTCCGGCGTTCTTCACCTTCGATATAGATGTCGACGATGTCCTGCATGAATTCAGCGTGCAGGTTGAACGCGACGTCCTGAGGAACGCCAGATATACCGAACTGGTTGCAGTACTCGAAGATACCCCAGCTACCATCGCCAGTAACGAACAGGTCGATCGAACTCAATGGACCAATCACGTTACGACAGAGGTGTTCGAGCAGCGCCACATTGATGCAGCTTGGGATGTCGACGAGCATGATGAGCGCGTTATGGTCGATGATCGCACCACCGCCGGTCGCCTGAGGAAAGTTCTGACCAACTGGACGGCGGCGCTCTTGCCAATAGGCTGGACGCGAATTCTTATCGGTGATTACCCGATATTCTTTCACGATGTTCTCGATGACTTCTTGAACGACGATTTCATCTTCTTTCAGGGCGCCCAGTCCTTCCAGAGGGAAGTTCTCAGACCCAGTGTGGTATTTAACGTTACCGTTGAACTGAGAGAGGAATTCGTCGAGCTTCTCTTGGGTGTGCTCGCCCTCAACTAACTTGTTCAGCTGCTTGAGGAAGTAGTCCATGTTCACGTTCTGAGTGCTGACCGTGAACTGACCAATGCCCCGTGCGCCATCGCCGGGCTTTACGACCATGCGGTCAGTGGAGCAGGGATAGTTGCGTCCGCCCCAGCCGTTGATCCAGGTAGGTACGTGCCGGAAGCCATGCTGCGGAGTGCCATCGAAATCGGCTACAGCTTTTTGAAGCAAGGCAGCCTGAACGGACTTGGTGTGGCGAGGAACTACAATCAGACGGTGTCTAGGTGCCGAAACCAGAATGGGGTCAAAGCCTCGCTTCCCACTGATGTAGACGTCAAAGTTGAACACCGTCTCAGCGCCCTGCATGTTCATGGCCGGGTCGTTGTGGACGACGACATCGTTGCCATTCTTCAGCGTATGGCGCAGGCCGAGTACGCTGAAGTTATCCATGTTCGGATCGATGGCCACAACGAAAGTGCGGTTCTTCATTTATAGCTGCTCCTAAATAAGTGGGTTACCGTTGCCGGCCCAAATAACGTTTGATGAAACCGCCACGTTCCAGATGAGGAACATTACCTGCCCGTGGCGATCCTTCGAATGAACTACGCTTGCGCTCACGCAGAGTAACGCGATAGCAGCCATTACTGCCCACGTTCTCTTCTGAGATGACTTCGTAACCTTTTGGCGATACGAGTACTGCCTTACCGCCATTGATCGTCTGGATCGTTGTAGAGCGGTCAAAGGTACCTGGGTTCAGTTCTTTCATCTGGTCATCCAGAACAAAACCATAGCGGGCCATGAGGACGTACTCTGCCATATCGACCAACAGCTTTTCGCACTCTTTTGGATCAAGTCCTTCGACCATTGCATCAAGACGTTGCTTCAAAACGTCCGCTGTTTCTTCAATCATGTTTTCTCCAGCTGAGTAACTTTGCGAGCGTAAGCCGTTTGCTCACGAATCACTTCGGCTACCAGCAGGGTGTGAAGGATCACGCCGGTCTGAGTGAACAGCTGAACCTCGTTGTGGAATTTGGTTTGCCCTTCTACGATCTGTGCAAACTTCATGTCTTCTGGCAGTTTACCTGCGGCTGACAGTTCGCTATACAGGCCGTGAAGGATAGGGCCGGCTTCGTCTTTAAAGCTGTAGAGCAAATCGGAATCGCGAACGATCTTTTCTGCGATGTAGCGGGGTTCGTGGATGAACGGGAATTCGGTGATGCGAATCAGGCGTTTAACGCAGTTGGCATTGGCGCCGGAGTAGTTGTGGCGCTTAACGATGTCCTGGAACTCGTCTAAGCTGCACCAGTGATCGAACGCATTACAGGCGTCTTCGATATTCTCCACATCCGGCTGGTGTCCTCCGCTGTGATCGTAGTCATGCCAGAGGAGGGCGGTGATGACATCGACAAGACGGTATTCTGGAGTATCGCAGGCGTAGGACTCATCGCCGACTTCGACGTTCCAGATTTTCCATCCATTCTTGCCTGCGTCGAACATGTGTTTTGTATTGTGATACCCATTTCCGTTCCCCCGGTTAGTGCGCAGGATATAGTCCCACATCGGCTTCAGGCCGAGTTGTTCGATCTTGCGCAGAAACAGGATATCTTCAAACTGAGTCGAAATAGACATTGGTGTCCTCCTGGATTAACGGTAGCCAACAGTGAAGTTAGTGATGTCGCCTTTCTCGTGGCGGTGTAGTGTACGCAACCACAGTTCCATCTTGGCAATCGACCCGTAGGCTACCGAGCGAGACAGAGTCCCGAACTCATCACCGTGTTGGTTGCGGATCAAAGATGCCGTGATGCCTTCAGCAGACATCGTCATCGCCTCAGGGATCTGAGGATTACGTTCGCCAGTGATCCAGCATTGGAGGCTGATAGCCCGGCTCAATTCGGTAAGTTTACCCTCACGATCTACAGGGATGTAGAGTCGCATGTCTGGGCGTTCAAAAGCATCCTGATAGGCCTTGCCGTTGTTGACTACGACGGTGCTCGTTGATGTTATTTTGCAAGTGCAGTTAGCCATGGTGCAGCTCCTTGGGTACAGTGTAATTACGACATCATCTTAGTAATGTACGATTATAAAGGCGTTACCTATTCAATCCATAACAAAAAAAAAGCCCGTGGGATAATCCACGGGCCTTATGCACTAATTCTTTTTCTTACGGGCCTTCCGGGATGCAAACCATACGGTTGCATTTGTAGAAATGTAGGTACCGGCCGAAAGAGCCAGTGCGCCTACAAGAACGATAGGCCAGAAGAGCATGCACAACCAGACTTGCCAATCTGGCATAGTGGTGATGCCGTTCTTCCGATTCTTCCATTCTTCAGGGTGCCACTTCCACAACCACACTTCGTGAGCGAAAAGACTGATGGTCCCAATTACCCACAACGAGAAGCCAAAAACGTAGATGAACATGCTGTCTTTTCCTTACCCCAGCCTGGATGTTTCCACTGGGACTTTGCGACCACGTTAGCGGTCAGTAAATATTCGGTTCCTAACTTCAAAGCAAGTGCCGCAGCAATTGCCTTAGCTTCCTTGAGTGTTTCGATGTTGGTCTGATGTTGCTCCAGAATGAATGAGTTCTTTGCGTCAAACGGACCGCGTTTCTTGCAGAAATTGCGAATGATTGGATTGCTGGTTTCGTGGGTCTGTCGAATTTTCCCGTTCAGGTGGCGGTAGAGACGAGTCAGTGGATCTTCCGTAGAAGCCACGGTCTGGATGGAGATAACGTATTCACTACTTTCAGGATAGGTAAACAGATTGACCGTATAGCCTTGTCCATGGGTGCCGCGAGTACTGCGTTGAATCATCTTGCCGTGCAGCAGAGTCTTCACTCTGCAGCGATGCATCACTGGACGCACAGTGTAGCCAAGATGCGTGTACAGGAACTTGACGTTAGTCTCCGGCGAGACAGGGTGGAGCCGCTGGATGTTAGGGGTCACATCGCCATGCAAAGCTGCTTCAGCACGACGACGCAGGTTGTTAGCTGCCGCTACATCGTAAAGGCCAGTTACCTTATCCTGCATGAGAATAAGACCACTACCTTCTGGAAGGTTGCGTACATTGTTGCGAGTCAACTCAGCGAATTCATAGCTACCGATTTTCATTATAGACACCTCTAGGTGAGCACACTGCCTGTATCATTAAGGTAATGTATCAATGAGAATATTTACAGCATAAAGGCCTGCCGAAGCAGGCCAGTATGTTTGTTTAGCCACCTGCTACCGATTTACGGCCCATCTACACTAACCAACTCCGGCTTTTTCGGCCGTATGGGAAATTGAGGTTGGGAGTTACAATCCCGTCCGACGATGGCTTAAAGCAGGTACAACTCTAGGTGCCGGTTACCACACTTAGCCACTTCCTAGTCTTCGGCATGGATGCGCGACGATGGGTCACCGACATTACACGTTGAATTAGACCAATTCATGAAAGGTCTTTGGCACATCGTGCTTATCAAGATCTTGTTCAGTAGCAACAAGCTCGTTAATCACAAGCGTACCATCAGGACGAACTACGCGACGTACAATCTCTGCAAGCTCAGGAGAGCGTTTAGCGAACCATTCATACCGAGCCGTTTGCAGAGCTTCATCTTCTCTCGACGAAGAATGTTTTTGATAATCAAACTTCGGAGCAACAACAGCCTTGATGACCCGCCGACGACGCATTGCGTTCTCCTAACTTGTAATGGCCCCGAGGGCGGGACTTGAACCCACGACCTTCTTCCTGAGGAGCGACCTCAGAGAGCTGCTCTAACCGACTGAGCTACCCAGGGGACTAACTGGAGGTGAATGAGAGATTCGAACTCTCGGACCCGGTTAAGGGTCAACGGCTTAGCAAGCCGCCGCCATAGGCCACTCGACCAATTCACCGTAAAGCAAGAAATAGTCTCCGGCATCGCTCAGGGTTTTAACCCATCACTCTATTAGTCAAGACTCCGCCGGACGGTGTAAGCTGTCATGACAATCCACGGTATCTGCCCCTCAAAGGGACCGCAGCAAATTGGCTCCACGACCTGGACTCGAACCAGGGACCAAACGGTTAACAGCCGTTTGCTCTACCAACTGAGCTATCGCGGAATTACAAGGTAAGGAGAAGCGGACAGGCGAGATTCGAACTCGCGGATGAATAGTCATGGCCCCATGGCAGGCGACTTCCACTCTAGCTCATGTATCCAATCGGTAGTTACCCGATATATCAACGTTCAACCACTCCGTAACCGAACGCTTCTCCGAACATGGCAGGGGCAACAGGATTCGAACCTATGACAAGCGGGATCAAAACCCGCTGCTCTACCGGACTGAGCTATACCCCAACAAACTTTTAAAGCAAGGCCGGCCGATCCGTTTATACTCGGATAAGGTTTCCCAGCAACTATAAAGTCGCGGCCGATAATTCGTGGTGGAGAGAGAAGGATTCGAACCTTCGAAATGCGGTCGCACATCAGATTTACAGTCTGACCCCTTTGGCCACTCGGGAACCTCTCCAGGTGACGCAACCCGCCAGAGCGCCATTTCGCTCAAAGGCACCGGCATCACCGGCGGGTTGCGTCGTGTAGAATAGCCTTGCTGCCCGCCGGGCAGTGCTCTTCCTACATATAGCTAATACGCATTGTAACTTTTTACCATCTAGAGACAACCGGCGTTATCGCTGGCCGCTTTATCGGCAATTTTATCGAAGGCTTTGTTGACATCTGCAACCAACGAATTCAGCCAACTGCCGTAGATACCACCTGGAGCAACACACTTCAACTGCTGAAGTTTTACCTTCACCGTGTTGAGAAGCGCCTCCTCCATGTCAGGACCAATTGGAACTTTCATACACGCCCCTTACTGAACAGACGCTTTAAAGAAATCGTCCGTAGAGATGGTCAGTTTGTCTTGACGCGATATATCGTCGTAGACGTAGACATCGCCGTATTCATTGCTGAATATCGGTTCTGGGATCTCGCTCACCCATTTGACCTGCGCTGGCTCGCGAAGTCGGTTACAGGCCAAGAAGAAATCGTCCCCATTACGTTTTCTAAAAATCAGCCCCGATGCGTAAGCCGCCGACCTCTTATCGCTTTCAATAAGTGGGCCAAGAATCTTGATCTGCCAATATTTGAAAAAGACAGATGAAATATTTCCTAGGCCTTTGGCGTTAGAGGCCGGAAGAGCAAAGGAAACAGAATCAGACAACAGGCCGTTTCCGAGTAGGTATTCATCGTCGATATAGAAATGCGACAAAGGCATTTCAAACGACCGATTTTCTGAGCAAACGATTTTTGCCACATCGCGCTGACCGTTTATTTGACCGTTGCCATAAACAAGGACCTTGAGCTCGCCCCACATTTTGGCGCCGGCGCCGTCACCGCCGATAGACGTTTGGACGCGAATCCCATTGCCGGCGTAGTTATCGGTGAACTTGGCGCGGAAAGTAGCGAACTCTTTACCCGGTTCGAGAACACGCCATTCATTACTGTCCGGTTCGCAATAAAACGTAAGTTCCATGACAACCCCCTATTCTTCTTTCGGTATAGTTTTAATGATGGTACCGCGAACCATTTCTTCGCAGTACAGTTCCAGAAGCTTGGCCACCGCATACGGGCTGCCGAACACGATGTTCATCTGTTCGTCCTGCCGACCACCCAAATGTTCGATCCATTGTTTGGTCGACCACTTGGAGCGATCTTCCATCGCCTGATAATGCTCGACGGTGTTGTGGTCGAAATCGCCAGTCTTCGTGATGGCGACGATACCCATCTTCCGATAGAACACATCGATCCGACGAATTAGCGACTCGGCTGCACGGAAGACGTATTCCTTCAGATCCGTCTCACCAGGCTTGACAGTGAAACCGTGGGCTTTAAAGAGACTGCGAATCACATTGCGGCGAGCAGTAGTTCGAGCCTCTTCATCTTTCTCGGCGTTGAGGCCAATTCTGAGCCAGGTTTCAAACAACTCGGTGATGGCCGGGTCAGTGGGTTTGTCAATGTCAAAGTACTTGTTGGCGATTTTCTGTTGATGCTTGTTCAATACCTGCAAAGCGATGAGCTTGGATTCATGAGGCAGCTCAAGGAGCAGGTCGTTTAAGACCTGCTCGTGCATGGCAAGGATATCGCGCAAGACAGGTTGCTCTTCTTTATTGTCTGGCGCGTCCATTTTAGTCGTCCTTCTGGTGAGCGTGTTTGTCGCCGACGTGCTTATCGAAAGCTTTCTTCATGCGGCGAACGAAGCGAGTGCCAAATGCTGCGCCAACACAGACGGCACAGGTGAGGAAGAAGCTGTAGAACGTGAAAAGGGTTACCAAAACCATTGGCAGGGCGAAGACGAAGATCATCGGAAATATGTGAATCATGTCCGACTCACCGAACCGCTTCGAGTGCCATGCCCAGGTACCACCACGCCATTCGTAGCCAGTCAGGCGCGCGATGAAGCCACTGAAGCAGTTGTAACGCTTACGTGGAGCATCGTCGATCCACGCCCAGGCGAAGTTCCACAGGGCGGCCAGAATCCACAGGGTCAGATAAGTGAAGAACAACAGCAACCCGAACGCAAGAGCGCGACCGATATTGTCGAAGTAGCTGCCATCAAAAGCAACCATGCCAGCAAGCATAATCTGGAACATTAATTATTTCCCCAATCTTTCGCGTTCAAATTTAAGTTCAATATCGGTTTTCAGATCACGCAGGGCGCGAGTGCACCCTGGCGTTTTTGCCCAGCCATCGCCGGCACGAGAAACGTCCATCGGCATGCCGTACAGTTCTACGCCTTCGCGTTTATACCAGGCGGCACTGAAGCCGTCGTTATCGAGAACAAAGTGAGTGGCACCTTTCGGTACTTCCAGTGCTGCCATGTCGGACAGTTTCATTTCACAGCTCCTTAATCAGGGCGTTGAGTGGTGATTTGAAGGTTCTTGATTTCGCGCTTCAAAGCTACGGGATGGGACACAGCAAGAACCGCCCAGTTCTTACCGACCAGCCATTGAGCAAGATCGTAAGGACTGTTGCCGGTCTTTTCGTATTGCAGGTTGATCAGACCTATAACGTTGTCTGGAGCAAGGGCGGTCAAGACCACCGTTGCTTGTTCGGTAGGAGTTTTCAGCTCCAAGGTCAGAGCAGTAGCTCCGTCCAGCTTCACTCTAGGCATCGTTCTCCACCTCGATCACGATAGTGACCATCTGGTCTTTAGGCTCGCCGACTTGAGTGTAGTCGATCACGCCGTTGTTTTCTTCGAAGTCGAAATCCGGGTTGTCTTCGTAGAGGCGTTTCTGGTAGACATTGAAGCCAGGGTGTTCTTCAGACTTCGGAGTCACCGCAACACCCATGTCGGATAGGACTTCTTTCACATCGATCCGTCCGGTGCCGAAACATTTAACACCGATAGTTGCATCGATCAAAGTGTATTTGTTAGACATTATACCTCCAGGGTACCTTTTGGTGAGTTGGCCAAATCAGCGGCAAGCGCTTCAGCCAGTTTGCGGGACAGCCAGCGAATGCGCTCTTTACCGGCAGTCATGTAGGCGATTGGCATCTTGGCTTTGCCTGAAAGCAGTTCCTCGACAGAAGGAAAGACATCGTAGTTCATGAAGATAGCATTGGCCAGCTCATCATCCGTGTAATCGCCTAAAGGCAGGTCAGAACGCTCACGATCCAGATAGTGAGCAAAGTCGTCGCTTTCGCCAGTGTCGCCACGACGATTCGCCGGGGTGCCTTCGTATTTAATCAGACGACCCTGAAGCACCTGCACGTTAGCGCTGAGCTTCTTGATCTCTTCTTGCAAATAGGCAGTTGTTTTCTGATCTTTAGACTTTTCGTCTTCGAGCTGCTCGATCTTACGGTCGCGCTCACTCAGCCAGAGTTTAACTTCTTCGTATTTTTCGTGAAGTCGTTTAAGCTTTGACATCCTGCGATTCCTCTTTCAGCTTCAGGGCAGCGGTTTCCGCGATGTGTTTCTTCATACGCCGCCACGGGGCTCGCCGCCGGTCAGAACTACTTACGACGTAGCACGTTCTTTCTTTACCATCGATGTCGGTATAGGCGAACGCATCTCGCGGTAGTGGTATTTGGGCCATTGCTATTTACCTAGAGCCTGCGTGGAAAATTCCAGCGTTGCACCCGCGGAGCCAGAGTAAAGTCGAAATCGATGAAGCCGACTGGTGTCGATTGGCCATCGATCAAAATGCCATTCAGCTTGACCTTGACCCCTCGCCCGCTCCACATCTGGACCACATCACAAGTAGTGCGAGTGACGATCATGCGACCCTTCAGACAGGCCAGGATGATCGAGAAAGCCTTTTCGGAACCATCGGACAGTTCCACGCGTTTGTCGTCGATCTGTTTACCGAAACCTGCGATGAACTCATCGGACACCGTTACAGGATTTTCCAATGCGGGGCCGGGCTGAGTAGGTCGAAAGCTCAACATCCCCATCTGGCTGCGATTGCGGTTGATCCTGAAGTTCACCACTTCAGTTTTCCCGTGAACGCTGAAGTCGTGATCATGAGGAGAGTTTTCAAGGGTCTTCATAACCCCGAACAGGAACCCGTAGGTTTCTGGAGAGGTCTTTCCTGGCTTAGGAATGGGGAGCTTTTTAAGAGCAGCGGTATCCATCTGTAACTTCCTTGCGGTTGATTAAAAGAAATAGAACAGCATAAAAAGAAAGAAATACCGCCCCTGTCCATTTCCTCCAGTGTGGAACTGCAATTTATCGGTACCGATAAACCAGAACTCGCCTGTTCAATGGAATTTGCGTCGGGGCGGATGTTGCGCTACGGCGTGTATGCGCACGCTGCAGTTCACACAAGCTTTTGCTTGTGCAATTCAAAGAGCGGTTATCCCGACTCGGTTGAAGCTTTAAGTTTTAGTGGCCACGGACATTGGTCCTTCGCCCAGTCAATCGGGATACGTTATCCTCATTAACGCCCCGAGGACTGCTACGCGCATTGCAGTTCCTTCAGCAGTGGTTGTTTGTATAGGAGTTCGACTTCCCGTAATTAATTACGCCTTCGGAAGCAGTTTCCCAGTTTCATCACGAACGATCTCTGCCTGGATGTATTTGCCAGGATTGTAGATACGCAGAGTTGCGCAACCCTGATACACGGCAGAATAAGGCAGAGCAAAGATGTAAGCATCATAGCTCTCACCGGGCTTTGGCATACCGTCTTGCGTAAAGTGGATCCGTACATCGCCTTGGACGAAATCAATCTGCAGACGAGCCGAGAGAGCCTTCAGCACAGCTTGTTCGGTCGCTTCTTCAAACAACTCCACCACCGGTGACAGGTGTTGAAACACCCCGGCCAGATTGACACGGGTGTACGGCGTTTTGTGCGCATAGCCGTTGACGTGTTCAGCGTCTTGGCCTTTCAGCCAGCGAGCGTGTTCAACAATCGGAATCGTGTTGCACTGTTCGGGATCTTCGAATTCTGCCTGCAGGCTGACTGGAAGACCGTTGGAAATATTCATTACTTCTTCTTTCCTTGTGGTCGACGATAGTGACCGACGCCTTTCCGGCGGTTTACAGGCATGCCGTTACGGTTGACGTCATTGCGGTGTTTGTGCAAAACGCTGTGATCGCGGTGGTCCATGCCGTCGCGAATCTTCTCAAACAACGACTGGAGAGATTCCCTGATTCGCTTTACCGTTGCACGAAAACCTTCAACCGCTTCTTTAGCTTCAGGCGACATGAATCCCTCCTAACCTACTTTGCCGGTTACATCGGCAGTTGGGTGATTGCGGGCTTCTGCACGAGGTACCATTTCCCAATCGTAATCGATCAGGTAGTTGTGCGAGTTGCCCTGCAGGTTGTACTTGTTCTTGGAGATGGAGAACTTCAAGAACGTACGGAAGCCAGTGCCCATGACCGGAGGGCGATGGATGTTCCAGCGATCGAGACGCAGCAAACAGTTCGAGCTGTACACGCAAATTGCGTCTTCGCGCACTTGCTCAGCAATCTGCTTGAGAGACTCTGCGTGGTCTTCCGTAGTCAGGTGGAAACGCTGCAGAGCAAACTCAGTTGGGAATCGATCGACCCAGATGTAGTTCACATCGTCGCTGCCGAATCCATCGCTGTGCCAGCCCGGACGATTACCCATGTTGTCTGGGGTCACGAACAGGTGTTTTGCGCTGACGTAGATGTAGTCGCGATGAGGATCGAATTCCAGATGCTGGATGAACGGACGGATCCAGTCCAGGTTCTTCGGGATGTGGAAGCTTTCCAGAGCACCGGCCATCTTGATAGGCAGGTACTGATAGAAACACATTTCGACCTTGTCTTTGACCAGATCGATAGCCAGATCTTCGACGATCACGTCAGGCGGAATGCCGTAATAAGGAGCAACAGTTTGGTTTTGAGTTTTCATTGCTGCAGATACCGTTTAGCGAGTGGGTATGGGACCATCATTGTGGAGCCAAACTTGAAGAGGATGAACGCCTTAGCAATGGCTGTTTCGAGTTTCTCGTGACAGACCAAATAGCTTCCGTCGACGTTGTTATCGAAATAGACCGAATAGACCTTGCTTTCAAAGTCGTAACGGATACACGGCTTCTCGGCAGTGAGGAACGGGCCAAGGAATTCCCAGTTTTCATGCGGGTTATATTGGCAGCTCTTCTCGGCCTCCTCGAACCAGATTTTCCATTCTAGATCGACGATGACGGTCGGGTTATCCATTGCGTATTGCAACTTGTTGTAGTTGCCCGGATAACTACCGTCATGCATGTTGAAGACTTTGATCTTTGGGTGTGCCATAGCCAATGCCCAATCGATCAGATAGCCTCGAAACTCATCGGTCTGTACGGCCATCTTTACAGATTCGAAATCTACATATTCCGGATTGACAGGATCTTGCATTATTCCGCCGCCTTCTTGACTGGTTTGATGGTGACATCTTTATCTGCCTTGCGGCGCTGCCACCAGTCGCTGTCGTCAACCTCACGACCTTTCTTTGGAAGCAAGTCGCCTTGAACAGGATCTGGTACAGCGCGGCCAACCGCAGGCACAACGTAAATGCGTTTTGTCATTTCGACTCCTTCGGAACAACGTACCAAATCCCAAGGTCAGAATGGTAGCGGAGTTTAGGTTTGGCGGCTTTTAGTTCGTTAACCTGAAGCTGCAGTTTGTCGATCTGCGCTTCAAGATTCTCGACGGCCTTTTCTACAATTGGTTTGGCCTCGTAGTAAAACGCCATGGCCGTTCTGTCTTCGTGCTCGGGACCGCCGCAGAATCGATCCATGCCGGACATTGTGTCGTAGGCATCAGGCCAGTTGATCACTGTTCTCATTATTCGTGCACCATTAAAATCAGAATCTGTGGGGTTGAAAGAAACAAAGCTGTAGGCGAATGAGTGCATCGAATAAACAAGACTTCTGAAGAGGTCAGGTCTTCAACCATCTTCACCATTTCCGACAGACAGGCCAGCGAAATATCTTCATGCAACATTTCAGACATTTCGTTTATTCCATCATCCCGTGAGAAATAAATGTCACCATGAGCATTGTCGGGATCTTTCTTGAAGAAGTGCTCAGGCATCTTCAAAGGAACACAGATGTTGATGGATGTGCCATTGCTTTCCGGCGTTTCCTTAATTATCACATGCTGAGCCTGACTGGTTCTGTTGGTGTGATTCAAATGCTTTCGAAAAACGTCGAGGGTGGTGTTTTCGCCATTTGTAAAGTTATTCATAAACAAACTCACTTTTGTAAAAAATAAAGCATAGAGCTGGGGGCATCGCCCCCAGCTCTATGTTGTTGCTTACTGCCCCTTCGCGAAGTTGTCGAACAAGCGATAGATCTCGCCCGTCAACTTCTCCGTTTCTTCAACCCGGTACTCAAGGCTCGGGCTCTCATCTTTCAGGTAAACCTTCCAGAAACCAGACCCCGGCAGACCCACGTCCTTACCAGACTTGCGCACAACGAGAACAGTCAAATGCGGAAGTTGCGCCTTCTCGCAAAAGTTGAACACGTCATAGAGCGTTCTGGAAATGGCGGTCACCATGGCGTTGCCCTTAGACGGCATGCCGAGGATAATGGCCAGCGATTCATACGTGATGGTCTGCTTCTGTACTGCGCAGTGCTGGAGATAGCTCAGGCAGGTCAGGGCTTGGTGTTGACGCAGGGACAGCATTTGATCTACTTCCACAGGAAGTCTCCTCGCTACGTTGGTAGCAATGTCTTACGGTTGTGCCATCTAGATGGCGATTAAACTCCCCTGTTGTAGAACGGGGGAGGTGTTGCTCACTTCGCTGCTTGTTGCTGACGCACGTTACGCACGATGGCCTTGTCGACTACGGTCTGAAGAAGCTCAGCGTCGTTTTCGTCCATGCCTTCGAAGAATGCGTTGTTGTACACGAACTGAGCGCGCAGGCAGTAGGTGTCCGGCTTCAGCGTGGTGGAGGTTTCGATGCCGTTGGCCTGAACAACTTCACAGGTCGTGTACAGTGGGTTGCCGTTCAGGTCTTTGACTTTCTTGAAGGCACTAACATCGATCTCGCCGATGCGCAGCTCTTCTTTGAACTCACCGGTAATTTCGGTAGAGATCTTGCCTTGACGACCGACGTAGATCAGACCAGCGATAGGGATGTCGATACCGCCTTTACGGACCTTGCCTTCAGCAGCAGCCTTGGCAGCCCAGCGCCAGTTCTTGAAGCCGACGATGTTCAGGTCTTTGAAGTCTTTATCGATGTTGCCGAAGTTACGCAGGGTCACTTCAGCGCCGGAGCCGTCAACGATGGCAACGCCCAGGTTCTTGTAGTCGCTGTCAGAGAGATCATCAAAGTCTTTGACCTTGCTGTTCTTGCTGTGGATCCAGAAGATCGCTTCCTGGTGAGCATCGGTGGTGGAGATGTCAGTAGGCATCGGACGAGACGTCACCGCATCGTTTTGCAGGATCGCGATATCGCACTCGCCGGCTTTCAGACGAGTAGCGGAATCGACGGAGCCTTTGGTGTTGACGAACTTGACCACAACCAAACCTTTGGAGTTCGATTGGATTTCAGTGCCGACAACTTGACCGATCTGGCTGTAATAGCCTTCGGCCGCTCCGGTGCAGAAGTTGAGTGTTTTGGGTTCGTTAGCAAAGACGTTGAAAGACAACGCCATCAATGCCAGTACAGCGTAGACCATTTTCTTCATTATTACTTCTTCCTAGTGGTGGTACAGCGTTTATTGTTTTCGAAGGATTTTAAAGCCGCCGAGGACGTTCGGGACTACCAGATGGTTTTCATCAAACTTCTTGGCAATTTCCTTACCCGTAACTTCAGCATAGAGTTCGCCAGTATCGCTATCGCGATAGATTCCCTTGTCGACAAAGATAACTCCCGGCTCTAAGCCGTTTCTGAGTCCAGCAGGTTTTGAATAAGGTCGAGGCACCCGAGGTTCCTGCCACACGCCTGTCGTCATGTAACGACGCTGCATGAGGTTTGGCTGCATCTCAATCATGCCCGGATCACGACAACCTTCCGGGAAACGGGCCTTGGCATCACCTGCCCATACATCAAGAGGGATCGGTGTAGACTTACCGCGTCTGAAATACCAGAGAATCATCCGGCAGTTCTTGCCAGGCTCGTATTCGCTTTCGATTGTGTGGCAGACGACCATTCCGCCGAAGACAGCACGATACGCAATGAACTTACTGCGCGTGCCATCTGTATCGAGGAACAGATCGTAGCTGCGCCGAACCTTTCCTTTATAGCCGGAACGGAAGGCAACCTGCATCTTTATCTGCGGGTCAGAAAAGTCGTCAGGATTAACCTGCGTGTCGAGGGAATATCCTCCCATGATAACTCCTGTTTTAATTTGGTGCCGCTACCCAGTCGGCATGAACGATTGGATGCGGTTTGCACATCTCTGTGATCAGACCGATAGTGATTGCTTTAGCCTTTTCGGCGTTGCCGTCTCCACGTTCCCAGCCGAATGCGTTGACATCGATATCGCCCTCAATGGCCTTGGCGGCAATGAGAGCTTCGTAGAAGTCCCATTGCCAGCCGCTATTTCCCCACGGCCACTTGGCATCAAAGCGTTCGCCTTCATCCCAGAGAGTAGTGAGCAACTGCCGGAGAAAATCCCGGATGCGGACTTTGCCTACATCGCGAAAGTCCCACTCGAAATCAAGAAGAGCGGGGTTCTCACAGGTAGGTGGCGCTGGAATGTAGCGAACACCATTGATAGTCACTTCTGGCATTACTCAGAACCCCTTGTTTTGTAGGTGTTGTCTATCATCGTAATCGTGCGTTCGTTAATGTTGTTGCGATGCCCCCGACCAAGCTTTTGCAACTGTTCGTAGGCGCGCCCTTTTGGTTGAGTGCCAATCACCCCGTAAGTGTGCCGACGAAGAAGAAGTTTCTCCAACTCTTCGTTTTGCTGAGGAGTTAGAGGACCGGTGTCTTCTGCCACTTGCACATACGGGCTTGGTTTGCCAGTTTGTAGCCGGAGCTTGGCTAGAACATTCAGCTCCCACAGAACAGGCTTTACCAGGTTAGCCGTCAGCAACTTATCGACACCTATCTGCATGGTTTCGATCAGAGCTTTAGCCTTGGCTTCGCTGTAGTGGATGTTCTTGTGCAGGACACGACGATCAAAGTCTTCTGCGCTCAGCGGACTAAGCGCAATAGCAAACTCACGCATGGCGTAGTTGCTGATCTTGTGGTTCCGCTTAGCGTAGTCGTTCATGTAACCGACCAGATGATCGTGCGTGTATTCTTCAGGCGGCACCGACGTAACCACCAGGTGATAACAGCCAGTTGCACGATGGGTGATGGACACTACCGAATAAAGCTTGTCTAGTTTGATGATCGACATGGCTAAGTCCTTCCCCCTGCAATACTGTTGATATAAGCAGACTGTTCCGGCTTATGTAGGACGCGATCATGTATGCGCGCAACGCCAAGATCAGCGATCGTGCCGGAGAAACCTTTCGACTCAAACAGCTGAACTTTGAAGTAAAGCTTATCGAGACTCAGCTGGTTCATGACCGAATGCCCTGCAGCGAGTTGCATTTCGTATTCGTTACCGAGCGCCCAGAATCGATCTTGGCGGATCTGTTCCTTGGCGGCTTCTTCTGTCAGGTTTTCATAGATGGCCATGCGGGACTTAGCATCGCGCATATTGATCTGAATCGGATAAGCCTCCTCTTCATTGACCACGACCATTGCAGGATACCCTTCTTCTTCAAACTGTGTAGCTAAAGGCTTGAACTTGCTGTACAGTTCGTCGAGTCGTTCGAACTCCTCTTTGTAATTAGGGGCATCAAGAATGGTCTTGATGATGTCATCGCGTACAGCGTTTGAACAATACTTACGAAAACGCGTAATGACTTTCTTGAGCTCTTTACGGTCTTCGTGAATTGCAAAAATAAATGCCAGACGTTCCATTGCGGCGGCGGCCTTGTGCATCGTTATTCTACCTAATTGGTCAAGTGATACTAAGCGGGTAATGTGTGACTGAGATCCGATAACCTAGACAAAAAAAAGCTCCCCTGATGCGCTGGGGAGCTTTATGCCGTCAATGGACCAATTGGTCGTCGTTTGGCAAGTCGATGTTGATCTCAGGATCCTTGATGTTCTCGGCAATGAACTGAGCCGGCGCAAACTCGCTGTGGCGAGAAGCGAAGCTGTACAGAGCCAGAGTCACCATCCAGTCCGGTTCGTTGGTCGCGTTGATCAGCAGATCGGCGATGCGGTTCAACAGGTCTTCCTCGCTGATCTCAAAGACGTTGATGCCCTTGCCTTTGAGTTCGATATGCTTGCGCAGGATTTCTTTGTTGAACAGCTTGAGTTGCTTGCTTACAGAAAGATGCTTAACGGTCATTGAACTTTCGATCCCAGTTGATCCCGTCGGACCAGGTTGGTTTATCCGGAGTGGTGTTTGGACGATCATTCTTACGGAAGAAGTCGCCGATGTTTACTTGATGAAGGATCTGGCCTTCATTCATGAGAATGAGACCATCCTTCAATAAATCGCCCGGGTACTGGATAGTCCCGTGGTGGAGCTGAATAACGCTGCCGGTGTTGGCGTCCATCTTCGCAATGAACACCGCCATCTCGGACCTGGTCAGCAAGTCGTTCATGCGATACTTCTCAAGCTTCGCAAGAACATCTTCGCGACCATTGGCAACCGTGATCGCCGTAACGGTACCTTTAGGAATGTTGCTCATCTTTCTGTTCCCCCGTATCTCGGAGTTCATCAAACAGAAGCTTGACCTCGTCTTGAGTCAAGTTGCGCGGAGGGTGGTTGAGCAAAGGAGTTGCGACGAGCTGACTGAAATCCTTCATGAGGGTCAGTTCTTTGTGGACCTTTACACGGTACTCTCCGTCTTCCATCTTCGGACGCGTCACGTCCAGGATGTAAAGGCTGAGAATGTTACTGCCATTCTGCCGAACCTTTTCGCGGAAGAAATGAACCGCCTCTTCTGCGATGTCGCCAGCTTCCTCAAGGCGTTTGAGTGTGGCGAGGATTTCGTGATGGGTGTCGGCCAGCAAAGACTTTTGGGCACTTGACATTTACATTCCCCTTTACTTGCAGAAAGTTTTGTAAGACTTTGAAGCGACCTTCTTGTTGATCATGAAGACGTACGTGTCGGCAGCTTTAATGACCGCCGTACCTCGCTCGCCTTCTCCGATGGACGTGACGACAGAGTCTTCGCCCGTGATACCCACCACTGTCATGGCCGTACCCTTGACATCAATAAGGGTCTTTTCCGTAACGGTGGTCTTGTCGATATTTCGCCACATCAAGAAATCCGTGTAAGGATAACTGTAGGTGCGTTCCCCTGTAACGGTGTAACCGCCTACATCGAGTTCACAGCTTCGATGATCGGTGACGTAACCTTTGGTGCTGGTGGCGTAAACGTAATAGCCACCGGCACCAATAACGACGACGGAGATGAAGAGAATGAAAGCAATCGTTCTGTACAGGATTCGCTTTGCCACTTTGGCAGCGGCTGCTGCACGGCTGGCTACAGCAGACCGGGCGCGAATACCCGGATCCTGCTGATCGGCGTGATGTTCAAGAACATCATCTAGCGTGTGGTTGTGGGCTTCTGGTTGTTCAATAGTAGCTAGGGTTGTCATTGCGACTAACTCCAAAGGTTTTGTGGGATACAACAATTACGGTTGCGAGTACTGCTCACGGAAGATTTCGTTTGGATCGACCTGCTGGTGGCAGAAACGAGCCATCGAAACAAAGTCCAGACCGGCGTCTTTGTATTCGTCGAACAAATCGAACGTGCGCTTGAGGAACTTGTCATGAAGCATGAACTTGCCCATGCGGACGTAAGTGGTTCCAAGCCCTGGGAAAGATTCACTGGTAACGTTTTCCCAACGGATCGTTTCACCATCGGTCAGAAAGCGATAAATACCACTGTCTATCAACGGCCGGCCGTAAGTGTCGCGAGCGTGAGGGAGGATGTAGACGTTCTCCATCTTGTACTCAGGCTCTGGTTCCGGAACGGGTTCCGGCTCAGGCTCTGGACGGTTGGCGATCTCGCAATCTGAAATCATGACGCTGAAGTCAATGACTGCTTCAAATGTCTGCTTGCGAGTAACCGGTTCGATGAACATGAAACGAACTTTGTGTTTCACGCCATCGAAAAGGAAATCGTCGCACAACCAACCGGCGCTCTGGAACCACGACGACAGCGACCAAAAGATGCTGGCAGGCGGGTAGTTGTGTTCCTTATAGTGCCGACCGATCTGAAGATGCAGTGGTCCAAGTTCAGGACCGGAGATAGGGCGCGACACCACAGGCTCTGGATGTTCGAATGCCTTCAGCTGCATGAACGTCGAAACATTCAGCGGCTCTTCTTCATCCATGCAGGTCTTGATGGAAAACGTCAGGCCTTCTTCTTTCGTGCAGTCGACTTCGATGTTGGTCTTTAACTGCCAGTTCAGCTCAGCAGCAGAAACAAAATCTTTGAGGACGCTATGGACTGCGGCGAAGGCTTTAAATGCCGGAAAGAAGCGAGACCCCTTGACGATCGTTTCAATCGTGGCGGAAGTCGAATCGTAAGGTGTCGTTACCCCGCGCGGTTTACGCTGGGCGATGTAGTTGATGATTTCAGTATTCACGTTGAATCCTTGCGGCTATCGGAATATGTTCAGAAGTTTAGTGAGGCTACCGTTCGACTGGCTTTCTGCTCCCTCCTTCACAATGGGTTTATCTTCATCCAGAATTCGGATGTGTGTTTTAAGGCACCGCTGATCACGCAGGTCAATGCGATTCAGGCGCCGCCGAGTCTTTGCGGCATCCCCAACGGCAGAAACGATGGTGACGTTCTTGAAGCCGGCGAATTCCAAAGTCTCTTGGAGCATGGCGGCAATCAACGTCTTACCTGCACCGTCCTGGCCACGGATTTCAATCTCCATCTCCAATTCTTCATCGGGCGGTAAACGTTTCTTTACAGACACAGACTGGATGGTCATCCCACTACGCTCCTTTGTGTTGTTATACAGCCTAGTAATGTATTGCCGTGCGTTTGTTCACTGGCGCTTCAAAAGCGGGGTTCATGTTGATCTCAGAAGTTCCGCCATCGAGAACGTACCGAACCACTGCCTTGGAGGGATTGACAATGCCAAACAGCATGGTGTCGCCAATCGGACTCAGTTTACGAACCGGAATGTTATCTAACTGATGAATGCAGAGCGCACGATTCAGCAAATACGCTCGAACAATCGGACCAGAAACTGTTTCAATAACCGAAGTGCCGACGACGCGAGTAGTATCCAGGCGCATACGCTCAACTGTACGTTCAGCGTGATTCTGAGACACGCAGGGAATCGTTACTTCATTCACGACCCACTCGTAGCCTTCCAATGCTTCTGGACCACCAGCGAGGTTTCGGAGCCGATACTTCACAGACTCTTCTGGACCTTTCTGTTGGCGATTCTTCAGAAACCCAGCCAAGAACGATTTCAAATCAAAAGCATTTGTCACTTTTCCCAACTCCTTAGTGGCTTTCCATTTCTACCTTTTCTGACACGCTTAGCGTATTTGGTAGGGCGGTAGTCCCGTGTGGTTGCTTTAATAGTGTTGTCGGCTTCGCCAGCCATCGCACCAACGGATAAGAGGAGGATGAGTTCCCTCACCCCCTTCGTTAGCTTAATCATTCCACAACGACGTGAGGAACGAATCGCTCATTCTGCACATTCGACACATGCGTATCGAATTCGCGGATAGCGATGTTCGTCGCTTTGGCGATCTTGGTGACCGGACTTCCACCTTCCATCCAGACGCTGACGATGAAGTTAGTGCCTTCACGCAGAGAACCGGCTGGGCAGTATTCCTGGAAGACCTTGGTCTCGTCGAGGTAGTCGCCGCCAGTGGAAACCACCGCGTAACCATCGTCGCCGTACAACGTGATGTTGTTCGACATCCGGCCGACCTTCGGCTTAGAGACGTAGAACTGACCTTCGAAGCGGTGTTGGCTGAGGCTGGTGTGCAGGAATGGTAACAGAGGTGCTTCGAAGCCGTGGCCGATGAGGCCCTTTTCAAGCAGATCGCTGACCAGGGCCAAAATGCCTTTGTTGGACATGAACCATTTCCAGGCCGGTTCCATAACCACGACGTTGTTGCACCACGATTCCCAATGCAGCCAGGCTTTCGGGAAGTTGACGACCATCTCTTCCCACGGCGACAGGATGAACATGCCATCGAGCGTGTGTTCGTAAGCGATCCATGGACGGGAAGGTTGCAGATCTTCGTAGTCCAGGTGCTTGATGTCGACCATCATGCAGGCAGTCGGCTCTTCCAGCAGATCGCTGATGATCTCGCAGGTAGTGGTGTCTTCGATATAGTTGCTATCGAAAACGACGCCGAACTTGTTGCCTTTATACACACCCTTCAGAGTTTCTTTCAGAGTGGCCGCGATGTTTTCGAACCAGTTATTGAACTGATTGTCTTCGCCCGTGATCTGGCGAACCAACTCGTCCTGCAGCGTAGTCGATTCGAACAACATGGTTGGCGTATCGGCATTCAGCTCGTAGATACCTTTTACGGTACCACTGACCGGATCGAACGCCATGTCGAAGCGAGAGTACAGCGACTGACCGCGCATGTTGATCTGACCGAGCGTCCACTTGGCGTACGCGATGAACGCATCGCCAGCCGGGCTGTTCAGCATCTTGCAATCGAAGTACTGACGAATCAGGTCAGGGTGGTCGAACGCATACCGCACGGCTTGCAGCATGACTTCGTACGACGCGTTCGCCACCTGTTGGATGTGGACGCCTTCACGCTCAGTCAGGTTGTAGAACGGCAGATTGTCTTTGTTCTTGATGAAGAACTCGAACAGGTCGGTGACGTCGGACTTGAGTTCGTTCTGATCGGTGTAGAAATTACGAGACCAGGGCAGGTTTTGTTCGAGAAGTTGATCGATCGGGAATTCGACTTTGTGGTAAGTGACTTTCATGGATTAGCTCGAAGAGGAGTGGGAGGAAGCACGGGCAGAAGAGCTGCTGGACAGTGCCCCGGAGGTACGGGTCGACAGATTGGTGCGCACGCTGGACAAACGTGCCGGGTTGCTCGCAATGGAGCTGCGGTTGTTCATCATGGCGGTGTTGACGTAGCTGGAGGTGTAAGTGCCACGACGCTTCTTCTCTTCCTCACGAGTGAAGCCAGACTGGTAGCTACTCGGAGGATAGCGGTTGGCGTAGGCGCTGGAACCACCACTGTTCATCATGTTCATCAGTAGAGCGCCACCAGCGAGACCGGCCACCAATGGCCACACGCTTTCGGACATGCCGGAAGCACCGTTCTCGTCTTTCTTGGACGGGTCTTCTTTGACAACGTGCAGATGCTTCACGCCGTTCTCGTCGACCGAGTAGTAAGCGTCTTTGACGGCTGGGTCGACCTTCTGCAGTTCGAGCAACTTTTGCTTCAGCTCGACGTCTTCAGAAGCCATGTCGGACATGGTCTGAGCTTTGGCTTCTTCATCGATAGCCGCCTGGATCTCGGCATCGGTTGGTTCTTGTTCACAGCCGGTCAGGGCCAACAAAGCTGTAGATGCGACTACAGCGCCGACGATGAGTGTCTTTTTCATTTATACGTTTTCTCCTTGCAGGGTGAGTTGTGTTGCGGCCTTTAAAGCTTTCCAGCTGCTTTGCCACCAGAGGAACGAACCTTCTCGTTTACCAGCGCGATGCAATGTACGGCTGAAACTTTCCCGTTCGATGGTTTCATTCTCCCCGTTCCAGCCATATTCAATCGTCTGGGCTTCCGGAACAATGAAGTTGTGTTTCTTGATGCGCTGACTCTTATCTTCGATCGGAACTGTAAAGAGACAGCCAGCAGAAGTCATGTTTCCATCTGGCTTCTTGTAATGCATGACGGCGTAACCGAACGAACTTGCCGTCAGAACCTTAAGGTGAGCAACAGTAAGCAGCCTTGGCACGACACGATCTTTAATCAACTGCCGTACATTGTCGTGATCGGATTCAGGCAACATACCGAACTTGAAACCATCCGGTACGTTTTCGCTGAATATGCAGGTAGCGAAAGCAAACGCTTCCTTTACCGTTACGCCAAACTTTTTGGACAGAACCCGAGCAACAGAAAGGCGGTTATTGATCCACAGCTGCTGAACCAGGTGCCCGTCCTGACGACGGAGCTTACCGAAATAAATCTTTTTCTTTTTCATATTTAGCGCTACCCATAGTGCTCAGTACTTTAGCGTCCTTGCTAAAAATAAACGATCAGAGAAGTTCGGCGCTAGCCAAAGTCCCTGCAATCGCACCAAAGCCATCAAAGGCCATGAAGCCACGCGTAGGGTGGAGTTTGACGTCACACGCCTGAGCGAGGTTGATGGGCTGCTGAGAGACCGAACCACGCAGGTTCTTGTAGAGCACTTTCATGTTGTTGCAGAACATGATGAAGTGATCGTCGCCCAGCTCTTTGACTGGCAGAAGAACCACTTCGCACAGAGACGACTTGATCTGCTCGGCGCCGATAGGGTCGAAGTCGATAACGTGCATGCGATCCGTGTTATCGATCGGGAGGATGCCGAACTCAACGCGTTCGTAGAACGGACGGTATTCCAGGTCCTTGTTGATGGCCTGGACAAGAGTGTCACCTTCGACCTCAAAGAACAACGAGACCGACGAATCGTAACGAATGCAGGTAAAGAGGTAGGGAACCCCTTCTTGCTGCTCAACGATTGCTACTTTGTAGATTGGCATATGTCACCTAAAAAATAAGAAAGGAAAGACCCGTAGAGGCCGAAGCCTCTACGGAGTAGGTCAGATAGAGCGCGGCGGTTCTTTACCTACCAGAGTTTGACACTCTGTTTGAAACGCCGTGGTGTTGACGAGGTTATTGAAGAACACCTGTTTCAGGTAATCCTTCGTCATCGGCAACATGGCCGTGAAGCCATCGATCTTTTTGTATTCATCGCGCTGTAACGTTTGAACGACGGTATCGAAATCGACTTCGTCGCGCGCCTCAATGGCGCCTTGAATGATGGACGCGCTACGCTGGCAGTCATCGTACGTCACCTTGTGGTTCTGTACAGTGAGAGCAGCGTGCGAGGCCAGTGGAGCCAGGATCAGGAACAGCGCAATCAGGCGTTTCATGTGTTGGTCTTGCCTTTCTTAAGATCGGTGATGTGGAGGACGAGCTTCTTCACCTTGGTGCTGGTCGTGTCATGCAACCGCTTGGTGCTACCGGTGAAGTCGATGCTGTCCAGATACTGCTTGAAGCTTTCGCGGATCTTCTCGATATCGCCCTTAACGATTTCGAGGATTTCTTCCGGGGCGTCGAGCGCTTCTTCGAATTGGGTGTGTAGCTTACGGTAGGCCGTCATCTGCAGGCTGTGATGGTCCAGCAGTTGGCCGACCTGTACATCCATTCCGCCTTGGCGTTTACCGACCAGATAGCCGGCACCAAAGAGGGCTGCCGAAGCAGCAAAGTTTACAGCGGTACGAATAAAAGTCATGGTTGGTACTCCTAATTCTTTTGGTGGTCTTGTCTGTGGCGAGGTTGCTGGTTTTTGGCACGATGCCCGCTTCCGATGGTGACTCGTTGACCACAACGGCGATCAGCTTTAAGGAGCTGCTCTTCCATGTCATCAAGTGTGGCATCTTCGTGAAAACGTATTCCGCGATCGCTCGCCATCCGCAGAAAGAGAACCTCGATACGATGTTCGAAGTCAGCTTCCAGCCGATTGTGAGTGTCCGCAGCCGAGTCACGTAACTGATCGTTCTCCAACCTTAGCGCGCTCATCGTCTCCTTGTGGGCGGCGGCCATGCGAGCTAATTCCTTCCTGTACCGAGCAATTGTCCGTACTTGTTCTGCACAGACTTCGCGCAGCCGGAAGTGTCCCATGGCAAGAATGGTTGAAAGACTAACCACGGCACTCGACTGTAACAGCTGGGTGATGCGCATATTGCCTTTCTCCTGTGGGAAGAAGTGTCGAGTACTACGCAGCATAAAGACCAGTGGGCCGTCGCCCACTGGTCGGTGCGAGTTTACTCGTCCTGGTTGTTCAGCTCTTCGGAAAGCACGATGCTGGTGTTTTCGAATTGCAGACCTTCCTGGCGGCGGATCTCGTTGATCGCTTCGTCGAGAGCCAGGCCGAGGTTGGCGTTCATGTGGTGAACGTGATCCGACACTGGCTTGTTCAATTTGACGACGGCGACGGTATCAGGACCGCTTTCGGTGAAGAAGGTAACGCGGGTTTTCAGACCGGTTTCCATGCCTTCATCGAAGAAGTCGTGCTTGATGTTGTCGACGAATTGCAGCAGATCAGTAGGTTTTTCAATAACGACGGTAGTCATGCTTACTCCTGGTAGAGTGATGGTTGAGATCAGGGCAGTAATGTGTTACTGCCCGTTTTTTGACTAGAACCGTTTCACAGGTTCCTTGTAATCGTTTTGACGGAATTCCAGGTCGTCTTCCGGGTGGCGGAACCCTTGATACTTGGGAGTACCATGATCCCTTTCTTTCGGCCGAAATGTGTGCTCGCTGACATCTCGTTCCACCTCGATCTTGAAAGAGTCGTCGAACTTGAGCTGCCAGAAGTTGCCGCGCTTGACCTTTTCTACATCGGCCCAGACCAGTTTCTGGCTATGTACCACTTCGCCATTGGCGACATTGGTAAGTTCCAGCTGCAGGGACCCGTCTTCCTGGATATCGATCCAGCCTTTATATTCGCTGGTGCTCCCGCCATAGGTCACGGACTTCACGCCGTAACGAACGTTGACCTTGGCCGGCAGGTTGTAGAACTCGATCTTGTCGATGAAGTCCTGCGGAGTCTTGCACTTCTTCAACAGCTTCTTCATCAGAAGCAGCATGTCGTAACTGATCGCGTGATAGGTCGAATATAGGCGCAGATACTCGAGCAGCTCAGGGGAATGGTCCTTGTGGCTGATGGTGTCCATCACGGTCTTTTCTTTAATACCGTCGTAGTTCACGCGGTACTTGAAGCGACCAGGGCGGTTCAGCATGGCGTCGACGAATTCGCGCTCGCTGTTGGCCGTAACGATAAAGAGGATGTTGCGCTTTTCGGAGTCGCTGAACAGAGTCAGCACAGTGTTACGTTTCTCGGAGTCGTCGTAGACTTTACCGAATTCGTCGAACAGCACGGCGCATGGCCCGAGCAGGTCGATCATGGTGGAGAGGATACCGCCCGGCAGAGGGCTGGTGACGTTCAGTACAGGGCGACCGGTTTCCAGGATCTTGTTGCACAGGTCTTCAGACAACATGGTCTTGCCGGAGCCCTTGAGGCCCACCAAGATCACACCGACCGGCGACTTGACGCTGTTGTAATCGCTGATGATCAGGTCACGGATGACGTTGTGGTCGCCCAGAGGGTTTTCAGGTACTTCGAAGCTTTCACGACCTTTGATCAGACGAGGACCTTCGTCGGTCATTACCGGCGTATAAACCATCGCCGGCAGCTTGTCTACTTTCCGAGCCAGATTGATATTCTGGACAAGGAAGTTCGTATCTTCGTCTGTAACGATTAAAGGCATTACTCTACTCCATTAGTCGGAAGGTTATCTTTCAGGCAAAGCGTCATCAGAATGCAATACTTCTCACTGTGAGGAATCACTGCCACGTACGTGTTATCTACAATCTTTGCAAAGCCGCAGTTCGTTGTGGTGACCGTATTCATGTTCTTGACGATGCGATCAGTTAACTGCTCTGATGCCCGGCCGTAGAAACTAGCCGGGAGGTGCCAGTGCTCAACAATCTCGCCGGCCATAACCGCCGGAGGTTCGATGAACATTTCTGGATGATCGCACGTCATTTCGAAGAAATAGATCTTGGCATCGAAGAGAGGCTTGGGTTCGGGGCTTCCTTTTTTGACAGCATTACCTATTTCAAACAGGTAATTTGAAAGCACACGAACCATGAAGACAAGTTCGTTTTTCGGATCTTTATAGATCCGCATGAACAAAGGCTCGTCTAACGAAAAACAGATGTTTGCGAACATCTTCTCAGTCAGGCCAAGTAACCGATGGATGTGGATGCCAGAGGGATTGCCGCTGTTACACAAGCCCCAACAGCGATCTTTCAGCAGCTCGAGCTGCATCGGAAAGTCCATGAGTAGAGCATCCGGAGGCATCTTAAACTCATGCATGAACGTAAGTTCGTCATCGGCCTTCTTGTACTTCGTGATACTCACTACGTTATCAATCATCATAGCCCCCAGGGCTGGTGGACATACTTCTTGTGTACTTTGTATCAAGTCACCAAACGGCATACAGGCTGGGGTTGTCCCAGCCTGTATGTTTTACTTAGTTCTTACTGACCATGTACCAGCTGACGATTTCTCGAACAGACCGCACCATGCCATCGCCACCGACTGGAGCGCTGACCATGGCGTGCAGGCCGTAGTACGAAGGATGTGGTTCGGCGCCGCTGATGCAATCGCGCACATGGACGCCGAAAGGACCCCATGGCTTCACATCACCGATGATAACGCCAGTGCCTTTCGTCTGACGGCATTCGATCAGACGAACGTTCTCGATCAGGCCGCAGGTACGGCTTTGGTCCAGAGCGTTGGCGTTGCTGCCGGGACTGCCGAACTGCATGTGGATCTTCTTGCCTTGCAGTGCGCGAACTGCTGCACGCAAGCTTGCATCTAAAAGGTAGGTTTTGCCGCTAATGCTCGTAGGTACGCCGACCTCCAAAAGTACGGTGGTTTCTTCGACAGGCTTGCCTGTTTGATTATTGATAAAGTTCGACATCAAGCAACTTCCTTTTCTTCTATCAGTGTTGTTCGGACTTGTTTACCGCAGAAATGGGCTACGGCGACGATGGTCGACAATTGAAGTTTAAGCATGTTCCCTGTCATCAAGGTCGAAACCTCAGCCAACGGAACCTCTAGATAGTCAGCCAATACGCCATGTGGCGTATGGTCGAAGATCTTGTCACTCATCTTTTCTTTGAGGATGGCGAGAAGATTTTGACGCAGGTCTTCCAATTCTACAACGCTCATACACACCTCACAGAATGCGCCGTAGCCTCAGGACTACGACATACGGGTCACAGCATTACGCCCTCGCAAAACCGAATGCTTGTTTCTTCGGTACGCGGTCACGGTGGATTTCGTGGTACTTCAAAGCTTCTGCCAGAGTCGCTTCTTTTTCTTCGATGTCCATGTATTCCAGGCCCATCATTTCACGCACGTCCAGCGCCTGCTGAGTCGTCAGGCTTTGGAATTTCAGAATATCGAAGCAACGACCGGGGCGGGTCAGTGCCTTGTCGACATAGGTCAGAGATTCCAGGTTGGTGGAGATGATGATCTTCACATCGCGGCTAACGATACCTGCCGTGGCATTGAGGAGCGCCGACATGTTCTCGTTATCCTGCTCACGGGAACGTACCAACTTATCGGAGTCTTCCGTGATGACCACAGAGCCGGCTTCGCAGTTGCGCACATAGTCGGACAGACCAGGGTTAAGAAGAACGTCTTCACGGTCAGCCAGGTGGATCTTGTCATCCCAGCCACGGGCCTTCATCATTTGCAGGATGTAGTTGGACTTACCGGTGCCCGGCGGGCCGATCAGCAGCAGTACGTTCGAGGTGGAGGCCATGAACTCAGCGATAAGCTGTTCAGGGCTGCGCTCGAAGTACGGGTAGAACTTCATGATGTCCGGGATGCCTTCGACCGGAGGGATGGTCTCGATGGTGGACGTGATGTTACGGTCAGCCAGAGTCAGACGGCGCAGATACGCAGTCTTGCCGTTGTCGATGTGTTCTTTGAAGACATCGCGGAAATAGCTTGCCAGCTTTTCGGTGCCGATGATGTCGTACTTGGACTGGGTGGCGCTGTTGCTTGGGTTGACGAACGAGCCGAGGATTTCGGTGTCGTTGCAGACCAGACGACCCATCAAAGTACGAATGAAGTGCAGACCCTTCGGCTTGAGGATCTCTTCTTCAACAACCTTCAGCACTTTGCGGTCGTTCTCGGCTACGCTGCTGCCGTAAGGAATGTCGGCCACCAGATTGTACTGGTGAGCATTCCAGCCTTTGGACGAGAAGAACAGGCGGGAGACATCGTAGATGTTATCGCCGCGCAGCAGCGCCAGTTTATCGTTCCACGAATTGATGTTTGCAATCAGAGCTTCGGATTGCGGTACAGGAAGGAAATCGCCTTTCATGTTTACTCCTTGGTTATTTGTTGCATCAGGGAAGCCGATAAATGAAGGATTATTACAGGCTCGGTATTTGTCGAAATCGAGGACGCGTACAGATTCGTGGACAATAAGCTCTGGATCACTTTCGACATAGTCAGGGATCCAGTAATGCAAATATGTTTCTGGTGGCAATGTTTCCCGTGGGTTTTTGCCATTTACCACAGACATGAACCAACGTTCTGCCTTCTTTCTAAGGGGATCGTGTTTCATTCTACTGTCCAATCCCAAAGACTAAGGTCTGATTGCCGGCACTGCGCTCTCAGTGTTTTCTGAGGCCACTCTCTATCCTCATCTCCGTCCTGAAGATAGCCCTGCCGGCGCTTAACTTCATCTGGGTCTTCATCACCGCAGCCTTCGGCTTTATCTCCTTCGCCTATCCACTTATAAAGAACTGGTCCTTCCAAAGTGCTAGTGCCACGAGAATCGCCCGGTAACGGTCGACAAGGTTGGTCGTTCTTTCTATCTACGAAATACATACAGCCTCCTAGGGTCGTGTGTAGTCCTCCAACGGATCTCGAAAGTGCATGTTCGAAATATCCAGTCTTCTATAACGATCGTTATCGAGCTTTACGCTTTCGATCTGCTCTCTATCGCGTGGTTCGTTACCTTCTCGATGAACACCATCAAAAGCCTCGATACACCGTCCATAGTTTCCTGGAGTTTTCAAGCCGTTATCGTGGGCGACGAATTCTTCTCCAATCCAGACAAGGTTTTTCTTGCGATCAGCACTTATTCTCTTGCCCATTTGTTTGTCCATACCCGGTCGGGTAGTTTCAGTTGCCGATCACGTTCAAAGTTTCGCCGAAAATCTCCATCTTTGAGAACACTCTTGTCATAACGCTCAACGTCGAACGGCCGGTTACCTGTTTCGGGATCGCCATCCAGGGTTCGCTGAATCGAGACTTCATCGTCTAGGGTTTGGCGACCTTCCTCGCATCCGCCCACGTAACGTGCCGGCATTGACTTACGTCTAATGTCGTGCATCACGATCCCTCGGGGATTGATCAATTTTTGAACGGGTGGGTGCGCCATCATCCCTGTCTCTGATGTACGCCGTCTCTTCAGAGTCGTAGGTGTAAATTTCGGCAGATCCGACCTTTCTATCAATGTCTTCGCTGTAAGCGCGGAGTCCGCCTCTCAAACCGGCAGTATGTTCGTTAACCAAAAACTTTTTACTTCTGGCTGGCATCGCTTACTCCACCGTAAAGTCCCATGCGTTATTGGCCTCTGAGAGATGAATCCTTTCGTAACGGGCGTGGCTCAGATCAGGATCGTCGCACGAAAGTACGTCTTCATCTGGCTCAGCATCCCAATCGTGAATGGGCTCATGACCTGCGCACTTGCACATCTGCTCAAAGCAGCCATTCGCATCCTGACCTAACTCTATGCGATCATCTCTCAATGGAAGGCGCATTTTCTTTCTGAGAACATCCATCCTAATCGCACCTGACGTGGCTGGCGTGGACGATGAACTTATATCCTCGCTTTACATTTTTTGCCTCGTCGCTATCCCGATCTAGGATAGTCGTTCGATTATCCGGATCCCTGGACGACGGACACCACAGATGTGCATCAGGGATATAGCTTCCTGAGCCATTTTCTATATCGCTAACTTTAAGAGGGTCGTATTTCTTTCTATCTATATCGGCCATTATCTGAACCTGCTAAAAGTATAGACGACGTCAGCATCCCGTTGTTTACTGCGCGTGATCAGGGCTGCATCTCTATCGGCTGCCTGCGCTCTGGGATGAAAGTAATTGTCTAGACTGACGAAATCCCTTTCCTCCAAGCTATCATCCGGATCTGTGGCGCTACCGTTATCCTCGTCCTCGTTTTTAGGACCGTCGTATTTCTTTCTAAGAGAATTATATTTAGACATGAAACCTCCTCAGGTTACGTTTGTCTATACCGTAATGTATTGCTGTAAATAAGTAAGTAAAAGAAAATGAAACAGCATAGAGGCAGGGCAAACGCCCTGCCTCTATGCCTTATGCCAAATCAACTTCTCGCATCAAAACAACCGAAGGAATCGTCATCAGTTCCTTTAGACTGCTCCCCTTTTCACTCCCAATGACTAACCCAGTTTCGCGATGCATGTAACCGTACCAGCTATGCTTAATACGTCTGATCAACAAACCTGACTCGGGATGACTTCCCTGTACTTCGTAGAGCAATCGATCTCGGTCTTCAGGCAGAACAAACCGATCACCCACCAGTAAGCGATGCCGATTCACTCTCACGGTTTCCATCCTAATTACCTCTGCAAGGCTCATCTCATTAGGACTGAGGACGAAGCTCGTGCACGAAAGAGGCGCTTGGATATTCTTCTGCGAGTTGTTTAAATGCTTCGCGTCGACGTTCAGCGATGTCGACTTGTTGCATCGATTCGTACTCCTCTACGGACAGAACAAACTCTGCCAGCAGATGGATACAGCGTTTCATTTCGCGACTGTGGAGACGCACGGCAACGAAACCAACGCCATGTGACGAATACCCCTTCAGAGTTCCTGGAACGCCAACAGGAGCCTTGTCGGGATACTTGTACAGAACGATGACGGTCTTGCCTTCATGTGTCTTTACGAGCTTTGTAGCTTCCTGACGAAGGCACCACTTACGGGTTTCTTCATCTTTCAGCTGTGCTGCGCGCTTTTCCTTCTGAGGCGAATTGAACTTACGCACATGGCGCTTAATTCGATTCAGCTCACGAGGCAGCATGCCGATGCCCTTACTGGAGGCAATCACCAACGCCTCGTAGTTTTCGACCGACATGATGACCTGATTTTTGTCGTGATTCTCGATCATCGACTCATTCCTCGGAAAGACGACGTTCAATGGTTTCCATGACTGCCGGAGGAAGTTTGGCACCTACGCCGAGTTCTTCTGGCAAGCAGCCGGAAACGCTGGATCGGCCCGTAGCAAAAGTCGAAGGCAGACCAACATCCACCAGCTTCGCGAATTCACCATGAATGTCTTCGATGCTGCCTTCACCCACCGGTAGAGGGGAAATGCTGTCACAGACAAACAGTATTCCGCCAGAGTTTTCCACGGTACCGCGAGGGATGTGTTCGCCCACCATGGCTTCTGCTGCAGCAATGGCCGGCAATTGATAGTCACGAGGTTCGTGCCCGGCAAAGTGCAAACCTTGTGGCAACGAAGTTTTCATTTCGTTACCGATCACCAGTTTGTCATCGGCGATCACGCCGGCGGCGTCTTTAACAACTTCGATGCCGCGTTCAACGTAGACGTCACCAGGGCTACCGTTCTCCATGAACTCCGCCAGAGTCCCTGTGGAGACGCTTGATGATTCCGTTACAACGCCCATGCCGCCATTGGCCGTTGTGGCCACGAAGCGCTTACGGCCAGCTTCCAGAGCGTCAAACTCCTTGCTCAGCGTGTAACGGGCATTGTGCATGGCGGCGGCGTGTTTCTTCATTGCTTGTTTGTGAGGGTTAGTGCGCTTGCTCATTGTGGGGTCACTCGAAATGTGCCAATAGAACTGCGATCGGAACGGAGAAAGTCTTCTTGAGCTTTCTCGTACATGTCCTTGCGCAGATAGACGACTTGCAGATGCTTATCGCTGATAGTCGAAGTCCCGTACACTTTGTAATCGAGCCGGACCATGGCTTCAGTGAAAACGTCTTTCTGCATTACTGCAGTGTAGATTGGACCGTCGTTCGGCGGTCTGATATCGTGAAAGTCGACGATGACGGGCTCGTAGGAGATCGGAAGATCGGTTTGTCGGAAATTGATCATGCTGCTTCTTCGTCCTCGACTTTAGAGCTGGCGCGGCGGGTTGGAAGACCGGCATTCTTCTGAAGATGCTTGACCATGGCTTCCGGCACACGACCACCGAGGACGTAAGGCTCGGTTCTCAAAGGGAGAACCGGTTGTTCTTCCTGTTGCAGTTCTGACCTATTGCTGAGAACGCTAGGTTTGACGACCACCGGTTTCGGAAAGGCCATCATCAAGTCAGTGCGCAGGTAGCGCAACTTACCGCTTGCACTCATGACCTCCACCAGCGTGAAAGTGAAGCCGTCGCCTTGAAGATGACGGATCTTGTCGACAAGCGGAATATCGACCGTGACGTGCTGATCCTTTTCGAAGAACCAGCGATAGATCGTGAGCACACAAGCGGGCTGATCTTTGAGCTGTGCTTTGATCTGATCAAACAAAGAAGCGGCATTGAGGTTCATTTGTTTCTCCAGGGTTATTTCGAAGCGTCTGTTTTAGCACGCATCCAGCAAAGGCGGTAAATGGAGTCGAGATGGTCCTGCCCATGACCCTTGTTCTTTTCAGACTCAAGGCAGGCATCCATGGAAGTCACCATTGTTGCATTCTTTTTACCTTGACTTGTCCACGTCGGGAAAACGAAACCAAAGAAAATGATTGGCAAAATGATAACTACGGCGAGGGCGATGATGCGTCCGGTTAGGGTCACTGATGGAGCTTCCGCATGTTACGCAGCATGTGACCTGACGCTTTGTCCAGATCCATGTTGGCGATTCTTAATTGATGATAGACGAGCGAGTTGTAGCCTTCGTCATTAGACGTGCAGCGATCGAATTCTTTCTTTTCATAGCCGAGTGTTCCAACCATGAACTTTGCAACAGCAGCCGAACGACTGATGCCGCCTTGGCAATGAACAACAATGTCTTTGCCATGCTGTTCTTTCAACCATGTCAGGATATTGATCGCCATGAAGTAAGTGAAGTGAACGTAGCCTTCATTCGGGATCGGGTCGGGGATATCGTGAAACTCCAGACGCAAAAGTCCGGGGTGGGTTTCGGCAAACTCATTGGCTTGCCCGGGATCTCCAATGCTGATTAAAGAAAAGTCCCCCTCCAAGAGAGGGACGCAAATAAGAGGAACAAACAAAACTGTTGGCATGGCCACCTATTTCTCGTCGTGTACCTTCTTCCAATACTGGAGAAGTTCTAAGGCACCTGCTTCTTCTGCGGTGAGTTTGAGCATCGCCGAATGGAGCAGGTCTACATCGCTCGGTTTTCCATTGCGCTCTTCGTCGAGACGCAGATGCGTTCTCCACCACGAATGAAGCTGACTACGGAGGACGTTGGTGTAGCCGTCGATCTTGTCTTCACGGTAATCGGGTGCGAACAGATTTTTGTAATCGTGCGGTCGGTTGTTTTGCAGATCGTGCATGCGCTCGCACAACAGCGGCTCGATGCTGCGATCATTGCAGTACGGGTTACCGGCAGCTTTGGAAATGTGTTCTGACACAGGCTCGTCGAAAAGGGTGTAGGTAAGCTGCAACAAAGCGGCGGCCTTGTTAATGCGCTTTTCCAATTCGCTTGGCACTGGTGTTCCGTCGTAGCAGGGCATGTTCAATCTCTCAATAAGGGGCGGGCGTTAAAAGTTCGATATAGCGTCGACTTTCTTTTTAAGCGATTCGATGTAATCTGAAAGCGGTGTGCAGGTAGCGTCCGGTTCGTGAGTAGTGCAGGCGGCACCCCAGAACGTAACAACAGACGGATACCTCTTAGGTTTCATCATCGGCTCCCAATCTTCGGCATGTAAGTTGGGACCAAAGTGAGAATATGCACATTCTTTAAAACTCTTGAGGTTAGCAACTAGGAACGTACTTCCCTCGAGATGCCGGTACTTGATTTCAGGTCGGGCTGACATAACGCACTGGCGGTACCTGACCGTCTTCGGTTTCGCGGATGAAGTTAGCCAGACCATGCAGCACGTCTTCTGCGTCGAAGTAGCGATGGCCGAGCTTGCGCGGACTGACGGCTACATGTAGGTCGTCGCCAAAAAGCAGCACCTCGACGGTCTGATAACCGTTGTCGATGTGGAGGGCTTCAGGGATCTGATCAACCGGAACCCCCTTTGGCTTAGGGCAGAGTTCGGCATCTCTCATGACGACGCTGATGACTGGACCACCGGCATCAGACAGGTCGTAAGACCCCACGAACTTATCGTAGTCCAGTTTGTTTTCCTGAACGTACTTGGCCATGGTGTAAATCATTTTAAAGTCGAACGGCAGGAAATCAATGCCGTGGGTATTTCCGATATTGAGGTTCATGAAACGTCCTTAAAGATAAATGAGTGAACGCGGATCGAAGGCAGAACTATCTATCGTACTCTCGCTGATTGGATGCGTGTCGGGATCTCTTCGATACAAGCGTGACCGGAAGCGAGGAGGGTCATCGTGACCAATGGTTCCGATGTTCAAAGGCTTCTCTTCAACATCGCCTTGCTCGTACTTCGCGTTGTGCTTAGCGGCCGAAGCCTTTTTTAACTGGGCCTTGCTGCGGGGACTTGGACCGCTTGGCTTTGATTTCAAGAGACCTCTCCCGGCGGTTAACGTTGGTCATGTTGACTTGCGGCATGTACCCGATCAGCTTGAAGCGTTTATTCTTCAGGTAGCCTTCGGGCACTACGTCCTCGCAACGCATGTACAGTTGACCGGTGATCGTGTTGAGGTGGCCCGTCATCGAACCAGATACAAACTTGCTATCGAATTCAACGAGGACCGTTTTAACAGCACCAACGCCTTCGACGGTAGTTTTGAAGCCAGTGCTCAGTGTCCGAATGCACCTGGCGATAATCCTGCCGCCCTTGAGTCGTTTATGTCGAACAAAACTGACCGACTGTATTTTAATGCTGCTGAAACTCATCGTACTCAGTCCTTTGGAATAATCAGTTTGAGGTCAATGTCCGTCACGAACCCGACATTGGCGAAAATGGCTGGGGCGTCGACCTTACGGAACAAAACCCCGCCGGCGTACCGCTGAAGTAAACGGTGGAAAGAATCGTTGTTGTTCCACTTGTCTTTGAGGATCTCGTTGATGTCGACGAGAGCACCAAACCCCCAGACCGTGCCTTGAGCGTTACGGCCGTTGCGGCGGGAGAGATTCTCCAAGACGTATGGCGGAATGGTACTCCCGCCCGGTGCTTTGGAGGCGGCCATCGACTTACCGTTAACGTAAGACTCTGTCGAGCGCATGGCGCTTTCGCAATCGCCCTGCATGGTCCACCAGATGTAGCAGCTATCGGGCCGAATGAAGACCGGTGGTGTTGGATTGATATTCATTGTGTTCCTCTCAGAAATAGGGGGCCTCGTCCTTGAGGCACTGAACGTTAGCGAGCGATCGGCATGACCTTCGTGTTAGGCACGGGGTTATAACCAACCAGCTCGAAGTCGCTGATGTTGAAGTCGTCGATCGATTGAACATCGCGTTTGATGAACAGACGCGGGCAGTCATCTGGAGAGTCGGTATAAATGACCTCGTCGATGGCTTCCATTTGGTTGTCGTAAATATGCGCATCGATACCAACGATGAACAGTTCACGAGCATCCATGTTGGTTACATGAGCAATCATGCGCAACAGCACCGCGTATTGCGGAGTGTTGAACACACCACCAGCCGGAGTATCCCAGCTGCGCAGTACCACACCCATGCTGATCCAACGAGTCGGAATGCCATTCTCGATAGCGAAGGCTTTCGCAGCAGCGAAGAACTTCTTCTCGATTTCAGGATCTTCCGGATCGAGCTCGCCACCTTCGTGAATCGAAGTCAGGCCGACGAGATACTTGTCGGTCAGATCGCGCTTCGCGAAGTCTTCCTCGTAGTCACGCAGATCTTTCTCGTAGGTCACGCACTGGTAGTACAGGTGGCAAGGAGGCAGAGCCGCCTGCCAAGTACGACCCGGGTTCCATGCAGACACGATGATGCGGCGGTTGTCCGGATCGGTCTTCAGCAGATCGATCATATTTGCCAACTGATCGATGTCGCGGTGCATGACCACCTTTCCGTAGAAACGATGACCGAAGTCAAGGTCGTCTACTTCAGTGACATACTCGTAACCTTTGGACTTGTACAGCTCAACTTCAGAACCGTCAACGATCTGAGTGTCCTGCCAGTTACGCCACTGAGGGCCGTAGCCACCCTTGCCGATGTTGGCGTCGACCAGACGGTAGGCCGGGATCTTCATGATGTCCATCATTTCCCAGATGTCGTCAGCCTGTTCTTTGCTGATGTCGACTTTCTGGAAACGACCTTCGAAGTAGATCTCGATCTGCGTGTGTTTCGGCTGAGGTTCTTCCTCCACAGCCGCTGCCGTCACCACAACGTCTTCGCCGAAGACATCTTTTTTGGTGCGGACTTCAGGAGCTGGTTCAGCCGTCATTTCTACAGGCGGGAAGACGATCTGGTTGATCGCGCTCCACTGACCGAACTGGCTCTTGTCGATCCGGTTCAGACGAGTCTGCAGGCTGACAGGTTTTAGTGGCGCAGGAACTTCGGTAGGAACGTTCTTCGAAGTCAGCCACTCGGCGATGTGGTCGAGTTCGGATTGGTACAGATCCCACGGGCCGGTGAATTCTGGACACAACTGTACGTTTACTTCCGCGTACATCGTGTCCTTTTCTTCACGAGGCATTGGACCGTCGCAATACTCGAACAGTTCTTCGCCCAGACCCATTTCGTTAGCCAGCGCAATACGCTGGATAATGCCGATTGGTTTCTTCGGCAAGTAGGACACATCAACGCCCAGCGCCGTCGCACGAGTACGAATGGCATCGATCTGTTCTTTCGAGAAGCCGTTGCATTCATTTTCGGTATGGATCTGATTAACGTGATCAGCTCCATCTTCCAGCCCCATGCAGAACAAGAGATCGTGGAATGCAAAGATGCCTGTATCGGTAGCCAGCTTGTGGCAAACGATATCGTTTGAAATTTGAGTGCCCATTTTCAAACGGAATACTTCCCGCAACACATCAACAATTGGGCGCCATTGCTGTTCGTCTTCGTAGACGGCAGTTCCTGGGATGAACCAGCTATCCCAGATGCTGATGTTGTTGTCCTTCAGGAACTTGATCGAAGGATCGCCGGAGACGAACCAGAGTTGCTCCCCGATGAACTTCTCTTCGCGCACCAGACGCAGAGACGTGATCGGGAGGATATCGTCACGCAAATCGAAACGCATCCAGCCGCCCAGCGCCGACGTAGTGCCGATATCGGTGCGGCTAGCCTTGGCCAGACCTTGCTGAAGAATGAAGCGATACAGATCTTTGTACTGCGAATCAATTTTGCGCATTCTTTGCCCCTTTGAACTTAACCCATGGTGCTGCGTTGAACAGGCGACGAACGCCGTAGTTGCGGAAGAAACCGATGATGGCGAAGATCAAAGCCATCGACATGTTCTCATGCAGCTGAACGTGAACGTCGTAGAATGGGAAGATAATGACCTGAGCCAATATCGCCGTAGTGTAACTGATAAACATGTTTGTAGCAGATTCGACCAGCGAGACAAACTTAGTCTGCTCCATGAAGATTCCTTTATAAAGGGCAGAAAGCACGGGCCGAAGCCCGTGCCTATTCGTTATGCCAAAGCGGCGGCGATACCCTTTTCCAGATCGCTCTGGTTAAGCGATTCGAGAATGATCTTCGACCAGTTCTCAAAGTTGTACTCGCCGTTGTTGTACTTCTCCGCATCCATCCAGTGAGGATTGAGGATTTGGTTTTCGTTGGTCTGAATGGTGCAGCCTGGGCCGACGAACGAAATGCCGAACAGGCCGAGATGGTAACGGCCGACGTCGTTGCTCGGATCGTAGATCACGCCCTGGAACTTGATCGAGGAAGTGCCTTCGGACAGAGTGACTTCTTCTCGGTTTTCGCGCTTGGCGCCGGCCACGGCCGACTGGTACAGGTTGATCGAACTGTTGTCGTTGTAGACAACGTCGGCACGATCAGGGTGACCACCGATACCGATGGAGTGGTTGCCTGACAGACGCGCTTCGCTGTTGCCTTTCGCTGGACGCTGATAGACCAGGAACGCAAAGTCGTTGCCGCCTGTCAGTTTCGGCGTAACGCGCACGATAGCGTTGTAGTTGATCGGGTGAAGCTTGGTCCGATCGTTTTCCAGCAGCTCGCGTTCCTGAACAGAAGCGAAACGGGACACGCTGTCCAAGAACTTGCGCACGTCGAGATGGATCATACCGGCCGCATCAGCAGGCAAGCGGTAGAACACTTCCGACTTGTCGATACCGATGGTTACTTCTGGTTTACTGATTACTTCGGACATCAGGTTGCTCCAATCATGGTCGTTGTGTTTTTAGAACTTGCCGTGTTTACGATCCCACGCCAACTGCACTTCTTGGATGATCTGCTCAGAGATCGCCTCGATAGGTTGGTCGGCACTGATGATCGCGTAAGAGGAGGGGGAGTTAGGCTGGTGGGCTAGCTTCACAAAGTGCTCTTGGGCAGCCTTGTAGTAGTCCAGACCTTTACCTTCCATGCGATTGAGCGTACCGCGTGCGGCTGCGCGCAGGAAAGCTTTCTCGACATCCATCACAAGGACGATGACGAGATCAGGTTCAGTTTCACCGACGATGTGCTTGCGCAGACCGCTGATGAAATCTGGATCCATTTTACCGCCAGCCATCTGGTAGGCTTCGGTGGTATCTGCAAAACGATCGCAGATGACCAAAGCGCCCTCGTTGAGGTGCGGACGAATTACTTGCGCCAGATGCTGTTCGCGAGCAGCATAGAACAACAACGTTTCGCATTTGGCGCTCATCTCTTCGTCATGTTCCGACAGGAGGATGTCGCGGAACCTTTCAGCCAGAGGGGTGCCGCCTGGCTCTCGGGTTCTGACAACGTTCAAACCCAGCGCTGAGAAGTGATCGGCTACCTTCTCGCGCTGCGTTGTCTTACCTGTTCCTTCACCCCCTTCTAGGGAGACAAACAAGCCTTTGTGCATGGATAAACCTCAGGTGGTTTTGTGCTGTTATACAATCACCTGAGGGACTAACAATTTACAAAATTAAGTTACAACGAACGGTTGCAGATGCCCAATCAGCATCTTGGCTTCTTCTCCTTTAAGGGAACCGAGGACGGCATACAGCTTACCATCTTTATCCACATCGAAATCTTTAATGCCGTAAACTTTCGACGTATCCAGACGCTCGCAGACGAGCATGCCGGCTACAGGGACCCACGCATCAACAGCAGGCATCAGGACATCATCGCCTGGACCGACGATCATTGCTGGGTTCTTTTCTTTCTCCTCCTGAATAAGGCTTTGTTCCAACCGAGCGATGATTTCAGAGTTCATGCTACGGTGATGGGTACGGGCAACTTCGGCGATACGTTCACGCATGCCATCCGGCAGACGGATAACGAACTTGTCTGCAGTACGGGAAGAGTAGATAGCTTGTTTAAGTGGACGCATTTAAATCAAATCCTTGTTTAGTTGGGAACGAGACGTTCAAGCGAATAATGTATTACTCAAAATACTTAAGCAGCATACAGCCAGCCCTTGCGGGCTGGCTGTATGATATCACTTCACAGACTTGTTGATCAACTCTTCGCAGCCACGACGGATCTTCGTGATGATGGTGTTCAGAGGAGTCTCGTAATCGTACTCATCAAACTCACCAGCGTAAGGGAACAGGTTCAGCATCTTGCTCCAGATGTGGTCATCATCAGGATAGTGATGCGCCCACCACTTGTGTTCGTCAGTATCGTCCAGAGTCCAATACAGATGTTCCAGCTCGTAGTTACCAAACCCGTCCATTTGGAACAGGTGAGGCATCAGCGTCAAGAGCTTCTTCACTTGACCCTTGGACAGCGCTTCCATGTAGAAAGGACTTGGGCCGGGGTTAGCTTCCGTGAACTTGTAGCCGTGAGTCTTCTTCTCGGAGTTGATTGCCAGCAGGAAGGTCGGAGGGGAGATGGCATCCAACTTCATCTTCAGTGGAGGTACGGCCTTAAGGGCGTAGTCCAAAGCATCCTGTGGCTTCATGGTTTCGCACTTCTCGTACACCTTGCGCATAGCGTCGCTGTAGCGCAGGCGGGCATCGAAGAACTTGTTGGCGTAGTTGTCGATCTGAAGGACGCCCTTCTCCAGCTCGCTCAGCCAATTCGACTCGTTGAAGTGGCGCAATAGCAAATGGCTATTGATGTTCTTGACATCGATCTTGCCTTCGCGCATTTCGATCTTGTCAAGGATCTTCTCATCCTTGATCATCTTCTCGATAGCGCTGAGTTCTTTTTCTTTGTAGTAGTCGGGATGGTCAGGGTCGGAGTCCTTGAATGTACCGCCAGTAACCAGATGGAAGAGCCAGGACTGGAACCCTTCCATTGATTCGCCACGATCTTTCTTTTTCTTTTCAAACTTCTCAGGAAGGTTGTCGTACCAGGTCGGATCTTCTTTCTTCTTGGCCTGATCGGCAGCATGCCACTCTTTTGCCGTCTCTTGTTTGATGCCCTTCTTTTCTGCAAATTCTTTATTGATAGCAGCGAACTGCATCAGCTTATACTGGCTCTTACTGGAACTGGGCATCATGGCGTCCTTACGACAAAAAAAAAAGATGGGAATGTACCGGGGACCCGAAGGTCCCCATACATTTTACTTCATGAATGAAGCGATGGCTTTGATGCCCCACAGACCCATGTTGCCGAATGGCGTGCCAGTGCTAAGGCGAACGTAGGCTTGCAGAATCCAGCCGACTACCCAGAACACAATCCACATGCCTGTGTAGACTGGAACTGGCCAGAAGTAGTTGAAGACGATCATACCGAGTACGACCGACACGACCGACGCAACTGTGGCCTTGTGGTCCTCACCCATGGTGAAGGTGAAGACGGCGCACAGATCCATGATTACTTCTTTGAGTGCCACGCCCTTCTTGAGCATGGTCTTTGCAACCACGCCCATGAAAACCAGCATTGCGATGTTCGACAAGCACAGAACGATATCGAGAGTAGACATTCAAAGTCCTCCTAGGACAGATTTTCTATTGCGAAAGGTTAGCTGTTTTAGCGCAAAGCATTACGACAGTTTTTCTACAGCTTTGTCGACCAGGTGATGCTTGTTGATTTGGTCCACGATGATGCAGGACACGACAACGATTACAACGGAAGTTGCGATACGACCGATGATGTTAAGCATGGTACTTCTCCAGAGATCAAAAGATGGATCACATCTACGTCAGTAATGTGTACTTGTAGCTTTTTTAACTACGATTTAGCGAAGGCCGCGTGAGCGGCTTTTGCCTGACCTGCTTCGTCAAAGATGCCATTGGAATAACCAACGGCACCAACAACGCCCAACACCAAACCAAGAAAAGCCATTTTGAATTGTTTCATGTGTCCTCCTAAGGACTTGAAAGGATGTTAGATTAGCTCACTGTCCACCGATGGACTTAAGCTGTCTTTCGATTATCAAGAAAACCCAGGCGTTCGGCCGCCTTCGTAAAGGCAACGATGTGACGCTCGGAATTGTTGATATCGTTGTCGACGCGGGCACGGAGCGTGTACGCATAGACGATCTCACCTTCTTCGAAACGATCGTGGATTCGATTGACTTCGAGTTTGGTGGTTTGGTGGATCGGCATCATCCCTTCGTTCGTGAGCACTTGCGTACCCAGGAACTTGCACCACCATTCGTACAGATTGGCGATGCTACGCTCGCCCTTCTCAGAGCTTGCATGCAGGACGATGTAGAAATCACCAGTGGCGGTGCTTTCAGGCTCGCCATGGCCCGAGCAGCAGGACGCGGTAACGAGATCAGGCATCTTGTTCAGAGCACGGCAGATTTGCCACATGCCTTTATCGAAGACAGCCGGATCCAGTCGTGCGAACTCGGCACGCAGCTTTACAAGGTATTTCTGAGTAACTGTAAACATGGTGGAACTCCTCTGAATATGCGGGACGGTATGGCGTCCCGCAGTTTAGCGCTTAAGTTTTAGGACATGGGCAAGGTTGCTTGACCTCCTTATTGACTGCGTTTTTCAGACGGCCAATGTACAGACCGATACAGAGACCGATCGCCAAGAAGGTAACTTCTTTCATGTCTATACTCCTACAACGGAACCCTAAGAACAGGGTGGGTTTGATTCAGTTGTGCAATGTGTGACTGAAGATTTTTTAGATGTGATAAATACAGCATACAGCCAGCCCCTATGGGCTGGCTGTATGTCGTTAATAGATGTAGATCGTAAAGTCGGTATCGAGGAAGTATTTCGTAAGTAAAGGAATGATGTCCTCATCAAAATCAAGACTGCGTGGGCCTTCAGAACAACCCAGCTTTGGAAGATAGACGGTATCGATATTGTTCTCGGTCATGTAGAGCCACAACCGTTTAATAGATGTTTCAATGATCTCCAGAGATGGATGACTTACACAGCCCGTTTTAATAGGCATCAATAGAAGTTTCTGATGCAGACCATCGAGGACAATGGTGTCGGTATTGATAGTCCCTCGCCTGCAAGCTTTCACGTACTGATCAAACACAGATCGTTGATGTTCCCTGATAGAGAGTGCAAGTCCAGTACCTGCAGTCCCCATCATGTTAACGCTCATGCCGATGAGTGAGCCCTTAGGAATGATTCCGACGGGACTCAGTAAACGGAAACTCATTTAGGCGTTCCTTCTGCCGTTGACAGTATAAACATTTGATGATCAGTTTTCTCTGATGGGTAATGGACAACTTAAACCCGCAACGCTTGCAACACCTAGGGATGGGTACTGGCGACGCATCCTCAGGTCTAGTGATCAGGTTCAGATCATGGTCAACAATATCGCCAATCAATAGACGTTTCTTAAACAAGACGTCGATATTGGGCAACTGGACAAATGTGGTTGGGTCCGGATCGGTACTGTCGTTGTAGAGGATGCACGTTGGCTGAAGATTCCCGTACTCAGTAACGTCGAACCTGATGTCCTCGAGTTGGTAAGTGATCGCGGTGTCGACGTACTTATCTAGAGGCGCATCAAACATAAAGTCGGCCAACAGAAAGTCTATCATGTAGGGTAACCTTCGATCTTATGTGGTGGTCATACGACTGGGTATCAGGGTTATTATTGACTACTCTATTTTTACTGCGGCGAACAACCAAAGATCTATTAAACAGTTAGGGGAATGGAATGAGCACTATCATGGGCACGTTGGCTCAACGTACTACCGATGCACGCAACGCCGCAGACAAGGCTTCTCTGCTGAGCCTTGAAAGTGACATCGTTGAATTGACCGAAGCGGTCGACGGCGACGTTGCTGAAGTAGCCGAAGTATCCGGTCAGATCACCGAAGCTTCTGATAACATCGTTCAGAGCGACACTGGCGTCGATAGCCTGTCGGATCTGGTCGACAACACCATCGCCATCTACGGCGAGAACGGCATTCCAGAAGATGCTGCAAAGCAACTGGAAGTCTCCGTTGAATGCGTGTTGCGCATCATGGGCCACCCAGGCGGTTTCTGCACCGTCCTGCCGTCGTTCGAATCCTGCGCCACTCCTGCGCAATACTCGACCGAAGCCGAAGCCAAGAAAGAAGGCGTGGTCAACCGCATTCTGGAATGGATCAAGAAGATCTTCGCCCAAATGGCTGACTTCTTCATGAGCATGATCGACAAGGTCCGCAACTCCACGGCCAACCTGAAAAAGCTCTCCGAGAAGTTGAAAGAAAAAGTCAACAAGCTCGAAGGCGCCGACGCTACTGGCACCGTCAGTCTGGGTAGTTATGGCAAACTTGCCAATCCTAAAGCGCCGGTTCAGAACCTGACCACCAGCAAGGGCTACTTCACTGCGTTCGTGCACAAGTGGGAAGAGTACTTCGGTATGGTCCTCAGCTCCGACCTGTCGAAAGCTGCGATGAAAGATCCCGAAAAGGTCGGCGAAGCTGTCACCACCCTGATGATGGCCGAACAGAAGAAACTGCCTGAGTGGGAAAAGGTCCCTGTAACCTCGTACCACATCCTGCACATCACCAAAGGCACCAACGCAGAGAACCCGCTGGTCGGGGCGAAAGCCAAGGTCGAGTTCGACGCCAATGCGAAAGTTGCCGAAAGTCACGATGTTCTTTCGAAAGCCACCATGCATCAGGTGCTGGAAGGCGTCGACGCACTGATCGCGGAACTCGAATACCTGACCAAGGACTTCGAGAAATATCGCGCCAACCTGAACACCCTCAAAAGCGCCGGTCGTGGCCAGCGCGTTAGCGGTGCTCTTCACAGCCTGCAGGCAAAAGACGACGCGCACAAAGCTTTCGCCAAGGAAACTTCCATGGCTGGTCAGGTTCTCTCGAGTCTGGCCCGTGTCGGTATCGATGGCCTGAGCCAGTCGGTTCCTGCTGTCCTCGACGTGGTTCGTGCCAACCTGACCTACGTCAACAAGTCGGCCAACGCCCACGGCAAGGGCAAGCCTGCTGATAAAGCCGCTGCTTAATCATACCGCAGGGGGTCTTCGGACCTCCTGCTTTATAGAGGTATTTCCATGTCCACCATGACTACCATGCTGGCTCGCCGTTCGTTGGCGAACCACGGCGTTCAAGCCGCCCGAATTGAACAAGAAGCCTCCTACAGCTTTGAAAGCGAAATCGTCGAAATGGCCAACACCATGGACGCCGAGATCGTTGAGCAAGAACAGCTCGTTGCCGAAGCCAATGGCGCATCCGACAACATCGTCGCCTCGACTAACGGTGCTGAAGGCCTCGCTGGTCTGGTTGATGAAACCATCGCTGTTTATGGCGATGCCGGCATTCCTCAGGAAGCCGCTGAAGTTCTCCAAGTGTCTGTCGAGTGCGTGTTGCGCGCCATGGGCATGAACATCCCTGCGTCGGTCGTTCTGCCTTCTTTCGAAGGTAAGACCCGCATTCAGTACTCGACCGAAGCCGAAGAGAAGTCTCAGAGCGTCATTGACCGCATCTGGGAAAGCATCAAGAAAGCCTTCGCCTCGTTCAGCGAATTTGTTGGTAGCGTTATCGCCAAGCTGCGTAACAACATCAACTCGATCCAGGCCTACAGCAAGCGTGTTCGTGAGCGCGTAGAAACCGTTAAGGGCGCAACCCCTACCGGTGAGCTGAAGTTGGGTTCTGATGGTGCTCTGACCAAATCTGGCGAAGCCCAGTCGATCGTGAACACCACCAACACCGACTACAAGAAGTTTATCGACGCGTGGTCCAAGCACTTCGACGGCCTGCTGAACGAAGAAAACGTTTCTGCGATAGCCTCGAACAAGCCCGATCGCATGCGCACCATCCTCAGCAGCGCCTCGGCCAAAATGCCACCGGTTCTGAAGTATCAGTTCACGCCTTTCCACGATCTGGAAATCACCCCGGGTGCTTCCAGCGACAGTCCGATCGTCGGCGCCAAGGCGAAAGTGGTTGATGGTGAGGGTACGGCCAAGGATGCTTCTTTCAAATATCTGAGCGAAGTTCAGATGAAAGAAACCATCGATGCCGTCGATGCCGTTTTGCTGGACCTGGTGAACATCGAGAAAGATGTCAGCAAGTGGAACGATACCCTGAAGCGCATTCGCAGCATTGGCCGTATCGGTAAAGCTGCTGGCATGGTCTCCCATGGTCTGCAGAAGAAAGGTGAAGCCGATAACGGCGGTGCCGAAATGCGCAAAGCTGGCCAGATGCTGTCTGGCGGTTCCCGTCTGGCGCTGGATGGTTTCAACGCCACCTTCGGTCCAGTGCTGCGTGTTCTGCGTTCGAATCTGGTTTACGTGGCCAAGTCTGCCAACGGCTACGGCAAGGATGAGTCCAAAGAAAAGCCGGATGACACTCGCGGCAAGGACGACGTCCAACCGGACGACAAAAAAGAAAAGCCTGAGGAGTGATCAATGGATAGCGTCTTGTCACGTCTGGCAAGTCGCAGCGTAGGGCACGCAAGTGCCCTTAGTCTGGAAAACGACATCGTCGATGCTTCCGGTTACTGCGATACGCAGTTCGTATGTTTGGATGACCTGTCGCTCAGCGCGGCATCCGATGCAGACCAGATCGTAGAAGTCGTAGAAGGTCAAAACAACCTTGACGGCATTTTCGACAACTTCGTTACTATTCATGAAGGAAAGGAAATCACTCCAGAAGCTGCGCAGCAGTTGGCTGTCTCTGTTGAGTGTTATTTCCGAGCCGCTGGTCTCTACGTTCCAGGACATGTGTGGACTCCGTCCTTTGAATCCTCCGAGCAGTTTTCGACGGAACTCAAGGACAACCGCAAGTCTAATGGTTCGAGGATCGGGACTTGGCTGGCTGAAGCTCTTAAGCGCATCATTGACGCGATCAAGCGTTGGTGGGGGCAGCTGACTCTTACTGCGGATTCTGTCGGCAAGTACGTCGACAAGGTCAACGCTAAGGTCGCTACGCTCAAAGGCGATCCAAAGAGCAAAGAACCGGTCAAGTTGGGCGCTTCGGCTGACTACATGACAGGGCGCTCCGGGTCTATCTCCAAACCAGATCGTCAGATCGTCGAATCCGATGCACGGTTCTCTGACTTCCTGCATGAGTGGTACGGGATCTTCGATAAAGAAACCCACGTCCTCAAGAACCTTCCAAACCTGTCTGCTGTCAAGATCGAGTTTGTGGTAGGTCGAGTTCTGGAAATCGTTCCGGGTTCTGGCGTTGGTCTTCTCAATGGGGCCAAGGTCAAGATCTCTCAAAGCGTCAAGGCACCGAAAGCTGAAGGTCCGGTACTGACGTTGAGCGAGATGGAACACGGTCTCGAAGTTGCCGAACAGGCGTTGGCGTCTTTCAAGAAGATGTCGCGTGAAATCGATCGTCTCGACAAGCTGTCTCAGAGCGCCGCTAAAGAAGCCGCGTCTATGGCCAGCAGCTACACCGACAGTGCTCAAGGAAAGGCCTTCTCCGAGCGTACACGCGCTTTGGTTAAAGCGTTCCAGCTCTGCAGTAGTGGTCTGACTCAGGTAAGTCCTTTTTACCTCAAAACCATTCGTGCCGGTGTCGAATACGTTGCCATCTGCACCCGCCGTTACGAAACACCAAAACAGGATAACAAAACATCATGATCGTTCATCCAAACCCGCTCGAGGTCGCAGCAGCCGATGCGATCCTGGAAGACAGCCCTACCGAAGTAGTGATGGACGACATCGTTGCTTCTACCACCGCTATCGTTGAAGCCTCCGACCAGGTCAACGAAATCAGCCGCAACGTCGAAGAACTCGGCAATGCCGCCGCCTCCGTCGAAAGCTACACCACCCGGTTCCTGGAGCAAGTGAGCACCGAGAACTGGAACCCACGGATGGCGCACCAGTACGAAATCGGGATGCGCTCCATTCTGAAGACCTGCGGCGTGGCGGTTCCTGCCGAAGTGTTCTGCGCTTCTTTCGAGGCTGCTGGTAAAACCCAGACCAACGAAGAAAACCGCAACGAAACCAAGGGCAAGTCTGAAGGCGTGATCAAACGTCTGTGGGCTTCGTTCCTGGAAATGCTGACCAAGCTCTGGGACAACATCCAGAACTTCACCGCATTCCTCGGTCGTTCCACTGGCGCCATGCGCAAGACCGCAGAGAACCTGAAGGCTCGTGTTACCAAGGCTCAGGCTGATCATCTGGAATCGAAAGCCGACAAACCACTCACCGGTCCATGGGTCAGCTATCTGGCTTCCCACATCGGCGGTGGCGCTCAGCACATCATGACCGGTCCAGTTCAGGCGCTGAAGGACATGGCTACCAAGTCCTTGGGCTTTACCAAGGAATGGTACACCAACTACCTGAACTCCGTGACTGAAATGGCCGAAGGCAACTTCGCCAGTATGGATCAGAGTTCCCACGACGATCTGCATAGTCTGAACGAATCGCTCAAGTCTCTGTTGTCTCCAGCTCTGGCGAAATACAACGGCGACTGGCGCGGTGGTTACGTCGTACTGGTTCAGCGCAATGCCGAACATCTCGACCGCTTTGAAATCAAGATCACGTCCAAACCTGCTCGCGATCTCGAAGCCAAAGTACTCACCCTGAGCGAGATCAACGAAACGGCCGATGAGATCAAATCCATTGCCGACGATATCGACAAGGAAATGAAACGCTTCCAGGCAGGCAAAGCTGAGATCGACGCGACCAAGAAGAAAATGGAAACGGCGATCAAAGGTGGCGAGAAGCCAATCAACGGTAACGTTGTGAAGCTGGCCAGCGCTCTGATGAGTGACGTCATGACCGGTCCACGCAAAGTGCTGCCCCTGCTGTCTGGCGCCTGCTCCAAAGCCGCTCAGCATTGCGACGCTTCTCTGAAGACGTTCAAGGCCGCTGCCAAGTAAAAAAAAAAGAAAGCAACATACACCGGCTCCCTGATGGGAGCCGGTGTATGCCATGTTAGGCTGCTTTCGCTGTTTCAAATACATAATTCGCTTGCTGTGCGAGATCAGCATAGCGATATCTGTAAGTCCCATCAGTTGGGTGCAGCACGCGCATCTTAAGCCGCCCTTCGGTAACTCCCCAGTCAACGAAGGTGTCGGCGACGGCTGTGACAACGTCTTTGACATCATAGTTGAAATTATCGTGATGGTGGGCGATTATCTCGTACTCGAAATTGTTTCGCCAAACAAAGCCAAGCCAAATCTCCTTGGTCGGAAACGCGTAAGTGTCTAACACGATTTCCAAAGCCGCCTCTGCGTTAGTGAGAGGGGTCAGTACAGATTTTTGCAGCGCTGGATTGCTGTCCTCCATTAATTGTTGTGCGCAGCTTTGAACAGCCGCTGAATCCTGGGTCAACAGGGCGCAAATTGCAAGCGTTGTAATTACATCTTGTTTATCTCTGTAATGCATGTCAGCACCTTTCTAAGATCAAAATCCATTCCAGTATAATTCCCCGGTTAGTTATTGACGTGTGAGAAGTGCTTCTTTGGCAATAGCAAGTTCTGACTTGCGAATTCTCACCGTCACTACTACCTCAGCGTTCGGCCATTTCGACATTAGGTCTTCTGTGATGACAGACTCTATTTCTTTGTCGAGGCTTGCTGGGTAGTCAGCATCAGGTGGTCCGGTCAAGTCCAGCATCGTGTAAGATGCCAGCTCGTTCGGGAATTGCAAGATCACTTGTACATGTGCGATGGTTTCCCCATTCTGCACTTTGAGGACGTGTAGGTCCCCTTCGTCAGACTTGAAAGCGTAATAGCTCTTGTCGACGTATTCGATCATGTCCCGCAGCGTAGACGAGTCGGCATTCAGGGAATGCTTGTAGTAACTCTGAAGGGCCGTAGAAGGCCGTCCTAGGTCACCAATGTCCAACGTATACGATTCAACGGGTTTGACGATAGAACGCTCCAGAAGCAGCTCAGAGAGCTTTATAAGTACCTCCTCTGACTTGACGATGCCTTGATTACGAATGTTGCTAAGCATCTGCTGATGGTCAAACTCTTTGAGCACGAGGAACTGGCGCCGACGCAAACCGCCTTCGGCACCGTGCACAATTAGGTTGATCAGCGATCCGGCCTTAACCGGAAGGGTATTCGGGGATAGGGCTGTGTTCACATTCAGGTCCTTTCATCTTCAACATCATTAGGCTGTTCCCTTAAATATTACTGAACAGGTTATTGGGCTGGTTAGCAAGGACGTAATGTGTGACCCTATTTTATTTAAATAGTCCCCATTTCTGGCGCTGGAGAAACAGTACCGCCGTTCTGCAAGTACTTGACGTAGGCTGGATCGTTACGATCGATGGCGATCAGCAACGAAGACTTCGCCCTGTGGCGTTTAGCGATCATGCCGCGACCATCCAGCTCGTAGCTGTGGTACGCCTCGACCAGCACTCCGTTGATGGTCTGCACGTTGTTGTCGTACTCGTAGATCAGTTCGGTAGGCATGCCTGGAAACACAGACTCAGGATTGCTCCGAATCCATGGGACCGCCAAGAACGCTACTGCACGACGAGCCAACTTGCTCGACTCCAGATAGACGTTGCTGGTTGGGCTAGACACACCGGCCGTGTTCTGACCGTTGCCAACGACGGTAGTCACAAACTCATTGACGTTCGTGCTGCGGTTCATGGTGTACTTGTTATCCTTAACCGTCCCGTTGTTGCCCAGAACCTTGCTTGCATCCATGAATCTCACACCATTTCCTTCGGTGTTGAGTTTGTCGCCACTTTCATCAATGATCTTGCTGATACCTGCCGACAGAATAGTCAGCTGTCTGCCTTTGACCATCCATGTCTTATCGATCATCATCGACTGACGGTTAGGTGCCAAGATAACGGTCATCGTCTTTTTGGCAGTCTGTCTGCGAGACAGGTCGTACATCGGCCATGTGTACGCAGTGTCGCCCTGGATATAGAAACCCAGACCAGTCGAATAGATCCCGCCTTGCTTGTTCTGCAGATGGTCAGCCAGATCAAGAAGAGGGGTGCCGTCAGGAATGATCACATGGTCGCGACTGTTGTTATTGTTGGCATCAACAATGTCGAACCGGTTAATCGTCTCATCGACACCCAACTTCAAAGCCTTAATCGCTCTGGAGATGAATGCTTCCAACACACGCCACGGAGGACAGGCGCGAGCAATGAAACCAACCCGCTGACTGCGGATCTGTTGGATCGCTACTTCTTCCAGAACGAACTGGGTGTGTTGAACAGAGAAGGTGTTGGCCGTCTCGGTGTCTTGCATGGCTGGATTAGAGCCAGACTCAACACTGCTCGAAACATCATCACCTAAGTAGGCCTTGTAAGTCCGCACCTGCACAGGGGCAGACGTGATCAACATGCCTTCGTCTGTAGCAGGTGCCTTGCTGATGGTGATTCGAAGATCGTCGGCAAAAGGGGCGATGTCGTTCATCACCGTACCGGCACCCAGCGTCAGCACGATCGAGCTATCGTCCAAATAACCAGAACGATAATCCCGACCGATGTCGTGACGTGGGATCTGTAGAGGCTGGATATCTTTGCCCCCAGAATGAATGACTGCCGTGATGATGAAGTACGGACTGCCGGGAGATGCGAGGATTGGCGCTACATCCTGCATCAATGCCGAACTCTGTAACTCAACTGCCATTGCAGATCTCCATGAACCGCTCGATAGCATCGAGTGTTCTTACGGACTTCGCGATTTGAGGTTTCTTCGGAGCAGATGAAGGTGCCGCTGCACGGAAGACCGGACGAGCATCCATGAAACCACCCAATGCAGGCGTGCTTGCCGTTTTATCCAGTTCAGGATCGTGCATCATGGCAAACGCACGGATCGCTGTGGCAAACTCGGCCAACTGACGGAAGTCTTCCAGATCAGGCGCATCGTAACTGATGTTCGAACGCATCTCTCGCAAGTGACCTTCCAAGTGCTTCAAGATGTGCTTGTAGATCCGAACCGCCACGAGTGGCTCACTGAAAGTGATGGACCCGCCTTCGATGTACTGGGTAGTGATATCCCAAATAGTGCCGCCAGTGGAAATCATTTCCACAGCAGCCGCTTCAACATCAGCAGCAGACTGCGCACCAATGACGGAATCGCCCATCCGGCCGTTCATGGCGCGGAAGTGTGCAGCATCCAACTGGTACATGTGTTTCTCGGCACGATCGAAGATGTAGTACGCAGTTGTCTTCGGTACGTCACCATCGGTCCGGCGTTTAAATCCGAACCCCATGCTTTCAAGTGAGCCTGGCCTCATGTTACAAAACCCCTGGTGCCAATTTGATCAATGTCAGAATGATTGGGATGTAGTAGAAACGCTCAAGGTTATCGAACCGTGGAGCGTAATCTGCAAGTTCAGCCAGATCAACAAGATCGATAGCCTTACCTTGCATACGAAGTTGGACCATGCGCTCCAACATCGATACTTCCCCATCGCCGGTGTAGAACTCTTTCGAGAAGACGTAATAGTCATCGCAGAGAACGCGCTTGATGAATCGACCGTAAGACGGCGCTGGTTCGGTTCCGCCCTTAGTCAACTGGGGGAGGATCGAACGCATCTCTGGACGTTCCGGTCCTGCTTTCATGATCTCGAGAACAGAACCCGGCATAACACCTCGAGGGTGGTTAACCGTGAAGCTGATATCCCGAGCCGATACCACCCGGCGCATGCCAGAGAAGTAAACCGAATGCAGTTTCGGATACGACTTGTAGCAGTCGACAGACTGTGCGTTGAAATGATGGGAACAGCTGTACAGAAGTTCCCAATCACGCTTAGCCATCATGTCGAACAAAGACAGCTGGTCAGCGGAAGGATCGGCACTGCAATCCAGCTCGATGACCTTGTGAACATCGCGATGATGTTCCGAACTGATCGTCTTTCGGATGTACTTGACAAGGTTTGGATCGTAAGTCGGTACCAGCACCCCGTCCACGTACTGACCCGGCACCTGGAACGTCGAGAACTGATCGCTGAAGAAGTCCTTGAAGTACAGGTTGATCAGACGACGCCACGCGTTATTCAAACGACGGATGCTGTCAACTTCTTCTTTGTTCAGCAGACACTTCAGGTTGTTGCGGAAGTTCTCACGATCGAAGTACAGCGTGTCCTGAAGAGAGCTTTCAAGACGAGCGAACAACGCATCGTCAACAAACTCCACAGCCTTCCACTCAACGCGGTGAGGGGATTCCTCATACACGCCAAGCTTCTTTGGATTGTAGATCGCAAACAGCACGTTACGTCCGTTACCGAAGTCGGCAATGAACAGGTCACCGTTCTGAGGAACGATGCAGTGATAAACAATGCCGCTACCGGTCGAGTCGAAGCCGTTTGCCTCCCCCGAGTTCTGGTCGTTCTGGATAGCCGATTCAACCACCAGTTCGAAACCACGAACCAAACGATAGGTGCCGTAGGTGACTGGCGTATCTTTGCTGAACGAGGCAACCGTGGAATCACGGCCGTTCACCTGACGGTAGTAATCGACAGCCCACTTCTGACCCTGATAGAAGGTCGACAGCGTGCTGTACTGAGTTTTCTTGGTGTCGACGACAGGGCCTTTGAAAGGCTCCTTGCTAACCAGCAGACTCGGCTGCTCTACTGGCTTATCTTCTTCAATCTCAACGAATGGCATAATCAGTTACCTTCTCTTGCTTTTCGTTTAACCATGACAGTGAGCCATTGCACCCAGCGACCGCCTACCCACAAGTAGGTCCCGCCACCTCCACCTGATCCTGTACCGCCAGGACCATTGGTGCCACCACCGCCAGGCCGGCCGTTATCGACGCCGCTGCCACCGTTTCCTCCTGAGCTACCAGTCCCATTGTTTCCAGGACTAACACCTCCACCAATCCCGTGATCGAACAACCAACCGTAGAACCACTTCACGTATTCGCGATCCATCCATCCATCGTCAACGTAAAGCCTGAGGGCCTCCTCCACGTTCAGCTTGTAGAGGATCGATTGGAAGATCTGGAGAGTCGCAATAGGGTGGTCGGAAATACCGATCAGTGCCTCTTCGGTGAAGTCCCCGTAGAACGTCGGGAAGTTCATCCGAAGGTGATATTGCTTGCGCAGGTCGAGAGGTACGGTTGCCCTGACATTCAGGTTTTCATCAATGGTCAGAATCTTCTCAGCCATCGGAACCGAATCAGCGTACAGCGTAAACAACACACTGGCCCCACCACGAACGTTCAGCGTCTTGTGGCTGTCCTTCAAATACTGGAGCATCTCCAGCGTGAAGCGAACATCGGGGATCTGATCGAGATTGATGATGTCCTGAGGATCTTTCGGATCGAGGCCAATCATCCACGTCGCTGCTGGGATCGTCCATGCAGGCTGTGTGCGGTAACCCGGCATCCATTCATCCCAATGAGGGAAACGCATCCCACACGACGCCTCAAGCGGCGGTAGCTGTGTTCTCTTCAGCACTTGGTGCAAAGCAGCAATACCAATGCCGCCATACATCTCCAAGTCGTCAAGATCGTACTTGCGTTCCTTGGAAAAGTGCTGGCTGTTGATCAGCGTCTGGTGAACCATCAGCGGGTACGCCAGATACAAGTGGGTGCAACGCTTATAGCGGATGTTGTACGTGAATTCGATTTCCCACGTAGTCGACTGATCCTTCTTGGTCTCTTGAGGGATTTCATCGAAGTCAAACCAACCCGTGATCTCATCCTGTCTGTGAGGTACGGTAATCGTGGTCTTCTCGATGTCGCCATCGTAGGTGCCATCGGACGACGTCTCGACACAGGAGATCGATTTGAAGTATTCCGGGAACGTGTCGCCATAGCCCGCGATCTTTTCACGCAACTCGTGGATGTGCGCAACGAGACCCAGCACGCTATCGTGGATAGGCACTTTGTAATTGATTTCGTGGTGCATCGCCTGACGATACTCAGCCTTGCGGATAGCCTGCTCGTCTCGCCATGCCATGGCCTCCTGACGGCTCGCTGCACGGTAAGTAAACGTCAGCTGAAGGTTGGACACCAGCATCACTGGACGAATGCTGAAACCGAGTTTGCGGTCTTCCAGATACGGAGGTTGGTCATTGGTGCGCACAGTCTGGTTCGTGATCGAATCATTCTGCAAGGTATCGCGAGCCACAACGACAATTTGAGAGTCGCTGTTGAACTTGACCACGCTATCGGCATTTGGGTTGCCGCCTGGTTGCTTCACGCTATCAAATTCGTCTTTCATGTACAACGGAGTGTTTGGATCAATATCGCACACCCGCATCACATCCCGTGCAATTTGCGTTGCAACGGGCAGCTGGATGTTCTGATAATTTACCGCTAGGTTTGTCGTAATGCGCGGCATGTTAACTCCCATACGTCATAGAGGGAAGGGTCGCTGACCCCTCCCTCTATGGTCAGTTGATCAATCCTGGAACACAGACTCTTCAACCAGAGTCAGAGCAGCATCGATACGCTCGATGAGGTCGGTCTGGTGACGGGTCATTGCTTTGGCGATACCGCCCAGCTCATCAACCAAACTGTTCTCGAGACGGATCAGACGATGTTGATCAGCGCCGTGACTGTGCGGAACTTCAGTACCGTCGTCACCAAACTTCTCTTCGGTCAGATCGCGGATAACACCTTTGATCTGGCTGAACGACTTTTGGGTGGACTTGATGATCTGCTGAAGCTGGGTAGTCTGGTGGGAGACCACTTGACCGATCTGCACGAGCAGGTGGCCAACTTCAGCATCGGTCAGAGACACCGGGTTGTCCAGGTGTTTGATGATCGCCGAGGCAGGCGGTTGTTGTTCAACCAGTTCGCAGTTCAGAATGCGGGAACGGCCACGCGCTTCTTTGAACTCGTACCGCACGTTACCCAGCAGGTGTTGACCTTGTGAACTCAGCAGCGACTGAATCTTGTTGGAGAACTCAGCGCTATCCACGATCGATTCGCCACGATCGTAGTCTTTGGTCAGAGCGGCCATCAGCTCTTTCTTGGCCTCGCTATCGACCTTGAGCATATACTTCTCAAGTTCGGCAACGATGCCCAGCGCAATGGCAGAGAACGAGGTGAGTGCAGAGCCAGCATCGTGGGCATTGACGTAACCATTGCCTTCGACCAGCAGGACTTTAACGCCCTTGCTCAGAGACAGTGGCTTGCCGCCATCGCCCTTGCGGTTCTTCAGTTTGCCCTGGATACGCCCGATGCGGTTGTGGAAACCGTTGGAGGTTTTGTCCAGACGAACGAAGATCGTACCAACGCGCTCGAAGAAAGTACCGGCAGCGTTCCACACACCTTTCGATGCAGTGGCCAACCAGCTCATCACGCCTTCCATCGACTCGCTGTCGATCTTGCCTGCAGTTGCAGACAAACGAGGGATCTCGGACTTGAGGAGATGGGAAGCGTCATCGATGCCGAGGTTGGCCAGGTTGACGTAGGTCTCGGCCTGATCCTTGGTGATGTGCTCAGCGTTGTCGACGGCCGCAACCACCTGATCGGTAGCCTTGGTCACAGCACCGATCTCTACAGCGTCGGCATGTACTTCTTTCGCGTCAGAAATGACATCAGCCACTTCGTCACGGTGCTCTTTGACGCTGTCGATATCTTCCTGAGTGATAGGACCTTCATGAGCAGGAGGCGCAGCCACCAGAGGGACTTCTGCCGATTCGAAACTTACACCGTTGAGACTGTTTTTGAAGTCCTTAAGAAACCTGGTCACAGAGCCACCTATTTGAAAGTCTTGATTGATCCTTCGCAGTAAGCCAACGCGGCTCTCACTACGGACATGGAGTTGGAGTACAACTGTCTGGACGGATTACCCATCCAGTAAGTCAGCGCAGAAACCGTACGGCGTACATTGCTGACGTCTTGCTCTGTGCCCTGCATGTTGCTGGTCAGGTTGTTCAGAGAAGCCTTGGCCCGACTGATGGAGCTACGCATCGGGAGGTTTGAAGCGTGAGACAAACTGGCCAAGATGTTTTTCAGCGCATCCGGGATGTGGCCAAACTGACCCGGTTGCAGAACGTCGAATTCGACATGGCTGTCGATCTTCAATTCATTGCCGAAGGTGTTTTCGTACAGCAGACCGTGGAAGGTGAAGCCCGACACACCTTTCTTCAACAGGTCAGCCTGCAGATAAAAGATGCTGTGCCCGCCCAACAGTGGTTTGCTCATGCGAACGCCACTGCGGTTGAAACGGTCTTGAGGGGCAGCGCCCATGTCGAGCATTTGCGCTACTCGGTCGAACGGAATCGTTTCAACCGTTTCAACCAGCGCCAGTTCAAGGACACTGCCAGACTTACCGCGTACAGCACCGGCCATGTGGGTGGCTGCATCAAGAAGACCGTGAGCGTAAGTCGTGGAGATCGCCTTGATAGCGCTGTCCAGATATTTCAGCTCATTTTCAAGTCGGCCTGCTTCGCGGATGTACTTTGCACCCACTCGCAGATACTTGGCTTGACGACCGATCTCGATGGTGTTCTGCTCAGCTCGCATGCCGGCTGTAGTCGGCACGGTCTTAGCCAGCAGAGAAACCTTACGCCCCAACCAGACAGCTGCCAGATCGAGGTTAGACAAATAGTCGAGGACGGCTTTGAAGAATTCGGCGATTGCCTTACCAATCGACTTGAGAATGCCAGCGGCGCTCGAGCTCATCGCCTCTTGGCTGTAATCGAAACTTTCCAGATCAACATCGGCACCTGCTGCCAGAGCAGTCATCACCGGACCTACCGCAGTCCGGAAACTTTCAGGGGAGAGACTGGTCAGTTGACTGATGGCATCAACCGATTGAATCGTACGCTGCATGCTTTCAAAGCTGATCTGCAATGCACGATCACTTTCCATCAATTCAAGGAGTGGGTCATCTCCTGTCTGATCTCTGTAATTCAGCGGCATGGCCGGTGTCCTATTTGTGGGTTATACCATAGAGAACAGCATAGAGCCGGGCACGAAGCCCGGCTCTATGTTTAGCTCAGCGCACCGAATTACTCGGCAGCGTTGCCCTTGCCGGCGTCGCCTTTGTTAGCGTCGTCGCCAGTGCCTTTCTCTTCAACTTTCTTGCCGTAGGCGCCCAGGGACGCCTTGCCGAAGTTGTAACCCTGCTTGCCGACCTTCGAAGCGAAGTCCAGATAGGTAGGGATGATGGTCTTACCGGCCTGGAGCGCCTTGGACACTTCGGACACGATGGCACGAGCTTTCTTCGCGCCGTCTTTGTCTTCGCCCTTGATGCCTTTCAGCTTGGTGTCGACTTCGCTCAGCAGAGTTTTCTGAGCGTTCAGGGTGACGGTACCGGATTTCTTCGATTCCACCAGACGGGAACCCAGAGCTTCCAGCGCGCCGCCCAGAGCTTCCAGTTCGCTCTTGCTCAGCGGAGCCGATTTCTCGACGCCAGCTTTCTTTTCAGGAGCAGCGATCACGAACTTGGCGCCGGATACGGCAGCAACGCCTTCGCCAGCACCAGGCTTCAGCTCGGCGGTGTAGCCGCCAGGCAGAGCGTGGGAAGCGCCTTTCAGGGTGCCGTTCATGGCTTGCAGGTTGACGGCCTTGACGGTTGGGGTCAGGCTGACACCGTTGATCCATGGCTTCACCAGGCCGGTGATTTCACCGAAAGCTGCCAGAGCGATGCTGGTATACCCGTCGTCCACGGCCTTGACGGCTGCAGCAGGGCTGAAAGAACCGCCGACGGTGAGCAGATTATAGCCCGAGGTCTTCAGTTCTTCTTTCTTCACTTCACCTTCCAGCTTGGCAGCCAGACGCTTGATCTGAGTACCGCCGTTTTTGATGGCGGTGCCGGAGCGGCCGATGGTGGTGAAGAATTCGGTGACGTAGGTCCATACCGACTGCCACGCGGTGCGCAGCATGTTCATCAGCTTGCCGATCAGACCTTCGGTCTTTTCTTCAGCTTCGGTGTAGTAGTCTTCGAAACGGTTGTTTTCGAAGGATTCCTGGATCGACATGACCGCCGATTCGAAGATACCGGCAGGGATGTCGCGGCCTTCCAGCGAGCTGGCGATCAGCTGGTTGGTCAGAGGCACGGCGAAGCCTACCAGTGGGCGGCCAGCGGCGTGTTCGGCGTCCAGTTGACGGGAGATCGATTCCAGGCTGTCCACGGCTTCGACGATTTTCTCGGCGGCAGTGTCGTGTTCAACCATCTTCTCGACTTTTTCAGCCGTGTCCTGAACCGCTTCTTCCAGTTCGGTTTGGGTTTCGTCGGTGACGACTACGAACTCTTCAGCGCCGACGGCACTGTGATCGTAATCTTCTTCCGGCTTCGGTACTTCACCGGATTCGATCGAAATTTGCATCATCGCACGAGCGAAAGCTGAACTCATTTACTTAACTCCCTTGGAGATTGACGCCGGTTGCAGACCGGCAGCGTATACGCTTATTGCAACGTCGAGGCGCGTGAACGGTCGCCTACATATAACTGTAGGGTGCTCGACAGGTCGTCCACGCCGACACGGGTGATCCAAAGCTGGATAAGAGCTTCAGGTTCGATGGCAGCCAGTTCAGCTACTGCCAGTCTTTCAGCTTCGGTAAACGACGGCGCTCGCACAGTAGTTACCGAGTCTTCCTTGATCAGCATTCCGCGATCTTGGAAAGAGATCCGGCGCCGAGTGATGCGACCGGTCAGGTACAAGGCGGTCTCGCCAATGAAAGCCTGAACCGATCCACCGATCCGGCAGGACGGATCCAAAGCGCCGACAAAGAAACCACGAGTGACCGACCACTCTTTTGTCATAATAGCCACTTGTTGCAGCTCCAGATCAAAGTTCGGTCTGATCTGGTTGGCGCGAGAGCGGTAGATCTCGCTGATGTCCGGCGACTCGTAGAGGGTTTCGATATGCCCTGAGAACGCCAACACCACCGGGAAACCGCGATGGGTATAGACGATGCTCATTTGGCACGTTCCTCATAGTCGGAGATCTTCTGGCGCAGAACGATCAGCTCACGGTCGTAACCGTCAATGACCGTCTCGACAGCGGCGTCCGGGTTACCGTTACGGCGGTTGCGCAACGACTCCAGACGCATCTCGATAACGCGCTTGTCTTTCAGAGCACGGTCGTAACGATCGAGCTCATAGTTAACTAGCACAATGCCGATCTTGTGGAAGATCGTCGAAACCACCGGGATGATCCCCAGTTGCAGAGGATCGCCCTGAGCACCGGCCAAAGCCGGCATGGTGGAGCCGTCGACGTCACCCATCGTGATTTCAGGCAGATCGTTAATCATCGCCATGATCGCTTTCGGATCTTTGGCGAGGAGGAACATTACCTTGAAGTAAGCGTCACGGTGGGCCAGCAGGTACTTGAGTTCGAAAGGCGTCGACGGATTCATATCCGGTTTATCGAACGCCTCGATCTCGGTTTCCGAAGCCACGATCATGTTCAGGTTTCGGAGGGTGTAGTCAGCCAGGAAGTCCAACAACTCAATCAGCCTGAGCACGGAGCCCGTCTGATAGGTCGTACCTTCGATGTGGACGGTCGAGGGCACGTTCTTGTCAACGTACGACTCGATCATCGTCATCAACTTCTGGCCGTTGTTCAGAGCTGTCATCAAGACCAGCTTGAACGGCGATGCGTGGTTACGCACCGATGCCGAGGATTCATTCAGCAGTTCGCGAATGAACACCTTGAAGTAGTTGGACTTTGGCTTACGCTCGTCCAGATCGTCGAAGGCTGCTTCAGCGGCAGGCTGGGCAATCTCCGTGATCTTGCTGATGGTGACGCGGATTTTTTCACGCACATCCTTTTTACCAAAGGACGGCATGATGTTCTTCAGGAACTCGACAATGTTCATGAGTTTAGGTGCTCTTCAGGAAGTGATTACAGGCGGCCTGGGATACGGCCTTCCAGGTACGAACGCATAACGTCGGTGAGATCCGACTTCGCTTCGTTGCTGGAAGACTTCACGTCACGAATCGAGTAGGTGGCGTGATGGTCGATATCGCGGGTGTAGATGGTGAGGGTTTCGTGGTCAGCGTCAACCACAAACAGCAACAGCATCAGACCCTGGTCGAAGATCGACTGACGAGTAGCGAAGTCGTTCAGACGGCCGTTCATCAGTTCTTCTGCTTCGCGTGCAGTCTCTTTCGAGATGATGCAGATCGACGAAGCGGCGCCTACCGAAGGTTCGCCAGTCAGCGCAGTGGCCAGCAGGGCTTTGTTGTCACGGCTCACAGCTTTACGCAGGTAGCCAGACTTGTCAGCCAGAGCGGCACGGCGATAACGGTCGATACGGTCGGCTTGGAATACCAGGTTACGCCAGCCGGTCAGGTCGCCCACACGGAAACGCATCCAGCGAGCATCGAAGCTGTTGTCTTCACCGCCCAGAGCCAGCAGTTCAGCCAGGGACACAGGTTCCATGCCGATGGTGCGCAGACGGATCTGAACTGGCAGCACGGTGCTATGCTTGCCGTCGGTAACGTTGACGTCGATTACCTGACCGATGGACAGGTCGGAAACATCCTGAATCGCTTTTGCGGTGTTGTTCGAGAAAGCAACGGATTTCTTGCGCTGCTCTTCTTCGCGCTCTTTCTGAGAACCGGCGTCTTTCTGGCCAGGGATTGCGGCTTCGCTGCTGTAAGTGCCGAAGCGGGCAAAGCCGTCAGCCTCAGACGGGAATGGCAATCCGAATTGATATGACTCGGTCGAAAGCCAGTTCTTACCGCCTTTGCCCTGCAGGAAGTCGGCAGTCGCCATTTGCAGGTTGCGGTCAGGAGAAAACTTGTCGATGCGCTGAGAAACTTTAACACCGTTGATGGTGTTGTCGCTGGCCTGAGCCATCAGGTAGAGGCAGCTGAAATGACGCTGACCAACGTTCAGGATGTCCTTCATGTACGGCAGGCGAACAACGCGGCTATCGAGCAGCGTGTACGGTTCAACGCGCAGGGACTGGCCGTAGCTTGCCAGACTCTGACCAGCGCCACGACTCCACGCATTGAGGATCGCATCGATGGCTTTATCGACGGTAGTGTCGACGGTCTTTTCCAACAGCTTCTCACTGGCCCGATAAGCCAAATGCCCACCCAGCGCGAGACCGCCAACTTTAGCAGCAGAACCTGCTGCCGAAAGAATTCCAGAGATATTCATCGTTTCTCCTCATACCCCGATTTTGTGTTCAAACGAATTTGCAACTTAGTGAGGCTGGTTTATGGGTGCTTCTGAAGATTTCTACTACTCCAAGCTGATGCAATACGTTGCAGACAACCAGGGCTTGGCCGATCAATACGCGGTCATGGATAACATCTCCCGCAGTATGGGTGGGGGTAGTGAGTACGGTCGATATGCGGATGTGTTCTACGGACTTAACCGTCTTTCGAACTTACCGCCTCTGCCATTGCATCGAGAAGATCAAGGCCTCGTGTTATTCACGAGACCCAATCTCAATTTGTCATACGATAACATTGCCACAGTGCGGGAATTGGCGGCCTTGTACGTTCAGGACCCCACCAGCTATCAGTACGCTGTTCGGATGATGCTCGACCCCACCACCTATAAAGGAGCTGCAGAATCTCCGTTGGTGGATCGTCGGATGCCGTACCTGACGCTGTTCACAAACCTGATCCAGACAATGTCTTCTCCTCCGGACATTGCGCTTAACGTCTATAGCTCGCCTGAGGGCATGGCTAAAGAAGTGTGGATCATGAACGATGGCATTTCGCAATACAACGGCCGATACGACCTGACCGTCACCCTCAATAACATTCGCGGTAATTGCATCGGCTTGGCTCTGCATTCGTGGATCAACTACATCGGTTATCTGCGGGTGGGTCCTATCATTCCTCACCCTGAGAGTCGTCGTCTTGACAAGATGGACTACTTCACTCGCATCGAGCGTTTCAAGTTCGACACGACAGGACGGAAGATCGAACAATGGTTCCACACCGGAGCCTCGTTCCCTACCAACCTTTCAATGGGTGCCGGGATGGCATACAACCGAGAGGAGGGCTACGAGTTCGAGAACAAATCTTACTCTGTGCAGTTTGCTTGTGTGGGGGCTGTTTATAACGACCCTATTCAGCTGTACGAGTTCAACCTCCGCATTGCTCGCGCAAACCCTTTGATGGGTGACGACAAGCGCAAACTCTATTACACCAAAGTTGACAGGTCCTACACGGCGGCTACCAACTACCACGGATATCCATGGATCAACCTTGCAACCATGGAGTTCGAGTGGTGGGTGGAAAACGAAACGTACAAGAACCTGATTAAGGGGCTCTGATAAATGACGATTACAAGTGCTGAAATTCTGGCTGACATGGCAGCCGTCCGTTACGAGCCCACTCGCCTGTCAGTTCTGATTGCCAACTACACGAACCGGTTGTTCGATGGCGAAGACATGGTGCTCGATCCTTCGATGCCTTTTCCTTATCTGGAAGAGGTTTCGATCCTGACCGGTTACGCTGCTATTCAGGAAGACGAGAACCTTGACCGGCGCCAGTATCCTGAAACGGCTCAGTCGGAAGAAGAGATCTACCTGCACGCATCTGACGTTGACTATGAAGGGATGTTCGCATCTCCGGGCAGTGCATGGTTCGACATCTATATCGCCGAAGAAGAAATTCTGAAGTACGCGGTTAAGGTGGGTGATACGTCTACCCGTCGTTTGGTTCTGCCGCGCTACTCGCAGATCACCACGAACGGAATGACGTTCACGTTCCAGTACCCGATCAACTTCATCGTCAAGGCCCACGGTGCAATCGATGTGGTCTACGACGGCAGTCAGCCTTCCCCGCTGCAATCTCTGGCGGGTAACAAGGTCGACTGGGAACCGGTCACGGTCTTCATCACTGAGAACAACAAGGGTCCTGTTCGCCTGATCCGAGTTCGTACTAAGTTGAAGCAGATGTTGCTGACGACCTACAAGTACAGTCTGGTAGGTTCGAAGGTTCTGCTGACCACTGTTCCGTTGACTGATTCGTTCTACTACGGTCGAGCTTTCGTCAACAACAATCAGGGCGTTTGGAAAGAGATCAAGACGACCCACAGCCAACAGTCGTTCGATCCAACTGATCCGACCCTGCTACTTACCGTGGCTGATAATCAGCTGACTATTGAGCTGCCGTACGTGTACTACGCCACCAGCTTGGTGACTCACGATATCCGGGTTGACGTCTACACCACCAAGGGTCCATTGAACTTGGCATTGGGTGGTCTGACTCCGGCATCGTACATCAGCAACTGGCGTGACCTCGATAACGACGAGAACAACATCTACATCGCTCCATTGGCACAGATGAGCACCATCACTGTAGCCAGTAGCGACATTGCCAGCGGTGGTGCAAATGCTCCAACGTTTGCCGAACGTCGTCAGCGCATTCAAACGAACGCTACAGGTCCGCAGGTTCTCCCGATCAGCAACGCTCAGGTTGGCACTGCATTGAGCACGCTGGGCTTTGAAGCTTCGATGAACATCGATGACCTCAGCCATCGGACCTACCTCGCCACTCGCGCAATGCCCGACAACACTCAAGGGCAAGTAACGACGGGGATCGATACGGCGGTGGTGACCTACAAGTCTAGCATTACGGATTTGTTGACGCACTCCACCATCATCGACAATGGGCAGCGCCTCACAGTGTTGCCTAAAACGCTCTATCGTTACATTGACGGCATTTTAACCATTGTTTCCGATGATGACCTTGCCAAACTGGCAGCGCTGTCTGGCGACGCTCTGGTGAACACTGTGAGCGATGGCACGTATCTCTACACGCCTCTGCATTACGTGCTGGATACGACGAACAACAGTTTCAGGGCGCGGCCTTATTTCTTCTCCGCTCCTGAGATCGAGTCCAGTTCGTACAAGGGCAGCAACGATACCCTCGGCCTGACCATCAGCAGTAGCACGACCCGTTCGATCACCTACACCGACGATGGCTTCGTGATTCGCATTCAGTCGATTTCCAACGATGTGTGGAAAGCCCTGCGTGACGATCAGGTGCATGTGCAGATGGCGTACATGCCTCCAGGTGAGAAATCTCTGGCGTACATCAACGGCACGCAAATCGTTGGCGATGGCGGTGAGCGTGTGTTTGAGTTTGTGGTGAAATCGCGTTGGGACGTCGAGGTTGTCAATGTCGACGAGCATCGTTTGATCACCACCAACTTCAACATGTTCGAACCGATTGAACGCGACTACCCAACGCCGTTGATCAACGACATGTCTGTCATCTGGTCGGTGTCTGATTACACAGTCCCTGGGTTTGAACGTGGTGTCGTCGATGACGTGCTGGGGAAATTCCTTCTGCCTGACAATACCGTAGGCGTTTACTACGAAACCCTGCGCCTCCATTTCGGTGACGAACTCACCGGCCTGTGGGCAATGGCACGAAGCATGATCGGTCTGCGTAAGTTCCTGACCTACCCTGCCGATGTGTTTGCTTTCTGGGATGTGGACGTTTACGAAAAAGACCCAGTGACCAAGATGCCAATCATCGAAGAGGTAGATGGCGTTAAACGTCTGAAGATCCAGTATGCAAAAGGCACGCAGAAGATCAACTCGGATGGTCAGCCGATTGTTCTGCATGAGAAAGGTTCTGCCATCATGGATGAGCATGGCAACCCAATCATGGAGTCCGAACGTAACGTCATTCGTTGGTGGGACATCGTGCTGTTCGACGGCGTCTACCGCTACGCATCTGACGTAAACGATGTGTCGTACCGTCGTGAGGTGCCGAAGATCCTTGTGGAATGGATCAATGACACGCTGGGCCCTATCCGCAAAGCAACCCTCGATGAGACCGAGATCTTCTTCCAGCCTCGCAACACGCTGAAGTTTGTCGAATGTCTGGTTGAGGATAGTCAGCGGATTACTCTGCACACGGCTCAGTTCCTGAAACTCGACATCTACGTTACGAAAGAAGTCTACGCCGACAACGATCTGCGCGATGCCATGGAGAAGGCAGCTATTCAGAAGATTGTCGATGGCCTTGACGGCGTTGAGATTGCTCGCGATGCTCTCGAAGCTTCTGTTCGTGAAGTGTTGGGCGAGGACATGATCAGCGCTGACTTGAGCGGTCTTGGTGGTGAAGAGAACAACTTCAACATCATCACGCTGCTGGATGAAACTTCTCGTCTGTGCTTGGCTAAGTCTCTGACCTACCAGCCGGATGGCTCGTACGCAGTTGTTGATGGCATCGAGGTCAACTTCCGTCGTCACACTTCTCGCACGTAAACAGCATACAGCCCGGCCGCAATGGCCGGGCTGTATGTCGCTTTGGTTACTTCCAACTACCGTCTTCGTTGTAGACCGGTCTGTTGCCTTTCCAGAACAGAGGATGGTCTTCTTCATGCTCTTCGATCGGAGTGCAGTAGCGGCAGCGTTTTTCATCACTACACATGAGCACGCCTTCATGACGCCCGCGACACATGTGGGTAAACGCTTTCCGGATCTGATCGCTTTGATCAGTTATCGACCCTGCCATTACTTGATAGAAGCCAAGTTTCATAGAACCTCCATTTACGCCGCCTTAGCGAAATCCTTACGAGCTTCTTCTACCCACAGATCAAGAGCTGGGATCTTGCAGGTTGCTTGCATGATTTCAATGGCATTGACTCGACCACCAGACATGTTGACCGAGATGAGTCGTTGTACGGATGGAGGCACGCCCTGAATACGGCAAGGTTCCACCAGAGTCGTTTCTTTTGCAACGTTCTGAATGATACCTGCAATCGGGTAAGTGGTCTCCACGTCAGCATCCGCGTTGAACATGTGAAGCATGGACTGCACTTCAGGCATGTCTTCGAAGAGGAACAGGCCGGTACTCTCAACGTTGTGGGAAGGAAACGTTACGATCCATCCATCACGACCAATGAGTTTCTCATCCAACTTCGTTTTCATCTGGTCGGACGTCGAACAGATTACACGTTTACTCTTCTTCATTACGGAGAAGAGCATGTCAGTCGAGTTGATCTTTGGCTGAGAGTTAAAGTTCGAATAGTCGAGCGAACCAGCCAAGGTAGAGATCTGGCTACTCAGGTCATCGTTCTTTTTGTTCAGTACCCATACGCCAATGGAGTCGACGGCGTTATAGGAACCGTACCGTACTTTGTACTTGAGCTGCATCTCCATGTGCCAGTGGAGCGTGCCTTCTGGGATCGAGCTGTCTTCGGTTGCGTGATGCAGCTTACCAATAGACAATTGACGGTCAAGAACCGCCCCCAGGCCGTAGCCACCCGATTCTTTACCTTTAGCCTTACGAAGCTGCCAGTAGATCTGCATCGAGTCCAGGATGCGGAATGAGGAGGTCGACAGTACAACGTGCCACTGTTCCTGTGGGTCGAGTCGCATCGACTTACCGGAAGACGTCAGCTTAGATTGCGGACCTTCACGGAACGTCAGTCGCTGGTAATGCATTGGAACGCGAGGATCGGAAAACGCCTGGCTAACATTTCGACCAGCGTGTTCAATCGATTCAGCAGCGCGCTTAAAGTCGAAGAACACGTTCCAGCCAGTCACGATGTCCGGTTGGGTCATGTGCAAGTGCTGCAACATGCTATCGGTGATGTGATACTGACTTGGCAACATCCGTACGGTGAACTTCATCCGTAAGATGCTATCTACCCAATCCGGGTATTCGCCGGTCTCTTTGTCTTTGACCTTATTACGCAAACCATCTACCCATTGCGGAATGATGGCATTGTAATCTTCGCGCAGCAGTTCTTCGTAGTTCGGAACGTCGTACGACCATTGTTCGTTAACGTAGACGATAACCTCATCGTCGTTTACTTCAGACCAAAGGATCGGGAGTTGCTTGACTGGATCCAGCAACCCGTTCACATCGGTCTCAACGTCGATTACAGACACAGCGTTTGGTTGGAAGGCTGTCGGCCAGCGATCCATGTAAGCCTGCTTGAGGAAGACCTCAGGACCTGGGTCGGTACCGTACAGGTATTGGCTGCGCGCAATCTGCCGCAAAGGGAGGCCGGGTGAACCGTAACCTAACTTGCTGCAGATCTCACGGCGAAGATTTCGTTGAGTTGCTTTGAACTTGTCTAGCCGATGAAGGAATTCGAACTGAATCTTTTCTGGCTGGTTACGACGGAAATCTGGTTTGGTAATCCAAAAGGGGCGTTCGTAGTTTTCGGGAATTACGATTGTAGGGTAACGTTCTCCATTGTCTAAGGTAACCCACATCTTGGCAACAATGGCGTCATCAAAGACGCCTTCTTCAGAGTGAGTGGTGTAGGTGCCATGTTTGATTTCTTTAGCAACGATCCGCTCTTTTGGGATTGTGCGTAAGTAGGCATCAATCTCCTGAGGGGTTTGAAACTTCTTCATGGGCTGTTCTCGTTCCAGTACCTATTAAATCATAGGCAGATTATGTAGATAACTACCCACTCACTGGAGTTCGGTCATGGGTCAATTCCAAGAGTCGATGGAGGCTATTGCATTTCAAACGAATAGCAATCTTCCAAAGGCCATTGCTGCTGTTTTTCAGAAAATCATCGACATAAAAGCCTCAAGGCCTGAATCCGATGCCCTGTTCGAACAGATCACTCCGATCGTCGGTGGTGCAACCGGGCTGTTCGTTACTCCAGTCCTGCTTGAAAGCAAAGCTGCAAAAGCTTTCAGCATGTTCGTGCTTGATCCAAACTTCAACGCCTACTCTCCGATCAACGTGAAGGCGTCGGAGATGATGGACAAGTACGAGCTGGGTAAGCTCGAAACGATCGAGATCCTCAATGGTTCGATCGACCGTAAGAATGGCAAGGTGTCTGGCTTCTATTCGAAGATCCCTTTCCGCTGCGGCATTTCCCACACGATGTTCGACGGTAGTTTCGAAGCCGCTGAACTGGCCGCCATCTTCACTCACGAACTTGGCCATCCTTGGTCGATCTGTGAGTTCCTAGGTCAGACGCTTCTGACCAACGTGATCCTCGCCGAGCTGGTCGGTCGGATGGACATGCAGGAAAGCGAGTCCCGTAAGTTCGCCCTTGCCCGCTGTGCCTTGAAGCTCTCTGAGAACGATCAGAAGATTCCAAGCGACGTGTCCAGTAGCGAGATCACGGCACTGGTGCTGGAAGGTCAGGTCAAGCGCATGCAGCGCGCCTACAACACCCGTTGGTACGATCAACGGTTGGCTGAAGCAATGGCCGATCAGTTTGCTGCCCGCTGGATGGTTGGTAAAGATCTGGTTCGTGCGCTCAGCAAGTTGGAACGAGCAAAAGGCTGGATGGATGCGGAGCCTGGCTACGACAACATGTGGGTGGGTGTGATGAGCAACCTCCTGACCGTTGTTATGTTGCCCTACGGTTTTGCTCTGTCGAAAGGTATTGCAGAACTGACCCTGCACGTCATGCGTCGTCTGGCGTTTGGCTTTGCCGCTAGCTTCTTTATTAGCGGCAGCTTCTACGGCCTGAAAGCCGACGTGTACCCTCCGATGCAGCAACGCATCCGAGCTATCCGTAACGAAATCGTCAACCTTCTGAAGGATCGTGATCTGCCAGTAGACTTGCGCAAGCAGGCTCTCGCTGACCTCAAGATCATCGACGAAGAAGCCAGCAACATCCACCCGTTCGTTAACGTCATCAACCAGCTCACGACGTACACGCTGGATATGATTTCGGGCAAGGCTCATTCACTTGGTGCGAATCAGATGAAGGAAAACCTTGCTAACAACCGTTTCTTTGAATTCTCAGCCGACCTAAGGTAGGAACCATGCTCAATCCGATCGCAGTCCACAACCACTTCAACAACTTGCCGGCCGGCTTTGATCAGTCCTGCCTGCGTCAGCACGTTACTCTGTGCATCGCACTGGCCGTCGGTAGCCAAGTACACCTGCCTCCTGCTGACGTGCCTGAGCAAGGCCTGCAGCAATACTTCTTCGAGAACATCGAGCAGTATCAGGCCTGCATGTACGACATCAACGAGATCCTCCCGTTCGAAGTCGATCGTGCCCAACAACTGGCGTTCAAGATCTACCAGCGCCGTTACGAGATTGCCTACTGCTGCAAGCCAATGGATCTGCTCCATGGCGACAAGATGTTCGGCGATGTTTTCCGCAACCTCGTTCCTGAGATGGACAACCTCTGCCTGGACTCCGGCAAGATCTCGGACACTGTAGCCCTGCTCAAGAGCCACATCGAGAAAGAAGCTGCCTAAGGCGGCTTCACTAAAACAATTTGTTAAGAAGGACGTGAAATGAGCACTGTATTTTTGGAAGACGCATCGTTCGAGTCGGATGAGGTCATTCCGGATGCCGAACTGTTTGAACAAACCCGAGTGGTACCCGATAATCCCCTGTACACTCAGGACTATAACGACATGGATCTGGTCTTCGCTTCTTATAGCGGGATTCTGAACCGTGGCGTTGTGTGTCGTGACGACATTCAGAAAGTTCAGCACCTGGCTGAGAAATACCCCTCTCTGAAGAAGCTCCTCCAGAAATATCCCGTGGGTAGTTTCACCTCGGATCCGAGCAGCATCAACTACGCCGTCTCTACTGAAGGCTTCGTGTCCACTGCGTACAACGCCGTGGTTAAGGTGCTGCGCGATATCTTGAACTTCATCGTGCGTTCCTTCAAACGCCTGTGGGAATTCCTGAACGGTAACGAACGCCGTACGATTGCCATTGACAGTCTGGCTGATCGTGTAGCGGCTGTTCAGGACTACCTGATCAATGTCGACAAGACCCTGCACAACCTGCCTGTGGCTGACGACTACCGCAAGGTGCGCCAAGGCGCTATCGTCAACTCGCTGAACAACCTGAACAAAGGCTGGCGTGAAATCCACACGTTCTTCATCGAGAAGGCTGAGGATCGGAACCGGGCACTGGATGCAATCTCTGGCGCTCTCAAGGTAACGATTCCTCCGTTCATTCAGGCGGTCGATGAGTTCATGAATGACTTGGTTACAGCCGAGACTGAAGTGGACATCCGTGAGGCGATCGAAACGCTGAAGATGCTGAACCTGACGAATGGTAACCTGACCAATCTGGCGACCAGCTATGGCTACTCTCGCCGTGACATTCACGTCGACAAGCGGATGTCTGATTTCCAATCGGTCACCAACTACATCCAGGGTTACATGAAGTCGCTGTCTAGCCGCCACGGCCAGCTCTCCAAAGAGAAGTACAGCGAACTGATCTTGAACATGCAGATCGACGATTGGTCCAAAGAGATCATCGAAACGATCAAATGGTCGAGTGCAAAAACTGGCCCTGTGTTGGATCGTCTGGCGAACTTCAGCGAGACTGCGTTGAAGCCCGGCCTGCAAGATGCCTACGCTATTCACCTGACTTCCTTCTTCGGCAACATCACGTCGACGGTGCAGGCTTTCACTGAACTGGAGAACGCTCTGGCTCAGTTGGTTGAAGCCCGTAACGAAGCGACGCTGAAGATTGCCAAAGGTGGTCTGGAAGTAACGAAGGTGGTCGACAAGTTCCTGCTCGCTAATAAAGGCAAGATCAACATCTCTGCCAACAACTACATCAGCAAGTATCGGGACAACGTTCGTAAGCTCTTCTGATGACAGCATAGACCCCGGCTCAGTGCCGGGGTCTATGTCGTTTACTTCTCTTTCAACCCCGCCTCAAGATCATCCTGAAGCTTTTGCTGATGCGCACGAGCTTTACGCCCCTCTACCAAATACTCTTCCAAAATATCCAAAGGATAATGGAGGAGTCTCGATAGGGGTTCGTTGGTGATCTCGGGAATACGACAGGCAACCAACTCTTTCATCAATCCACGCAAACGGTTTCCCGTAGCCATGTCCTCAGCCGGATGCATGCGCATGACTGCCATTTGATTTTCAGGCCGGTGGCCATCTTTCTCATGGTCGAACAGACCGAAGGTTTGGTCGTATGCTTCAAGCCACACAAGGCGCTTGGATTTTGAATCGTCGATCTTGGTATTCAAGATGACGTCGTACATGTGGGTGCCCGGCGTATACGGCGAAACATCTTCCCCGAAGTCGATTGAGACGACGTGGTTGATGTGCGCCTTTCCTAGTTGGTCGTACGCAATGCACTTGCGATTTTGCGGCGGAGTAGGGTAAAAAAAAACTCGGTTGGGTTAATGGTAACCAGCTCTGGGTGGTCTTGCTTGGAGCCGGTGTCCTTGTCGATAGGCTGGCCACATTTCGGGCAATGCACTTTCGGCAGGCAGACGCAGGTAATGGTCATTGCAGCGATGAATTTCTCCAGCGCGGCCGTGAACAACTGAGTCAGCTCAGGGCTGGATGCGAAGTCACGCAGGAACTCGTCGATCTCACGATCGGCTTCGAACTGTTGATCCGGCGTTGCGTTCTCACCCAGGTTACGGGTTTTAACAACGATCGGCTCGTCTTCCAGTTCAGCGCCCTGACGGACAATTGCTTCAACCCAGTGAGCGTACGCCATCACCGTCGAAACGGCCTGTGCGCGAACCAGATAGTTCTGACGATCTTCTTCGCGAGCATTGGTGCCGATCAACGCTTTGGCTTCCGCCGTCATGTTGTCGATCCACGCTGTGGAGGTAGCTTCGTACTGAGCAATAGTCGGAATGCGTAGCTTCAGGCGAATACCCGGCTTCAGCTCAACGTAGCGGCTGATGTTCGGACGCATCTTCTCCTGATACGCCTTGACGTTCTTCAGGTCAACGACGCTGTTACCGCCACGCTTGGACATGAACCGCAGTTGGTTCTGATCCAGCCGTTCTTCAAGAACAATAACCATACGGTTGATGTTCATCAGGTCGGTGATTTCGCCATCGCAGTTCAGTGCGCTGTTAACGCAACGGCGAGTAACAGGGAAACCTTTTGGATACGTGGCATAAGCCAGCGACGTAACGATCTGATCGAAGTCGAGGATCGACAGCGTTTCCTTGATGGTCTTCGCATCGACAGTACCGAGGGTAGTCGAGATCAAGTGCTTGATCGCATGATCGGTGATTTCGCGGTTCAGGAATACCGCAGGCGCTGCCAAAGCGTAGCCGGCCGATTCCAATGCTTCACGGATCTTCTCTTGGCCCAGCTGGGTATCGAGGCTGATCTGCGCCAACGCACCCGGCGCTGCCATGCGGGCGTGGAAACCACTTGCCCAGAAAGGAACGGCGATCTTGTGGCCCAGACCCAGATCTTCACGAATGGCGGCGAGGCCATCGTTATTACCTGGGTTGGAAGCCAGGCCCATCATGATGGGCTGGCCATCGACCATCGGACGGTTCGTTGCTTTCTCGTCGTCTTCGATAATGTCGCCGATGTGGTTGAACGCCACCTGACGTTTGAAATCGTTGATCAGATTCAGAGCACGCTGCTCTTCATCGGTCATGTAGATCTTGCCAAGTTGCGGCATATCGATTTCGATGAAGCTGTCAGCCGGCAGACCTTTGTTGATACGGTCGTAGCGATCGCGCTGAGCGACCATGATGCGCAGACGCAGGATCTGATCGAGCTGCAGAACTTCCGGCAGGTTCATGTTCGTCAGAACTACTTTACCAAACTTGGCGAACTGGGCCAGAAGCTCATCGGTCATCGGCTCAGTAATCGGAGCCTGATCGATACTTACGCCAGGGACTGGGTTCCAGTCGCCGGAGTAGATTTCTTCTGGTTCGTCATCCGCCGGGTTTTCAGGCAGTTGAGGAAGTTCGTCCTGGATGTTGTCACCGACTGGCGCAGATGCAACTGGTGCCGGAGCTTCGGGTGGGTTCTCTTCGGCAGCGGCAACATTGAAATCATCGTCGGAGGCGTTAGCCGGATCATGTACATCGTCGGCATGGAAGCTACCCTCCGCTGCGTTCAAAGGAGTGCCGGTATCGTTATCGGCGCCTTCTGCGCCAATGCCGGTAGTTTCGTCGGTCATCAGACTACTGCCTCTTCAAGGACGGGCGCGACACTCGGCTCGTCAGCTTCTGGTGTAAGGATGTTGATGATCTGCTCGGTGCTCTTACCGACGGTGCTGATCATCTTCTGGCCGAGTTGAACGAAGTCATTACCGATGCTCAGCGTACGGCTATTATAATCAGCCAGTTCGGAGATATCGGAAGGACGGCTGGCGACGTGAGACTGCAGCGTCTTATCCAGCTTTACTTTCTCAGCAACAAAACCGTCGAGGTCACGGGCGGTGGATCGGTTCAGCGCGATGAGATCCGGGATGCGACCTTCGTGACCTGAGCGTTTCAGTTCGCTCATGCCGGCCGGCAACTCGACCAGAATTTTAGCGGCGTCTGCAATCGACGCATCCAGCTTACTGCTGCTTTTCAGAACTGACCGCTCATTACGGATGCAATTTTGAAGAGGTGATGTTCCGCGCGCTTGGAATCCCCCCTGCTTACTTTTCTTTTTACCCATGTCCTCGACCTCTATTATGAATATTTTGTCAAACGCCCGAATGTGGGCCGAATTATCAATAAGATTTATACGACGTTTCTGGAGTCTTTATACATGAGTGATGTACAAGCTGAAGTTGAAGATAATGTCACAGAGTCCACGGTACGAGAAATCGTCCGTGGGCGCTGTACTCCAGAATTGGAAGAAGAGTTTGTAGAGCTTGCCATGCTCCTCTCTTCCGTGAACTTTCAAGGTCACCTTCAGGAGCTTGATGTTCTTTATCAGCAAATGGATTCACAGATTGTCGATCAGGCAGAAATCGTTGTTTCTGTAGATCAGATCCTGCGCATCGGCGCCGAGACCTGCCTCAACAATTGCGGAGTCGAGTTTGATCCCGACATCCCACTGGCAATGTTGACGGAAGCCTGTGACATCATTCTCAAGTTTGATCCGACCGAATTCCCTCAGTTGGTTATTGATGCGATTGATGCAAGTGACGATACCGTCCAGACACTCATCGCGATTCTTGATCTCATGGGCACTTATTCAGAAGATGACTGGTTCACTCAGGTTGCTCGTGTGAGCGATGCCTTCAGTGGACGGGTCAGACGCTTCTGCGCAGAATCGATGGAGCAGGACATTTCTGACCGTTCGGCCAGCTTGGCAACGGCTCCATTACTCAAACGATTGAATCATTTGGTAAAATCTAACGCTGGGACGTTGGGTGCGGAGCTGGGTAAGGCTGACCGAGGGTTGGGTCTGAGTCTCGAATCGCTCTACGCCGCTAACGTTGTCACGCTGATGGATTGCTCCGTCGAGAAAGCTGTTGAGGACCTTTTCTCTTTGTCGGTTATCTCGTGCGAGAGTTTCGAAAGCGCCATGATCGGCGTGTCCACTTGGCTGGATGATTTGTATTACGACGCCGAAATGCGTCGGCAGGCAGAACAGTTACGCGTGAAGCTTACGCCACATTATCAACCGATGTTTGGAGACGTAGATGAATAGGCATGACTACTTCGTCGGGTCTATGAAGGCACAGGCGCACTACAACCGAGAATGGATTCTCCGGGCGATGACCACTGTTATCGGTGAGATTCCCGGGGAGCCCAAACCTTGGACATTGCGCCACACCGACAAGGCTGTTGAGGTTTACGTCCCGAACGGCAACAACGGGTTCGACTGGGAGGTTCTCGAAGACACCAAGCCTTATGAGATCCCATTCATCTATCACGATGACTGCGGCCCTCTTCGGGCAGGTGATGTAGAGAACCTGAAAGAAGATCGTCCTGAGGATAACACTTGGGGCGACCTGATCTTCAACAGTCGCGTGTTGGTTTACGCACTGGGTGATCGCTATCCTTATCAAGCAGGTCAGGTCGAGATCAAGAAGATCGCCAAGATCGTCTGCGACAAGATGATCTCTGACGTGCCTGAAGCCGAAGAAGATCCGGCTCAGATTTACGTGAAGCATTATAAACGCCTCGGTCGCGCTATCGGTGACCTGTGCGGGTATGAGATCTTCATCCCGTCGATGACTGAGTTGTCGCTCCAGCCGCCGCCTGACAACAAGCAATTACGTGACAAGTTGTTCGAAGAGCATAAAGGTCAATTGGACGATCCTGTTATTCAGGCGAAGATCCAAGACATCATGATCAAGAACTACATGGACATGATCAAGGGCAACCCAGCTGAAGGCTTCTTGCTGAAAGCCAAATCGTTCAAGACGGCGATTAAGCGGATGTTCCTTATTCACGGTCCTGAGGGCGGGTTCGAAGAAGGTGGTCGTGCAACACTGATCCCTAACAGCCTGCTTGAAGGTCTTGACGTCAACTACTACCCTGAGATGGTAAACAGCCTGCGGGCTGGTTCCTTCTTCCGTGGTGCTTTGACCGCTCTGGCGGGTGAAGACGTTGACTTGATGAACCGGGTGTTCCAGAACGCCAAGATTGTCCCAGAGTTCTGCGAGACCGACGAGCAGTTCATTCAGAAGGTTGAGAGCCGCCGTGTTGGCCGGAACTTTTTGATCGATGGGAAGATCGTTCAGATCACTGAAGAAAACCTGCCGGAGTACGAGGGTCGCATCTATCCAATGTACTCCCCTGGCTATTGCAAGACGCCTAACGGGGACATGTGCGCAATCTGCGCTGGCGCTAAGCTCGCCAAGTACCCTGACAGCCTTGGCTCTATGATTGGGGACATTCCGTCGGTCATGATGGCGAGGATGATGGCTTCTGCTCACGCCAAGGCTCTTCAGACAACCGATCTCGATGTTGAGAACTTCTTGAGGTAATTACCGATGGGCAGAAAGAATCGCGGCAACACTACTGACACGTCTTCTCAGGACGATACCACCGAACTGGTGGGTCAGGTTGCAGACAACGACGAAACCTCTCAGGCAGCTCCGGAAGGCGTTGCAGATACCAATGGGAACAGCAATGAAGACAGTGGCAATGTGGGCGGCTCTGGAACTGAGCTTGGAACTGAAAATGCAGACGAGCAACTGGCTGCCGATCTACCTCCAGCTGACTCGCAGGACCTGGCGCCGGTAATCGACAACACTCTGAGCGAGCGCGCTCTTGCGACTCCTTACGACATCGCCGATGGTGAAGTCGTTCAGCTCACTGATCCGGAACCACCTAAGCTGGCCGACATTCTTTCCACTGAAGAGCAAGCAGCCATTGCAGAAGTGGCCGCTGAAAATCCGGTGGCTGAAGAGCCTTTGCAGGAAGTCGTTGTCACCGCCGAGTCGGTCACCATCGCACAAGACGGTGCAGTGCTGGTCAATGTTCCAGACCCGGTTGAAGCCACCGAAGTCGAAAAACCTGCCACTGTTTCTCTGCGTAAGAAACTGACCGGGAAGCTCGAAGCTGATGCGCTGGCTGCTTTCGACCAATCGGCTCTGACGCTGTTCGACGAAAAGCGCGTGATGCCGAACAAGACCAGCCACCTCGAATGGCCTGTCGATATTCGCCGTACCAAGAACATGGCTACTTGGACCGATGGTGCTCTGGTCGATTGGGCCAACGGTGAGATCAAGACTCCTCCTGGCATCCTCGCCGAAACTCTGCACGATGAGCTGTATCGCCGTTACCGCCTGCCGGGTAACTGGACCGAGGCTGCAGCCATCGAGTTCATCAACACCGGCAAGAAACCAGAGGCAACTGCCAACGGCGTTCTGTTGGAAGACCGCGCACGTTCTGCAGCGCCCCTGACTCACTGGACTTTCAAGGAAATCAAGGCAGCCCTGTTGGGTGAGATTGATACCCTGAACCACAAAACCGAAGACCTCGTCAAGGTTCTTCGTCAACGGATGGGCCTGAGCAATGCCACATCTCAAGACAAGATCCTCGACAGTCTGAACAATGGCACCGATGAGGCATCAATGGACAACACGATTCTCGACGCAAAACTGGCCGAATATAAACAGGCCATGACCAGCAAGGGTGCAAACCTGAGCGCCGCCAGTGCAGGCGAAGCACAAGTCGTTCTGTACAACACCATCCGCAGTGTGCTGCAGCGTGACCCTCAGCAGTTCCACGAAGGCTGGCTGAAGTTGCTGAACTTCGTGAACACCGAGTACAACGTACTCTTCGTTCCTGAGAAGGCTCGCAAGGGCTGGGCGCAGATGAAACTGTCGGTTGCAGCTGGCCGTACCTTCGAAGACATCCTGTCGCTGCTGATCAACACTCGTCAGCCGGCCACTCGTGCTCAAGATGCCCGCCAGTACAAACTGGAACGCATCCTGCAGTACGTGACCGAACCTGAGCGCCAGAACGTGATCAACTTCTACCAGCAGCTCGGCCAGTAACAAAAAAAAAAGAAGTGCGGCATACAGCCCGGCATTGCGCCGGGCTGTATGCCGTTTACACGGTGATTGGAGATTGCATGACACCGTGTTCAAGAACCAGACCTTTCCAAGCCTGCTCCTTGTTGCGGTGATAGCGCATGTGTTTCTCAATCGTTGTACAGCACGAGTAAATGAATCGAGGTCTGATATCCGGCCAGTCCTTAAGAGGACGCGTTCGATACAGAGCTTGTTCATTCGCCTGTTGTGAGTCAATTGCGGTTGTCATCCACGTTACACGAAGGTTAGGGATGTCCACCGCCGTACCAGCCGATAGAACCGTACTGATGATGATATCAGCATCGTCCATTACCGTTCGTTTGTCTGCAGAAACGTACCGCACGGTATTCATGTCTGCATACCGTTTCTTGAACTCCTTCTGCAACATCGTACAGAATTTAACCGTGGCACAGAAGATCAGCATCTTCTGCCCTTTCTCCATGTGATGGATAAACTCAGATTCGGCAAACTCGCAGATCATGTCGACGTAGTTAGCCAGAACCTTCTTGTTCTTGTGGAGCAACATGCTCTCTTCGAACTTCACATGGGAATAGGCGCCTTTGTATCCCGTGTACCTGATGGACTTGGAATCTTTAAGCTGCCAATACACTGCAGACGCTGAGATATAAACCTTTCTATACCCCGCATCAAAACGATCACATCTGGGATACATGATCTCGTAGATACGGTTCATGAACTTGTTGCGTGTCTCTAGAGTAGCAGACAGTGTCACGAACTTTTCGATGTGGGTGTAGACGAACAGCTTCATCACCTGATGCGGGAACTGGTGTCCTTCGTCGAAGATGTTCAGGCCGATCTTCATCGTCTCAAAGAACTCATGAGGCGGAATCGGATAAAGCTTGGTAACGCCGTTGCGCTCGTAGTCCCGGATGTACTCAGAGAACGTGTTGATAGAGATAAGCATAACGTCAGGCAACTGATCGCCATCGATAGCCATCTGCATCACGGTGTGCAGAGATGTAGACCCTTGGATCTTCACCAGCGCACCACGTTCAAACTTAAACGAGTTATCGAGAACACCAACCCACTGATCAAGGTAACCACCCTTCATCATGATGCTCGTACGATAACCAAGGCGCTTCATTGCATGCTGGGCAATGGTCGTTTTACCGCCACCAGCCTGCAACGTAATGACCTTGTTAGATCCGGGTTGAACGATGTAGTCAATGATCTCGTCTTGATAGTCTCGGGGTACGTTCAGTTCCCGTTCGACAAAGTGGACATTAAAGCTCTCATCCATTACAACCGGATGGTGCTGGATTTCAATGGCTTCACGCTTGATCTGGTGATAGGCCATTGTGTGCTGAAATTCTTTCAGCAGGTTGACGTGAAATCGGTAATACTCTCGACCTGCGTTAGAAGCCGCGAAGGTCTTAGAAGGCACCATGCGGGTCATGCCGCCCTCGAACGTCTTCTCTTCGAAGAGGATCAGAGGACCGCAAAACTTCTCGAGCGCGTGTTTCTCATGCGCGTTCGCAAGTTTAGTCACCACAAAGCCGTGGCTATAAACATCTATCTTCAAGATAAACTCCTAAAGCTTACGGCATAGTTTCTCTCAAAGCATTAGGATGTTTAGTCAAAAAAGAAAAGCCCTTACCGCCGGGACGAACCCGGCGATTTTCTTTATTGAGCGGGCGTATCGAGGATGTGTAGTGCCTGGCCGACCCTTGCAAACCCTTTCGGATTCACTCGCCTAAACTCAAGGATCTCTTCATCTGACATCCTGCCTATGCGTGAAGCAAGGCGTTTGGCATGGTCGTTTTCTTTCTTTTTGTTGATCCAGCTTCCGAACAGCTCGGACTCAACGTGCCAATCTGAAATGCCGTCTACAGACTCCGCAACCCAGACATTGATATTGTCCTGAACACGATTCGGATAAAGCATTTTGAGCCAAGCTGAGCATTTTCCGGCAGCGATTGCTCGAAGACCTTTAGAAACATTAGTGCTGGTTTTTACTTCGTAGAGTTTGGTATTTTTATCCTGAAGGAGGTAAATGAAACGACCGGAGAACCGATGGTAGTATTTGGTCCGTGCGGCAACAAAGTCGTCAATTGTTTTGCTGATGTCGTCTAGCTGACATTCATGGAATGTCAGACCTGCAACAATCTTTGGTTCTGATGTAGACATAAAGCCTCCAACACACTGCGTAGCCGCAAAGCTACGCAGTGTGTCTTTACTGGTTAATTTGGCATGATCATCGGATCGAGCAAATGTTGCATCCTATCTACAATCAGGAACTGCTCCATCTTGTCCATTACCGCATTGGCGCCTTGGTACGCAAACAGCGCACCGTAGCTACCGTTCGCCAGGATCTTGCCGTACTTAGCGAAACGCAGAGTCTCGCCAAACGGTGGGATCTTGACGCTGTCCCGGTCCATGCCCACAGTCATGGATAGAAGCACCACGGCTACGTGAGTCATCGAAACGGGAACCTTACTCGCGATCAGTTCATGCGCGTCCAGCATTGCTTCCACTGGGTCGGCGTATTGGGTCAGCTGTTTCAGGCGACCCAGGTGGCGACTGGAGTTATCCCGTGTGGAACGAACGAACACCTCAACTTCAGCAGCGAAGTCACGCATCGAGATATGTTTGTTCGGCAGCTCGAATACCGGCTTGTTGAAATCCCAGTTCGTCAGGTCGATGTGATAATACCCATCTTCCCGGATTGTGAACTGTTCTTTAAGCATAAACCGTAGGAAGTCGTGTGTCAGGAAGGAATAGTTACCACCCCTCGAGACAGTGACGTGCACCCGCATCGGTTGTTTGCTTTGAGTCGGCAGATCGAACGACACATTGCGGAACTGACTGAACTTGGACGTCGGAACGTCCTCGCGAATCTGGTCCTTCTTGAGCAGTGGGATCTTGGACGCATTGAACACGCCCTGAACCACCGCAGCCTTGAGCAACAACTTGATGCCATTCTTCGCCAAATTAGGATTGAGAACAATCATATTCGGCGCTTCAGCATGGTCGATGTAAGGCTTCTCCTCGGAGTTGATGTTGATACGTTCGGCCACAGTCGACTTCTCGGAGTGCTTAACCTTCAGCACTCGTTGAGATACTTCCGACTGAGTCATGGTGGAAGCCACATGGCCGATGTTCACACCGTAAGGCAGGTTGAATGCCAGCTCGCCGTAACACATCCGGCATACGCAAGCACTGCCTCGATACTTGCAATTGAACGGTAACCGAAAGCTCAGAGTCATGCCTTCGTATTTCTTTCGATCACGCAGACGCAGGGACTTGAGGTTCCCCGTCTCCGGATCTTTGAAGTACAACCCTTCCATGTCGGAGTAGCGCGCAGGCGTCACTTCGATAGGTGCCAACACCGGGGAGTTACAGTCGTTCATGATCAGCAGATCAACCCGCTGTGAACTGAACTGCAACTTCCGGTTGGCGTATTCGGTTTGCTCCAACGGCTCACCTTGATAGATGATCGCTTTGGAAGCCAAGGTCGAGTCCATGGCCGCTTCAGCAGGGTCGTTGATGCCGGAGTAATAGTTGCCCATGATCGGCTTGCGATAGATCACGTCATCGATGTCGGTGTTGAAACCCCGAACAAGGATGACCTGCAGGAACTGCTCCATCTTGATGATCTTGGCCCGGAGGTCAGATACGATGGCGTTACGCGCAAGGTCAGGTGCCGTCATGATGACGTGCGTTGCCTTGTCGTTCGCTTTCTCAATGGAGATTGCTGTCGGGTTATCGTAAAGCGTTTCCCGAATCTTCTTGATTTCCGGGTGTTGGTAGACCTCGTGGAACGTGAAGGAGTTAGACCCCCTCATGTACTCAGGATAGTCAATGATACTCTCGTTGTACAGCCGCTGGTTGTTCAGCTGCATATACCACCAGAGCTCTTCCCGGTTATATCCGCCGATGCCGTAGATGTCGTGAATATCTTCGGCTACCGCCGAGCCAATGGCAGAAATATCGCCATTGGACATCGGTACCTTTTGCACACAGTGACGCGCAAGGATCGGCAGGCGGTCGTACTTCTCATGGACCAACCACAACTTCTTGGAGATCTCCAGCGCCGCCGTAACGGTCTTGATTTTCTCCCCGTCGTCCAACTGCAGGGTAAACAGCTCATCTTTCAAACACGGCCAATCTCTTTGCGGATTGTCAAAGAATTCTCTGACGTGAAACGTACGCATTGATGATACCTCGATTAGTCGTGAGTGATGAACTTGCCTGAGCAAATGAACTGGTTGATTGCAAACGCAAGCGGCCGGTGGCCACCCAGCTTAAAGACCGACCGGTCAACGAGTTCATCGATGTCGGTAGGCTTATCGGCCGTAATGATGTTGCGACACACCGCTTTGTGCACCACTGGGTTGTTGTGCAGGTCAACGATGTGCGCCATGACTTCAGCGCCAGATGCCGCTGCCATGCTCCGGATGGATGCCTCGTCGAGAGAACGAGTCACCGTTTGACGACCAGCGGTTGAGTGCTTGTCGGCATTGGTCAGACGCGAAGTAATGCCGAAGTGGTTAAGCTTCGCAGAACTCACGCCAGAGCCATCGGTAGCAGTCTTTTCCAGGATGAGGTGGTAGATCGGTCCGATCAGCACATCTTCCTTGGTGGTCACCATTTTGCCGCTGTAATCGCGGAAGGTAACCGGGCTCATCTCAGGGCGGTAATCGCCAGAGTACAGCGCATCAATGATCTCATCGAGCTTATCTTCGCTCTCAGGGACCTTCTGAATGTACATGCCGTAAGCATGCTCGCCGTTGCCGTCAAGAATGACTTCGACGAGATGTCGCAGATAGCGTCCAGTAGAGATGACGTCATCGCGAGTTGCCAACATGTACATCCGATCTTTGCTGACGATCTTGTAGAACCCAACGATGTACGCGAAGTTCTTAAAGTTCAGTTCAGCATTGGCTTTGTCGTAAACAGCACGCTCAGCCCCTTCTCTCGTGACTTCGCCCATCGACGGCAGACCGTAGGTGCGGCGAACACGTTTGATTACATCACGACCGGCAGCGCCGATCATTTGCTGGTGAGGACGACCAGGGTTCATCCGGTTTACAGTCGGGTTACTGAGTACAGCAATCTCAGCACGGTTACCGAATGCATCGACCGGCATGTCGGCGTCTGGCATTACAAACGATGCAACGCCTTTAGCGCCGTTTTCGTCCGTAGCCTTTGGACCCTCGCCTGCTTCTGTCTTATAGCGGTAGGTAAGTTTCACCTTCCACTCATCGAGCAGATCGCCACGATAGTTCAGACGCACGTCCAGTTCATCAGCCTGGTTCTTCGGCCACATTCCCTCTTCGACCAGCATGTGACCGGCACGAGGGATTGCCATGGTGACCAGAGTAGCCAGACGGTCAGACATGTTCACGTTGTCATTCCAACGCCCGCTACGGAATACCGTATTGCGGATCAGCTCCGTATAGAAGCGGCGATCGGCGTCGTAGTACTTGCGGAACTGTCTTGACATTTCTTCCGGCAAGCGCTGACTTGCAAGATGACTGTTGTGCATCACTTCGATGTCAACAATCTCAGCACCTGCGTGGCCAACGATTCGATCATCCAGCCAATAGATCGGCTTGAGCAACTGCTTGCGCGTCATGTAGACCGCATCGAGGCGTTCGTCGTAAGGACGAGTCGCAATCAGCAGACCGTTGCTATGAATGATCTCGCCTACATCGGGCATTGGCTTGAAGATCGAGCCATTGCCGTAAGCGTTAATCGGATATTTGTGCCGGCCACATTCCAGCCCACGAGATTCGAAGGCGTTGGAACGGATACGCTTTGACGCGTAGGACTCAGAGAAAATGATACTGTCGTTATCCGTTGCCGGGTGAGACAGCATCACAACGTTGGTTTCGAGTCCGGGCATGTAGTCACCATCCGGCGTAACGGCCGGAGAGCGAGCCACACAAGTGCCTGCTGGAATCATGACATCTTTGACGTTGGCCATCCGGTTATAGATGTCTTCGTCGATGTCGAACACGAAACCAAAGTGCTGGTGCATGACGTGGAACTTAGAAAGCTCCATGACGTCCAGCTGCTCGGTACGGTAATCTTCAAAGATCACCAGATCGAGCGGGTTTGCAGTTCGGCCATTGGGAAGGTGGCTGAACATGTCATCAGTAAAGCGTGGGATTACGGCTCGAATGATCACGTCGTTTCGGAACGTGTGGTTTAGAGCTCCTCGGGCAATTTCTCGTTCCAGACCCGATTGCTGACGCTTACGGGTGCGGCCATCTACGATCAGCGCTTGGGACATAGCGCCGGTGTGCATCACTTGTCGAACGGGTGACACGTTTTTGAAATACGAGTTCATCCCGTTAAATGAAACATACTCAGGGTGAATCGGAAATCGCGGATCCGACATTTGCAACTCCATTGGGCGGTAATGGTACTACACAACTGTAATGTATGACTGGAAATTAACGAGGTCACAATGAGCGCGCTGGACAATCTTCGTATTGAGAGCCCTGACGAATACACAACAACTCGCGATTACAACACTTACATCGAGTCACTGGTTACGTTTTTCAGAACCCACCCTGCTACGCGCGCTGTTGCCGTTGCGCCAGAGGAAGGGTTTCTGTTTCAGTTTGACCTGGCCGGGTACTTACTGGAACAGGGAGTTGAGCTTGAAGACCACCAATTGATTATGCGTGTGAACGGAATTAACTCCATGCACGAAATCAACGAGAACATCGGGACCTTGCTAATTCCAGACAAAGATCTAGTTGCCAGGATGAAGATGGTTTATCGAACTCGTCTAACGGCAAATTAAAAAGAGCAAGAGAGGTGGGGTTGCCCCCACCTCTTTATGCCGTTTACCAGCGCTTACCGCCACCGCGGCCCAAACCGCCCAGACCGTTATCGCCACCCAGGCGAATACCGCCACGCTCTTCATCCCGACGGGAGAACAGATCGCGGTTGTCACGGCTGTCACGAGACGGACGGCGATCAAGGCCGCTATCACGATCACGACTGCCACGATCACGCAGGATGTCGGAGATGCTCAAGCTGCTGCTATCAGATCTGCCAGAATCCAGGCCACGATCACCTTGATCGCGATCGCGAGTATGGGCAGCACTACTGCGATAAAGAGAACCGCCAGTGCCGCTACGCTCTTCGCCGTCTTTGCTGAACGGGAGGTCCAGCGAACCGACTTGGTCTGCTGTGCTTTCGAAGACCGAGCGGGTTGGCGTTTCTTCTTCATCTTCTGGCTCTGGATCGATACCCACATTACCCGGCAATGCCGGAACCGCTACACCGTACTTCTCGCAGAACTCGCCGAACTTATCCAGCACATCCATCCATTCGAGATGGAAGCGGAAGTCTTTCAACACCGGGCATGCCGGGCTGTGCAGATCGATCAGACCGTTCAGATGCTCAGCAATCTTGCGGAAGCTGATCAGCAGGCTTTCAAAGTACGGCGCATCGCCGGTCTTGACTTCACCGGTGAAATCCGAAGCTTCGCCCAGAACGTATTTCAGGAGAGCTACGATCAGCCCTTTGTCCTTGGTCTTGCGCGGCATGTTGACTTCGAAGAACGTGGTGGTGTCTTCGTTGTCGGCGTCATCCATCAGCGGGAAGGAAACGCTGCAGCTGCGCAGGACGCCATTACCGCCACCGCTTTGCAGGAAGATGCTGACCAGGCGCTTTTCAGGGATTTCAGTGCTGGTGCGCTTGAAAACCTTTTCCAGAGCTTTGGTCGTGGTGTCGTCGAAACCAACTAGCGGCTTCATGAACTTGGCCGCTTTGGTGGACAGGCCTTTGTGGCGGCTATGATCAGCCACCAGCTCAGCCAGCTCCAACGCGATCAGTTTGTACACCGGACGAATGCGCTCGACGATATACGCCTTGAGTGCATTCAGTACCGGCGATGGGCCCTGGTTGATCTGCTCAGACATTGGGTGGAATGCCGTACGGGCAGTCCATTCGCCGTCACGAACGATCTCGCGGGTCGGCAGGCACAGACGCGTGCCGGCCAGCGATACCGGATGAGGAGTTCCGCCATGATCGTAGGACAACAGCCCTTTGCCATCTTTGTCGAACACACCGACGTCCAACAACAGCTTCAGATAGAAATCAAGTAGACTGTCGAGTTTCGTTGACATTCATTGTTACCCCTCGTGGGTGAAAGTTACCAGTTCTTCTTCGAAGGAAGTGCGAGACTGGACGGAAGATCGTCGGTGTTACCGAAAAGATCATTGTTTTCGCGGCGGAAGTTACCGCCAATACCAAGCTTGATACCGCCTTCTTCATTGCGGTTAAGCTCACCGAGACTGATTCGACTACGATTCAGACGGCTGTCAGCCAAGCTGTTCGAGATCGAAGTCATGTTCCGGCTCATGCGGCTCAGCGAAGTCACGTCGGTATCCAGAGTCGGAGCCACAGTGCCTGCGCAATATGCCGGGAAGCTGTGGAAGGATTCAGGACCACCGTCGATGCGGATCCAGATGTCGACGAAACCGTCAACGTTTGCATCGATCTTGGCCTCGAAGTTGAATGCCCCACGAGTGACTTCGTGGATCATGATTTCAGATACCTGGTGTTCGAAGTTCGGCCATGTGGCAGAAGTATCGATACCTTCGATGTACGGGCTGGTGATACCGCCAGTGATCCGCTGCAGTTTGCTGTGCCCGTAGGAGTTGATGGTGAACCCATCGATCTTCGAGTACATGTTCTTGATCATCAGGCCCGGAAGCGAGCAAGCAATCTGGAACGCTGCAATGGTTTCGTTGTCGTCACCGCGCCACATCCCCATGTCGCCATGGCGATAGCTTTTCTTTGGATCTGCGAAGGCGAAGTCTTCTTGAGCGCTCTTGACGAACTCTGGGTTCATCTCCATAAGTTCGCCGTAGGTGATGTAACCGGTGTTGAGGATCCGGGTATTCTCCTTGAGCTCTTCGATGTAGCGGTCAGCTGATGGATCGTTTTCATCCACAGTGCCGTAGGCACGCTTCAGATTACTCAGCTTGTTCTGACGTTCGTCTGGCAAACCGTACGGGCTGGAATCAGCGCCCAGGCCCAGGCCGGTAGATGCCGTAACGTAGCCATCCAGGGTCCGATGAAGGAACGAGGTTGGGCTATTGTTATCGCGACTGGAAAGCTTCAACGTGCTTGTGAACGTACCAACAGTATTGTTGGTGTGGGTTTCCGAACGGCGATCGTTGCTATCGCTGTCTAGGCTGAAGTTGCTTTCGTTGTAGTTCAGCTCTGCGCCTTCGCGGCGGAAGAGATCCGTTGGGCGCTTGGTGAGTGGGCGGTGACCGCCATGGCTAGCTAGGTCGTCGTGGCCAAACCCACGCAGCGTGTCACGGTTCAAGACCAAGTCACTGGCCTTGATGGACGGAGTCCAGATTTCTTGATTACGACGCATACCGCCCGACAGGTTAATGTGGGTGATCTGGTCGAAGTACAGCTTCATCCGGTTGTCGAGCTTCACTTCCTTCATGCCGAGCATCGAGAAGCCATCGTGGTCGGTATGGCCAACGATGTATTCGTACGTCTGATGGTTTGGACGGCTGGATGTTTCAACCACCATCGAGAACATGATCCGGCGCTGCCCCCAGCCCTTATCGATCTGAGAAACGATCTTCTCACGACGTTGGGTCGTTGGGGACATCAGCGAAGAACTGACTTTGGCGAGTCGTTCAGGAAGGATGTTTGTACCGTCTTCGGTCAGCCTTGCCAGATCGTCAATCCGGCTATTCTTCATATCGAAATCGAATGACCGAATGTACTGATCGGCCATCGGTGGAGCTTCGACGAAGTTTAGTTTAAGAAGACGCATGATTATTCCTCAGGGCGTTAGCGGAATTAGAAGTTGTTGATCTTGACCAGCATTTCACCAAGCTGACTGTTAAGGTCACCGGTGACTTCGATCCGTCGGGTCTTGTCGGAACGATAGTAGCTCTTGGCAAGTTCAGTCGGGCATTGCGGAACCCAGTCGTGGCGATAGAAGTGTGCGGCATGCTTCTCAACATCGATGACACCGGTGTTGGTTGACTGGATCGGATCGCCACGTTTCGGCTCGGGCGTCCGGTACGGGTAGATCACATCAAACTGTTCTAGCAAAGCAGGCGCAATGGGTAAGCGCCGCATCGGTTGAATGATTTCTCCTTCTTTAAGTTTGGCGATACGGGCCGTGGTCAGAATAGCCAGTTGCGGCAGTTCCCATTCCCACAATACCGCTTGAACAATACCTGCTGCAATAAGCCCAGGTGTGCGATCCATCAACTCGATGGCTGTACCCACGATGATCGTAGAACACACTTGCATCACCAGCCACTCTTGGCCGTAGGTCGGATCGAAGTCGTGCAGAGTCAGAGCGTTCTGAACACACAGCTCGATTCGTTCATCGGACAGAGTCGGCGCAATCTTCTTGGCGGCTCGGGTGTACTTCTCGATGTATTCTTCAATGATGCACAAGTCCCCGGTGGAGATCTTTGCTTTCATCTTGAAGATACCCCAGACGCTTTCGTTACCTTCAGACGAGGAGTCGTCAGGTTTCTTATCGCGGATGTTGCTCGCGAACGCTGGAGGGATGCGGTTCTTGTCACCGATAACGTAGTTATAGATGATCTTCATCAGGTGGTCTTTATCAGACACAGCCGACAATGGCGCGACGCTGACTTTCCGGATCAATGCAAACGCTGCAAGGAACCCTGGGACTTCGTCTGCCGACAAGAACTTCGAGACCACCGACAACTCGTACTTGCTTGCGTCGAGGTTTGCTGCCAGATAACGCTCCAACCGATCGAACACCGGCGTCTTCATTAAGGCAGAACCGTAGAGCAGCTTGAACGCGTCGTACTCTTTCATCTTCCCATGCTCGGTTTCGGCGATCGGGAGATAGCCGCCCCAGATTGGGATCATCAGCCGCAGAGCCAATGCATACGCATTGAGATCGATGTACTCAGGGCGAAGGTAAGTCCGCTCTTTATACAGCGGTGTTACTTTGTCTGTGGTGACGTAGGTGTCCGCCAACTCGATGGGCAGTCGAATGTGCGGGCTGTTAACGATGTAGTCGCGGAAAGCGCTGAAAGGAATGATGTCGTAGATCGCTTTGATGATCGCCGACAGGTTTTCTTTCAGTTGTTTCATCGCAGAGATGCCAGTCGATCCGATAACATGGAAACTGGTCAACGTACTGTCCAGACGAGCGTACTCCTCGAACAATGCGTCCTGCGATTTCTGATCAAGGCTTGCAATCAGGGCGTTGATTTCTTCAAAGAGCTCGATCTTGGTGCCGAGTTCGCTGTCGTCGTCACGCTTAATTGCGCCGGGCTTTGTGGATGTGTAGCCTGCCGTATTGAACACAAGTTCCGGCTCATCCCCATGCCTCGCTTCCACAATCGAAAAGCTTCGAACTGTGTAAGTTGCAATTCTTAACTCCATTATTCACTCCAGTGGCGGTGGACTGCTACACCCTAGTAATGTAGGATCATAAAGAAGTATGATCCAGTGAGAACATACCTTCGCGGCATAAAGTCCCTCAATCGCAGCGTTTTGCGATTGAGGGTTTCTGTATGTTGCTTGCCTAGAAAGGCAGGGCTTTAGAACGGAACGTCGTCATCGAAGCTGTCTTCGAATGGCTGCGACGCCGGTGCAGGAGCACTTTGCTGAGGAGCTTGTTGCTGAGGACGCTGCTGGTAGTTGTTATTGCTGCCACCACCGCTATTGCTGTTGTAGTTACGCTGACCGCCGCCATTGTTGTTGGCTTTGTTCATGCGCTCGATACGCTTGTTCTTGTCGTACTCGGTTTCTGCCCAGTCCTTGGTGTACTTCTCGAAAGCAAACTTCTTCCAGAAGCCGGCCCAGGTCTGAGCTGCGATACGCGAGGCCATGGCCTTGTTCGCTTCGCCCTGTTTCTGGATACGGTGGAAGTCGCTGCCCTTGAATTCGAACTCGAGTTCTTTCTTGCCCTTGGCGGCCACGGACAGAACCATGGAGCCGTCTTCGCGCTTGGCGATCTGGAAGCGAGAAACGTTCAGGATGTCCGGACTGCGGATGGACTTGCCCTGCTCCTTGCTGTAGATGAACGGCTGGCCCCAGTTGTCCATTTCGAAGGACACGGCGCCCGGCGCTTTGGAGATGGTGTCGATCAGTTCCATCAGTTCCATCAACGACAGGCAGTCGATGGCGGTCTCGATAACGATCGGATAACCTTTCTCGGTCTTGGTGCCGGTGTTGACCTTGATGGAGAAGGCGTTGGTTTTCTGAATCCACTTGATGGCGAACTCAGGTTTGAACCCGCCCTCCACCAGAGCATGTTCGCCGTGGAGTTTGAGCTTTCGCTCATCCATTACCGTGGGAGTCCAGCCTTGTTTTTGGTCCGACATTTGATGCCACCTGCGGTTGAGTTATTCAATAAATATACGCTTGATGTAACTACTTACGGCTACTTACGGTAGAGATCCTTGACCAATACCTCAAGTGCTGGGTCACGATGTGCCTCGACGCCTTTAATGATCCAGTCCTTTGTAGAAGCCGGAGTCCATTGTTGTTTCACAGCGATCGAATACAGTCGTTGACGAATCTTGATCGGCATAGGTGCGAAGATCACACCGTCGCCAAACATCTGCAGCGTCATTCTGTCAAATGGCAGAATCTCGAACTCACGGCCATCATGCAGCTTGGTATTCCACAGCAATGGAGGTTTGATAGCCCCGGTGTGGGATTCCAGCAGAGACAAAGAGTTGAACCGATAACGCTGCAACAGATCAATTGCAAAGTGCGTAATAATCAAAGCATCGCTCTGACGATCTTTAAATTCTCGGGTGTAGTCTTCGATCGGTGGTGCCGTTTTGAAATCTTCCTTGAGGTACTTGATGATATCCTTTTCAATACCCATGTAAGCCACCTGTAGCGGCGTTGTAGGCACTTTAATCAAAGCCCTGGAGAACTTCAGCTGAACATCGCTGTAGGTGCAGGAATAGAACTCAACGCTGCACTGTCCATTCGAGTGTTCTACTGCCAGTTGCTCCATTACCTTCATTTCGCTGACGATTGCTTCGGCCAGCGTATAGTTCTCCAGGTGGGGCTTGTCTTCTTTCGCAATGGAGCCCAAGAGGTTACGGATCAACGTCCTGACATTGACCATAATCAGATCACGCTTTTGGATCTCTGGCTCAGGCGCTGGGGCCTCAGGAAGGATCCCCACAGCCGATTCAAACGCTAGGCTCGTTGCAATGGACAGTGGGAACTGTCCTACTGCGCGGAGCGATATAACTTCTCGTGATCTGTCTTGAGCAGCAGACATCTTGTGCTCCTTGGTTATTCTTCATCCAAAATGGCTTCGACAACCTTCAGAACCTCAGCATCGCCGGTGATCCTTGGCATGACAAGAGACTTTAGGGTGTCGGGTCTGATGGAGGTCATGACTGGACGGTCGATTAAATCCGCCGTCTCTTTTATCTGCTTCTCCACTTCGATGTTTTTGGATTCGATGCTGAAGTGTGGGAACCGGTTCTTAATGCCAGGCAACGCCGTATAAGCCTCATCATGACGACTCATCGCTAAACGTAGCCTGCTACCATCCGGATAGTGACTAAGGCTGTTAAGATGCGCATAGACTTGATCCAGAGGCCAGCCTTCTATATTGATAGTGGCAAAGATCTCGGCGTCTGTGTTGACAATAAACTCTTCTTCTAACACACCTTCGGTCGGAGAGTAGACAGTTTCAAAGTGACCCTTATCTTCCTCTTCATTGTGTCTCAGGCGCTCCATAGAGCCCGGTACACGAATGATCCCAAACTTGGTGTGCGTGTGGTGGTGGCCAATGATGATCAGGTGCTTAACGATCTCATGGTACTTTTCTTCGCTATGACTCACCACCGTGCGAATCGGTTCCTGATAGTGGAACATACCGTGCATGACGGCAATCTCCACTTTATCAAGACCGGCCATCTTGATTGCTTCTACTGCTTCCTTATACGTCAGGTCAGACGAATGATTGACCTCATCCGGAATGAACAACGCATTTGGGCCATCCGGGTACAACTTGTCGACAGTGACTTTGTCGTAATACCGAACGTCCGCACCGATCTTCGCAATCTCTTCGTTGATGATAACGATCCAACGAGGCTGGCCCTGATCGTGACTAGGGGTGCCCAGAAGGAAGACAAGAGAGACATTGAACTCTTTTGCCAGCTCACACAGCTCAGTCATCCAGATGGAGATCTGAATAGCTTCTTCGCTGTCGTGAGGGATGCGCTTATCGAACAAATCGCCTGAACAAACGATGGCTCGATATTTGTGCATCGTCTTTCTATTAAAGCGACGGCGCAGATAATCGAGCTGCTTCTTGATCTTGACGCGGCGATGCGCGAGATGCACATCGCTTATCCAGGCAATCCTGACGGCGTCAGTAGCTAATGGTTTCGTTTTGGTCGTCATTGGTTGGCGCCTGATCTTTCGCTGCTACATTGCTGGGTGCGCCGCGAGCTGCCATGATCTCGTCAGTGTGCGCCCCTAGTAGTTCCTGCAACGGTAATTCATAACGTTGCCAGATAGCGATCATCTTGTCCAACGCGGCCGTTTTGATGGCGACGTCAGGTTTATCGACCACCATTTCGAAGAGGGATTCGTCAATGGCGTTAGCTTTACGGATCTCACCGGCGTCGTACATCAGGCCTTGAGCGTGAACAATGGCGTGAGCCGAATCACGGTTCTTGGCGCTGAAATGCGCGCGTGGCGGAATACCGATGAAAGGAGGTGGGCAGATGAAGAGTTCGACGTTCTTTTCATCGACAACGATGATCTCGTTCTCCATGCCGTCAGCCACGTTCATCCACTGACCTACTTCCGCAGGCAGACCCTGTACCCAGTTACGGATGATCGGCAGAAGCTTGTGAACGAAGTAGGCTTCCGGTACACGGCGAATCATCGCCTTGGACATTTCCAGGATGCTGTTAGCAGCATCATCCCAGTCAGCCAAGCCAGCGCGGGTGGCAGCGCTGAGGTGACTCAAATCGCGGTCATCAGTCATGTTCTGAACCTCAAGTGAAATAAAGGAAACGGAGCAGGCGCGAGCCTGCTCCGTATGCCGTGTGGACTTATTCGGTCTTGGCGACCGTTTGGGTCACGACTACGCCGTTCTGCGACAGGTCGTCGCGAGGAACTTCGCGAGTTTCAACCGGGGCTGCTTCACCGCCGGTAAGGTCAGCACCTACGGCTTGGCGCATGGCATCGGAACCGCGCTGGTCGCGTTCTTTCTCTGCATCGGCCAGATACTGGTCAACGAAGCTGTCGCGGGCCGCTTCGATTTTGGCGGAAGTGGTCAGGTAGAAGATGTCGCCAGGAGCTGCGGTTTGCGACAGCACCAGGCCGGCGGTCTTGGCTTCCAGAGCTTCGGAGATGTCGGCCTTGGCCCACTCGCCGGCGGCGTTCTTTTCTTCAACGGTCACAGTCAGAGTGCCGCCCTGACCACCGACGACGGTGCAGCGCCACGAGTCCGGGTATTCCTGCTTCACGATGACCGGCTTGTTGTCCTGACGGAAGTCTTTGTCGATGGCGCCGAGCAGTGCGTTGTGGGTAGCGGCGAACAGGGTCTTGGCCAGCAGGTTGGCGTTAGCCGGGTTGGACATGGTTTCGCTGAACAATTCGGCGAACAGGGCTTTGAAGCCTTCGCGAGTAGTCGGCATTACGAACGGTGCGGGAGTAGCTTGGTCTGCGGTCGACATCGATTATTCCTTCGACATGGGAGTTAGGCACTGTAAATGGTCGTGCCATTTGATCTGTTCACGAGCTGCTTGAGCATTGAGTTTTTGCTGAAGACTGAGTAGCCGACGCTAACGGAGTTACCTTCGACGGACCCTTGCTCACTTACTATTGCATCGATCTGTAAGTTAATACCCGGGTCACTATCTTTGGTCAGGTTCAGCACTTCAACTTGTGTGGTCGTGAAGAACTTCTCGAGAAATCCTTGCAAGTCGGCCTGTATGGCGTTCTTGGCATCGATCGCATCATGGCCATTCATCTGCAGGGTCTTAGACAAAGAAACGAGCCTGCCTCTGTACAGAGTGGTCTGCTTGAACTTGGTGTAAAAGTAGCAGCACATGAGGTAGTCGATTTTGAGGTTGATGTCCTCAAGGAATCCTTCCATTCCCAAGGTAGCGACTTTCTTAGCCATGATCGTTTCTCAAGAGGTGGTAGAAGACATCTAATAGGCAAAAAAAAAAGAAGGCGGGTAGCAGGAGCCCGAAGGCTCCTGCGATTACACGACTGGCTTATCAGGCGGACTTGAGCTTTAATGCTTCTGTATCGATCTGGTAGACAACGCTATCGGGGGACGGCGTTCGTGCTTTTGGAATAAAGTGCTGGGATCCTTGCATCCCCGGTTTAGCATATTTGACTTCAACGACCCAGTCGTCAACGGAGAGCTTTTCTGTCCCAACGCCTTCTTTCGCGGTAATTGCTACATAGGGCTTAGACATTTCGTTTGGTCATCCATTCGATGCGAAGATCGCCAACATGGAGAACAAACCGATCTTTCACCTTCACGCCATTCTTGCTGGCGATGGACAAGCTGATCGGTGGCGGAGATGGCTGGTTATGGTAGGTGTCCAACAAGGCGATCATCAGCCTGAACTCAATCGTCGTGGTGTCGCTGAAACGACGGATGATCATGTTGATGTCTTCAAACTTGGTGCAATCGTATTCTTTGAAATCTGGAAGGGTGACGTCAACAATTGGAAGGGTGAGGATTTTTCGCATGTAGTTAACGGCATCGCCGATACTCCACGCGTGCACCATGGTGTTATCTTTGGTAACGTCATCGTCAGTAACGATACCGCGCCGACTGGTTTCATTCCAGTTGATTTCAAAAACCTTTTTACGGCGACCAACTACAACAGTGCCGAACTCCGTAGTGATGCGCCACCAAGGGTGGAGTTCTCGCATCTGATCGTAATCCGGATGCGATGGCCAATACCCGTTACGAATCTGTTCGAACTCGCATTTGCCGAGATCGCTGAAACCTGAAAGCTTAGCCAGTGATTCGATTTGTGCACGATCCATTTAAAACTCCCGGTCGGTAATTTGGTTTGGCGCTACGTCGAATGCGAGCAGCGGATTAGAATAGGAAGATACTTCGAGCGGACTTGCGCAACGCACCACCATCCGCTCACCTTGGCGGGCGAGGACGTGGTTGGTTTGAGTTCCATCTCGTTCTGTCAGGTAAATGTCGACTGCTGCGAAAACTTCTTGACCGCCTTGGTATTGTGGCATTTACGGGGTTCCAGGGATTGAAGGGCATAAAGCCGACCCGAAGGCCGGCCCTATGTTTAATGGTGGTTCTCTAGGGCTAGAGAATTACAGCGTCTTGCCAAGAGGGCTGAGTGGATCAAGTCCGCCCAGATCGAGGAGGCCGTGAACCTTGCGGCGGTTCTCGCGCACGATTTCACGCTGGCGGAAGCTTGCGATCTGGTCACCATTTTCATCAGTGGTTCCCATGCACATGCGCCAGGTATCTTTTTCTTCGATTTCCTCAACGTAGCCTCCCGTGATGATCTCACGGTTAGCTTGATGTTCCAGAGCGGTTGCCCAAGGATCTTCGTCGTTATACAGATCGCCATAACCGTCAGTACGCCCCAATTGATGCAGGCGACGAATCCGAGGATCCGACATGATGTACCGGCGGTTGATTGCTGAAGCATTGCGGATAGCGATAAGGTCATCCAGTTCTTGGACGACGTTGCGATACCACCGATGCTCATAACGAGTGTTGGTGGCTTCTACACGATCACGCAAGCCTGCAAGGTCAAACGATGCGATCGCATCGAAGGATTCTTGCGCATAGGCTGATCTGAAGTGCCCGATCTCCCGCATCGATCGTTCAGCACGATCTCTGAAGAAGCTCAGGTCCGACGTACTCATAATGCCATGCGTTCGGGCGTGCATGACATCTTCGTCACAGTCTACTAAGCGGGCCATTTATACCTCCACGGGTCGAGAGATTGCAATACCCTCCTCAAGCCGTGCGTTGATTGTTGTCAGCGTTGGTGCTGGAATCGCAGCATGGTTACTCATCTTAAACGGATGCTTAAGATCCATGATGCCAGTGTGGTCGGCCAAGCGGTCGTACATTGCTGCGCCCACGGCATCAAGAGCCATCTGAATCGTCATGTAGTCACCGTCAAAGTCGGCGTTACTGGCGTTAACCGTCAGAGGACTGGTAGAGGTCGACAACTGCGTCGGGTTACGTTTAACTGCCGTGATGTACTTACGGCTCGTACTACCCCTGAGCAATACCGGGAAACGCGTCCAGCCTACGGGGATACCTTTACCGCCTGGTGTTTCTGCAATCAGCTCATCGATGATCGATTCGAGCTTAGGCTGAGTTCGGGTGATGTTGTCGTAGATCAGGGTCGAGATTTCGTTCGGCGTGTAGTCCTCTTTGAGTAGCTTGTTTGCGATGTGCAGCTTCAGCATGAGAATACTGACACCCCAAGGGGTTTCAATAGAGTCATGGTTGTGCGGCTGATGGAGCGGTGTAATTACAGTCCGGGCGTTGAAATGCGGGTCAGTGCCGTAGACAAGCTTCCGGAAGATACCGGACTTGTCGAACAGGTTCTTGCTTTCATTGTCCATGTAGTACTGGGTAAGCTTACCAATCGAACGACCGACACGCTTCTCCAGATCTTTCAGCGGGAGGTTCTTGCCGAAAGCTGCGTTGGACAACGAGATCAGAGCACTGATTGCTGGTGCCATCCGAGGGTCGGCAAACGTACGCTCGCCCACGTTCTCAATGATGAACCCAACCTTCGATGGGAAGGGCAGGTATTTGCAGAACACCAGATGCCTGAACTTCGCCAAATACTTCTTGACGATCAGCGACTGTGCGGTCTTGATGTAGAACCGACTTGCACAGAGCGCGTCCATGACGTCATCGAAATTGTCATGGAAATACTTCAGCCCTCGATTGCGGCTGTTGCCGAGGATATTTACAACCACGGCTTCTTCGTCACTGTCGGCTTTGGGAGCCCGATAGCTTGGATCGATGATGTAATCCAATGCGCTAAAGCCCGATTTTGTAAACTCGAGTTTCAGGTGACGATAGATCATGAGGTTCATGAAGCCTGGCAGTTTGTCAGGACATCGGATCCAAATGATCGGCTGGATGGGCATTTCGGTCAGCGGCAGTACCGGTTGTCCACATTCTTTACAGAGTGTGTTGATACGGCTACCACGAGTCGTAAACCCGCAGGCGCAGGACGGAACGTTACTGAACATATCGCCATCGTGACGGCTATAGACCAGACGGGTGAAAAGATCTCGCCCTTGTTCCGTAGACAGATCGATGTCGTTCGCCAGAATCGGCTTGACTTCAAGTGTCTTATAGAGGTCGTCGAAGTCTACGATCGACGGATAAATACCCGTGCGATTTTCGTATCGAAGCCTTGGCTCATGGATGTCATAGGTGATTATTTCCACTCTCGCTTAACCCCCTAGCAACATAAAAAGAAAAAGTGAGCTAGCAGGCGGATTGCTCCGCCTGCTGCTCTATGCCGCTGCTACTTAGAAGTAGCGACCGCCGAACGGATCGTTGCCACGGGTGTTCAGGCCGGACAAGCCGGAACCTTGACGGCGAGTGGCGCCGATATCGTTGGTGGCCAGGCCGCCGTAACCGCCCGAAGCAGGACGACGACGAGTCTGAGTACCTTCCAGGGAAGTCGGTACGCAGGTCATGTTGGCCTGTTGCAGGGAGATGTTCAGCGCTTGCAGGTAGATCGGCACCAGGCCGACTTGTTCTGCAGTGGTCACAACGTGGATCGAACCGAAGGACTTGTTCAACATGCCGAAGCGGTCCGCCAAGTTGGCCGGAACCGGACGACGATCGTCCTGGATGGTGAACTGGAAGTCTTCAACCAGCTCCAGACCTTTCGCGCCGACACGGCTCAGGACCGCAGGCACGTTCTGAATTTCGCTCAGAGCGCGCTCGCGACCGTCGGAGTCGACCCAGGTACCGACCAGAGTCGGGTTGCCGGTCAGAACAACTGGTGGAGTGCTGTCGTCGCCGCCCAGTTCGCGCAGAACCTTACGGAAGCGCTTGCCGGTCACGACGTCGGCGCTGTCGTACAGGGTGGTGGTCAGAGCACGGCGCTCGGCATCGTTCTTCGCCATTGCGATCTTCTCGTAGATCGACAGAACCCACGATTTCTCGCAGGAGCTTGGAGCCACGATTGCGAAAGCGATTTGCGGTTGAACGACCAGGTCCAGGTAGTTCGACAGGTCGGCGTCGCTGATGTTCGGAGTAACGGCTTGCAGGATCTTTTCACGCTGCTCATCGGTGACGTCGGCGAAATGCACGAGGTCTTTGATGTTGTACGCAGGCTTCAGGCCGGAAGGCATGGTAGCGCGCGGACGCAGGATTTCAGCCCAGCGGTAGTCGTTCGACAGGATTGCGGTAGCTGCGATGGTCAGCTGCGCCAGTTCCAGGGAGAACGGAACACCTTGCGGCGAGGTCACGTTGTTGATGGTCAGCACCGCTTGGAACGGAGCCGGGTCATCTTTGTTGCGATCACGACGACGGCCGAAGCCGAGGGTGTTTTGCTTGGTGCTTTGATCCAGGAACAGGTTCAGCGACATGCGCGCTTCGGCCAGAGGAATACGGTTGTAGTTACCTTCTTCGTCCTGGTCGGCGGCCGAGTACCAGATGGTCATTGCGGCGTCGGAAGCGATCGGCAGACCCGAGGTGTCCAGAGGCTGGGCACCGGAGAAGTCGAAGCTGGCTTCCAGACGGTCACGGCGACCGACGGCGTCCGGGTTGATGCGACGATCGCTGGTACGCTGACCGGTGATGGCATCGATCATGTTCTGGCGGTAGCCGCAGATTGCGTCGAAGCCGTTGTCGAAGATGCGCTCGATGATGCCCACGCCTTCTTTTTCGTTCAGCGCAGCAACGGTGCCCTGGGTGATCACTTGACGACCGGCGATAACGATTTGCGCGCCTGGGATGTTGGCCGACACTTCGTCACGGATGGCCTTCACGTATTTCTCGGTCAGGCGGTCTTCCGGCAGGTACAGAGCTTCGTAAGTGCCTTGGCCGTCGGACAGAGAACGGGTAGCCATCGGGCCAGCCGGTTCGATCAGAGCGATGTAGACGATTGCGTACAGCTTGTTGGCGATGGTCGCAGGCAGAGCGATCAGCAGAGCCGACATCTGACTACCGATGCGCTGGCCAACCAGCGGCAGAGCTTTGAAGCGCTTGGAGCTGATTTCTTCGGGAACACGGCCGCTTGCACGGTCCTTGGCTTCTTCGAAGGTTTCGATCATCAGCGACAGAGCGCCGTCGGTCAGACCGCCAAGGCTTGGACGACCTTGGACGTTACCCAGATCAGCCAGAGTCCAGGCCGATGGTGCTGGCTGTTCGTAGCGTTGTTGCGCAGATTCGTGGGTGGTGCGTTCGTTTTGACGTTGTTCGGTACCTGCGTGAGATTGGTCGTTGTTACCGTCTTTGAACAGATTATCGTCAGACATGCTTACTCCTTGGTGTGTACACAGTTTGCGATTGTGGCGAAATGCCTTTAATGGTTCCCTATCGCGTCAGGAATTCCCAACACTCTGGATACGGCCATATCCGTTTGGGCTTAAGTTCCCCAGCTCATCATCCGGGTACCCAGTGGCTCACGCCATTGGCTGCTCAACTGATACCGCTACCATGTGATTAAATACAAGGCGTGCTAAATATCAAGGTAGTAATGTAGGGCCAGAATTTCTTAGGATCGAATCCTGGGCGAACACTATCAGATGAACTTCAACAGCAGGGCACCAAGACCCAACCTGCACAAGGCAGGTCGTTTGTCTACATATAGTAGATACCCTCAGTAACTTTTTACACGGCCGGGATTCCAACCCATGTACAACATCTTAAATCCGAAGAACCGGTTCGACAACTCCCCTTTCCAGTTTGCCAAGATGGTCCTCCTTCGGCAACGCGTGGAAGAGAACTATCTGAAGTACGTCCATGAACGTGCCTTGCTTCCCGGACGTGTTGATAGCTCCCACCTCCTCTTCAAGATCATCAACAGCCTCGGCGTTGAGTTCGATGGGGACATGGTCAAGTACCTTGAGCGCTGCGAGGGTGCGAGTCTACGGTTGGTCCCTACCTTAAAGATGACGTCCAGCTTTAGCAAAGGTCGTCTCTTTACGGAGAGCGTCTTCTACGACGGCTGTCCTGAGATCATCATGTACGCCCGTAACCCACGGTTCAAAATGATGGACCTGTGGACTAACTGGCGGGACGTGGAGCCAGTCTGGGTAGTGAACCACCCTATCTCCGATCTTACGATCTTTGAACCAGCTGTGATGAACTCTGCAAAGATCGACGTTTCAGATCTGGCAGTGGTGGCTATCGACATTCCTCTACTTGCGGCCAAGTGGCGAATGTTTAAAGCGACCTTCCCTGAAAAGAACATGGAAGCGTTCGTTACCGGCTACGTCCTACCACAGATGATGAAGAGCCACCTGAACGTTGCGCTGTTTAACAAGATCATGGCGTATCTGGATATCCGGAATCCGTGTGGCGTTAAGAGCAATTTGCTGTTTGCTCAGAATATCGCGAACCAAGTAGGTGATGAGGTAGCCGAGGATGTGTTGAACAAAATGCTGGGTAAAGAGATGGGGGCTAACCAGATCCTCTCTACGATTCCGGCCATCTTTGGAGACAATTACCTCGACAGCGTTACCCTGCCGCTGACTTCACCAACTGCTCAGGTATTGTGGGCTCTGATCTCCCACAAGGTCGATGCAGCCTCGGTAATGCTTGAGGTGGGTAAGCGGGCAGGTTACGACAAGATGCTCCACGAGCTGACTGTGATCAGGCGCATGGCTATCGTGAATAAAGAAGATAAGGTCATGTCCAATGGACTTCCGACCGCAGCTTCCGTATTCCTCGAAGGTCGTCTGAACAAGTACGTTTTTGAACGCATGCCGACATAGGTGACAGGCAGGGCTTGCGCCCTGCCTGTATGCCGCAATGCTTCTTTTAAGCTGGTGGTGTGAACACCTGAGGGGTCTGGATCATTTCGAGACTGTAGGTCTGGGTAGCGTTACTATCCAGCGGATAGATCGGCTGGATAACTACATTCTTCACCACAGTGCCTGGACGCGTTTCGAGATAATCGGCTGCTTTGCGCATTGCAGCGGCCGGGGTATCGGCAACGAGATAAACCTCGATGAAGATTGGCTTCTTCTCACTACCTTCTTCGCCAACGGCCGTTTCGAAAGTAATGACCGCTTTGAACTTATCGGCAGCAATCGAAAGGTCGCGAAGTTCCCAGATAACGCGATGAAGATCTGGGTCCGTCACTTCGTAAACGGTTGCGCTTGCGCCGACCAGGATCTGGACCTTGCAGATCTCGGCAGCTTTGAAACTGCCGGATGTCTTCAGTTCGTAAGCCACGCGCTCGTAATACTGCTCGTAGGTTTCAGCGCTGTTCTTCCACATTTCCACACTCCCATTCGGGAATGTCAGTTCGAGTGCATCAAACGGTTCATTGATACTGCGGATCATTATCACGCCTCCTTTTGATTTTCTAATGGTTTTGTCCAGCCAATCATGCCGCCATCCTCAAGAAGTCAAACACCAGACGGTGGTGATTGCGGTCGACGATAGCCAAACCTGTGGACTCAAGGATCCGGTAGAAGCCGGAGTTGATTTGGTAAGCGAGCTTGCGTACGTTTGCCGCTTCTTGAATCTCTACTGGCAGGCCAGAATTTCGAACAACCTGAGTAGGCAGATACATGGTAGGCAACTTGTCACGACCAGTGCGGTTCAGCCAAGCAACCATGCGTGCAGCCAACTCTTTGTCTTCGATGCCTTCCAACCACTCTTTCATCAGAGTCTTGTTGGTCAGCTCGGTTGTTACTTTCACCACCGGGAAAGGTGGCAGCACGGATTCGCCGTACTTTGGACCAAACACTTCTTGCCAGAGTTCGAAGTGGATGATCTTGTCGCTGTTCGGCTTGATCTGTGCAGACTTCAGGTACTTGTACTCACCGCGCTTAATCGAACGAATCGTTTCGATCTCACGCTCAGCAATTTCAGTGAGCATCTTCTTGGCGTTCATCTTCTCACCGGCATTTGCAGTGTTCAGGATGAATTGCATCAGGTCCTTGGCTGCATCCAAAGTTTCCTTTGGCACAGTGGAACCACGAAGCTCAACGCCTTTGATCTCCAAGTCCATCTTCTTGTACACGTTACCTTCGCGCATAGAAATAAGCGAGAAGTAGTGTTTGGCCAAGTTCGTGAGTGCAAACACTGGGAATGCGTACTCGTTCTTCATAGCCAAGCGGAAGATGTTCTTTCTTTCCACACCGACGTTTGCCGACAACATTGCCAAAGAGTGCGCAATGCATTGACACGCCATGTAGGTGGTCAGGTACCAGATGCGGTCTTGTGTGCGACCGCGTTTCAAGTCGCCCGAATACCACTTAACCCACGACTCGCAGGTGAAGATGGAGGAGTCGGTATCTGCTGCCAGGCAAGCGCGGCGCTGAATGCCTTTCAGAGAAGCCACAGTCGGCGGCAGGTGACGAGGCACGAAGAAGGTCGAGATCAGCAACTGGAATCGCTGCATCACGTCCTTAAAGCGACGAGCTGTCTTACCGATGACTTGCCACCCAGCTGGGTCGTTTGCCTTTACCCGCTTGTGGTCGGAACCGATCATCACGTCAGCACACAGGGCGTTGATGTACGCAACATCTGTGGAGTTCATGGTTTTCAGCTCAGCGTCAGTATCGACATCTTCCATGCCATCGATATTGTCGACAATCATTTCACCCATGAATTCACGGATGATGTCCGGGTTGTGCTTAGCCAAGTGGAACATGTCACCCGAGTAGGTAACAATGGCTCGCTCCAGTGGCGTCATGCCGGTGATGCAATCACGGATGATGGCAGACTCTTCTGGAGACTTCCAATACAGGCTGGTCGAATGCTCAACCATTGCCAGCACGTCGTCTACTTCAGGATATGTCAGCTCGTAGAAATCCATGGCCTCTTGAAAGCGACTCTTATCTTCCATGGTAAGAATCGCGACAAGATTCGCCTTGGCTATCTCGGGCGTGTGATAATGTTTAGATCCCGTGAGGAAGCGTTCAACGGTGCCGTTACCGTACCCCGCTGCAGCTCGGCAGAGAGCTGTGAGGCTATAGTGACCGGTAGCTTGATACAACGGGTTAGCTTCAGAACCATGCTGCCCAGATACGGCGTTGATCCGAATCTTCCGTGCGTTCTGGTCATAGTCCGCCAAAGCAGACTTGAGCAACTGACCGGCCTGTTTCAGGACGAACATGTTGGTCTTGGATTTCTTACGTGCAGCAATGTTATCTTCTTGCCATTCAGCAATCGGAGACAGCTCAACTTCAGGACGCTGATACGCTACCAGTGCGGGCGACAGAATCCAGTTGTTGTCGATGATCTCTTCGATGTACTGCAGGAAGGTCGTTTCGTCTTCGACCCGATTGCCGGGTCCTTTACGAAGCAGACGTTCCATTGCTGGGTCTTTAATTTTCCATTGCGGATCTTTCAGCTTTTTCTCAAGCCATTCGTAGGCTTCTTCAAACGTAATCTTCAGTCGTAGGCTTACATACTTCGCAATCTGTTCTTTTGCACCGGGGAGGATATCGATATCGCGCTGGTAATCGTCCAGATCGCGGATGAAAGGATTCGCACTCTTTGACATTTCGTTACATCCATGGGGCTCGGCGTATGTAACATTAGTGCATCGAGTGAAAAAAGAAAATGCGGCATAAAACCAGCCCCTGCGGGCCGGCCTTATGTCGTCTTCAAATTGCTTTAAGCGTAAAGTTCTCGATGCCCGAGGCGATGGCCATGGAGCGAAGAGAGTCCAGCTGAGCTGGTGTCGGGGCAAGGATCGTCATCAGATAATCCGGCTGCCCCTTATTCACAATCGAATCTTCACGGACCCACGGAATGCCGAGGTAGGTTTTCTTTCCCTCGGCGTCGCGGAACAGGGCGTAGCTATAATCGGTGTAAGCTTCGGGTTTCGGGTCGGGCAGGTACGGCAGGTTCTGAAGATGCAGACCAAAAGGATCTTGGCCCAGATCGCTCACAGACCCTGCGTCGAGGATAGCGAGGAACTTGAGGTTGTTGTATTTGACGCCGGCGTAGGTTTCAAACGTCAGCGTCGCCTGTAGTGCGCTCGAATCAAGTTTCATTGACTGCTCTCAACTGATGGTTTAATAAACTTCCTTTTATTATTCTCTTCAACCTGAAGAGCAACCGACAGTTTACTGCTATTTGCTTCAATGCAGTCAATTGCAAAGAAGCCTTCATCCGACAAGTGCAGGATGAATGGACGATACATGAGACAACATGCCTCAAGGAGCTCGTGGCCCTCAACGACCTTAGCAAGCTCTTGCAATTCATTGCGGAGCAGAGCAACGTGATTGATGCCACCAAAGGCCTCGAAAAGCTGCCGGCGGTACCAGTAGCTGTCCATCTCACGAATCATCTCAGCTCTGGCATCACTGATCGGATCATCAAAATACTCGTATTCGAATTTCTCGGCTACGAGCTCATCGATCCTTGTGACTAAGTCGGGGCAAAAGCCCACTACCCGCTGGTAGACCATCTGGTTTACTCCGAACTTTGGCTCTGACAAATACAAAACATTCGATAAGGCCTTTAGTTGAATGCTCCGTATAATCGACGTCTATGCCGACAATGTCGGCTTTCACAATTCCTTGTGATTCAAACTGTTCGTTCATATCCGGGTACAATTGCTTATCGGCCTGTGACGCAAGAATGATCGAATCCTTCGGCGTACCGGCAATGTACTTTGTCCAGAAATACTCCGCTAACAGCTCGACGTCGGTTGTGGCGAATTGGAAGTAAGCTACGATTCGCGGAACATCGTAAGTTAAGTCCTCTACCCCATAGTCAGAGTTGTCCACGAATGCGCTGACCTCCTTCGTGATATCAAAGAGGAAGCGCTCTACATGGACATTAGTGGACGGTAAAGATTCTGTAGCGGCCTTCCACCCTGATGGCGGTGGTGTCGTATGGTTCATGGTTCTCAACCTCAAGGGTCATGAGCACCCCTATCGAGAATCCTGAAGAAGCGAGGACTTCTGAAAGTACAGAGTACAAGGTTCTAACAGGGGACTTCGCAGGGTGTCCCATAAGGAACAGGTCGGTCGATGGCCAGATGGCAATCTCCAGACTGACGGGTACGCTCTCGGTGATCTGTTCAGCCATGCCACGTAGGATGGCGAGATGACCCATCATTTCTTCCTTGGTCTTGAATCGGTTGAAGGCGTTCTCTTCGATCAGGAACACCGTATCTTTATCTACCTTGGCTAATGCGTTCATAACCACTCCAAGATTATTCTACCGCAGTCTTCGTTCAGATCGCAGCTTACATCATTAAGGATTTGACCGGGCACGATCAATTCTCTCATGACGCCACTATATTCCAAAATGTCCAGGGCTTTGTTGCAGACGTCCTCAATGGCCTTTGAATTAGCACCGAAGGACTCCCTCAAAAACGTATACTGATAGTCGCTGAGGAATTGGTTTTGATCGTTCAGCTCTGTGGCGAAGAAGGCAATAGTCTTTTGGAGCATTTCAAGATTAAGTCCACCATCTTTGGGCGTATCGAAAATGAACTTGTTCTGCGCTGACTCCATGACAGCTCCTCAATAAATAGAGAACCCAATAGTTCTAAAGTTCTTGTCAACTTTCACTTCGTAGGTGATGATTTCATCGACCTCAAGCAGTTCGCGCTGAATGGCTTTAGAGCTACTGTTAAGTTGGCGGTATCCTGCTTTCAAGGGATTGGCCAGACGTTCAAAAGCTTCAAAGATCTCATGATCCCTGAATCCTGGCCGGTCGGCCCTGATGTCGTCAAGCAAGAGGTTCAGTCTGTCAAAGTCTGCGAGCAACCAATAATGCAACAAAGCGTCTGTAACATCGGTCATCGCAACCTCTCGAGTTTCTTCCTCATATTCCTGCAGGTGCATAAGACGATCAGCGACCAACTCAAGGTCGCTGATCGCCGGAAGGTCTATGTCGATGATGTATGCTGGCACTAACGTATCCTCAGAAAATTCCCATCGGGAGAGAACTCCACGTTGAAAACTTCCTCGATATTGCAGCGGGGGTCGTTGGGCATTAGCTGCTCAAGTTCGTCCAGAATACCGTCGTGATGCTTATAACTACTGCGGAATACGTTGTTAAGTACAAGCATTTCGCCAAGCAGCCCTGCGGACTGAGATGGCTGAGCCAGCCCTGTGTCAGACACCAGTCGATCCATGGCATCTAACGCAGTGCTGTTGTTATCATCAAGCATGACACCTGCCAGCATGATGCTTACAGAAGAAGAGATGAAGTGGTGTCGTTCCGTTGGCGGAAGATAGTCTCCCAGACGGATTATTGATTCTGCGATATCGCTCCTGACGTCGAGGATAACCGATTTCCTCTCAGGCGCTGGTGCTCTTGCCATTGAGGCTACTCCGGTAGTTTGATGTTGATGATGCCGAACTGATTGTCCAGTATCTGAGTTGAATCCAGCTTGCCAAAGTTAATCGGCATGCCTTTGTTCTGATGCTTGATGACGTCCCAGATGAAAATCCGGAACGTCCAGAACTGGTCGAGGATCTGATCGCCTTGGCTGAAGTAATTCTGATCACACAGCCATGAGCGTAGGTCGAAGATGATGTCCTCTTCCCAAATGGATGCCTTAACCATCATGTTGAACAAGACTTCCCCGTCGACCCCCAGATCCGGGAAACCGAACTCTTGGGGGAGTCTTGCTTCGACCAGATCAATTAAGAAGGTCTTTAGGGCCATGGATCTTTCTCGAGTGATGTGACTACAATCTTGGCGAACTCATCTTCGCACACGAATACCCGCTTCCATTTAAACGGCCGAGCTGCGATGAGGTCTGCGAACAGATCATTCATCATTTCTGCTTTCTCCATCCACCACTGATCCAGATGGTAGCTTAGCGGAATCATTTCAGCCGGATCCTGGGAGAACTTCTCGCCCATTCTTTGCCAATCGGTGCAATCGTCAAAGAGAAGGTAGTTCAATGTTGCTTTCAGCAAGAGATCCGGGGAGATCAGCAGCTTGTCGGCTAAGGTTCCTAAGTCCAGTGCCCTGATGTCGAAAATGAAATCTTTGGTCTGTGGACTTCCACTCTTGGAGGAGCTTTTCGACATCTCGGTGGATGTAGACTCCTTCGTCTCGCAGACCGTCAATGTAGTGGTCGAATCTGGTTTGTCCATGATTGGTTTCCAACGAAAATATTTCAACAACCATGAGTGCGCTGTCTTCGGAGAACTCAACGTTACCGATCACGTTATCGTCGCCAGCGAGTTCATGCAATGCGCTTCGGAAGTCGTGGTCAAACCGGGCTACATAAGGCAGCAGGGAGTAGTATTCGGCTGAGTCTTTAGAGTACCTCTTTGCAATGGTTAGGAGAGATTCATTGGATTGACGGACGATGTGGTTGATGATTTCTTTGATCATCTTGTAAGCTAACTGCCGAGGACGAAATGGATCATCCCAGCGGCTGGTCAGGAACTTCTTCATTTCTTTCACTTGACTTTCAATGTCAAGCGTAGCAAACCGTTTACCACCGTTTGTTTGCGTTATGAACTCCATATTCCTTAGCATGTTTTTCCATCCAGTCTTTTATTCGGAAATCTTCACATAGTTCAATGTGGGCAAAGCTACCGGAGATGCGCATTGACACGATGTTCCACGTCGGTAATGTAAGAAACGTCTGTAGGAACGCAAGTGTCTCTTCGATAACGTCTTGGATAAAGAGCCAGCCTTCTGGATGCGCACGAGCACCCATCCGCACCATGTAATCTTCTTCTGGCTCGTACCGCATGACCTTTGTCCACTTCATCTGGATCGTGAGCGTACGGTCCACAATATCAGCGACCGTCGCTTCAACCGCATCTTCATTGACTCGTAGATCGGGAAGATTCCGCTGGATGTTCTTGATGGTCCAGCGAACTACCTCGCTGAAATCAATTACTCGGGTCTCTCCGATGGCGGTTAACTTCATTTGGATCTCCGATCACTAAAAACCCTTCATCCGACAAATGCACCAAAAACGTCGGACTCTTACCGCCGTTCAATGGCATCTTGAACTCACCCGGAGCGGGCAAAGCACCGATCAGGTCGTAACCCAGGGTGTCCATCGACTTGGCGAACGAGAGCTGTTCGAACGATCCGCCCTTAGAGGCACCGAAGTCGTGAAGCAATCGACTGCTAACACACTGGACATCCCAACGCCTTCCGTAAGTGCGCGCAACCCAGCTCTCCATCACTGGAGCATTGAAGCCAACTCCTTCACGTTTGCTGAGTCGTTCCAGAATTGGATTTACATCAATCAGAGTAGCTTTCATGTAAATGCTCTCGGTTAATTACCACAGTATTTGGCCTTACTGTGATAAGATACTATCTGAATGGGTCTACAAAGCTATCTGACAAACTTTAACGTAATGACCCTCACTACCACATCAAAAAGAAAGATTTAGCAGTAGGGGGCGTTTAAGCCCCCTAATCCCCCAAAGTCCTTTTTGTTCTAATCGACCTGGAAGGCTGGACCGCCGAGGAACGATGGCGATGCCGACGCACCTGCTGGTGCATTGAACACGTCGTGCAACGACGAGTCGTATTGTTCTTCTGGGAATTGATCGTGCCACTCGCCATGCTGGCAGCGATGGCAGAGCATCTGACCGGTGCCGGATGGACCGGTGGCTTTCATGTGGTCGACGTTGTTGCAGCGATCACATTTGAACAGTAACGTTGCTTCCATTTTCTATTGCCTTTCAGTTATAGGACGGCATAAACGAGGCGGTTTCCCGCCTCGCTATGTCACGGTGTGATTAGAACACCAGGCCGGTGTCTTCGTCGATCTTCACGTTCGGCGTCGACAGGCTGGTTTGGCGCTCAATCACGGCTTGAGCTGACTCGAGCTCTTCACGACGCTGGAGCAGCTTTTCCAGGACGCCTTTCAGGCGAGAGTTGCTGACCACATAGTGGAAAGACTCTTTGTAACGTTCAGCAGCTTCTGCTGGCAGGTAGCCATACTTGCCGTAGGCTGGGTTGATCGCCGGCATTACCGCATCTTCGTTCTTCAGCAGAGCGAGGTGAGCGATAGCGCTGGTGGCTTCGTTGATCAGTTGATCTTCGTTGACGTACACGTCGAGCATGGCCAGAGAAGCCGGGAAGTGAGTCACAGCAGGATAGTCGACCAGGTTGCCGATATCTGCGCCGTCCAGCTGGATGTTCTTGCCGGAGCACAGCAGAGACAGGGCCGACATGGTCATCAGAGCAACGACGTTGTTGGCGGCATTGTTCTTGGTCGGATCGTTTTCGCGATACGACATGACCACCGGACGGTTGACACGTTTGACGGTGCCTTCCAGACCGGTCAGGGTAGCGATGGTGTTTGCAGTTGCCTTCAGGGTGCCGTGAGCACCGCTGATGATTGCGAACACTTTCTTACCGGCCTTCAGCAGTTCTTCGATCAGGATTGGACCTGCAGTCGAACCGGTACCGCCAGCGGCGCTGAACAGAACGATGTTGATGTCGCCTGGCTTGAACTTGTTCAGGATGGCCGGCATGGCTTCCTTGATCGCTTTGGCGTTACGAGGGCGATCGGAACCCGAGCCGTCGAGACCTTCCAGAACGTAAGTGTCTTCCAGAGTGACGCCAGCCAGGTTGGCAATACTGGTGTCGATGAAGCAGTACTTCTCATCAGCAATCGCCGAGGCGTTAGCCAGAGGATGATCTTCGCGATGAGTGCGCAGCAAATTGGCGCCAGGACCGCCACAGGCGTAGAAGGTCACACTGCGAGTTTTCGACTGAATCAATTGGCCGGAGGTCATTGGTTTGTGTTCCTTTTCTTTGCTGATATGAATATAGATTGTTTGTCAGGAGCGTACGTGACATGACGCCTATCAGCGTAGCTATCCAACGTGTAATGAGGGAAATCCCTCGCGAGATTTTACAACAAGCTTTTACTGCAAAACGTTACGATCCGACGCGTCAAGACCGTTACTTCGACAACGTTGACTCGATCAGCCTCGATGAAAAGATTCGGGAACTCGTCATCGATGGTCGTGTCGCCATTGACTGCAACTTGGTCGGCGGTACGGAAATCTTGTTGCCGATGCGCGATGCCGATCGTGAGTACGTCGACACTTGGAACATTATCTATCGGTTCCCTCCTCATGCATTGGGGAATCGTAAAATCAGCACAGTTCATGAGCTGATCTACGGATTGACTCAAGGGTTGGCGGGCTCTACCGCTACGGGATTTGACTCTCGTAACTCCGGCATCTTGAAAGATGTCAGGAACATCATCCGCGCCACGAATGGCGTTGCAATGATGGGGACTGCCTACGTTCAGTTGCTAAACCACAACACCGTTCTTGTCAACGACTCGAACCAGGTGATGGGTGACGCAGCGCTGCGTTGTACGGTCAGTCACGAGCCCAACTTCAACGACATCAAACAACCGTACTACCGGGACTTCGGTGAGATGGTTGTGCTTGCCGTTAAAGCGCACGTTTACAATACCTTGATTATCGACTTGGATGAAGGCTTCATTCGTGGCGGTGCCACGCTTGGTCGAGTCCGCGAGATTATCGACGGCTACGCAGATGCCAACACGATGTACAACGAATTCGTTGACGTCAAGTGGGCGAAGCTCGCGATCCTGATGGATCCGGACAAGTACCGTAAGGTCATGAAGCTATCCATGGGCGGTAAGCCAAGGATGTAACTGTACACCTTAGTAATGTGTGACTATTTCAGGCTTGGATCGATGCGGGCAACCGCATCGGTCTTTATGCCGTCAACAAGGCCTGCAGGGTATCAGCATCGGTTGCGACCTTATAACCTTCGCCTGCCAAGTAATCTTTAATATCACCATTACCATCAACCAAGAACAATACGCCCTCTTTGCTATCAGGAGCGGTGTCCTCAGGACGGATGACGCTAACAGCGCGGTACAGGTCTTCATCCTTAAAGTCAGGGACGTAGACACCGTTCATCACGTTGTTGACTTCGTTGGCACCATTGAGGGAGATGCCGCCAGGCATGATGCCATCGCTGAAACTCTCAACGCTGATCTCTTCGCCTTTGCAGCGCAGGCGCACTTTCCAACCTTCTTTACGCAACGATTCAGTCACGAAGGTGATCGAGTCCTGATACTGATCCAGAGGAGTGTTCAGTTCGATCATGACGTTATTCACTTCGCGGTAACCCGGCTCGCTAGCCAGACGCAGACCTTTGTCATCGTCTTGAGCAGAGTCAAAGGTATTGCTGTCGTCACGATCTTTCGGTTTACCTGCTTCCATCGAAGCTTGGTTACGGGACTGACCTACGGAATTCAGGAATGCAGAATAAGCTTTCATGTGAGGATTACCTGTGGAGTTTACATCTAATTGGTCATCGTTATAGACGGGAGGCCTTCAGCCTCCCTTCCTTATTGCTCTTTATCTTTGGATCTATTGCGACATACAGGACTGGGTATTTAGGCCCAGTCCGATTTAAGGAATATCATTCGACCACACTGTAAAAAATAACTTCCCTATGCGACTTCGTCGCATTAGATAATCCTCATCAGCATCGTTACACTCGCATCTTCGGATTGCGTCTTACCCTATCCCTATCACCCCCGGATTTCTCGTACCTCGAAATCCACCCCCTCTTCCCCTTTCCCAAGAAGTTTTGTTGGTGGAACATAAGATAAAGGGCATGGTGTAAAGTTAACAAAAAAGAAAGAAAGGCGTAAGGCCCAGCCTGCGCTGGACCCTATCTGAACTTAACTGATCCGGTATTGTACCGGAATGCCTCGTTGCTTCTTAAGCTCTTTCTTCTTCGACTCTTTCAATTCTTTCCAGCGATGGTTAGCCACACGCGAGCCTTCTTTGCTCGCTGCTTCTAAAGCTCTCCTGAGTTGGTTGTATTGACGATCACGCAACCTGTTGGCGCGATAGTTCTTGTTCATTGCCTGAACGATTCTGCGGTGCTCTCTTTCCTTTGGCAGCTCTTCCCCGAAATCATCCGGGTTCATCAATGCGCCTTCTGGCCAAAGGTTTTCAACGAAGCCGTTTTCACGGCGACAGCAGTGGGCTAAATGATAGCTTCGATAGCCAAGCGCTCTTGCGGCACAGTTTAGCCAGAAATGCAAAGGAGCATCGTTGCCTGCTTCCTTGGCTAGTTTTCTGAGGTGACCTCCCTCGTTACTCAGACGACCGACGTAAAGCCCTGTAGTGGCGCTAATCCTGAAGAGCACGTCAGAGATGTGGCTATTGTCAAGAACGTGATCGTCAATGACCCAGCCCTTGATGTTGTTTGCTGCGAGGAATGCTTCGTAATGTTCGCCAAGGCTTTCACAAACCTGACGAGCAGTGAGTTGCTTTGGCGCTTCCTGTGGAGGAAGAGTCATGATCTCAATCATTTTATTCACCTGGACCAATAGGGGGGCATAAAGCCCGGCGCGATGCCGAGCCCTATGTTTTCTTTCTAGCTTTCAGCCAGACGTCTGACGACATGGCTGTTGCGTTGATACATAATGCCCTGAAGCGATTCAAAATTCAGCTTTACCCGAAGCTCACGCTCCGCAACAAACTTTGGATCCATCGGCACACCATCACGAGATGGCGCAAAGCTACACTTGGCGATGGGACCATAGTCCTTAAGTTGCAGGACGATTACCTTCTTTTCCATTGCCGTATGGGCTGTGCTGTACATCCACGGCAACATCTTTGTGCCAGGATACAAGAAGCGTTCAATTCGCCCGCAAATGACGACAGATTTTTTCCAAGGCTCCGGGAAAGGTTCATGTCCAACCAGATCCTGTTTTTGTTGGAACTTTTCGACTTCGAGAAGCGCGGCCTGAACGATCTTGTTTTCAAGATAGAACTTTGCGGTAGCGCTCAGCAAACGAAGAGCGTACTCCTCCGTAACCGGTTCACCAGTGTCGCCCGCACTGAACTTCTCAACGAAGTCGGCTTCTTCAAGATAGTCCACAAGTTCAATCATTTCGAATGACATCTACCCCTCCCTTAGAACTCACCGGTTTGTTGAATGTAGAAGTTGTCGCGATAGGCTGAAGAAAGAATGCTCAGCACACAATGGCGCTTAGCACGCATTTCCCACTCATCATCGGTTTCGTCTTCCAGCTTTGGAAGAACGACACAGATCCGTTGATGGGTTGTCGCAGGCATTGAGGCGCCCAAGACTTCGCCGATGCCGCTTCGCGTCAGATGCGGGTATTGTCGGATATCGATACAGTCAGTGACGTCTTGGACGTCTGTTATCTGGAACAGCTTCAGATATCTGTCAAGGTCGGCCTGACATTTGGCGACAATCAAGAGTTCTCTTGCTTGGGCCATTAATCGTGCTCTCCAGTAAATAAACTTGCTCTATCGACGACACAGCCCGTTATGTGGAAGTTGTACGACAGCAATCCCTGGAAACACTTGTCTTCAAGATTGTAGGCCAAGATGTTAACCAGATGTTGATCCCGCATGAGTGGAGGGTCAAAAGTTTCGATGACCAACCATTCCGTTTCGCGATCAGCCTCGCCCACCAGCTCGTTGCCGAGTTTGATGTAATTGCCGACTTCGATAGGGTTACGCAAAATCGCACCATTGTTGAACCAGCGCTCAACGTACTGCATTTCGTCACGGCGTATAGCCGACGACAGCTTCTTAAGTTCAGCGAACGTCAGGAGCAGTTTTGCGTTATACCCCAGCAAAAACAATTTGTCAGCAGACATGCGAACATCGTCATGATAATCGCCATCCCGCTTAAAGTGGGGCATGACTTCCAGCGGCTCGTCATTGTACGTTGCAAACAACTGGGGGATGAACTTTGGATTGCGCTCCACAATGTCTTTAGCGAGCACCTCGTAGTCGTGGAGATCGTCCTTATCGATCTCCTTGTCGGATTTGTATCGGAAACGAGCGTGTAGATGAAATTCGTAAGAGTCCAGCAGCAGAAACGGACGCATGACCATGGTGCCATCTTCGGTCAAGAACATGACGTCATAGCTGGACCTCCCGCAGTTAGTCAGAAGGCCCTGTTCCGTAACGCCATCCTTAGTCGCGGTAACGAAGATGTACCCATCATCTGGCAACCCACCACAGAGATAAGCGCCGGCCCGATAGATATCCATAGCGACCATCGCTTCTCGCTCTCGGGCAGCAAGTTCTTTTTTCTGCAGCTCGAGATTAAAGGCCCGCTGGTTCATCCAGCGGGTGAACCATCCCGGCTTCGACAACCAACCCATTACCCTTTCCCTCCTTTGGATTTCTTGTAATCGTTGATGATGGCTGCCAGACCACGAGCCACGAGAATGACAACAACGACGAAACCGATTGCTTTCAACATGACAGACCTCCTAAGGTCTTAGTGAAGGGTTCTTTTTACAGGCGCATGACCGATGTACAGGCAGTAGTCGTATTTGTTCGCTTCGAGAAATCCGGGCTCCAGTTCAACGGAGGCTTCAATCAAGTTGCGACACAGACCGGAAAAGACCCCGTGTTCAAACGGATCGGCATCACCGTCGGATAACTCCAACATGTAACGCTTACCGTCGGACCGTGCACGAGCTACGGTGCTCAAAAGCAATTGCTCAAGAGAGGCGATCGCCCTTGCTGGACCAGGACCCGTCAGACATGGGGCGTCTGCCTTGTACTCTTCTTCGGTGCCGATCGGAACCGGTTGACTACCCGATCCTCCCAACACCTCCCCATCCGAAACACGGATGAGGTGGTAGTGGCGTAGTTTCATCAGTGAATGCTCTCAGGTAACCCCAGGCGCGTTTCGAACCAGCCGCCAATTGTCACTTTGACATGGTGTTGGTCATCTTCCTTGAAAACCGCTTCAAGGAATGTGTCCCGGGTGGATTTGATAATGACACGCGGCTTACGCGTGAGTAAGATGCTGACCATCGGTTGGACCAAGAACGATGTAGGACCAGACATCAAGTCCGGGCTACTGAACATCTCTTGCAGGCTGAGGCTGAAATGGAGATCAGCCGCACGGCTGTATTCGAGAGTTTTGTCTTCAGCCGAAGGGATGATGCGCTCTATGCGAATGAAATCCCCCTCATACTCAGCGAAGTTAGAAGTGACGGTAAACTTCCAAACGCCGTTGTCGATGGTTTCCAGTTCGGTGAATCGCGCCGCTCGGCGGAATGCTTCCAGATTCCGGTCGATATGGAGATCGCGAACAAAAGCGCTATACAACTCCGATACAAGACACCCACCATCAACCTTTCGGGAAACCATATCCCGAAATTCTTGAAGAGCCTGGAGGAACTCGCCATCATTGTTTTCAACACTTACAGGATGCTTAACAATATTCGACATGCTAAAGGCTCCAAATTAGTTTTTGTCAACGAACTGATACTTCATGGCGTCGACAATGCCTTGAAGGTAATCCGAGTACAGGTGCTGAGGGCGGTGAGGGCTGGAGTTCCTTACTTCCGTCGCCATCTGCACCAACTCTGGCTGAGTGAACAGATTGGAACTGTGATACCATTCCTGACGCACCTGAAGGCAATCATCCACCACGAAACAGTAGCAGTCGACCATCTCACCCTTATCGCTAATAGTCGGCTCAGACAGCTGATGACGAAGTTTTACAGCCTTCCCGAGAGACCACGGTTGGATATCTTCACGCTGCCCTGAATGCGTGAAGTACATGGTTCCAGGCTCAAGCTTTTTGCTTCCTTTGATTTCTTGCACTAAAGAGAAATCGTAGGTGGCAAACATCTCTTCCAGGTCCATGAGGGCCGAAGCAAAGACAATGCGGTCGCCCTCGAGTAAGAAGTAATCGGAGCCATTTCGACTTCGGTGGGCGATTTCTTCTTCAGGCTGTGGCGATGGCTCACACCAAACCTGGATGGCGCCTTCACGGCGCTTGTTGTGATCAATAATGGTGAGTTCACCTTCAACATCAGTCTCATTTACGTGAACACCGATAGACGGAGCGGCGCTGTGCCGATCTTCTTTAGGTGCCACCAGAGCGCCGAAGCCATTGGCCGTGAGGCATTTCCGATCTTCGCGACGAGGGATCAGTTTTACACCGTTTGGAAAACTATTCTTCAGAGTAGCGTCCAGTACGGCAGCAGTGATGAAGTAACGGATGGTCTGGCTATTGTCGCGAGGAGCATTGCGCAAAAATTCGTTCAGCTGTTCTTGATTGAAAAACTTCATTAAAACCTATCCTTAAAATGAAAAGAAAAATAAAAGCAGGTGCCCGAAGGCACCTGCTGGTAGGTTGTGGTTAGTCGTCCTGATCCGCTTCGCGTTCTTCGCGACGGTTCAGTTCTTCGTACATCTCGGCTTCCTCTTGCTGTTCGACGAAGTCCGCTTCTTCCTGGACGTACTTGGCACGGATCTGCTCCATGGACAAGTTGTCGAACTCACCGGAAGCCACCCGGCGATCCCAGTCTTCCATCGCATCAGGCTGGAAGTTTTCGCCCATGTCGGCGATCGGGTATTTGCTTTTTTCTTCAGACATCTTTCTTCTCCTCGCCAGTTTCGAAACCAATCGGCATTACAACATCAGCGGCATCAACGTTCTTGGTCGACAGAACGAGTTCAGCATCGCTGGCTTCGAACGCTTCAGCCAGTTCCGCAGCCGTCGGCGCGGCGGCCAGCGGAAACAGAGGCTGCTTGAAGTGCTCGACGTTGTAGCCTTCTTCATGCGGCAGCAGGTTCTTGTTGTCGGCGAAGACAACTTGAATCAGGCGATCGCCCGGTTGGAAATCACCGAAGTGACCGAGAACCTGAGCAGCAACCGGATCGGCTTCGATGACCTGATACTGCATTGCAGTGCCGTCGGCCATGGTGGCGATCTTGCCGTTGACTTCCAGAATCGGAGTGCCTTCTTCATGGAGCGCAATGACACAACTCAGCAGACTGCACAACAGGTCCAGATCAGCATGGCCTTGAACGCAGAACAGTTCGAAGCCGAACTTGGTACGACCGGAAATGGTGTACACACGGTTCATGCCTTGCTCGCTGTCGGCATAGACCGGCGAGATGGCGTAGCCGTGTTCAGCGATGATGCGTTCTTGCTCGGCCTTGGCTTTCGGGATGTTGATTGCCACGACCAGTTCGGCCAGAGCGCCACGGACACCCGGCTCTTCAGAACGCTGGCCCAGAGTTTCCAGGATCTCGTGCACCTGACCGAGGCTGGTTTCGAAGTTCAGGTTTGCCGACAGAGTGACCAGCGAATAATGGTCGGTGAGGTCGGCGATGTTTGGGAAGCGCTGACGGAGGAATTCCAGACCGGCTTGCGAAGGCATTGCGTCGCCGGTGAATTGGAAGTCGATCGCCTGCTGTTCTTTGTGGCTCAGCGCGAGGTATTCGGCCTCAGCTTCGGGGGTCTGTGCAACAGGAGTGCCGAGTGCATCCATGAAGGCCAGAACTTCTTCCTTCTCCACGGTGCTGCGACCGGACATGAAGTTTTCATACTCCACGTAGAAGTTGAAATCCTTGACCGCCCGGTGCATGGCCCCTGCAACTGCAAAGAGACCGCCTTGTTTGATTTCGCCAATAGCGTACATGTAAATCCTTAGCCCTGAGGAGAGCAAATTAAAGTGTGAGTCGTTTCAAAGTTTTGTCCGGAAACCGAGGACTTCGATACTTTGATAACGGTTGTGTCCGTCGAGGACGTTGGGGTTGGAATCATGATCTGCTGCATTTGCTTGCAGGCCATTGGGCTGTCCAGAACCATATGCTCTTGAGAAGTGGAACTACCTTCTGAAGACAGGGTCTGGATAATGCTAAGCAGGATGTATTTCATGGCTTACAGCTTCGTGAAGAAGGTGGCCTTGTGTCCGCAGTGATCGAAATCTAGCAGACGGTGGTTTTGCAGGAAGCCTTCCAGTGTGCGACTGGCAATGGCCACGGTTTCACCACCGTTGAAGGTTTCGTCCAGATGCAGATCCCACTCCAGGATGGTGCGCAGATGGCGCAGTTCACGAACATTGAACAGCGCAATGATCGCTTTCTGCGCAGCGGCCGGAACCGCCATGCCGTAAAGCAGCGGGTTCTTGGTTTCGATAGCTGCGCGATGGATGATGGCTTTGGTCGGACCCACACCGCTGTAGACCAGGTAATAGTCTGGCAGTTTGTGGATTTGCTTCAGTGCCTTCACGATATCGCCGAACCAGGCCTTGGCGCCCAGAAGTTCGGTCTCTGGACGACCGGCCAGAGCAAAGGCCAACTGGCCCTTGGTTGGTTTTTCGGCAGCCAGACGGTTTACCCGAACGTTCGGATACATGTCCAGCAGGCGACGAACGGCGTGGGCTTCGGTCAGTGCGGCGAGCGCCAACTTGTTCCGCTCTTCCGAATAGCCGAACACGATAGCGATTCGAGCAACCAGTTGAGCGCGACGAACGCCCAGCTTTTCGATTTCTTCCTTCTTGAAAGGTGAGCCAACGACGGCAACGTTGACAAAATCTTCGTTAGCCTGAACGATATCGGCGACCAGTTCATCGGCTTTGCTGAAAGGGCGCGGTGTCCAGTTGGTAAAGGCTTTATAAACTTGTTGTTCAGCGGTCGACAGATAGTTCATTGTAATCTCCAGAATGGGATAAGAAGCCGGGCGGATCTCCGCCCGGCATTTAGCGTTGTGCTGCTTTCTGCAGCTTACGGCGACGAGTTTGATGCATTTCAAGCGTACAGCGACGATTCAGCAAAGGGCGCCATCCGCGATAGCCAAGGCCTTCGCCGGCAATGCGGCGGAGACCACGACGATCGGCAGACGGGAGCGCTTCTTGAAGCTCTTCTAGCCAGCGGTGGAGTACAGTCTCGGGAATGTAAGTCTTCCCTTTGAAGAACTCCAAGAACTTCAAGATGACCGACTGTTGTTCTTTGGAGAACACGCCAAGCGTACCCTCCTCAGATTTCAGCCGGCCACTGTCCAGGTTTCGAGGAAAGACCAGGATATCCGTTTGATTAGCGGACATTGAACTTCTCCATGCGCTCACGCAGCGAAGGAATTTTCTGACACAGGTACTCGAAGTACTTTGTGTTGCGTTCAGACAACTGCTTCATCTTCGTGTAGGCAGCCTCGTCCTGACCAGGAGGAGCGAGTTCACCCATCAGCGCCAAACGGCAATGCGCTCGGGTGAGTTCAAACTCCGAGGCTTGGCCGAGTGTTGGAATCTGCCGATAGAAAATGCGGACATTCTCGGCAGTGGCTTTGTGATAGAGGTTCTCAAAGACCTTGTTGAAGTTCAAACCTTGAGCCAGCAGACTCAACGAGCCGAACAGGTCCGGCGTGTCAGAGACTGCAAACTTTTCGGTGTTAATGTCTTGCACCACGATGACACCAGGTTTGGACAACACAGTCGGATCGACAGCTTCGCCAACCAGTTGTTGCGCCAGAGAGAAGCCTGCAATATTGAAAGCACTCATGGATGCGTCCTTAGAAATCGTCAAAAATGATTCGTTTACCGCTCGGCAGTACTACTGCCATGTCGTCTGCTTCGTTTTCTTCTTCGTGGGACTGAACTAGCCAGTTAGCCCGGTACTCAGCCTTTTTGAGAGCCAGGATAAAACCCAGGTCTTCGAGGATGAACAACTCAGTCGCCTTACTGAGCATGAGTTTGTAAAAATCACAACGCTTTTCTTCAACGAACTCTTCGCCCGGCATCTTGTCGAGAATGTCGAAGTAGGTGATGAGGGAGTCGACCATACTCCAGGTCTGGTTGTGGCGGTAATGAAGCCCCACCGAAACCCGACCTTTACTATCGACCACTCGAGTCCGGTAATCATTGCACTCGATTTCTGGTCGTTTTTCTACTGCGATGATGCGTGGTTCAGATAAGCCCATGAAAATTGGGGCAGGTTCCTGAACCTCTTGGCGCTCGCCGCGCATGATGCTGGCGAACTCGTCCTCGCTGATCTGGAAATCAGGGACGGGGTAATCGAGAAAGCTGGTGTCGTACTGTTCGGTTGGTGCTGTGCGGAACTCCCGGTCAAATTCTTCTGGATCGGACAACATGTGTTTGACGATGGAAAACGCGCTCTGAACCTGGATCGAGCCTTTACTTTCGTTTACACCAATCATGGATGTTACTTCCCGTATTTTGTTGATGATTACTTCTGTTTTTCGACTGCCTTTTCCAAACAGTCTTCGCAGTAGAAACCGTTACCAGTTTCTTCTGTCAGCTTTACAGAGGCTTTACGATTGCAGGTGTCGCAATCTTCTTCCTCCCCGTTTCGCAGCCTTTGTTGCGTACCTACAGGCTTGTTGATTACCATCATGTAACAATCCCCCTACGTTGGTTTGTCTCGGTAGTTATGTGTGATTCAGTTACTTTTAACTCTATCTTGTGAACACAACTAGGCCTCTTCTTTAGCCGAGATTCTAATGAACAACATCAAGAGCGTATTTGATAGTCACTGCTCGCATCTTGTCTTTGACAAGAAACTTCTCAAGCGAGTCGAGGAGTACGAGCAGCGCTTTGCAACGAAGAACGAATCCCACATCGCTTTCTTTGGCGGTAACTTGATGGGCGTTCACCCGATTCGATTTAAAGACGAGGATAGACACCGCTGGTTCCAAGAGATCATGGAGGTGGATGAACATTACCTGGAAGATGAGCTGCATGAACTTCCAGAGGTTGTGACCCATCGCCACGTCTCCTCCGACGTTTTCAACATGTCTTGTCTATACATGATCCACCGGTTCCTGACGAGCGATAAGCTCAACGAAGACGAGCGGCATCACGGCGCCTTTGAATGCGCACTGGTTCTGCAGTACAAACACACGACTTCGATCATGACCCACTTCTTCAAGTACGATGCCGACCCTGCTATTGCTGAGGCCACTTACGCTGCGTTGAACAAACGCTTCGGTCTGAAGGTTGCTGGTAGCTGGGGCGCACTGCTGAGACAACGGTCTGAAGACATCGTGCGCAAAGGTGGTCTGCACTACAAGAACCTGATTGACTTCACGGACAAGATTGACTACATGTCGAACGACATCCAAGGTCGAATCAAGGACATCATCAAGAATGTGCGTGACGTGTTCGAAATGGTGAAGAACGATCCATCAATGCAGATGCGTAATGCCAGCTCAACCATTGAGCTGGATGGCGAGCTGAAGGTTCGGGACAAGAGCCGGCTGACCAGTAAATACGTGCGCTACATCCTGGACACTGTCCCAGATAAGAACAGCTTCATCGTTCCTGAGATGGTGGACCTGATTTCCAGCGCAGTCACTACAATGCCGCGTAGCGCGCTCGTTACCACATTGACGTACATGTCCGAGAACTCGTCTGTTCGAGCTGACAAGCGCATACAGCGCATCTGTGAGCTGGTTCTGCAACATGCGTTCGACTATCTGGCAAAGAACCCTACCACGATGCAATCTCAAAGCGACGTGCCGGGACTTCTGCGTAAAATGCGAGCGCTGTATCAGGCAAGTCGGACAACCAACCCAATGATCCTTGAGCTGCGCGAATTGACCGAGGGTGTTGTATCCAATGCCATCCGATCGAAGAACGCCGTACTCATCGCATCTGTTCGAAACGCAGTACTGCTTTACGTGTTGATGCGGGCATGGACAATGCACCGCTGGAGAGCCTGACAGCATACAGCCCGGCCATTGCGGCCGGGCTGTATGTCGTTACCTTCTCAACCAAGTAGGGCGAATTTGCTCTGCGATTGAGGTGTTGCGGTATTTCTCTTTGGCATAGTTCTGCCGTACTTCGCGACTCCGTTCGGATGCGCGATCCACACTGTCGATCTGACTGTTGTCTTCCTCAGTCATTTCCGACCGCAGAGAGTTCACACGGGTTTGGTAGTACGCGATTTCCATTGCGGATTTCGCATTCTCGATCCGGGCTTCCAGCTCGGCAACCTGACGCTTGAGCTTTTCCTGCTTCATCATCCTTGAAGTTTCTTTTGGATCATCAGCCACAGCAGCATGACGCAGACGGGACAGTACCGACTGAGAAGGAATGCCGTAGTGATCGTAGTTACGCGCATACCGCAGGAACCACTGGTTCATCAGCCAAGAGATTACGTGGTCATCGTGTCCAGATGCAGCGTGGTCAATACGGCCACGTTTCATTACAAGACTCGACAATTCATCGATCAGGATTTGGTCACGAATCAGACCTGGTCCATTCTTGGTAGCTTCACGCAGGATTTCGCCGTACATCGACTCACGAAGTGTGCCGCTGGTTGGGAAACCGAATTGGTTACGGTGCGGTGCGTACTTACGTTCGCTCGGAACACCTTGCGAATACTCTCGATAACGACGGCGATCCGATTCACTGCTTTCAGCATCATCGACAACGCGGCTGTAGATACGACGACCTGGGTCGATACCGCGAGAAGGCAGTTCGATCAGCAAACGATCCCGAATACCGTCCCACGACGATTTGGCTTCTGGAACCAAGGTCATCAAAGGCCAGAGTTCAAACAAGTCAGCCAGCCACATGGTGAAGATACTGAGGTTCGATTCGCTGACAGTAAACGCTGCCAATGTCTCGCCAGTTTCCACATCGGACAGGATCCCGGAAATAGCATCTCGACCGATAGCGTTCGAGGTATCCATGCCCAGAATGGTGCGACGCGCGATAACCTGAGCAATCGGCAAGTGATAGCGAATGATGAACTGGTTCTTGCCGTTACGGTCGTTCAGCGGCTGGTCGTTGATCCCTTTACGGATCTTGTCGAGGATGTCCTGAGGAATAGGGCAAGCGGCACTACCGAACGTCCATTGGTTCAGATAGTCTCGCTTCACCTGGTCCACTTCACCGGACGAACGCGCAATCATCTTGCGAAGATCACTGTCCAAGATACCCAGCTGTCTGTGGCTGAATGTAATGTCGACACGAGGTTCTTCTTTAGCCCCGTTAGCCAGAATGGTGGCGATTGCCTCATCCCGGTTGGCACAGTCGTAGAGGAACTCTGCGAAGTGCATCGACATGCGTTTGATCTTGTTGTAGAAGTACTTACCGGACTCCGTCGACAAGTCGCCTGCGGTAGTGGTGAAGATAACGCCAAACATTGCGCCCTTCGCTTCAGCTTCACGGAACGATGCACCGGTTGCAGACAACAGTGCCACAATCGAAATCCGAGCGTGCTTCAAGAAGGGACCTTCGTCACCCGTCACCAGAGTAGGGGTTGTACCGCGCCCCACTTTGTTCGCACCTTCCTCATCGGTTGCAGGAATGTAGGTCTTGGTGGTGTTGCCACGAGACAGGGTGGTGAACGCAGTTTGGTTGTCCGAGTCTTTGTAGTGCGGCTCCCACATCCACTCAGGAATCAGGCTGCGGATCAGCTTGTATTCCTTAATCTCTTCAACACGCAGGTCAGACTTGGTGAAGAGGATGTGCTGAGCGCCACGCGCCCAGAACGTGTGCCACGCAACAACGAGGATGCGAACGTTAAGTGACTTACCTGTCTGACGGATCTGCTGCAGGTAAACCATGAACGAGTTGAAGAAACACCAGAACAACGCAAGGTTGCCTCGGTTAGCCCCAAGGTAGTTAAAACCACCACCAGACTTTGCTGGCACACGCATTACTTCACGAAGAACGTACCACGGGTTCCATTCGCATTCGTTCAGAATCATGATCTGCTGGTTGAGTGTCAGGTCAGGAGACCAGATATCGACGCCCACCAATTGAGGCTGGATCAGAGTGAGAGGCCACTCCCAGTTGTTTACACCCATCTCTTTTAATTTGAACGCCATCTGCACCCAGGACTCATTGGGCGAGTAGACGTTAGCGATTGCAGTTGGGTATTTCTCCCAATCCTTCTTATACAAAATAGCCATGTTTGCTCCTACGGCATAGTAACAACCATGGGAGGTTGCCCTCCCATGGTGGCTTACGTCAGACTGCGTGCAAGATCAAACCACTCACGCCAAGTTGAAGATCCGCATTGATCATGCGTTTGATCCACTTAACGTAAATCGTCTGGCCCTCGGTCAGATCATTGACGAAGGTCAGGTCCTGATTCCACTGAGACAGTGGAAATTCGAACTCACGCGTCTTCGTGCAGATGATGAAGTGCGTAGGTTCTGGAGCCTTGTTTTCCGTCTGGATGTCGTACAGAGGCGCAGCGTTGTAGTACACCTTGTCGAGGAAGGTTTGCTTGTCGCCAAGGTTGTTGCCGATGTTGATCGTCGACAGCCCACTGAAGGTTGCCCGAACAGAAGCCTGCAGGTGATCGCCGTACCACTCAGCCTGGTTGCCAGAGAACTTGACTTTCCAGTTGCTCAAGCCTGCAATGCCGCCATCACGCAGCAAGGAGATTTGAACCAGCTGAGCAAACGTGTGACCGCCGTAGGCAGGATCGACTACCGACAGATCCACACCGAAACGGATGCGCTGGTTGGTCAGGTAATCCAGACCATCGAATGCCGAGAAGCCATCGATCAGCTGAATGGCAGCCGCTGGAGCACGACGAGTCACTTGACGAGCCAGGTCGCAGATCCAGTGTTCCAGTACATAACCCTGGACGTTGTTCTTCCACACTGGGAAAGAGAACAGTTTCAGAGTGAATGCAGGATCGAGAGCTTTCGCTCGGATCTTGTACGAGACCTGCACCATGCCGTTTGCAGTTTCGCCCTGCAGGTAGGAATACTCCTCGCCTTCGGACAACGCGTACGACAGTTCCAGATCTTGCTCGTCTCCAGGAATCTGAGGAGACCAGTAGATCAAACCGAACAGCTTGAACTTGCCGTTTGCGGTCTCGTCTACGACGTCCTGGATACTGGTGAGGCCGTTGGTGTACGTGACCTTCGCACGCAGCGACAGCGTCGCTACAGTGGCGTTGATCGGCACTTCCAGCGTGTTCGGCTCGGTCTTCGACAAGTACGGGCTGATCAGTTCGATCGACTTCACGCGCTTGGCGTAATCCTCAGGGTGACGGATCACGTTGGTGTTGTGCACCAGCATGCGGGCGATATCGATTGGAGCACCGGCCGTGTTGTAAGTCACAACAGTAACTGGAGCACCGTTCTTCAGATTGGCCGTGGTGTAGCCGGAAGCCGGCGCCATGATGCCGAGGTTGTTCACCTCAACGGTAGCAACCAGTTTCATTGGGATTGCGTCGCCCAAATACTCTTTGGTTGCAGGATCGTAGTTTGCGGAAATCACTTCGCCGGTTGGAGAAGGGTCGTCGCCTTTAAAGACACGGACTTCCTTAGCCGTATCGGAATAGGCCCGCAGTCGGGAGTTGATGTCCAGACGGTGAGGGAACACACGACTGTCGATGTAGACACGGTAGCTTTCGCTTGTTGAACCTGGGCCAATCCCCAGCAACTCATCACGGTTGTCGACGTCGTCATCGTTGGTTGGGAGTTTCCAAATTACCAGATCGACGTGATAATCGGATTCGTCCAGACGGGCAACACGCATCCAACCGATGTCGAACGAGTAAATCATGTCGTCGACTTTAGGGACGTATTTACCTTCACCCCGAACGATTTCACTGCTGCTATCGGTCAAGCGGTATTTGTAGACGTCTTTGAGGTTCAGCGTGTCATTGCGGCGATCGGCAACGATGACCGTGTCGCCGTTACTCAATCTGATTTCTTTATCGGCCATGTCTATTTGACTCGGTACGATGGGGGCTTTCACCCCCATGTGGATTTAAGAAAGACCCAGCTCTTCCCAAGTGCGGTGAGGATGCGGGTGATCTTCTTGATAGTGCTCAAACCCTTCCTCGACAATGACCAGTCGACGGTTGAGTTCGATACCCCCACCAAGGAAAACATCAATCGCCCGCTGCAACAGCCGGTACTGATAGACGGTCAATTCGATCACATCATTCTCTGGATGCGGATGGATGATGACATATTCCTTATCCACATTTTTGAGCGTTGGATCGAAAGGCAGGATCCAGGTGTAACCAACCAGACGCTGCTTCAGCCAGTCCTTGGAGTATTCGTCCTTGAACTCGTCCATCAGCAAGATGCCGTTAAGCATGTCGAAGATGAGCTTGGTAGCGAATGGGCTGAAGACCGGATACCAGCCGTTGACGATGGCATCGGGGTTTGGCTCAACGGGTTCAGGAATACCGATGGTGAGATAATCTTCCACCGCCTTATCCGTAGCCTCAGCCTCAGCCAGCAACGTGTAGGTGTCCTTCACCGTCAGTCCCATCATCGGGATAACCGGGTGAGTGATCTTGTAAGGCGTACCGTTTCGCACGTCCACAGACACCTTCGTTCCATCCTCAGTAAAGCCCACCTCATCACGGCTATACAAACGCCCACCGATCTCGATACGAGTGACCTTGTCATCGCGTACGTTGAATCGGCTGTTGTGGCTCAGCTCACCGTACTTCACGAACCCAAAGTCCTTGGCTGGATAGCGAGACAGGTCTTTGTGCGGGAAGCCACGTCCACGAGCGGTGAACTTCTGGATAGGGCCATCAACCATGTAGTTCTTGGCGCAGACGCAAATCATCGGCCAGTCAACGTAATAGTCAATACCTTCAACCAAACCGTATTCGTTCATGAACAGATCGAACTCGCCCGGCGGGATATCCATGATACCCGGGGCGGGCGTGGTGCCCACTTTGATCTCATCGACGTTGATCGAGAAAGCCAACAAGTCGTCACGATAGTTGACATCGAACGAGTACGACAGGAAGTCCTTGTTGTTCTTCACGGCAACGTTGTGGGTTCGAAGATCCACAGCCCAGGTGAGCACACCGTTAGCGATTGAGTACTTCGACAGATCGCCAGTGCAGTCACTCCAGTTGTTCAGAGGAACGCCGTTGACGATGTTGGAAATGTAGAAGCGGTAATCAACTGCCGGATCCAATGGCACAGTCTTCTGATTGTAAACAGTAGACAGACCGACACCACCAACCCCCACGTATGCTTCGATGTAGCGGCAACGATCACTGCGCACCGGATATTCAATCGAGTTATCGTGGATGTACCAGCCGATCATCAAACCAGCCTGATCGTACTCGTAGACCGTAGACAAACCGATCAAACCAAACGGCAGAGGGATCCACTTCTGGCTCGCGGTGATCTTGACCGGCGTATCGCCAATGAGGCGACTGATGGCGTTATAGCCGTAGGCATCTTCCACCATCTGCCGAGTGATATCGCCTTGCTCTGCACGCATCAGTTCAGGATATGCACTGGCTTCAAGGTTAGCGGCACGCCACACATCCACGCCATCACTGGTCCGCAGCATGACATCGATACGCTTGTCTTCATCAAGCTTGAACAGCTCTTTGATTCGATGCGCTTCATCTGCCAATTCACGGATCCAGCCGGAATGGCGAACGATCACTTCAATCCGCAGGTCCTTGAGGTAGCTCCACTGCCAGTATTCCTCGATGCCTTTTCTCAGGTACATCTGACCAATCGCGTAGTCACGATGAGTAACGTTGCGAACGGCATCGATTTGGTTCTGGTTGTAGTAGTAGCCGATGTAGCGAGCAGGCTGCAGATAGTTCAGGACGTAGATGTCGATGTCATCAGAAAAATCGATAACAGTGCCGAGCCCAGGACGAGGTAGTAAATACTTTCCTTTATTATCCAAAATGCTGTCGAAGCTTTTGAGGTCTTTGACAGGGATTTCCAGGACTTCCTTAACTGAGGCATCGCGCACGTACTCCAGGTGATCGCCAAGAGTCAGCGTGGTGAGGTTCAGGTCTCTGGCACGAACTCCGTTTACAAATGCCCACGTATAACCCAGCTTGGCTTTGGCTGCACGCCACTTAGCCTGATACGTGTAGAACTCGGCTTCGGTCTTTGGCGTGATGCCCGAGATCTCAATGCCGCCATTCTTTGGAACCTGATCGCCATCGAACCACGCGTTGCTGCGCCACCGGATCCATGGTTGAACAAGGCCGAAGTGAGCGATCTTCTGAGTATCGAGGATCGCAAGGATCAGTGCGCCATTGCCGGTGTAAAGGAAATACGCCCGACTGGCCGGAACGCGCAGACCCTTATCGATGTACACGTCAATCAGCAGGGAGGTGGAATTGCAGTGCGCTTCCACCGACACCCACTTGTCAACAATGTTGTTCATCCCGACTTGCTCAGGAAGCAGATCGCCGATCATGAACAGGTGGTACCACTCGCCAGTCGTAGGCATGTTGTACTGTCGCATGCCGATCTTGGTGTTGCCGATCGCGCCTTGGCGTTTGCTGATCCTGGTTGGACCTACGATCTTCTGACGATCCTGTTCAGGACTGCACCAGACTCGACGATAGGCGTCGTCCACCAGGAAGTCGGTTGAACTGACCATTGGTTATCTCCGGCCGATAAGGTGATTCACGTTCTTGATGAATTCATGGTCTTCGTTGCGGGAGGTGAGTGTTTCAACAGTCTTGCCGAGACTCGTCTTCTTGAACCCACGGTCATTAACCGAGGAGAAAAGAAGAGCGATAAAGGTAGGCGGATACTCCAAAGCGATCGCCACCATCTCGCGGTACTGCACACCCCAGCTGAAGCCAAGAGCCGTATAAAGGAAGCCGACGTTCAGCTGTTCGGAACGAGGAGTGTCCAGACGGGCGTGTACCCAGTCAGTGAAACTCTTCAGATCCGTAAGCTTCGGAATTTCACCGAGTACGTTTTCCAGTGTTGTTGCATCCACCCCTGGAACCGAGCGAGCCGCACGGATAATCAGGCGCTCCAACTCTTCAGAAGTAGGATGGTCTGACAGAGGTGTACACAATTGGATGTAGTAAACACTCAGCATCGCTTTGACGATGCTGGTCTGGCCGAAGTCCAATGTCAGGCCAAGGGAGATCCGATTGCCGATCCAATTGGTGAATACTTTGATGGGGAACTGACCTAGGTTCAACAGGTCTTTCCGAAATGGCGCACCGTCACGGAACCAAAGGTTGGTAAGGTCAGCGTTCAGGATTGCGTGGTCTACAACGTTCTGCAGGACGGGTCTTCCGTCGGCACGAAACAGTTGACGGCCATCGATAACACATGGTGCCTCAAGCGTTGGAATCTGCTTGGAGGTAATGGGTTGGCCGAAGGGAGGGAATCCCTGCTCGCCAGGAGGTACAGCTTTAACACCAGTTAAAGAACCCTCCAGTGTGAGCAGTTTATCCTCGATTTCCAAACGGCGAATACCCGCATTGGTTTTTTCCATGACGAACCTTGCACATGGGGTCGTCTGGTATGGGGTTTCGAACATAGCTCTCGTCTCCTGCGTACGCGTTATAAATAGTTACCAAATGCACCATGTGGAAAATAAAATAGTATGCTGACTCCTTCTGGAGGCAGCTGACCATACCATCCTTGAAAGGTTCTGCGCAGAACTCACTCTCGGGAGTAACATCCATGACTGTACCAACGAGTAGCTCGTTGCCTCGTGTAATCAACCAGGGTATCAAAGACGATTCGCCGGTACCCATTGTCGCTCCAGCTGAAAGCCTCCCGATCCGTTTGCCACTGTTTCTGGTGAATGCTCCGTGGGGCGAATACGACCGTGCGCGTTACGTTGACGCCGCTGCTGTTGCAACTTATTACGGCGATCAAACGCTCCAGCCGTTGTCGAAGTATTTCAACCACCAGTCTCAGTTCCTGCGTGCTCAACTGCAGAACACTGGTAAGGCTCTGACCGTCCGCATCAAGATGCCGGGCGCCAAGCAAGCCTCCAGCCGTTTCGGTGCTGACGTCGTCGCGGACGATATTCCGCTGTACGAGCGTAACGCGGATAACAGCCTGAAGCTCGACCAGGCCGGTAACAAGATCCCGACTGGCGACACCATTAAAGGCTTCCGCCTGCAATGGCGTAAAACCGAAGTGACCGTTGACGGCACTACCGGTGAATCGACTTTTGGTGCTGCTTCGAAATCTGAAGGCGCTCTGGTATCGTCGATCGATGGTGCTGCTTCGGATCTGTATCCAGTGCTGGATCAGCTGGCTCGCTTCGAAGGCGAGAAAGGTAGCAACCTGGGCACTCGCCTGATGGCACGTACCATCAACTCGAGCAACCCTGCCGACGAATCCGTTCACGAGGCCATTCAGTCTTTCGTGTACACCCTGCAGTTCGTGCAGCGCGCTGATGCGCTGTCGACTCCGACTCTGATTCGCACCACCAACAGTGCGCCGACCTTGGACTTCACGTTCAAGAAAGGCACCATCAACAAATCGACCAACGTCCAGTACTCGGCCGACAAAGTGGTGCTGCCTTCGTACGAGTCGCGCGATCCGGCAACCTTCACCGGTTTCGGTCCGCTGAAAGACCTGCACGTTTACAACGACTCGATCACCGAGCTGCTGGAACTGTTGACCGCTGCCGAAACCGCTCACACCGGTAACGCGTTCAGCGACATCAACATGTTCAACTTCCTGACCGGTGTGGACATCAACGGCCATCCGTACCACAGCCTCGTGATTGAAGGTCCGGACAAAGGCGGCCTGCTGTTCGGCGAAGCTTCGAACCACTACATGGTTGGCGGTTCCGACGGCGACACCAGCGTAGCGGCCTACAACACCGCTGTCGACACCCTGCTGACCGACCTCAGCGCTTCCGATGTGCCGTTTGCATCGATCGCTCTGATGCCGTACGACTCGGTCTGGGACTCGGGCTTCCCGGTCGACACCAAGCTGAAGTTCAAGGCGTTCCACAACATCCGTCCGGACGTAGTTCCTCACGTCTGCACTCAGGACGTGACCAAGCGCCTGAACACGCCGGAAGAAGATAGCTCGATCGCGATCACTCTGCGCTCGACTTTCCGCAGTCTGCAGGAAAGCGCCAACTTCGGCACCCCATCCACTCGTTTCGCGCTGGTCGGTAACGCAGGTTACCTGATCAATGACGACTACGATGGCATGGTTCCGTTCCTGGAGTACCTGCTGATTCTGGGTGCCAAGTACATGGGTGCGGAAGATGGTGAGATGAAAGCTACCGCAGCTTTCGGCAAAGGTGAGAAAACCGTCATCACTCGTTATCGCGATCACAACGTTCGGTTCCGTACCGACGAGGCGCGTTACCCAGACTGGAACAACGGTCTGAACTTGGCGATCGGTTTCGACATGAGCCGTCTGTTCTGGCCTGGTGTGCAATCGATTCACGAGAACCACACCTCCATCCTGCACTCGTACCTGAACGTCTGCATCGCAGCCAACCTGACCCGTATCGGCAACATCGTGTGGCGTGAGCAGGCTGGTGATGACCAGACTCCAGACGACGTGTTCCTGGACGACGTGAACGACAAGGTGACCGCCAAAACTACCGGCAAGTACGACGGTCGTGTGGACGTAACTCCAAACGCCTACTACAACGCTGAAGACGCCGGTGGCTTCTCGTGGCACCTTGATATCAACATGGCTGGCCAAAACATGAAGACCGTGGAAAAACTCACGATCATCGCGCAACGCCGCCGTAACGAGGAGGCTGAGTAATGGGCACTCGCTATAAGGATACATTGACGAACAAAGCTTACGGTCAGCGTGCCCAGGCCCCCGTCACGAACCTTGCCGTACAGGGCCCTAACGGGTACCTGGACGACATGCAGTTCTATCCGTCGATGACGGACTACATCAAACCAAACGTCATCGCCAAGGTTATTCAGGCGCCGACTGCTTTGGCTTTGATGCCGAACGGTGCTGCCTACGTCGCTGCGTACAAGATGTTGATCGAAACCTGGATGCAGGGCTGGGGTGGCCTGAACCGCACCCTGAACGTCTCTGCACAGGACACGCAAATCGGCAACTCGGGCGAGGTCTTCTCGACTCCATCCCGTGTATCGCGTGCGCGTTCGCAGGTCACTTCGACCATCGTCGAGAAGTACGGCAAGCCTGTCATCCGCTTCCTGGAAGACATGGTTCGCTACACCATCGGCGACCCGGACGTGATCCACCCACTGTTGTCGGGTATCAACAACGAGTTCAGCGATCACCTGGCCGACATGTACGGCGGTACCATCCTGTTCTACGAACCGGATCGCCTGTGGCAGACTCCGCAGAACTCCTACCTGATCACCAACTTCTGGCCACGCGACGACATCGGCGAGAACACCTCGCAGAAAGTCCTGCAGGGCGACGGTGAGACCGTGACCTACAACCTCACCTGGACTGGTTTCCAGAAGGTCGGTTACTCGGTGGACGTTCTGGCGAAGGGTTTCATGGACGCTGCTCGGGTTGGCAACATCGATCCTCAGTACCAGCCGAACTTCGTCAAGGCTGTCGACTCGAACATCAGTTCGATTCAAACTGGTTTCCACGAGCAAATCAACCAGCTCAAGCGTACCCAGGTTACACCGTAACAACAAAGCATACAGCCCGGCGCAATGCCGGGCTGTATGCCGTTTCATGACAAAAAAAAAGAATGTTGGACATCTGGAGCCGAAGCTCCAGACAGGTATTGCTATTTGCCCCACTGGGCGTTCTTGATCGCAACGCGCCCGTCGGCTACACAGCCATTGGGTAACAGGAACGTGAAATCTTTGTTGGTCAGCTCGTAATTGTTTTCTTCACCGTCGATCACGTTGTCTTTCAGGATCTTCTTGAGTACATCGCGAAAGACAGCAACGGTCGCATTCAGATCCAGCGATTCATTCAAGATCCGACCGACCTGTTTGTTCATCAACGCCATGCCAGGCACACGGATGATGACACGCACGTTCGTGGATTTGAAGATAGCGTCTTCCAGCTGAGTAACGAAACCAATACCAGAAGTTTGAATCCCAGGGCGAGGACGTTTGATGACATGAGCGCCACCACGAGAGTAAGCGGTAGACATGAATTTCTCCTACAGTTCGGTAAGCTGCACTGAGTGACCGCCGGCGATTACTTGCACGGTCTCAAATTGCGGAATAGCTACCGATTTGAATTGAGTGTAAACAGGACCTTTCTCAGAGAACACGCAGGCATGGAACCATTTCTGTTTCCGTTCCTCTGACAGATAAGTTCCGGCGAACATTTTGCTTTGTGGCCCGGACACTTGAATCAGAAAGACTTCATCTTTCTCCTCACAGGTTACCTGTGTGTCCTTGTCCACCATGATGATCTGCTTACCTTCTTTGACGTAAGGTCTGGCCCACATGTGAGCAAGCGGCAGGTCATCAGTAACAATCAGCATGTTAGACATGTGGCATTCCTTAAAAAGAAACCTTGCGGCATACAGCTGGGGTTGGCCCCCAGCTGTATTGAACGTTTCGCTTAGTTCGCGAAAACCTTCGCGGCTTCATCGCCCAGGTAGGAGACGACGGTGTTGTAACCGCCTTTCTTGCGGCCGGAAGCGATCAGCACGTCGGTGGTGGCGATGCCGTATTTGGCCCACTCTTTGCCCATGGCGGTGCCGGAGGCTTTGCGGCGGTAGCTGGTTTCGATGCTGCTGTGGCCGAACTTCACGGTAGCCTGGCCTTTCTGCAGCTCAGGGTTTTGTTCCATGGCTTCTTGCTGCAGCTCGCCGACGGCCAGGGTGGTCGCTTCAGCGTATTCGATCGTGGCGTCTTGAACGCTCAGAACGAGGTCCATGGTTACGCCGCTGGCCAGGTATTTGTCGAAGACGTCGGCGTGGGCCGGCAGGTCGGTTTGACCGGTGGTAGCGTTGACGGAACCGCCTACTTTCAGTGCATCAGCAATTTCACGAGTACGTGGGGAAATTTCTTTGGTCGACATTCGGTGAATCCTTCTTGCTTAAGTGGGGTGGGTGTGAACACAGAACATGTAGCCCGTGTAAGTTGTTACTCAGTTGGCCTGATTAGTACAGCTGTTAGCAAGGTGGTAATGTGTGGTTATCTGAATGTTTAATACAAAAAAAAGAAAGGAAGTGAGTGAGCCCCGAAGGGCTCACTCGTGTGACCTAGCCTTCAACCGACGGAGCGGCTGGAACGGCTTGGATCACGACAACCTTTTCCGGCTTGGCGATCAGGCTACTGAGGAGCTTGTAGCTACCCCAGGTGGCCAGGCCCAGAACCACGACACCGACGCTGGCGGCGGCGATCGGGTTTGCGCTTGCGATGTCTTTGATCTTGGTAACGACCGAAGCGTTCTTGACAGCTTCACCAACTACTACTGCGATTTCACCAGACATGTTGTAACTCCAATCAGATTTTTGAAATGAGGGGTGTGGATCGATACTGCAATGTGTTGCTAAATTTTGTTTGGATCAGATTTCGTTTTCTGCAGGTGCGGCTTTACCGTTGAGCGTTTCCCCCAGTTTGTGGGCGTCGTATGCCTTCAGGGCAATCTTGTGCACAGTCTGGCCGATGTTCTCGTTGAAGCCTTGAACCGCACCGATAGCGCGTTCAAAGATTCCTTGCTCTTGCTGGCCGGAAGGTACGAGAGCCGACAAGCAGTGCGGGGTGTTGACGGTGATCACTTCGCTGTCTTTGTTGCTGTAACGTTCGAAGAACACTACGTTACCAACTGGAGTGACCACGCCGACAATGCGGCGTGGGTGTTCGCCAGGGGTCTGAGTGACGAAGCGATGGCCGATCGCCAGACCGAGATCTTCTTTGACCAGGTGGTCGAAGTAGCCAGTGCCATTGTTCCACTCTTCTTTGAACTCGATGATGTGATCGCGTTCCTTGCCTTGAGTGGAGATGAAAGCGTGAGCGGCATCGAAAGCTTGTTTGGTAGTGTGATTGAAAGTCATGTTACAGTCCTCCTTAGGACATTGGGGTATGTGTTCGTTACAGCAATGTGTGACTAAAGGATTTTTAAATCCGGTTTACGGTACGTACATCAGCAGCTTCTCAGCGTACTGTTCTGGAGTGAGTTCGTTCTTCTCGAACATCTCTTTCCATTTCGCTTGCTCGGCCAGATCCTTTTCAGTCTGCTCGGTCAAGGTGGCGAGATGGGCTTGAGTATCGGCAATCTTCTTCGCCCATACGCCCATCTTCTCTGCGTGCGCTTCTTTAGCGGCACGCAGTTCTTCTTTACCTTCCAGCTCGATGATGGAGTTCTCGAGCTTGAGGATATCCAGCTTCATCTTGTTCATGGTGCGAGCCAGTTGGCTTCCGAAACGCCAGCCGACGATAACGCCAACAGCAGCAACGCCAACGGTCAGAGCCAAGTCTTTATTGAAAGTCATTTCTACATCTCCAGTTAGTGAGTCAGCGCGAGCAGTTCTACGTTGTACTCTTCGAGCGTTATCTCTTTACGGTTAAGGCGCATCTTTAAGATGGCAACACGTTTGGCAACGTGCTCACCGTACAGTTCGAGATTGTCGATCAAGCGAGTGACAGCCGGAAGCTTTTCTTCACGCTTTTCCATTTCACGACGACGGGCTTTGGCAGTGGATTCCAGGATCATGTGCGTGACTTTGTAAGTCGCGTACACGCCAATACAGATGCCAGCAAGTTTAGCCAAGTTTTCAAATTGCATGGTGAGTCCTCCAAGGACAGTATGCGATTGATTCGAGTCAGTTATGTGTGACTGTAAAAAAGTTAAATCGAACGTAAACGGCATACAGGCAGGGCGTGTGCCCTGCCTGTATGTTGTCAGCTTAACTTGCCCAGAACACTGATGGCAACAGCAGCCATTTGGTGAACGGTGTAACTTGCCTGCGCGAAGACCGCCTCGGAGATAACCGCCAAGCGCGTCAGAGACTCGCGGTGCGATTTTACGACCTCTTGCAGAGACTTGTAGTCCTCTGGGTCCATACGCTGCTCCTTGCCCTTCTGGAGAGCTTTCTTGAGATTGTCAACAATCCCATCTCCATCGTGCTCGTAACTGGTGAAGCGCGCGTATGTGCCGAGGATCGTATCCAAAGTAGCCTTAAACGATTCGTTGGAAATCGTCACAGGTTTCTTCAGAACGTTAGGAGTCTTCGAGCCAGCCAATGCACCGACCGCCATCTTGCCAGCAGTGCCAGCGGCAAGGACGCCCATGCGCGGAGCCAGGTGAGGAGCGATCGGATGTTTCATTGCAATCGAACCAATCGCCAAGGTCCCAGCGCCAATGAGCGTGATCATTTCTGGAGACATCGAACCGAAAGACTTCTTCAGCTCTTTCCAGATGTTCGACGGCGTATCGTTCTGCCGAGTCATCTTGTCTACCATGTTTGGATTACCGCCCGGTTCGGTTGCCCGAATCGAGAAGTTACCCATCAAGGCAGCTTTGTTGGTCTTGGCAGAGTTGATGCCCTTGGCCCATTTGTTGTTCGCAAACTCCATGTACTTGTCGGGATCTTCCGCCAGAGCTTTAGCATGAGCTGCCAAAGTACCCAGCGCATTATCCGCGGCAGCATGAAGTGCGTGCAGGTCAGCAGATTCGTCTTTGATCGCTTTCTCAAGATCCTGCAACTGACCCTGACCTTTAAACAGGAACTCGCGAAGAGATCCCTGAGTGATCACGATCAAGTCATCGGCTTTACGGGTAGACGGAGCACCACGGAATTCATGGTCACCATCGTTCGTAGGCAGAGGATCTTTACCAAGACGTTTCTTGATCTTCTTGGTAGCGCTTTCCAGAACCTGATAAGCGCGTTCGAGCTTAACCGCATCGCGGCGCAACCAGCTCAGCAGACCTTCAGACGAATAATCCAACTCAGCCTCAGCAGTGCGTCTGAGGTTGCTTGCCATCAAAGACAGCTCGTTGGGCAGGTGCGAATCGATCTTTGCTTCCAGCGACGTTTCAGAGGCTTGTAGGCCATAAGCCAAAGCCACCGTACGGAACTGGCGACGTGCGGAGTCGTACAGATACTGTTTTGCTTCGGCGGACAAGTCAGGTTGTTCGGCGGACAGAGAGATTTCATCAATCAAATCTGCCACGCTCTTGACTTCTTCGGCTCCAGCAATACGGCCACCCAAGTCAGAGGTATTATCTTCCGACAACACCTCGACGAGTTCGTACGATTCACGTCCGTCAGGAACTTCTACTTGAGCCTCGCCACTTTCAAGAGCGAGTTCACGCATCAGCCGTTCCATTGAGGACATGACAACCTCCAGCAGTTAGAAGTGCTTGGTGACCTGAGCAGCCAGTTTGGCGCCTTCGACTACGTCGTAGATCGCTTGCTCGTACAGACAGTCGGCCGCAGCACCGATGTTGCCGAGCGTATCTTCGAAGATAGCCAGGGTCGACTTTGGAGCGCCAGCCTTGTGAGCCATGTCGAGCAGCTCAGCAACCTTGACGCCATCAAAATCCAAAGCGGTCATCTTGCCGATGGTCGACAGCTCGCTCAACGCAGTGAGGAAGTCGAAGGCACCGGCAGCCGACTTAACGTCGGTAGTATTGACGTGGTTGTTATAGTTGTCGACACCGGACTTGATGCCCCGGCCAACAACGCCCACTTTCAAAGCCGCGCTACCGAGCGCAGTACCGGCCACAACGGCTGGAATCAGACCGCCGGTGACCATACCGCCAATGTACAACGCGAGACCGGTGGTGAAAGCCCAACCGAGCGTAGCCAAAGGAGTCCAGGCAATCGACTTAACAGCGCTCCAGCCTTGCAGCTTGTTTTCGTTGATGCGCCGGAACTCCACAACCGGAGAATGCTTGTCTGCAGTGCCGATGATGGTGTAGTTGCCCATGAAGTGGTGGCCAGTTGCAAACTCGTTCAGATGAGCAAAATGACCAGCCGGCAGGAGGCTTTCGACCGAGGCTTGAGGATTCGACACGAGACCATGAGCTGCGTTCAACAGATTGCTGGCCGCTTGAGCAACGGCGTCATGCAGCTTGTGCATTTGTGCCGCTTCGGCTTCAACGGCTGCTTTGAAATTCAGAGCAGGTTTGTCGGCCACGGTCAGGAAGCGCGCGGAGCCAGCGTGGCTGATGTGCACTGGGTTTTCTTTCAGACGTTCGCTTGCGCGCTGAACAGCCGGAATGGCTTTGCTCAGAACAGCCTGCGCAGCAGCCAGACGGTCCTTGTCACGGCGAAGGAACTGCATGATACTGCCAGCTTCTTCGCTGTAGCCCAGAAGGTCTTTGGTCACCTGGCGACTATAGCCAGATACGCGGCGAGCGTCGGATGCCAGACCTTTGGCTTGCGCCATGGTCACCATGGTCGATTCAAACGAGCTGGCATTGAATGGCAGCTTGTTGGCACGCATGATGGTCTGGAATTCGCGATGCAGCGATTCAACGGCAACTTCGGCAACGGCCGGGTTGTCGATGTTCTCGACCTGATCAGCACGATCAGCCAGTTCGTCCAGCTGGGCGGTAACGTCACTCGCCTTGCTGGCTTCTTCAACCTGATCGGTAATGGTTGGCTCTTTGGCAACCTGGGCTTCCGACAACAGAAGCTCATTCAGATCTTCGTGAAACTCCTGAGCATCCGGAGTGACTTCACCGGACTCAGTGGCAATTTGACTCAGCGCTCGAGCGATCGCAGTTTGGGTAGACATGTTGGCTTTGTCCTTGTTAGACGTTTATTACCACTTGAGGGAGGCCGGTACCCAGATCTTGCCGGCAGTGCGCTCGGTTTCGATCATGCGGTCGATCAGCTGGATGTGTTTGACGTTGCTTTCCATGCTGGCATCGTTGGCTGCGTTCTGGAAGCCTTCTTTCAGACCATTCAGACTGAACTCAGCTTCATCCAGCATTTGAGAAACGTTCAGCTTGGACTCGAGGCTTGGCGTGTTGTACTTCGACGCCACTTGGATACCAGGAGTGGTCACGTAGTCCCAGGTCACGATCTTGTTGATGTGCTTGCGCATGCTGTTGAAATCTTTGCGCGCAAAGCAACGGATCGAGAACGGTACGTCTTCTTCCGGGTTTTCCAACATGTCGCGGAAAGACGCAGCCTGTTTACCCGACGGTTTGACCTTACCGACGATGCCGACCACACGACGACCTTTATCGTCCTTGATCAGATCCATCGACAAATCAATACCGCCGAAGGTGCAGCAGGTGTTGTCTTCGTAAATCTCGTTGATGCGGATGAACCATTCCTGATCCGACATGCCAGCCGGACGACGAGGATGACCCCACTCACCTTTGAGACGACCACCTTGCAGTTCAGCAAGGAACTCACGATCGTTCTCGATGTAGTTCCGACCGGAGTTCTCGTCGTACATCCAGTTGCCGTTACCGTAGGCAGCCAGAGCACCGAGCAGGATCTCGTAATAACCGTTGCCACATTTTTTCAGAATGCCGTTTTTACCACTGCCGCTCAGAACGATGTTGCTGTAAGAGGCAAAGGGTTGTTGCAAGGCAGGTTGTGCCATGATTGCAAAGCCTCATTGTCGGAGGAATTTCTCTACACGCTCTTCACGTTCAGATGGATGGGCCAGAAGACTGGTCATACCCGGATCGAAGTAAGAGCCGCCGAGCTTCGAAGTAAAGTTGGTCGCACCGAATGCAACGTTACGCAAAGAGACGATGTAAGGTTCAATCGTCTTCAGCGACTCTTTCACATTCTTGCGGTGACGGTAATACTGGCGAGGGTTATCTGGATCGCGGCACAGACATGCACCCAGGTATTCCCACAGCGCCAAGTCAGCACCCAGCGTTACGCCGTTGTACTTGTTGGTGTCGTAGAACATCTGCATGATGTCTTCGTAACCGTGATACCAGGCGATGTTGCCCTTACCCAGGGTCTCCGTATAAACGGGGTGCACAAGGTTGTCCACGGTAACGACTTTGGTGCTGCTGAAAACCGACGACCCTTTATCGTAGAACAGCTCGATGTACGGGACATCATCGACGATGACGCCACCGATACGGTCCGGTGCTGTACGAAGCATGCCCGTCACTGTCGACGATGCGTAAACGTTGTCTTCAGTGATGATCGCAAGGAAACCGAGGATGTACGAGACATCCTCGATGATAGCCAGATCCCGTTCCGTAAAACGTTCAGGGATCTGGATGCGTAACGGCTCCAAAGCGACCAGGGTGGTTCCTACCTTTTTAAGGCAGGAGTCCACACGTTTCTTGTCACGCCTGTACGCCGATGAGTTCATTCACGCCACCTTCAGAGAACTTACCGATACCGATCTGCGAAACCACCCACTCGCTGATGTATTTCAGAGTGGCCAGAGTGCTGAGTTCGGAAACGGCTACGCCCGGGTTGGTCTTCTCGAGCGCGATCATGTTGTCCAGGATTCGATACGCATCACAGTGAGCGTACCAAACGCCGCAAATGGTCGCTGCGATCAGCGCCGAAGGCTCGTAGTGGTACCAAGCATTCGTAGCGGTCACGCTGTCGATGAAGCCTTTCAGACGCTGCCACGAACGCTCAGCGCTGTCTTCGGCGACTGGGTATTCGCCAGACTCGGCGATCTGACGCTGGTCATTGCGCAGCACGTCCAGAATAGCCTGACGGCTCATGCGCTGACGATCCAGGTTGTGCGCTTCCTGACGAGTCACGCGATCGATCTCGTAGGCTTCGGTCATGGCCTTCATGGCTTCAGGGTTCAGCAGGTCGGCGCCGTGGTACTTACGACCCAGCAGTTCGTTACCGAACAACATGTCGACAGTGAAGCCCTTATCCAGCAGGTCGTTGTAAACCTCACCGACCACCGGAATGACTTTCGCGTTGTTCTGGAAGATGCCGTAGTACAGGGTCTGGGTCTTACGCTCATCGAGCATACGGCTCAGGGTGCGCAGGGCGTTCTTCGCAGCGTAGTTGGCCATCGAACTCACGGCAGCGGTGTACGCGGACAGAGTCATGGCCACGCCTGGCTTCGGCGTAGTGGAGATGCCTTGCAAGATCACGGCGGCAGCGAGCTGGAATTTGTTTTCCAGTGCGGTCAGTTCAAGGTTGCCCTTGAGCATTTCCGAAATGTCCTTCAGACCCTTGCCGCCATCTTCGTTCAGCAGGGCTTCGACATGCTCGTTGTACTCGCCGTCATTACTGATCTTGACGAGATCCAGGATTTCAGCAGGCTCGTAGTTACCGAGGTTCAGGCCACGAGCAGGCGAAACGGCCGGGGCGCTTTCCCAGCGTTCCAGGAACTCACGAGCAACAGTGGTCTTCACTGCGTCGTGTTGGAAATGGCGTTCGAGATCAAACGGCATTGGAGCGTTTTGGTTCGCTTCCATTTCCTTGGTGTAGGCTTCAACCACACGGTAGACGTGCGGCATCACGGTGTTGCGGGCGTAGGACAGAGTGCGACGAATCGAATCGCTACCCAGGCCAACTACACGCTGCAGTACATCGGCGTGCGCCTCACCGCGGGAGAGGTCGGTCAGAATGGTGGAGACGGCGGCGTAGTCGCTCTCGCCGGCATTGATGGTGGTGGTTGGCATCTCGCGTACGAGCAGCGCCAGTGCAGTATCCGGCAGAGTAACGAGATGAATACCCTTGGCAGAGATCGACTGATTCACTGCGATCGCGGCTGTGACGGCATTTGGATCAAGCATATTGGGTCTTCTCGGTCAGGGTTTTGTTCAGCTGCGCAGTAGCCAGGACTTTAACAGAAGACTGAGTGATCTTCTGGCCACCAACTTCTGCAGCGACGTCGTTGCCGATCACGTTCAGTGCGATTTCGCTGATCAGCTGGACGGCCGTGGCAATGATTGGCAGGTTATTCAACTCGGTGGGTGTCATCGATAGTTCCTCAAGTGTACATACACCCACCCCCGGCATAACCAGGAGTGGGGCACGGGGTTAATTATGCTGCATCTTCAAAATACATCTTGTACGCCTCTTCTCCGATAATCCGTACCACTGTGTTCAACGAGCCACCCGTAAATAGCCCGGTAACGATACGGTTCACCGCAGAGAGAGCACCGAAGATGATGTCGACTGGTTCGTTCGATTCTGTGAAGTTGTCACCAAACAGAACCGCACCCACCACAGACTTCATCTGATTACCAATCACCAGCTTGTCAGCGATACCCATTGGAACTTCGGCGTCGATGTAAACCAAGATCATCGCACGATGCGGTTCGAGGTTGACGCCCTCGGTGCGCACGTTCCGACCAATGAGCCCCGTGGTGTATTCCTCGCCCAGTGCTTTGGCCATACGGCGACGATTCTTTTCAGACTCGGCGACGATGACTTGCAGGGATTCGGACATGTCCTCGATGTCCCCGTTGTAGAGAACTTCGATCTTGGACACGACCCCTACAACTTTGGCTTTTGGAGACGACGGGGTAAACAGTTTCAGCGTGTCCACGTTAGAGTCATCGAACAGTCCAGCTGCCGACGACACCGCGCCCTCGATACTACATAGAGTTGTATCCAAGTCCACCCGTTGGCCGACCTTTACGAGCCCCAAGACAGAGTCATGGAAGTCCACATTGATCGGTTTAGGTTTCGTTACTTTCGTCTTCATTCGAGCAGCAAACGATTCGGAAAGAGAGCAGGAGTCTTCCAACGTGTACGTGGCTTCACGGATCGCTACCCGGGCTACACAGCCAGGGGTGTAGTCAACACGACGAGCATTGAAAGGACTAGGTTTGAAGAAGCCTGTGTTGTAACTCAACACGTCGAACTGATCGACGGTATCGCCAACTTTCAGACCCGTTACCAACGTGTTCGGATACAGCGTACCTTCCGCGTTGGTGTGCAACATACCCAATGGAGCACGGAAAACTTCACCGTCTTCATATTCCACAGCGATGTGGTGGTTGCCGACTTCAATGACCTTACCCTTCCGAGCAGCAACCTGAGCAAACTCAGGACCAGATCGAGCAGCGATCATGGATTCCATGCCAGTGCGGCCTGGTGCTGATTCGTAGTTTTCTGTTGCGATACCGTGACCGTGCTGAATGGCAGAGAAACCAATCCGTTTAGGATCGTCACCGTCCGCGCCAACACCCAGCAGAGCCGGAGTCGACATGATCGATGTAGCGCCATCTGTTTTTGCGTTGAACTGGCGAACAGTACCACGGACCGTCGTCAGGTTTGCGTTCTGCGGCATGTAGGCAATAATGCCCACGTCACCACTGTCCACTGTACCTTCAGAGATCAAGCCCATGTCGGTTCTTTTGAAGAGCCGCGTTCTTGCAACCATCGCTCGACGACTTCGACCACCGCGACCACCGAAGGTGATCACTTCCCGTTCCCGCAGTGCATGGATCGGGTTGATATTGTTGACAGGCGAGGTTGTTGGATCTTTGATCAACATGTTGATCGGGTCAGTGGGGTTCATCTTCACACTGGCTCGACCACCCGGTGCTCTTGCGTTGTACTCACGCACACGCTTGGACAGGTTTTCATAAACCATACCGGCGATACGCTCGTAGCCGCGCACACGCTCCAGAAGCTCGACAACACCGTCCTTATCTTTGCGGGTTTCGTCAACCTTGGAGGTAACCAGCATCTCCGCAGCACGAACCAGCAGGCCGGTGAAGGTAGTCGGCTCTTTCATCCACTTGAGCAGGTCTTCCGTGATCGGGTCAACAAACATGGTGTCGAGAGAATCCAGCTCGCGCAGGAAACGAGCACCAATGCCAGACCGATCAAAGATAGCGCTGTAGACATCCTTGCCTTCAAACATCTGACTGCCGTAGTTGCGGATCGAATCCTTGGCCAAGTTAAAGCCAGAGAGGATCAGCGTCGGCACCACATCCTTGCGACTGAAGACGAGCGACTCATCGACAAAGCGAATGGCGTATTCGTCAGGCTCAAGGTTGAGGCGAGCGCCGGCAAGCACGCGACGAGGCCTTACCTTCAACAGTTCCAACAGCTTTCTGAAACCGAGAAGATAAGCAAGCACCAGGCCCATCGGAATGTTCTTCGAATAGACCTTTACTTCGATTGCACTGATCGGTGTGGTTGTGTCAGCAGGAACACCCAGCAGCTCAAACAACGTACCGACTTCTTCCAAATTACCGCCATTGGCGTCAGGAACAATTCGGTAGATCATGTTGTTGTGGTCCATGATCAGCGCTTGCTTTTGGTCATTCCAGCCAATCAGCACCCAGCCTTTCTTTTCAAAGGCTTTATCGGCATCGGTGTACTCGAACTTCTCGAAGCGCCGCTTGTGGTCAAACCACAGCGTGTTCTTACCGCACACCAACGACATGATCCGTTCAGAGATCGAGGTGTACAGACGAGGCACGTCAGCCGTGTAATCGGCCACCGAGCTGAGCATCGCTTTGCTGATGTCCGGGTCTTCTGGATTCAGCGCCTTGATGATCAGCTGACCCATGAACCACTTTTCGTAGTTGAAGTGCTTGCGCTCAGACCGCTCGATGAAGACCTTGCCGTAATAGCTGTTAAGACCAACCTGAGTCGGGCTCAACTTACGGATAGGCAAATCGGAACGTTGCTTACGCATCCGGTAACGCGTGCCGTTATAAAGGAACGAACCATCGGACTTAACGACCGGGATGGGGAACTTGATCGTCGAAGGCTCGCCCACGGCTGGAGTGATCTTGACGGTGTGGATTTCCTGATCGTTACTGGCATCAGTCATGCGGTCGATGCTGTATCCAGTGATCGCCAGAGGCGCTTTCTGGATAGCGGACACACAACGGATGATGTCTTTCTTCAACACCTTCTCGATGTACTGACGCTCAAAGGTATCGGTCTTGGACACAATCAGCGATGGGTCAGTGACCTCACTTGCATCACCGAGCACCGTGGGTTTGATCTCGATATCCTCATCTGGAATCTTGATCGCATCCACCAGCTTTTCATCGCCACCGTAAGGGTCCGGAAGATTATTGAAAGCTTCCGATACTCGAACGATACGCTTGTAGTCAGCAGCCGTCAGAATGACGCCCTTGCCAACCAGTTCAGTTGCCTTGTCGACAATGGCCGAGCCAGACGATTTAGCAGCACGGTCAGATGCCAACACGTTGACGTCGATTGCCTTGACTTCAAGCTTCTCGCCATCTTCGGTGTATTCGACAGCATCTTCAGCAGCACGCTTACGGATCTCGTCAAGCTCTTCCAGCTCTTTCTCAAGTGCTGCGATCGAGACCTTATCGTCAAGCAGCTCTTCCGACTCCTCGTGCTCCTCGTAACCGATGTTCAGTTCAACGTCATCCAGACCGCCAGCATCACCCTCGATTTCGACGAGGGGTTCGAGAACCTCGGTTCGGGTCTGCGTTTCGATCGGAGTAGTTGCCTGATGGATAACCATCAAGAACTTCAGCAGCATGAGCTGGAACATCGCAGGATCGTAGGTCACGCCCTTCGACTTATTCGCTGGATCAAGACGCATCCGATTCAGCCAGCCCAGATTGACCACGATAAAGCCATTGAGGCGGCGAACAATCAAGTTCACCTTATCGTAGTTATCGGGATGGATGTGATTCAGCAGACTGTTTTCACGCATCTTGCCGGCCCAAACAAACAGGTCAGCGATTTGCTTCGAACCGTCATCGCGCAGCGAGTTCAGTGTGTCTGCCGTTTGCCGAGTGGTGAACTCACGCAGCGTACCGAGGCCCGGCATGATTTCAGGCAGGTTCAGCTCGATGAACTGATGACGCTTACTGACAGCAGCCAGCTTGTTCACATTGTCCAGCACTTCTGCGTAGACGTTACGCCACATGTACCAGCCAGCACGGAACGACGTCGCATAACGAACCATGTGGCTGAGCATGCTGTAGTTGAAAACAATTACAGTCCGATCATCCGTCTCCAGACGTTCGAGCTTACGCAGCGGACGGAATGCACGGTTCCTTTGACGGAATGCCGTGATCATCGTGTCAGGCGAAGTGAACGTCCGGATCGGATTACCTTCAGGTGCCGTGTACTGCTTGACATGATCGATGTAGATCACGCCAGGCACAGACCGCATCAACGGATCGCTGATTTGCGGACCTACGGTTACGCCGTCGGCTGGAGCGTAGTGCAGGATGGAGAACTTCGGAAGCGTGAGTTTCAGGATAGGGTAAACAACCGGCGCTGTAAACTGGCTGCTCTTGAACAACATGTAGCGCAACCGATACCGGTCGTAATTGAGTAGCTCGGCCATGGACCGTTACCCCTTCTCAGTTTTAGCCTTGTGGTTTACCTGCTTGATGTGATTGAACCGGCCGGTCAGGTTCTTGATCACGAAGTCAGCAGTGTCGTAGTCGATTTGTGCACGAGGATCGCCAGAAGGCTTAACCCATGCTTCGCGAGTCGAGAGATACTTTTCAGTCTCTGCAAGCGCGTCGTTGGTCATAACTGCGGTACCCGAACCGGTGTCACCGTCAAAGTCGGCACCAAGGCCGGTCAGACGAGATGGCGCAGGAGACTCGGAGTCATGGTAACCACGAAGGTTGTAGTTCGGATATTCAACCGCCAAGAACTCATCGCCCGGGAGGGGCTCCCAACCACTATCCAGCTCACGACGGATCTCACCAACCGAAGTGGTCTTAACGTGCATCCGTGAAGGATACGTCGAGTCGTCACCGTTAATCGGATAACGAACCACATCGATAAAGTACTTGATCCATTTCGAATAGCCGGACAGATAGACAAGCTCAATGAGCGTCATCGGGTGAACGTCTTTGCGATCGAAGCCTTGCGGAAGATCTTCAATGTCGTCGAATACTTTAAAGGTACCCTCGCCATTATAAACCAACGACAAGTAGTGATCGCCAATCATCACCGGGCGATGACGGGCTTCAATATCTACAAGGCTGTTGATTACTTCACGCAAACCATCAAACGTTGTCCAGCGGTCACGCGTGGTCGGAGTCAGCCCAACCCATTCAGGTTTGAGCGTCTTCGTGTTGACCAGCATGACGTCGCCTTCACCAGCCGACATGATCTTCGACAGGTAACCCGTACGCATCCAGAACACGACCACAGGAGCCAGAGCAACCGCTGCCTGGAATGTCCCGAGTACAGTTGAGTCGAATGCAGGTACGTTTGGAGAATCGAGGCTATAACCTGACGTTTCCATCGAGGTCAGTACGTTTCGGGTTCCGTAAAGAACACGACGCGAAGTCCACTTGTCCCGGATGAACCCGTTCTTGCCGCCGATGATTCGCTCGACGTAGCAATAGATGTCGTAGATCGCTTTGTTCAGCAGCAGTCGAGGACCGTCGTAAATGACGTTCTCCGAATCCCGGTTAGCCGGCAAGTTCAGCGCGGTGTACATCACACGGAAATAGTAGTCGTTGATTTCGTGTTTCGTCCAACGGCCATCTTCGCCGATCTCAATGTCTCGAAGACCAGCAGGCATAACGGGAAGGTTGGTGAGCGTGAAGCGATGACGCCAACGCTCAAGGAAATCGATACGCTCGTTACGTGCAGGAGATGCGGTGCGTTTGAACTGTAACTTGTCCAAATGCTTCATGAAGAAAGCATAGCCGGTTTCGGCATCTGCATCGACACTCGGGACAAAGTCACCTTCCGCTTCATCGAACTTCGCTGTTCGAGTCCCCTCAAGGATTTCCTTATAAAGAGCCTTGAGGTTAATCAGGTCGCGATAGATCTTCGGGTGAAGAACCCGAACGTTCAACTTGATCTTCGCAAACACCTCATCGCGCTCAACCGAACCCACAGGTCCGAAGATGCGAGTCGAGAACAGCCCGTCATCATGGAAGTTGGTGCTTGCGCCTTCCGTAATGTCGAGGCGAGTGATTGGCGCTAGATGCCTTAGATCGTCATCTTCCGTATGAAGAATCCAAAGAAGCGCGGGCAAGACATCGGTTTTCATGGACAATGTCCCTGTGTCGAAGTGGTATGAACCATATAGCCACCCTTTATGTTGAGAGAAACGTAATGGCTAAAAAAGACGATCACGACCTCCCCGAGTTGTCTGATTTCGACGACCTCGACTTCGGGGACGCCGACTTTGACTTCTCCGGCAATATGGGCGGCAAGAAGAAAAAGGGAGACCGCACGCCTTATCACGCTGCGGCAGAAAGTTTTGTTAAGGCGGGTAAAGACCGGCTGATCAACCGGGACTTTGTACGCCGTATGCTGTCTGGTGTGCTTCCGAAAGGTTACACTCAGGCGCTCAATACATACGATGCCTTGGATCGCGGCATTGCCGATATCATTAAAGATAACAAGGCAGAACTCGATCCGTATCTGCGCCGATTGAAGGGCGGTCAAGACAGGTCTGCAAGCAGCCTGTTGCGCTTTCTGCCGAAGAGCGTTCGAGACGCCATTGGCGATTCGGGCAATAGCTCCTCGTACAGCGGTAGCGGCCGTCAGTCTGAGCTTGACGGTAACTTGGCCGGTATGGCTGAGATCTTCAAGGCTCAAGCCGCTGAGCGGATGCAGGACACGTACACCGAAGCTGCTCGAGACATTCGTGACCAGAAACGCTTCGCAATAGAAATGCAGGTGTCCAGCTCTATCGGCCGTGGCATTGGTCGACTGGTCGGTTATCAGGATAACATCCTGATCAAGTACCATCAGAAGAGTCTGGAAATCGGGTACCGTCAACTGGATGTTGGCATCAAGATGTTTGGTCTGCAGCGTGAGCACTTTGCACGCAGCGAACAAACACTCAACAACATCCTCGATAACACTGCGCTTCCTGACTTTGTCAAGATGACGCATGCTGACGTTGTAAAACAACAGCTGTCGAACAAGTTGGCAAACGGCGCGCTCAACACTGTTAACAAGTTCACCTCGAATTATTTCAGTGGGCTGAAAGGCAACATCAGTGAAGCATTGGGCGCTGGTCTGGATGTGTTTGGTCAGATCAACCAAATGTCCGGCCCGGGTATGTCGCGTAGCCACATGGTTGGCGATATGCTGGGTAGCTTTGCCGGTGATGCTGCTGCTCAGGGCGTTGAATATCTGATCAGTATGCTGTCTGACCGTTACGGCAAGAACATCGCCGGTAACAAGTTCTTCAGCAAAGGCAATAACGTTCTTCGTGATGCGTTGACGTCCATCCCTCAACGATTGAACGAATACGCTAAATCGGAAGGTACTCGTACTGGTATTTTGGGTCTTGGTGAAGAAGCCCTTAAAGGCATGCTCGACACCTACAGTGCGACCAGTTCGATTCGCGGTAAGGATCTGGAAGATCTCGACAAGCCTGCGTACATGGATAACCTGTTCTACGAATCGGTTACCAGCATCATGCCTGGCTACATGGCTAGCATTGACCGCTCGCTTAAAGTCCTGGTTACCGGTGAAGATCACGAAGAGGCTGCATGGAGCCATTATAGCGGTGGTTTCGTTGATCGCTCCACGCTGAACAAGCAACACGTCAAAATGGCGCTCCTCGACAGTAACGGCGAAGCCCTGCGTAATAGCGTGGATAGCCTGCTCCGTCAGATGGGCGCTGGCGACATTTCGCTTCAAGCAAAACGTGCTCTTCGTCGACACTTGATGAAGGACATGGCAGGCGCTAATCGTTTCAATCCTTCTCGTTACGTCAAGATTGATACTTGGCGCGATGAACCAGAAGACATTGCAAACGAGCTGATCGAATTCTTCGCTACCAAGTTTGGCCTGTCTCCAACAGGCGAACAGATGGACAACTCAGAGGAAATCAAAACCCATCGTCTCGATGTGGCCGACAAGTTCTCTGAAGTGCAGAGCCGCCTACCTGAATTCGGTGCGCGGATGAATCTGTTGTCTGGCGTTACTGGTCGTCGTGTTTGGCGTGACCTTGGTCTGTCTCGTTACAACGGTAGCAGCGGTGACATCATTGACCTGGATAAAGTTTACGACCTGATCGTGAACTCCGGCGATGACTTCGATCCGAAGGATGAAGAGAAGCTCAAGAAATCTCTGTCGCCTGAACAGTGGCGACAGTTGATGGTCGATAAGCGCAAGAAGGAGGAAGAGCGTCAGGCTGCCATTGAACGTGGCGCGAATAACGATAGCGTCGATATCTTTAAACGTGGCCTGAACCGTAACCTCGGTCGTTCCATTGTCCGTCCCGATGGCGCTGGTCCGAGTGGTCCTTCCCCAACTCCAAGTCAAACCGTTCAGGCTCAGATCGAATGGCCAGACGTTATCAAAGCGCATGATGAGCAAACGCATCTGCGGCTCGATCGTCTGATTGGCTCGTCCTCTCAAAATGGCGAACTCCTCGGTCTGATCGCTCAGCTGATTCCGAGTGCTGGTGCGAATAACCCTGGTAGCGCCGGTGAGGGCCCTCCGGGTCCAGATGGGTCGCCAACTCCTGGTCGTCCAAGTGGCGATCTCGATTCAGCTATTCAGGAACAAATCGCTGAGATCAAGCGTCGTTGGTACGATGCCAGTATCCGTGAGGGTGCGGGCGGTGCTGCGAAGAAACTTAAAGGCGGCTTGTTTAGCGCTGGCAAGATGCTTGGCACGTATCTCAAGTGGTCGTACGGTTCGATCTTCAGTGCTTCAAAGTTTGGCATCAAGTCTGCGGTTGGAGCTGCAAAGTTTCCATTCAAAGCGCTTGATGGGTTTGGTATTTCCGACGTACACAAAGCGGGGGAGGAAGAGCCGACTCTGTTGGCACGCGATATTCGTAAGGGTTACTACTTCGATATCAACAGCAAGAAAACGGTTGAGAAACTTAAAGACATCACCGGTCCCGTTAAGGACGTAAGAACGAACGAAGTCGTGTTGACGCAAGAAGACATTGACCAAGGGCTGTTCAGCGGTACAGGTGAGTCGCTTGCTGGGTTCTTCTCACGCGCTGGTTTGAAGATGGGCGGTTTGTTGGCCAAAGGTACCAAGGCTTACATGCGTGGTACTTACGGCGTAATGTGGGGCGCTGCGAAGATTGTTGGTCGTGCTGTACTCGATCAATTCACGCAGTTCGACGCATACCTGCCAGGGGATACGGAACCAAGGATTCGATCCGTTCTCATGAAGAAGGGCGCGTACCGTACAGCTGAAGGTGCGGTCATCACATCACTCAAGGATATCAAAGGCCCAGTCTACGAGATGGATGCCGATGGTAACCGCGTAGAGGTCGTTTCCCAAAAGGAGATCGATCAATACAAATCGTTCTACACCGTAAACGGTTCCCTGCTGTACACGGTTGGCGGTAAGGTCATCCACGGAACTGGACGTGCTCTTGAGATGGCGGGTAAAGCCGCTAAGTGGTACGGTCAGAAAACCATGGCGTTCTATAAGGGCTTGGGCAAGATGATTGGGGCGGCAGGACGTGGCCTCAAGAACTTTGTGATGGGCAAGTTCAAGAACGGCGCTGTTGGCATGCTCGATGACGAGATGTCACTTGCCGCTGTAGAGATCAGTGGGCAGCAGCTTCAGGTCCAAATGGAAATCCTGCAATTCATGAAGTCTCGCTGGGATCAGGAGAAAGTTCATGGAGACACGGACGGTGACGGAACTCGTGACTGGTCGTGGCAGGACATTATCAGACGCCGCAAAGAAAAACTGGCTGCTAAGGAAGGCGGGGCAGGTGGCGATGGTACTGGTTCCGAGAAGGTTGTCGAAGCCATTAAGGAAATGGACAAACACCTCGACAAGAAGTTGGAAGAGCTTAAAGAAACAACCGAGGAAGCCGGAGAAAGCAGCCTGCTGGAAGATGCTGCTGACTTGTCTGACATCGCAGATCACGGTGGTCGTAAAGGCCGTGGCGGACGTGGTGCTCGGGGTGGCGGTAAGAAAGGATGGCTGCGCCGCACCGGCGGCAAGATGATGGAGAAGGGCGGCAAGCTTGTCAGGAAAGTGCCGGGTGGCGGTATGCTCGCACGATTCGGCAGCTGGGCCGGTCGCGGTGCATTGGCTGCAGCTACATGGGCAGCTCCAATGCTTCTTGAGGGCGCCGTTGCTCTCGGGTCTGTGCTGAGTGCTCCAGTTGTAATTGGTGCGCTTGCAGTTGGTGGTGCGGCGTATGTCGGCTACCGGATGTACAAGGCCAGCGAAGCTGAGAAATTCCCTCTCCTTTATCTGCGGATGACTCAGTACGGTGTGAACCCTACTGATGAAAAACGCGTCAACATGATGGTGCAACTCGAAGGCATGGTCCGGAGAGGCGTTACCGTCACCAAGGATGGCCAGGCAAGTATCGATCCAGGCAAGATGGAACTGGGGTCGGTGCTCGATCTATTTGATGCGCAAGATCCGGAACGCCGCAACCAGTTGTTCATGTGGATCCAGAACCGATTCAAACCGGTTTTCCTGGCCCACTGTAGCGCCATGCAGAAGATCCGAAACACCACCGATCTTTCCAGTGCTGACGATGGCATTGGCGATGGTGACATCGAGACCTTCCTCAGCACTGTCGATGCTCCAGGGATGCAGAAAGTCTACGACGATCTAGCGACGTCTCCTTTTGATGGGAAGTTGACTGAAGATTCCGGTGACGTTGCGTCGGCAATTAAGATGGTGCGTGGTCGCCGTAAGCTGGGCGGCGAACAGAAGAAAATGAAGATGGACAACGCTGTCGCCACTGGCAACGTTGATGCGGTCGCTGCTGCAGCGACTGTAGGTGTGGCTGCGAATGGTTTTGGCGATTCTTCACAGATCGCTAAGGGTCTGATCATTCAGCAATCTGTACGCAGTGGACGTTTGCCTACCACGGTAGCAGGCGTTGCGGCAGGGATGAAGATCCAGACTAGCCTCGACATCCCAACAGCTGTGCGTTACAAGACGTACGGTCTGAAGGAGATGAAGCTCGATAAGTGCATCCAGCTCCAGAAGGTTGAAGAAATCTACTGGCCTGCGGTGTCTTACGTCGGGACAAGTAAGGCGACCTTGAACGGCAACATGGACGATCTGGAAAATCGCGCCATCGACATCTTCAAGCCTGCAAACGAAGTAATGCGTGCCGACGTTCAGAAGTGGGTTCGCTTCCGTTTCATCCCAACATTCTTGCAGTACGCTATTTCCGTTCGTCGTCGTTACAACGGTGATGCGAAGAATGCTCCAGGTAACCTGACCGGCGTGCTGATGCGCGAGGTATTGGACGAGACAACTCGAGCCGTTGCGGATACCCCAATGGGGCAGACCAGCGTGTGGAAGATTGCAAACTCTCCATGGCCGGGCGAACTGCTGGAAGAGATGGCGGGTTCCACTAAGTCCTACATTGATGCACTGGACCGTGGTGACAATGCGAAGGTTCTTGATGTCAAGGGGATGGAAGCCCAAAAGAACCAAGACCCGAATGATTACGGAAAGACTCTGCTCAACACTGCTCTCGGTAACCAGCGTGCAAACGCCTCAGGTTCCGGGGTAAACCAATCTGGCCCAACGCTCTCGAACTACGCGAAGATCTACGGGCAAGGTGCAGTAGCGGGCGGTGCTAAAGGTCAATCCGTTGGATACGGCACTGGCGCAATGCTGATGTCTGGTCCGTCTGGTACGCAGGTACAGCACCCTGGTGGTGGTACAGGCGGTGACATCAACTCCCTGCCGAACAATACCGGTAAGGGCATTGACGCGATGGGTCCGATCATTACGGCTGCGGCCAAGATGGTGGGGTTCGATCCGAACATTGCTCTGAACGTGGCAGCTGTGGAATCCGGCCTTGACCCTAATGCATCCTCCGGGATTGCTTTCGGTCTGTTCCAGTTTGTTAAAGGGACATGGGCGGACATGATTAGGAAGTACGGCGCTACCTACGGCATTGCTCCTAATACCCCACCATCTGACCCACGGGCGAACGCGATTCTCGGTGCATGCTACCTCAAGGAAAACTACGAAGGGCTCTCGCCTATCCTCGGCGGAAACGTCAGCGATGTCGATCTCTACGCAGCTCACTTCCTTGGTCTTGGCGGCGCTAAGAAGTTCTTGGCAGCTCCGAACAATGAATCGTCCGGTAACTACGTGAGCTCAGCGGCTATTGAAAACAACAAGTCTGTTTTCTACGGTCCAAATGGATTGCGCTCGGTAGGTGAGGTGAAGCAGGAACTCGATCGTCGTATTCAGATCGGGAAGAAGAAAGCAGGGATGGGTGCAGCTCAAGGGCCGAAAGGCGGTGTGGCGATCGACAAGTCTGGTGCGGCTCCGGCGTTTAATACCGGTGGTGCTGAAGAAGATGGTCAAAACACAACTGGGGCTGGTGCGGCTGTTTCGGCACTGGATGCGGCCAACGCTGCTAACGGTGCTGCAGCCGGCACGCCTAGCGCTACACAAGTGACGCCGCGTCCAAGCGCTCCAATGACGGCTGACATCGCTCAGGAAGTCAACGGGACTGCTCCGACTGGCGGCGGTGCTGCAACTCCGGTTGCTGATACTGGCGCCGCTCCAGCGTTTGTGCCTCCTCCTGCTCCTAAGGTGGGTGCGCAACCGACGGCCTCTCGTGCAGCCGCTGCTGACACTGTTGCTAAAAATTATGAGCAGCAAGCTCAAGCGTCCAGCGACATAAACGGACTCTTGCAGCAACATCTGCTGGTGGCTCAATCGATGGATGGCAACATCCTGGCAATCCGCCAAGCGATCATGCAGCTCGTGAATAAAGGCACCGGTGGCGGTAGTCCGGGACAACCCGCTCCAACTCCTGCTCCGAGACAGATGGAACCTGCTCGGAAATCTCCTGTACAGACCCAACGTGGACAGGCAGTGACCTGAGGATAAGGAGGCGGGAAACCGCCTCCGCCTCTTTTGTTTAACTCCAAGGGGTGTTCGTTATGGCGCGTAAGTACGTGCTAGACAAGAGCTGGGCTGGACACGCGTTTCTGGCTCCACCCAGTTCTTTGTCTGACTCGGTGGACAACAATCGGCGTTTTCGCACATCTTCGTCTCGCAAGTTTATCGATACAACAATGGGCGGGCATTGGGCAATTAACCCGCTATCGCAATTCACAGAGAACTGCGATATCAGCCACCCATCGATCTTCTCCAGTGCTGAACCCATGGGTCGGTGGTATAGCGAGATCTTGGACGATAACGCTCAGCTGGTTCACATCCGCTGTGGCGTTCCTCAGTTCAACTCGCTGACGAACTTCTTCGGTAACTTCTACAACGTTCACGCAGGTTCCATGGCCCGTACGGGCCGTGCGCCTGATCTGTGGTTTAGCATCGGTAAGGTAGCGGGCTTTATTGGTACGCTTCCTCTGCAGCCGTTCATTCTGGCCGGCTCGATGTTTAAGTTCTTCGTAGGCATGCCTCGTTCGAAGTACTACTACTTGAAACCTGCCATGTACTCGTACTGGCTGGCGTACAGTGGTTTTGTGAACGGGATGTTTGTGAACATGGGTCTTTCCCCTCACTTCACGAACGATGCTCAAAAACGTTACTTCGATCCACTGACCATTCCGGGGACTGCAGACATTGGGTCCATGAACCGTGTGCTGAACGACGGTATCGTGATGACGGATGGCGGGATCGACGTGTTCCGTATGTCGACCAAAGCGCAACGTCTGGCTAACCGCTATCGCGAGAAGATGGACGATGCTCTGGCTAACCTGACCGGTGACCCAGCAAAACGCGCTGACGAGTTCAACCGCATCCTCTACGACGGTGTGGATAACTCGTTGATGGATCTTGACGATCCTGGCGCCTCTCTGGCCGACTACGAGTCTGCGTACCTTGCATTCCTCGGTAAGTACAACGAGAAGGATTCGTATAACTCCGAGAAGTATCCAGACGAAAACGACGACCAAGGCTGGTGGACAAAAGCGGGTAACGCGTACACATCCGAACGTCACATGGGTGCGGACTTCGTTACTCTGCGTGTAAACTTCACCCCAACCAACAGCGACTCTTTCAACAACCAAGCGACAGAGCCATCCATCAAGACAGAGATCAACGCAATGAGCTCCAAAGCTCGTATGGCGCGTTTTAACCTGGCGGATGGTAACGTGGCAGGGTTTGTTGGTAAAGCCGTTGAGGTGGTCTCTAACGTCGCCAAGGGTATCCTTGAATCTGCACAGCTCGAAGGTCTGGTAGCGCTGGCCGGTAACTCGTTTGCTGACATTCAGAAGATGTACGAATCGTCATCTGCAGACTTGAACCGGACTACGTTTACCATTCCTCTTCGTTCGTGGGCAGGCGATGATTGGGTTCGATTGAAGAACCTGATGATTCCTTTGGGTGGTATCTTGGCAATGTCCTTGCCTCGTGCTACGGGTATGGCGTCCTACGATGGCCCTCCTCTGCTCGAAGTGTTCAACCAAGGTCACACGTTGATTCGTGAAGGCATGGTGGAATCGCTGACCATCGAGCGGGGTGTGGGCGATGTGGGCTGGAAACGTGGCGGGCAGGTATTGGGTATCGACGTACACATCACGATCGTGGACTTGTCTACCATCATGTCGATGCCAATCAACCCAGCCTTCAGCGGTTTGTCCGGTGCTCTTACGGCCGGTGCTGAAGTTGTTGCAGGTAGCGCGGGCGTTACTGCTGCGACTGCTTTGAACAAGTCGACGTACAGTGAAGACAACAAATGGACTGACTGGATGGCGACGCTGGGCGGCTTGCCTTTGAACACCATGATCAACAGTACGCGTAAGTGGCAGCTGAACATGGCTCAGAGTCGAGCAGCGTATAACCAGTGGAAGTCGCCAGACCGCGTTGTAAGCGGTTTGATGAACAGCCTACCCGGTGACATTATCAAAGCTGTATCAAGACCCACAGACCGGCCATAGCCGACATACAGCCAGCCCGCAAGGGCTGGCTGTATGCTGTTAGGTGATGTAGGCTTCAGGGTAGAGGGTTTTCATGACCGAACTCACACCAGTCGACAAGAATGACGGACCGATCAGTGTAAGTAGTGCTTCAGGATCTGCCATGTTCAGCAGCTTCTTCGCATCGGTTGATGCTGTCGTGAAGGCATTCAGATCTTTCACGTAGGTCCCGTTACGATTGTACTCTTCCCAATGTGGGTCGATCCGGTTCAGGGTGCTGAGCAACAGCGCTCGTTTTGCAGGCCACTTATCGATCGTGTCATCGGTACCGAAATAGAAACTGCCCAAGATGTTCTTGATCGGATTCGGATTGACTTCCAAATACGCAGCCAGACCAATCTTGTCGAGCACTCGGTTGATGGTTGCAAGGTCCGTGCCCACAATGGAATCGGTGGAGACGAACTGGTAAGCCTTCTTGATTGCCTCGTCGCTGGCCGACTGCGCCATGACGTCGTCGACAAGATCAGGAATGCCATACCGCAGCAACTGTTGCGTGATACCACCAAGGATGGCGGCTTCGGCCTCGATGTTGATGACCTTCATCAGGTCGCTATTGCCAGTCAGCTCATTGACAATCTCAGCGAGACCATCGATGTCGTTAACACCAGCCACCTTGATGATCTTGTCAAGGTTTCCGTAAATGATGTTAACGTTCTTCTCAGCATCAGGTCCGATGAGAGTACCGGCGACAGAGGCCAGTTGGTTCTTAAGCGCACCACCGATCGAACCCAGCAGAGATGGAAGGGACGAACCCATCGCACTCAATGCGCGTTCGAACATATCTGCCTTATCCACTGTGCCACGCTTAGCACTCAGAATAAGGTTGGTTAATTCTTTAACGGAACTGGTGTTAGTCTTCAGTCCCTCAATGCCGTCAGAGTAAACCCCTTTAAGGGAATCAAAGACGGTGTTCTTTGGTGCGTCGTTCGAGATGCGGTAGGCATCCTCAACGATCATTGCGTCACGACCGTTGGTTTGGAAGATCGTGTTTGAAAGACGACTACTCATTGACCCCACCCTCAGTTTGGTTCACATGATAAACAAAAAAAAAGAAAGAAGGGCATACAGCAGAGGCTTTCGCCTCTGCTGTATTTGATCACTTCGTCTTGCTAACTTTTTCTTTCAACTCTTTTCGTAGTTCGTTAAGCCATTCGGCTACCCAAACTGTTTCTTTCGGTTCAATCACTTTCTTGTTGCGCAACATGTGGTAATAGCGGAATGGAAGTACGCTCTCAACGAAAGCTTTGTAGATCTCTTCGTTGTCCTCGATCTTGGATCGCATGGCCAACTTGATTTCATTCCTGAGCGCTTTGTTCCACTTGGGCTGATACTTATCGCTGATCTTCTTTGCGTCGAAGCCGCTGGCGACTCGAAGCTCCTCAATGTCTCGTTCGACTACATCCTGATCGATCTTGAGGTATTCCCACAGCCCTTGTCCGGTTCGAAAGACACCGAGAGTAGGGTGGCTGACTTTGACGTCCGCCAACAACGGCAGGAGGCGCCCAAGACGAGTGGCTGCGTTTAGATCGATTCGAATATGATCTTTGTTATCCATTTTCGGATCGGGCAGCTCATTCGCCATTGTCATCGTCCTCGTCTTCATCGAGTGCGGGCTGGCCATACGTCCGGTTCCTTACCAGTACTTCATGTTTGTAGGTGACGTCATTCGGGAACTCAAGTTCCACGGCGATCTTGTAGCTCTTAACACCGAGGATGTTAATTGCTGCAGTGAATCGACGCCAGGGGATGGAGTCCTTAGCCAGAGCCTTGGCCATGTTACTCTTATCGTGCGTGACCTTCAGAAGATCCACTTCCCCTTTCGAGTTAGTGTTGAGCCTTCTGTAATACAGGTCGGCCATTTTGTCCCACTGCGACGGTGAGATCCCATGGGTGAGCAGCATGTCGCGAAGTAGAGTGGCGAGCTCGTTTTCGCTGAGGTCAAGTTTCTTCGTGTGATCAAGCAGCAGTTCACGAAACGTGGACCGTTGTGATCTCTTGCGAGTCGTCATGGCGGTAATATCCTTTAAACGTGTGCAGGCTTACGCATAAGCGATGGTCTGACTTTAGGATTTGTTGCTGAAAGCGAGAGTGGTTTCCAATACCTGCACAACGTCCCTGACAACTACGGTCAAGTATTTGCGCATGTAAGCGTAGTAAACGTGGTTAGGAGTAATCTCCTTCACGTCAAGTAGATGATGTATGATTCGGATCTTTTCGAGCACCTGAATCCACACTTCCTGAGGATGCCAGTAACCCGTCTTGTCGTGGAAGTAGTAATCCACAATCGTCATCGGTTCACGTAGCCTTTGGTCCAGTTTCCATTCTTCCGTGACCGAACCCTCGGTTTCAATGCATCGTATAGAGATTTCGAGCCACGCCAATAACTCGTAAATGTTATCGCTACAGACATTGACCGAGTAGTCAAAATGATCGACGCTAAGCTCATCCAGCATCAGCATGTAAGCAGGAGCAGAAAGCTGTTGGCTCCTTTTCCATGGATCATCAGACAATGGCTCTGGTTCAGGTTCAGGTTCCACTGCCGCTGGTCGGCGAAGCAGTTTCATTAACCATTGTTTTAACATGTCCCCTCCTTAGAGGGAAAGAGGTAAGCAGTGATGGAAGATCATGATCCGTTCCCAGCAACGCCAGGACCAAACCGAGTAGAGCCAGTGCAAGGCTTACTTGAACGCGACACTGACCCGATGGCCGTTGTACGGTTTACTCAGAAAATGCGTTACTTTGCTGCCGACGTCCTGACGGTCGGCGGTACGCAGATGCCTGACAAACCCGGCGACCTGATTCAGATCCTCAACGGCATGGATCAATCAGCACTCACCACCCGTAAACTCGACATCGAAGAGAAGGCGACCGACAACGGCCGCAATGCCATCGACGCCGTTCGTGGCATCCGCGAAATGTTCGCCGGCCGAGATCCATTCCTCGCTGTTGGGCAAGAACGCGAAGTCACCGGACAACGGATCAACTCCATTCTCCCTGAAGGCTACGTCCCACCTCCTGTTGAGTTTAAACCGGGGGAGCGGGATCAGGGCGAAGCGATGCTTGACGTTTCCGATTTTGTATCTCAAGATGAATAAGCGGGTTGTGGCAGACCCAACCAGTCGGGATGTACGTCAGCGCAATGAATTTGACGAGGACGAGCGATCTCGCACTGAACGGGTTTTCCACACCTTCTTCTTTCTCGGGCAGTGTTCCGCTTGAGGCAATCGTTGGCGTGATCATCACCACGTTAGGGAGCGGTCTTTCAATGAGCGCTTCCTGATTGGGGGTGAGCCAATCTTCATGGTTGTAGATCGCTATCATGTCGTAGGTTTTACCCACGATCGTCGGCGTCAGTTCAGCCCACGGTATGCTGAGAGCATTAACCGTGATGTTGTACGGGAAATAACGACGCACTGCACGAACAAAGATCTTGATCTCATTGGGAGTCAGGTCTTCATAAGGCCACAGGTTGATGTCGATGGTCACTGACGTAATGCCAGCGCCTCGCTCCATCCTGTTGCTTGCATCAATCATGTCCTTGCGAAGGAAGTAAACGAAGTCCGTCATTTTCGACGCACCGATCGTATCTGCCTCCATGCTGGCATAAAGGTTTTGATACTCCTGACGGTCAATTTGACCATTTGTCAGGAGATCGAAGTTGTCATGATGCCGTTCACGATAAACCCCGGACGCTACGACCGCATTGGCGATTGCTTCGTCAATGCGGCGTAGTGCGCCGTACCGTGCATCCGTCAACATGTTCACATCAATGATCGCATGTTGTTTCATGGATTACCTCAAGCGGGTTTGGGCGCCGGTGCTTTTGGAGCGCGTGCCTGATCCAGCATGGTAACGATGTTGGACATCGTCAGCAGATACAGGAACATCATCCAAGGACACCCTACAAACGTGTTGCGGGCATTCTCGGACGTAGCCGTAAGTCTTGGGACCATGTCCCGCATCTCTTTGGCATCGCGTGGCCAGGTAACGCTCATGGCCAGTTTGCTAGCCAAGTCGTAACGCGCTTCAACACTACCCAAATCTGCACGGAACATGAACGAGCTGGTGAGCGTGATCAACAGCCCAGCAATCTTCCCGTGCAGCTCCAAATGGTTCAGAACCTCCTCAGCCGCAGTTTCGGAGTTCATGACCGTTTGCCAATTGATGCTTTTGGCAGCTTGGATAAACAGGCCGCTGATTTGCTTCTCTGATTCTTCGTGGATGACGTAGCGCAAGGCTACGTCGCGTGCTAAGTCCACAAAAAACTCATTCGATTTATTTTCTGGCATCATCTGGAACCTTAGTCGCTGGATCAAGGTTGTTGCCGATCAGCATGGTGTTAAGGAACGTCGACAACGTCTTGGTAGACCGGGCAATGCCCAAGCCTTCCAGTTGCGACAAGTTGACTTCACCTTCCTCTACAAGAGCCCGTGTGAACTCTCGCGCAGCCAATGCATTACCGCCCCGGACGTGAGTCAGTTCGATGACGGTGTTGTCCAAACGTTTCTGGATCAACGCACCAAACTCAGGGGACGAGATACGACTACCCTTCGAATCGACAGTCGGCTGATCGGTGAGATCATCCAACCGTTGGTGGTGTTCTGGAATCGACCGTTTCTTGGAACCGGTCTGTGCCTGCCGACGGACGATCAAATCGTAGATCGGGTAGACATGAGGCGTAACGTATTTGAGACCCGTTGCACCATCGGTCATGATCAGACGTTCTTCAATGCTGCGGCCCAGATCACGAGCGATTTGATAATTGCGAGCAATCGAAAGACGCACGCCATTCTTACGCAGGTTTGGAACATAGAACGGAAGAAACAAACGTTGCTTGATTTCGTCCGGAGTCCGTGCCGGCTTGAAGCGTTTAACCATTGCTTCAAAGTCAGCATCGGACAGCGAATCGAGATCAGCCCGTATCCGTTCCGAGTTCGTGGTATCTCCAGGCAAAATCTTGTCGAAGTTGCTGCAGATGAAATCGGTAACTTTACGGCGCTTATCGTTCATGACTCAATCCTTCGGCAATTCAAACCGAACGAGGGTTGGGAGAACGTGGACTTCGAAATACTGAAGCCATTTAGCTGGAGGGATGCCGTCGATGAGGCAGCCGCGTTCGTCAATCGTGGACGCTTCCACTTTGCTCAGCTCTACCCGGAAGTAGTCGTTGAGCGACTTGACTTCATCACCACCAGCTTTGGGTGCTTTGAAACTGCGCTTGAAAGCATCCTTGCGCGCGGCGTTGCTGTTGCCAAGCAGATCGGCAACTTTGTCGATCAGGGAGGGTTCACTCATGACTTACGTTCCTTATGCGGTTGCTGTTGGCTCACTCCCTTGAGTTTCGATCTCGGGTAGGCCCATTTCTTTACGGGTTTTTGGGTACCAGTACGGGTGGTATTCGTTCACCCGCATCAGCAGAAGATCTCGAGTCGAGAGGAACGGGGTGCGTTCGCCTTGTTCCACAGTACTGTGCCAGTACCGAGTATTCAGGAGAAGATCCCAATCGTACCCCATGGCCTTGATTTCTTCATACAGTTGCGTTGGTTCGCAGCGCAGCTCTTCCGGGAAGTTCAATGCAGCTGTCATATCCCAGTGCATTTCCATCAGGATGTGAGCAGCGCGCTGCAACGCATAGGACTCGCGCAGCTTCATGCGCACTTTGGTTCGGCCGAGCGATACTTCAGGGCGCAGAGCCAGCGCGTAGTTCAGGTTGTTGCCTACCAGACCGTAACGGTTGGCGTTACGCAGCAGGTAGTAGAAGTTGGACATGTACGGCAGCAAACCTTCTTTCTTCGAGATGATCAAAGGCAGAGGGATGTTGTCGATACCGAACTTGCCACGGAAGTTCGTTACGCGGATTTCGATCAAGTCGGTGGTGGTGTCAACCGACTCAGGCGACCATGGGAACTCGGCACGTTTGTCGTCGCCCATCAGCGTACTGAAGTAGGTAATGGCGTAGCAGTTGCCGGTCTGGAACGAGTAGTTCTCAGGAATACGCTTGATCTTCAGATCGCCCTTCATTGCCTTCAGCAGTTTGACTGTAGGCTTACGCGGGTCGAGCTGGTAGGTCTGGCCGATATGGCCGGTGGTCAGCCAGTAGATGCCATGCTTCGCAACCAAGTCAGGTGCTTGGTCGATGATCTGGCTCTTACCGCTGTTGACCTTCATTGCCAACATGTTGTTATCGGAAGAACCCACATCGTTCTTCTCGAGCATTTCAGTGGCGCCTTCAGTCTTCAGACCAGAGAACGAGTCAGTGAACTCGATAACTGGAGTGAAGTACATGTACGGCTTGCCGGTAGTCGGGTCGATGATTTCGTAGGCAACTTGCTTTTCGTTCTTGAAACGGTCCTTGGCGAACTGTTTCAAGTTGTTGATCATTTCAGTACCGTCCATATCGACGGAACTGGTAAAGAACAGGCGGCCTGCTTCGATGAGATCTTCAGGGACGTGAATGCCCGGAAGGTCAATCATCATTGCTTCGCGCACCAGACGCTCTACACGACGCGCTTGCATGCTGGACTCAGTGTCATGAGCATGCATGGCCGAATCGTCAAAGGCGCGCATCACAGCGCCTGCACAACCGGCTGCCAGCGTGGACTTAAACATGTTCGGTTCAGCGATGATGCCCCAGAACTGCGCGAACCCACCATTACAGATCCACTGACCTCTGTGACCCCGTACCCAAGTACCGGCCGAGATGTCGAGAATCAAGCCAATGTTGGGCATCGGATAAAAGGGTCTTGCCTTCTTTTGGTACTGGTTTCCGAAAGGGACTGGCACGTTTAAATGCTCCGCTGAATTTAATTACACAGTATAGGGAATGGTAGTAACTTAATAGTTCTGATATGGAATCTTTACCCCTGAATTAGCCGGAGTCTATACCTTCATGCCGAAGATCAACCCGAACATCATGAACGAGCTGGCTAATGTCGAGCTCAATTCCCTCGAAAACATTTGCCGCATGGGTTCGGACCTTTCTACTGAATCCTTATCGCTGCCGTTTATCGATACCGTCAAGTCCAAGTTCAACGAATTCGTTGATCGCTCTTCCACCTTCCTGAACGGTTTGAAGGTAGGAAACTACCGCTCCAACCACCTGCACTATGCGGACGCCGTGACGGCGTTCAACAAAACGCCTTATTCCGCTAACCGGATGTTGGCTCTTCACGTAGCGCCGGGTTTCAGCGGTAAGTGGGTTCCTTTCCTCGAATACCTCGTCAATGAAATCCTGCCGGTGGTCGAGCCGCTGGAAGCCACTCTGAAGAAAAGCAACACCCGTCTGGCTCAGATTCTGAACGAGCCTGATCGCATGGCTGCACAAAGCGGCATCAAGGAACTGAAGAACACCATTCCTTGGATCACCGTTGCACACCTGAACAAAATCAAGGAGTTCTTCGGTACTTCGTCCGCACCGGAAGTGCAGGCTTCCAAACTGATCGAGCGTAACGCCGATCTGGAAACTGCATTCAAACTGACCAACGAACTGAACGACCGTCTGGCGAAAGCCAATCTGTCGGGTATCGATGCCATGGTCAATCGTTTCGCCGATCTCGCCAAGAGCTTCAAGGAACATCTGGCGAAGCACGACGATGCAGTGTCCGGTAAAGTCGGTAGCCAACTGTCCGATCTGTTCTACGTGCTGGGCGTTACCGTGAGTGCTGCTGCCGTCCTTTTGGACGTTTTGCCACAACACGTTGAGGCCATGCAGAAGAACATGCAGTTGCTGGAAAAGAAAGCTGCCTGATCTGATTGCGACATATACGCCCGGCTCAATGCCGGGCGTATATGCTGTCTTACATTTGTGAACGCGCGTAGCAGAACACTGCTTTTGCATCACGAACCAGTTCAGATTGATCGTCGTACCTGGCCCAGTCGGGGCAACCATTCACAAGGTCGCAAGCGAGTTCAGGCAACTGCTTCTCGTCGGAAAGGAAGGTTTCGAATGCCTGTACTGCATTCGTTTTACCCCACAGGATGCTGCTCATGGCAGCCGGCAGTTTCAGCGCATTTTCTCGGTGAGCCAAACCGAACTTATCGTTCAGCTGAACGAGCTGTTCCTTGGTAGGACTCTTGATGCCGCGGAGTTTGAAATATAACGACGAAAGAAAGATCAGTCGCTTCATGCTCAGTTGTTTAACCTGAGGAAAAGCGGCTGCTCCGAAACTTTCGCTTTTCAACGCTTTAGCACTCATAACGAGACCTCTGCGGCCAATGTTATTTGACCGCGTAGTAAATGTTAGCTTCAGTCCTCGCCCAAAGTCCAATGTCGCCCGAGTTCAGTTCAACCAATGTTGCGTAACGACCCACTACGTCTGAATCTCGCCACGTAACGACCTTGACAGATTTGACATCCTCTGCTAAGGCCGCTAGTTGGTTTCGACTCAGGATGTCGCCACCTAGGATCAACCGCACCTTATCCTTGAACAACTTTGGCTCATCCTTCGAGCGCTCAAGGTTAAACTCTACATCGACATCAAGATGCTTGGTAACAGGGGTGATGATTGACTTGAGCTTACGGACTACCTTTTTGGTTCCGTGATCCTCATAAAGTACGTCCGTAAGATCGGTCAGCCGATAGTACGGATCGCCCTCTACGACCCTGTCCAGAACACGGGTCAAGCTCTCCCATTGACGCACGCCACGAAAGCCAAGGCCTGCAGGACGCAGTTGTGCAAGTATTGATTTCTTATTCGCGTCGATCACATCGAAGCGCTTTGGATTCGTGTACAAGAAAGTCGTCCCATGTTGGGTCAGCTCCTTGTACGTCTTCGGTGAAAAGATCGCATCCAAATGCCCGATGATGATGTACCCGACTCGATTGACGTCTTTACTCATCGCATTGAGTCGGAGACACTCCATGACCGGATCGTGTTCCTTGACCCGGACAACCCCCATGAAATTGTCTGCGTATGGTTTGCCAAAGAGATCGTCTTCCTTGTCCTTCGTACCATGTGCACCGACGTAGTAAATGTGAGATCCATCTTCACGTTTGTATTCTGCGTCAGTTGTTGCGAAGTACCAGCGAGGCGCCTGCAGAAGTCGAGGTGCCTGAATGTCCTTGTTGTTCCAATACCCCTGGGCCTCCTTGAAGGTTTCAACCAGAGTGGAGTTACGGCTTTGACCCAGCACCTTCCCTCGTGTAGCCAGGTCATCCGCACGGGTGTTGCCCATTTCGCCGCTGTGGCCTTTAGCCCAGCTGACTTTGAGTACGAGGCCTCGAGCAATGCCGGCATCGGCGTAACGCAAGACCTCTTCCCACAGAGGCTGGTACTGAACCGGATTACCCGACTTCACTTTCCAGCCTTTTGTTACCCAGCCACGAACGTGGTTGTTAAAGCCCTGGACGACGTAACGACTGTCGGAGATGATCTGCACGTTACTGATCTGGTCATTGCGCGACAACCATTCCAACGCCATCACGAAGGCATCCAACTCGCTTTCGTTATTGCTTTCGTAACGAGGCCGACCCGAACACATGTCGAGGTAGGCCATCGGCGTAACCTTGTTTCCGATGCAGCTTTCGATATCTTTGTCTTTGCTTTCGAACATGTACCCTTTATCGGTGGGTACGGCTTTTGGGTTTCCTGTTCCTTTTTTCGGAGGGTCAAGAACGTAGGTGTATCCGTGGACTCCTCGCCCACCAACCTTACTGTGCGGATCAAAACCACCGTCACAATAGAGGACTGCGTGAGTTGCAGTTGGTGTATCCGTCATGTCACGAAACCTTGAGTTGTAATGGCTGCCTAGATGATAGGTTGATCTCGTAGTTTTTCATCAAGGACGTCTTGCTTTGATCTCCCCGATAAAGCACTTACGCTCAGTGCGCAGTCGCTTTATCTCATTTTTCTGTAGCCTGATGTGGGCGATCAGTAGGTCGACAACAGCTTTGTTCAACTCATCTTTTGTCTTGCCATCAATCTTGGAGAGATCGGGCAAACCAATCTCGGCAGGATCTTCATCGGCCTTGTCGAGAGCTACAACGCAGTCGCGGATAGGCGTTGCAGTTTTAGGATGCGGGATGTCGGCAGCTTGCTTGACTTCGGTGTGTGTCGATCCCGAAGCTTCGTAGGGGCTGCCGCCCGCTGTGGTGTAAATGACAATGCTGGTGGAGGGAACGACTGGGGTGCAAGACCCCAGTAACAGCAATGGAATTTGGATCAAGAGACGTGGGTTGAGTTTGGCCATGGTCGTGTCCGGAGTCAAAGGTTCTTAAGCTGATCTTCCACGTAGTCTTTGAGGGACTTGTCGGGAGTGTGTCGACGTGGGCGATCGGCGGGAACAGGCGTTTTCACGGGGTCCTTAGGAGGACTCTTTTGCGGATCAGGTTGAATAGTCAACGTTGGTGGGACTTGATCCGATGGAGGGGGTGTTACATCCTTGGGTGGTGGATTTCCCTTTCCAAAGGCATGCTCCATTAACTGTTTCTTCTCTCCTTCTAGTGTCGCTACGCGCTCACGCAGGTCATCGATTACGGTTTTGTCGTAACCCAATTGTTGATTAGCTGTGGTGAGATCGTCATAGGCTTTGTCAGCGTTTTCGCTGACTTTGACGAAAATGAGGAAGACCACCAGAATACAGGCGATGAGAAAACAGGCCAGTTTATTCTGTGCAACGATCTCCTGTAAGGCCTTCTCTTTGAGAAACCATTCCCGCAGAAAAGGGAAGAGGGATTTGAGTATTAAGAGAAACGTCACAACGACCACCCTCTATTTTTGGAAATAGTATAGTTTCAGACCTACACGGGGTGTATTTTTACACCTTAGAGACGCATACCTTTATCGCTAAAACACCCGAGGTGTCATCTGTGAATATCTTTAAGGCTTTTGCCCATATCGGGGCACTGTCCGATAACGCGCCCGGCGTCGTGGCACCTGTGGGCGAGCTTTCGAAGTTGTCTCTGACATTTGTCAAAGAGAACACGCTCCATGTGTCGGCTGATTTCCCCGAAGAAACCCTGGTGGGCTTCAGCTATAAAGAAGACGATGTCGTCAAACCCGTTCCTGCTGCGACGGCCTACAGCTCGCTCAAAGCCATCAACTGGATCTATATCCAAGCCAAGCTCGGCAGCTTCACCGAAATCAAAGACGTCTTCCAACAGAAGTTCATCACGTTCTTCGGCGACACCTTTGACCTGATCGATTCCGGCGTGATGATTCAGTTCCAGTCCTACTGGGCACCTGAGTACATCGTCATCGCTCCGAAGGATCAGTCGATCTCCGAAAGCTGGCGTATCTGGTTCGCCGACGATTCGTTCTTCAACGAATACGACGAGTTCGAAATCGTTCCTGTCGTTCCACTGATTCCTCTGGACCAGTTCTTCAACGACTACGACACCGTGAAAGGGCTGATCGACAACCTTCAGCAGTCTGAGCTTTTTGCACGCATCCAGACGGCGCGTGGCGTTTATCCAGAAACCTACCAGCGTTCCGATATCTTCACCTGGCAGCAAGCTGACAACCATGCGCTCAAGATCGACACCGACTGGGTGACTCTGGTTTACGGCGCTGCTGGCAACAACCTGGACGCCGTTAAAGAAGCGCTGCGCGATTACATCTTGAAGCCCGGTAACTCGACGCATACTCGCGATGAGTGGGCTGAGATCTTCCCGGACATCTTCACGTCGACTGAGTTCATCATCACCCCGATGTGGCACCTGCCGGCCGTTCCGGGTGGCGATCGCCAGACCGGCACTTTCTCCGGTATCACTCAGCACAAGATCGCTCGAGCGATGTGCTACCAAACCTGCCAGGGCGTGAAGTATAACAACGCACACATCGATGAAGTGATCTCTTCGGTCCCTTCTCAGTTCCGCTCTCTGATGCTGGCTGTGGTAGGTGGTCCTGAGAACCGTGATGGTCTGGACGTACTCAACGAGGTCTTCCCTGACTTCATGAACGTACCGACTACTCACATTGACTTCGGCATGATGAATCAAAAAACTCGTGTCTGGATCAACACCATCCTCGACCCGATGTTGATGCACGCTGAAGAGATGACAGTGAACTCCGGCGTTCCTGCCGGCTTTAACCGTGTGATCCGTAACG